AGGTACATTTGTTCCGACTCCAACACTTCCAGAGACAATTGCATTTCCAATTTCTACTTGTAAAAGTTGAAGAGGAAATGTTATACCAAGACCCACAATTCCCATAAAAGAACTGTTACCAAATACAGTAAGAGGATATAATGGGATAGTAGTTCCAATTCCAATATTGTCACTGAAATAACTACTTCCTTGAACATGTAAAGGTAATATGGGAAGCGTGGTACCAATTCCTATATTTGTAGAGAATATGGCATTTCCAAGAACATCAACCAATTGACGATTTATCGTTGTTCCAATTCCAACATTGGTACTTAGATAAGAAGTTCCGACAACATGAAGACTGCGAATAGGAACGGTAGTTCCAATGCCAAGAGATCCACTAACAGTCATTCCCCCGGCAACAATATCCAAAAATTGTCGTGTGATTGTCGTTCCAATTCCTACATTATTTGTAAAGAAACCCTGACCAATGACATGAAGAGGTGTAATTGGAACAGTTGTTCCAACTCCAATATAACCACTTACAACCATATTATCATTATGCAAGTGAAGTAGTTGAAGAGGAATGGTAGTACCAATTCCAACATTTGTAGAGTAATAAGAATTTCCAACAACATGAAGAGGAAAAGTAGGCACTGTGGTTCCAATTCCTATATTTCCAGAGACTATTGTATTTCCTCCAAAAACTTCTAAGAGTTGACGACTAATTGTAGTACCAATACCTATATTTGTTGTAAAATATCCCTGTCCTTCAATATGTAAAGTACGTATAGGATTTATTGTTCTTACACCAATAGATCCACTTACAATAGCATTTCCACCAGATATATCCAATATTTCTCGTGAAATAGTTGTTCCAATCCCTACACTACCTGTCATATATCCTTGTCCAGCTAAATGAAGTGATCGGATAGGTATATTTGTACCTATTCCTAAGTTTCCAGAGACAATTGCATTTCCAATTTCTACTTGTAAAAGTTGAAGAGGAATTGTTATACCAAGACCCACATTTCCCATAAAAGAACTGTTACCAAATACAGTGAGAGGATATAATGGGATAGTAGTTCCAATTCCAATATTGTCACTGAAATAACTACTTCCTTGAACATGTAAAGGTAATATGGGAAGTGTGGTACCAATTCCTACATTTGTAGAGAATATGGCATTTCCAAGAACATCAACCAATTGACGATTTATCGTTGTTCCAATTCCAACATTGGTACTTAGATAAGAAGTTCCGACAACATGAAGACTGCGAATAGGAACGGTAATTCCAATGCCAAGAGATCCACTAACAGTCATTCCTCCGTCAACAATATCCAACAGTTGTCGTGTAATAGTTGTTCCAATTCCTACATTGGTACTTCTATAGCTTTGTCCTAGCACATATAATGGAATAGATGTAATTGTAGTTCCAATACCTATTGTACCTGTTAATACCATATTTCCTCCAAACACATCTAATAACTGTCTGCTAATTGTTGTTCCGATACCTATATTTGTAGTATGGTATGTATTTCCAATAATATCTATTATTTGAGATGTATTTGTAGTTCCAACTCCTATGTTTCCTCGGAAATAGCTTTGACCAATTACATGAAGTGAACAAATAGGAACTGTTGTACCAATTCCTATAGATCCAGAGAGAGATAATGATCCACCTTCTATATCTAATAATTGGCGAGCAATGGTAGTTCCAATTCCAACATTGTTTGCAAAGAATCCTTGACCAATTACAAAAAGAGGGGCTCTTGGAATGGTAGTACCAATACCAATAGAACCATTATTTATGGTAATATTCCCCCCTTGTATATCTAGGAGTTGTCTTGTTATGGTAGTTCCAATACCAATAGTTGTACTAAAATAGGATTGATTTTCCACATGTAAATTTTGTAAAGGAACGGTGGTGCCAATTCCAATAGAATTACTAAAAATAGCATTTCCACCAAATACATCTAACGTTTGACGTGTAATTGTTGTACCAATTCCAACAGTTCCAGTTCTGTAACTTTCTCCTAAAACATGTAATTTATTAGGAGTTTGTGTAGTTCCAATACCCACACTCCCACCAATATAAATATTATTACGTATATCTAATAGCTGCAAAGAAATCGTTGTTCCAATACCAATATTTCCAATAAGAATCGCACTCCCAACCACATGTAAAGGAAATGCAGGAAGTGTCGTTCCGATACCAATGCTGCCATTATGATATGTGTTTCCAACCACATGTAATTGTGTATCAGGAATTCCTGTATTAATTCCGAGGCGCTGTTGAAGTGTTGCTGATCCTTGAACATGTAAAAGATTGATAGGAATGGTAGTTCCGATGCCTATATTTGATTCAAAATAGGATGTGCCAACGTTGTATAAAGGATATAGGGTAGTTGTTGTTTGGATACCAATATTTCCAGTAATATAAAGATTGCCGCCACGAACATCTAATGCTTGTACAGGACTCGATGTACCAATACCAATATTTCCATAGAACATACTATTTCCTATAACATGCATGGCGTGTGAAGAAACTGTAGTGCCAATACCAACAAAGTTTCCAACGATTGTATTTCCCCCATATATATCTACTTGTTGACGCATTGTATCTGTACCAATGCCTGTAGAAGAAGTGAGGTATGTTTGACCTGTAATATGTAAATCTTGGGAAGGAATTATAGTACCAATACCAAGGTTTCCATAAATAGTAATATTTCCAATAACTTCCAATAATTGACGAGGTTTAGTAGTTCCAATTCCAACATTTGCAGAAAGGTACGTTTGTCCTTCTATATGAAGAGGGGTAATTGGAAGTGTTGTTCCGACACCAATACTTCCATCATTTACGATAACATGTCTATTTGCAGAAATATCAAGTATATAACGTGGAATAGTGGTACCAATTCCTATAAATCCAGTAGCAACTGTTACATTTCCACCAACATCTAATAGTTGCCTGGGAACCGAAGTTTGTCCAATTGCAAGTGAACCTGTTAAATATTCCGTTCCACTAATATTTAAGGTAAGTGGAGTTGTAGAAGTACCAACCCCTATTTTTCCATCATTATTTAGAAACAAAGCAATCCCAGATTCATAATCATGAAATTCAGAAAGTATATTATAGCCACTTTGAATTACTTTAACAGCAGGTCCAGTACCATCATTAATAACTATCATTTGAGCGGTATTAGAGCTAAGTGTATCTAATATAGTTGTGTCACCTCTGACAATTAAATTGGAAGTGTATAGTATATTATTAACAAATATGTTCCCATCAACGTGTAGTTTTTCTATTGGATGTACATTAGTACCAATTCCAATATTTCCATATGAATTTATAACAAGATGAGGAACATTAGATCCTGTATGAAACCGAAGTGTATTATCACCAATTCCGGGAGATAGTTCTGCATTTATATAACTCTCGTTATTTGCACTTCTAGCTTTTCCAACATATGTCCATGCAGTATTTGTTCTGATAGATTCATATTGGTCTCGTGTAATATTATAGCGTAATAGACCTTTTTTTGTAGTGAATGAATTTCTTTCAGTAATAGTTCCTACAGGTATCAGTAATGCATCTGTTGTATTTATATCTACTGAACATCTATTATAATCTGTACCAATTCCAATACCATTTGTAGCATAAAGAGATTTTTCAAATACATTTGTTACTTCATTATTACTGTTGTAAGGTTGAAGTAAAATCTCTTCATTTGTACTGTTGAGAATATTTTGACGAAGAGTTATATTTCCTAAATACACAGAGGAAGCAGATGCATATATATTATTAAATCTAATTTGTGGAGTGCCTATATCATATGTAATATTTTGAAGAGGAATGATATCACCTTCTGTTGTAAAGGTACCCGTTACTTGAAATACTGATACAGGAGAAGTGGTTCCAATGCCAATATATCCATCAGTATATGAAAGATTACTTGTAATAGAATCTTGTGTAAAAAATGTTTTTGTCAGTGTTTGTGTAACATATCCTGGAAATAAAAGAGATTCTTGAATAATATTTTGAGGCCATATTGTAATATCAACAATATCTCCATAGTTTGGGGTTGTTTCAAGCGTAATAACATATGTAGTTGTAGCATCTGCGAAATCAATTTGACAACTTAAATCAAAATCTTTCACAGTCGGAGATTGATACCCTAACCTATATCCATTAAGATAGACTTCTGCCTTATCTGCAGTTCCTGTAAAGGTTCCATCTACTTTTTTATAAAAAATAGTAGTGGTATTATTTGTCACTTGAGAGAAGATCTTTATAGGAGCTACTTGATAATATGTTTTTGTAGGAACACCTTGATCATTTAAGATAGGTGCCACTGTAGTAATGTTACTAAGATAAATACTTGATGTATATATTTCCGGATTAATGTATACATCACCATGTATATCTAATTCAAAAAGAGGATTGGTAGTACCGATTCCGAGTTTATTATTTATGATTGTATCACCTGTGGCTATATCTAATTTTTCTCTTGGGTGAGTTCCAATACCTATATTCCCATTATTAAGTGTAAAAACATCACCCAGAATTTTCATGGGGTCGGTGTACTCTAAATTATATAATGTAGATTTTTCCCAGTTTAAATCATAATTTCATGAAAAAAAGAAAATTTATATAACAGGATTTTTGTAATAATACTCGGCAGATTTTAGATTATTTTCAAAATCACTATCTGATATTGTAGGGCATGATTTTCCTACAGCACCCTTATCAGTAATTTTCATAAAGGATACAGTTGTTACATAGGTAGTAGTTTCTTGGACCGCACAATCTTCAAATCGTATAGTATAACTTCCATTCACATATAGTAATGTTAAACATGATGAAAAGTTAGGACGTATTTCATAACGACTTCCTCGTTTTGTAAACATAACAAATTGTAGTTTAGCTCTTCTAGGGTAAAAAGCAATATCTGGAATATTATTTGTAGTAGCTTGTACTAAACGATTGTTACTCATTAGCCACCACTTTTCATATTTATTTTTATTATTAGGAATATTTATAGACAAGAAATAAAAGGTATCTTTTACAGTAAGTGATGTATATATTGAAATAGGTGTAGATTCCCATGAGATAGCACGAATATTACCATTTGAGAGTAAAGGGACTAATGTTTTTTTATTAAAGTCTACACCGACACACCAGTTAGTTGAAAGATTTTTGTTTATAAAGCTAATGATAAATACACTTTTTGCGACTTGTTCTAGTTTATCAGTAGGACCACTAATTGGAGTTTTTATATTTTCACATAGAGAAGACATATTTTGTGAAGTAAATGTACGTTCAATCGCCTGTACATTAATGCAATCCGCAAAAATACCATTTTTTGTATTTACACCTAACAAATTATTCATAATACTGCTATTTAGTAAATAAAGATTTGCATAATCATGTAATTTAGCTCCTTCAGTTTGGGTTTTTATAGAACTTAATACAATACTTTCATAAGGTTTTTTCCCTTTTGCATTTCTTGCACCACATGTATAACCATATGAATTACCAATTTGTCCACACTTTACAAAGCATTTAGGATCTTGGCTTCTAGGATTTACTACTGATAATCCAGCGATTTTCATATCAGAATTATATGCAAATAACCTTCTCATATTGCACTTAATATTAGCCCATGTCTTATATTTATAAGGACCTACTGTATTAATAGTACCTTTTTTGCCATTTGGAAGATCTATTTGTTTAACCATTCCAACATCATGTGCTGGAAATAGTAGATACACTTCACATACAATTAATTTACTGGAGATAGTATCTCGTTGAATATCACAAGAAGGAGTGTTATCTTGTAATTTTGGAGAATATCCTATTGATTCAGATACATTTGATTGCTGTAGAGGAATTGTTAATATATCACATTGATTACGACCATCTCTGCGAATGGTACGTAAATAAGGATATTGAGTAATTAAAGCATAAGCTGGTCCATAGAATTGATGAACTTTAATAGCATTAGGATTTTTTGGATCATTTGTATGTGCATATAGTGTAAGAATATAATGCTTTAATTTTTCTTGAATAGTAGAGTAATCTACGTATTCAATTGTAATTTTATTTGATATAAAGAACCTTTTATCTTTACGAAGCTGATAAATGGTTTGATCAATACCATTTAGGTGTAAAGATGGATTATTTGTAAATTCAATACATCTGTTCATAAACATAGGTTCTGTGGGGAAATGATTTTCATCTGCAAGATTATTCAAGAAATCATCTTCTTCTGAATACTCTGGATTAGTATATAGAATAGTACTAGACTTTCTCAATTTTTCATTTTGTTGAATAATATTGTTTGCAATGCTTTCAAAGTACTCCGTTTTTGGTACAAAGAGAAGTAAGAATACGAGTAGAATGACCGCTAATAATATATATTTTGTAAATTCTGTCATATAAGACACCTCTATTAGAAGTAATAGAAAAAGAAAGGGGCGTATTTAGGCAAGCGCAGGTCCGACCAGACAAGAATTTAAGTTTCTGCAATCGGACAATACTCCAGAGATAACACTATTTGCTTCTCTTGCATCGGATAATTGTCTACGAGAACCATTATCAATTAGATAAGTATTTGTATAAAGAGATGTATATGTAGGATCTACACATTGGTAGATTTCGTTATTATTTAGAAGTGAACAATTTCCAGCCTCCAGAATTGTAGAGGAAGTAGGAGCACCTACAGGAGCAGCTGTAACACTTACACCTGCAGGAGCAGGAGCAGTAATTACAGGTGCAGGCGCAGGAGCAGTAATTGCAGGTACAGGAGCAGGTGCAGTAATTACAGGTGCAGGAGCAGGTGCAGGTGCAGTAATTACAGGGGCGGGGGCGGGAGAAGTAGAAATTACTATAGTGCCAGCGGAAGAAACAGGTGCTGGCGAAGGAGTTATTGTGGGAGGGGAGCTAAAAAAAAAACTCCCTGTAGAGGAAGTTTCAGTTGGAGGGGGTATAACATTACCTTCTGTGGTAACAAGTTTGTTATTAATGAGTACTCTTCCATTTAGACGTATAGTACTATTATCTGGAGCAGTAATTTCTAATTCATTTCCACTATTAATTTTGATAATTGCAGATTTACCATCCGACTTATTTAGTGATAATTGGGAAGGGGCAGCAACTCCTTTTGTTGCAACTAATTTTAAGGTAGCTTTTCCATCAATTGTAGATATAACACCATCTGCTGTATTTTCACCCATAAATGACATATATGGAGTGTTTGTTGCGGTATACATATCAAGTTTTCCAGTAATAGACATATCTTGTGTTTTTAATGGGGCTCCAGCAACAATGGATTTACCTTCTGTTAAACTTGTAAGGTAAGTATCCCCATTATCATTAGGGATTTCAATACATCTATTCGCATTTGCTCCTGTTCCGCAAGCTTTTAGACGCATTAGAGGTTTAGTAGCGTCATTTTGTAGATCTTTAATGGTTACACCTCCAAGAGTGCTAATGTGTTTAATAAGTTCAACATCTGTAGCAGGAACAGTAGATAGTTTATTCATTGCAATTTCTACTCCTGCGTTATCTTTGGTTCTTATAATAGAGCCAAATCCAGATTCAAATAGTTTATATTTTTCATCAATTTCAGTGGTAGTTTTATTAATAGCTCCAAACTTAGTCTGGTATGAAGTATCCATATCTTTGTTTGTTTTGTTAACCTGATCTACAATATATTTTAGATTGGCTAAACGATCTTCTTTTTCAACACCAAGATTTTTGTTAACTTGGTCAAAATCAATCACATTTGAATCCTTATGTTTCTTACTATCTACATAGAAGTAGGTAGATACACCAGCAATTGCAAGAATTGCAAGAATGGTTAATAATAGCTCTAACATACTCGTCCTCTAATTAAGACGAACGAAAAAAAACATTCTATGTCATTATAAATAGTATGAAATCTATTTAATGCATATCTAATTCAATAATTTTTATATCAGATGACTCTTCGTGAGTATCTTTTATATTAACTTCTTCATCTTCGTCATTAATAGAAACATCATCAATTAAAATATTATCATCTTGATTATCTTCTTTATTTTTAGTGCCAGCACCTCCGATCTTATATTCTCCATTTGCCTCCCCTTCCTCCTGCGCCCTTGCCGCATATTCCTCTTCTTCCTCCTCGTCTTCCTCCTCTTCTTCCTCGTCTTCTTCCTCCTCATCACCATTTCCATTTTCTTCTCCCTCCTCCTCCTCCTCATCATCTCCTTCTACTATTGGTTCTAATTCCTTTTCATTAGAAACTTGCTGGTTTATTTCTTCCTCTGTTTTTACAGGGATTTCTGTATATGTTTGTCCTCCAGATTGTTCTTCCTCATCTTCAAAGAATTCTTCATCATTCCATTCATAATCTACTGTATCAGTAATTAGACGTGGAGTAATTCCCATTGTTTCCATCTCTTGAACAAGTAATTTGAAAGCATATGGTGTTTGTACAACAGCAATATCATGTGATTTGCATGATATACATTCGTATATATGTTGAGATGGGTTATAGAGACTTGCTCTTCCACAAGATTTACATACTGCCCAAGTGTATTTATCAGAGCGTTCCATTACACTTTCTTTTGCAAACTGAGAAAATCCATAAGATAGTAAAACATCACGTTCCATCTCACCAATACGAAGACCTCCTTCTTTACTTCTACCAGATGGAGGTTGTCGCGTAAGTTGATCACGAGGACCTTTATCACGTGAATGCATTTTATCTGCAACCATATGTTTTAAACGAAGATAGAAAGTTGGTCCAATGAATATATCGCTTTCTATTTGGGTACCTGTTTTACCATTATAAAGTACTTCATTTCCATTACGTTCAAAGTTTAGATCTTCTAATCGTGTACCAATGTCATCAAAATCAACTGGGATAAATACATTTCCATCTCCAATTGCTCCTTCCATAGAGCAAAGTTTTGCAAATACACATTCTACCAAATGACCAATTGTCATACGACTAGGAATAGCATGAGGGTTAATAATAATATCTGGAACAATTCCATCCTTAGTAAAGGGCATATCTTCCTCTGGTAAAATCATTCCAACAACACCCTTTTGACCATGGCGACTACACAATTTATCACCTAATTCAGGGCGGCGAATTTTACGGAAACGAACTTTACATACACGATTATAATCAGTTGCTACACCAGAATGGTCTACGTATACCTTATCAATTGTTCCATAATGATGCACTCCTGTTGTAATGGAAAGATCTTTATAACTTTTAACCATTTGTGTTTCAACTTTTACACCTTTACGAACTTCTTTTAATTCTTCTTTTACATGTACCATTCCAATAACTGCAAGTTTAGACCCTTTTGTAACAAATGATTCTGGGATAATTACACCATTATCGTCTAATAATTGATAAATACTTTCATCGCGTAAGCGATCTACTTCTACTTGTAGATCTTTCTTTACTTTAAGAGGGTTTGCCATCATTACATAATCATACTTATTTTGGGAGCTTTCCTGAGCAGAGTAAGACTTGTAAGAAGTACATTGGAACATACCTCTATCTAGCGAATTCTTATTGATAATGATGCCATCTTCTTGATTATATCCCGAATAGGTAGCAATAGCAACAATGGTATTAAAACCAGCCGGCAACTTATCATTGGAAATGTAATGACTATTTCTGGTTGTAATTAAAGCCTTTTGACTATAATGTAAAATATAAGCAGCAGTATCAAAACGTTTAGAGAAATTTGTTGCGTAGATTCCAACAGCTTGTTTACTCTGAGCACCGTAGAAAATGTTACGAGCAGCAAAATTGTGATTTGCAAATGGAATATTATTTGTCACAACACTTAGAATGGTAGAAGGATGAATTTCTAAATGAGTTGTGTAACCATAAATATCTTTAGGATACATTGCTATCATTCGCGTATCTGATTCTTCAATATCTATGAATTCAATATAACATTGTGTTTTTTCAAGTGCTTTCCATACCTCATCCCGTGGTAAACTGAGGAATTCTTTCATTTTAAAAGGAGATACATAGGAACCTTTGTAATACATTTCTTCCATTCGTTCCGATTTTGGAGTCAGACCTCCAAATACCAAGTCAAACCATGACATATTGTCAAATGATTTTGGAAGACGAGGAACTTCTTTTTCTACAATAATGAGAGGTCTGCATCCACGTCCAGGATCGGTTTGAATACGGATTTCATTTAAGTTGATTTTCCAAGAGATAGAAGTAAAAATATTGATTAGACTATTTCTACGTAGTAATTTAAATCTGTATGTAAATTCATCAGGGTTCTTTACACAACCAACCCATTCACCATTTAAAAAAACTTTTGTAAGAACGTGTCCCTCAGAAGGAGAAACAAACATTAAGAGAATTAATCCAAGATCCATCAAGCAGTTATTTTCGTCTCCCATAAGATCAATTGGATTTGTACCAAATGATACATGACTTAGTAGAGCAAGATTCTTTAGATATCCAATAGAAGCACCATCAGGGCTTTCAAAAGGACATACAATGCCCCATTGTTGAGCATTTAGACGATGAGGACTTACAATTTTGATACTACGGTCTAATGGAGTATTTACACGACGAAGATTTGATAAGAAACCAATATAACTAATTCGTGAAAGATCTTGGACCTTTTCTTGTTTTTCATCAGAATCTGAAGATCCCCATAATCCCTTAAGAGAACGCTGCATTCTTTCCGTGATGAAAAGGGGTGAAATGATTTTTTGAATATTTTCTTTACGAATCATTTCTTCAAAGTGTCCAGTATTACGTGTTGGACCATAATGGTATTCTTGATCTAATAGATCTCTACAGTGTTTACGGAAACGTTTATATATATTATGAAATAATTGGGATAATAGGAAACCACTTAGATCAATGCGTTTGTATCCAAAAGCATCACGATCTGTCATTGGTTTTACCTCTAAAATCATTTCCATCATATAATGGATAAGGTATCCAAGATAACGGGCTTTCTTTTGGTAATCTGTTCCCATATTTGGGAAGACATCGTTTGTAAGAATACTATGTACATATTCATTAGATTGATAACGTACATGATTTTTTAAATGTTCAATTGCATCCATTTGGCTATATATATGTACATTCTTATCAGTACAATGACGTAAAGAAGGCATAATAAAGTCTATGTATTCCTGGGGAACATTTTCATCAAGAGGTCCAAGAATGTGTTCTAATATTTCCTTATCACTTTCAACACCAAGTGCTCTGAAAAGTTGGAAAAGGGGTATTTTTTGTGTGTTTTTTCCAGATTTGATATTTGGTATGGATACAAGAATAGCACCCCGGTATTTGATGCGCACAGATGTGTCTTTCATAGATTCTTCTGGCTCTTCTTCTTGTCCTTCTTCTTCTATATCTTCTTGAATAGAAGACGCATTTGCAGTGGGATCTAATACATAGAATTCCATAGTTTTTGGTAACAATGCTGCTTCACCGGTTTCTGTAGTACAGCGAACCCAGCCTTTGTATTTAAATCGCGGATCCTTAGAAGGTTCAATGAATAAACGATTGGTAACCATTCTTTCTTGGGAAATGACGACTTTTTCCTTTCCATCAATAATAAAGTAACCGCCTTGATCATAAGGACATTCGTCAAATGCTTGTAAAACCTTAGGTCCTTGTTGATGTAGTACACATCCATCAGAATGTACCATCAGAGGTATTTGTCCCACAAGAATATGTGAAAACACTTTTTCAATGGGAGCAGGTCTTCCTGCAATTTCGTAACGAACTAATACATCTGCGTATAGATTTGTTGAATAAGTAAGATTCTTTAAACGAGCTTCTTGAGGTGTAAGAATTAAAGGATTTCCATCCTTATCTAAGATGGTTGGGCGATCTATATAAATAAGGTTTCCTTCAAGTCCACCGATAAAAATCTCTACTTTCAACTCTAAATCTTCTTCTTTGTTGTTATGGAATTTGACCATTGTAATTGGATTGTATGATCGTATAACATCTGGAATATACTTCCGTAAGAACTCGCGGTAACTATCAATATGGTGCTTTGTAAATGGATAAAAATGGTCTCTAAAGTAGGTATCTAATAGTTGATAGGCTTTCTTGTCCATTCCAGTAATCTAATAAGTTTAGATATAATTTCTTCTTTTAATTGGTTGTATTATTTAACAATTTATGCAAAAATAAATTTATATTTCACCTTTTACAAACCCAATTGGGCATACCTCTTTATTATAATAAGTTTGAACATCCTGTTTATTTTTAGTACTTAAGGCTTCATTGCGTTCTTGCTTTCTCTTCATATATTCCAAATACTTTCTTTCATTGTTAGAAATAGCTACATCGTCAATGTAATATCTGGAAGATCTTGCTCCGGTAGAAACACGTGTCATATAGGAAATTGTCAACGAATCAATCAGTTTATTTGTACTATCGTATATTTGCAATGTACCATTATCATCCAATTGAACAATTGCTGGGCTATTTGGAGTGTCTATTTTATAACTCCACACAACAACGTCTTTATCTATCAAATAAAGTACATCATTTTCTATCTTAAAGTGAGCATAGTTATAATCAGTAGTTATAGGTTTTTTCTTACTATCGGTTGGAGGAGCTATGTAATTTCCAGTGCTAAGAGGAATTTTCCACATTTGTTCCGTAGTTATAGCTTCTTTTTCTCTGCAATTTAGAAATGGATTTCCCTCATTAATTTTATACAATACAAGACCAGGTGCTTCATTACGCTTTCCAAGTTCTTCTAAACGCAACATATATTTTTGATTAGGAGAAACTACCTGGAAATCACAACCATAGCGAATACCACTATACTCTGCAATAAATGAAATATTTGGATTGTTGTTTATTGAAAAAGTGTTATATAGAGGATCTGTTGTATTTAGTAAATATACAGCATAGTATTTTTGCTGATTATTTTTTTTGGTACCACACGGTGTATAGTAATAATATATATTCCAATAATTATAAGGATCATAATAATAACCATAGCCGCCACCGAAGCCATATCCATATCTTGGTTGGTTTAAGGGAGCATATATTTGTGTTTGTCCATAAAGTTCAGGACGTTCCATAACTTTTCGTACCGGTACATTTGGACATTGTGCAGTATCTTTATTTATACAAAACTTGGAAGATTCTTTATAATAGAGACTATATACGACACGATAGTACCAGCGATGAGCTTTTGCGATTGCATTATATCCAACGAAAGGGATTCCATTTTTATCAAAATTAGGAAATAGATAGACAACTTCTATTTCATTTGTACTTATTTTACTTACAAGTACAGCAACAGGACCTATCACTTCATTAGGACTATTCTTTCGGAGTTTTTGAAGAATAGGAAGAACTGATGTAGATATATCTTGAAAACGAGTAAATCGTTTCTTTTGATAATAAAAGTTTGCAGATGTTAATAAGTTAGGATCATCTCTACTTAATGTTAGTTTTCCACAACCAATATAATTGATTGGTAAAGATGAAGTCTCTTCCACATAATATCGTATTTTATCTTTTATATTTGGTAAGAAGTGTTCGTTATAAGAGCTTGTAAATGCTAATGTATATATACAACAAATAAGTAACAATAAAAACACAATATGTGTTGTGTTCATGTAAGAACCTTTATATAGATATAATATTAAATTACATACTAAAGAGAAGAAATAGATAGCTCTATACATTACCATGCAACCACTAATATTGGATCGGTTTGAAACAGTTCGTCATGAATATGAAAAATTTATTACACTTCACAAGAAAGGATTATATGAAGATATTTTTCAGTGGCTTTTCCAATGTATTGGAGATATAGATAACTCATTTAGCGAACATCATATTAATATAGTATTATCACTACAAAATCAATTCAATATGAAAAGATTGGGTTACATTTTTAACTAGTATGTATCATAAAACAGAAAATAGAAATAGGATAGATAGAAAAGTTATAGATTTTCATAAAATACTTTTTCAAAACGTTGGCGAACATGGTCTAATGAAATATTAAAACTATACACTTTAATACGTCCATTATTGTCAAAGTCGCCAATAATCATTAAATCAAATAAATTTTTAGCACAGTATTCGTATATATTTTCTTCTGAAGTTTTTTCAATATAAAAATCATCCAATGGATTTCCTTTTTTAAATTTATTTTCTGAATGAAGTTCTAATTCAAAAGGACAATCGTAACTAAATGTATTTTCTGGAAGTGTTCCTTTTTCTATTTTATATTGTTCAATCATATTCGCAATAAAAGTAGCATCTTTCTTTTCTGAAAATGATAAAATAGTTGTTCTATAATTTTCATCTTTTTGTAAAATGTGCAAAACATAAGGTACATGATCTATTTTACGGTTTATTGTATGACAAAAAATGCGGGATGGTTTTGGTAATAACATAGACAAACTCTTTACTAATACATAGAAAAATAACCCTAAGTCATTTTACAGAAACATGTGTTTGTATTTATAAATAAGCTGTGCAGCCTGGAATGATTGTAACATCTCTGTATATTTGTTATAGAGTTCCATATCACATTCTTTTTCAGCAAGAGCAAGTTTGTCCAGAAGACTTTCATGTTCTTCTAATGTAGTTTTTAGAACACGTGTATAATACTTATCTATGTCCAGCAAAAGTCCCTGTTGTTCAAGGATTGGTCCATACTCCTGAACCAATGATTTTAGAATACCAATCATGATATGGTTACATGCTTGTGTTTTGGTAAGTGTTTTCTTAGGAATCACAATATCTTTTTCAAGAATTACATTATGTTCCATAAAGAACGTCATTTTCGCCTTGTATTGTTTTGGTTCTTTCTGTTCTACAATTTGGAAGGTGAGTTTCGGGGCATCCAACGGGAGGACATGCTTTTGAATGGTTACAGTCTTCTTAGGTTTGGTAACACCTGCAGTTACTACCAGTTCAGAAGCAAGAGATCGCACTTTACGTTTCTTATCCATGAAGGCAGAGAACAACAATGCTTCTGCTTCCTGTTCGCGAAGAGCATCAATTCTGTTTTTCCGTTTCATTTCACTATCACAATAGATTTTGCTTGTTTTTAGTTCTTCATTCCACTGTTCCCAATAGCTTGGAGAATAACCATATCCTGGCAATCGTTCAATACAGAGAGCAAAGATTTGACAGATTGGCTTGAGTAACTGATTACTAATATAGAACTGATAATCAGGAGTAAGATTTTTCTCACGAATATAGTCTGGATTTTCAATCCGATCTCCTTGAAGTTTTACTTCACCTGTTGTTTGGATATAGACGTATGGAACACGGTCATTTACCTGTGGTTTATTTCCAGGATCACGCTCTGTCATTCTGTCTGCAAGTACACAGTGGGCAATTTTAGAACGATCTTTGTAGGTTCCTTTGAGTGTTTTTGTAATGATTAGTTCTTCTACTGGATATTTTCCTTCTATAAGTTTTTGGAGTTCTTCTCTCAAAAACTTAACGGCGGCATTCAAGTCATATTTATATAGGAGAATATCAATAATTCCTCCATAAATCTTTTTTACAATGGGAGCATTATCACGTCGTTTGAGAACAATTCCCATAGACTTTAGTTTTGGTTTCTTGTTTGCATCATCTTCATATAGCAAACCAACATAACGCTTTTTAGAGAAGATAATGAATGGAAACATTGTTTTCTCATATTCCAATGACTGTGGCTCTGGAAGCAAACCTTTAATTTCCCGCGAAGCTCTTTGACCAGCCTCAATTCCCAATGGAAGTGTATCTCTTCCTATAATTGGCTTACCATCTTTATCATAGAAAGCAAACTTGATAAAGATAGAATCCGTGTCACCATAAATGACCTTTGATCCAGGATAAGTACTCTCTACAAAGTCCTTTGCCATCATAATTCGCTCTCTTCCTGTTGCAGTTGTACATGCTGCAATATCTCGGAGATAGATAGGACTTACACGACTACCAATCTGTCCATACAAAGAATTTGCAGTTACTTTGTAGGCAACCTGAAGAGCATCAAATACCAACTTCTCAAAGTTGTTATAGGTATCTTCACGAGAAACTACCTGATTTTTTTGAACAATCCAATTTAACTTCTTTTCAATGTCTGTAATATTCAAGTCATGTTCAGTTTCTTTTACCAGTCCACTGCACTTAGAACCATCTTTGCATATAATTGTTTCATATTCAATCTTCTTACGAGTATTTTTACGCTGTGTAAGTAATTTCATCAGGATACGTGGAATCACTCCTTTTTCTTGATTTGGGAGCTGTACAAACTTACAGTTCTTCTCATCTACTTTCTTCTTTTTATCACCGACTCCTTCGTAGATATCATAGGTGACAGTGAGGTAGTCTACTCCTGGAAGGTTATCATATGCTGTGTCGTTTACATAACAATCATGAGAAAGGTTACGCTCAATCATAGAACTTGGATATAGTGACGAATAATCTAGAACTGTAATTGCATTCTCCAGGTACATTCCTTCTTCTGGATTCAATACCGTTGCACCTTCATAGCCAACAGTATCATCTTCTTCTTCTTCTTGAAAATTTCTTAGGACGGGGATTGCAAAGTTTTCATTCTTACAGAACTGAGCAACGAGACTGAAGATCTTTACACCCTGACCACGCATAAACAAGTAGCTCAGAGGCACGAGACAAACATTTCCCATAGCATTATTGTTTTCCAATACTTTTAGCTTGTGGAAGAGACGATTTACAAGAGCACAATCCTGAACACAGTATTCAGCAACTACTTTCCGATCTGCACTGTTTCCTTTAAACTTCTCAAAGATTTCATATGGTTTTAGATCATTCTTCTGATCTCCCAGATAGAGATTTGCCACAAAGTCCAATTTATAGGAATCCAAGGGTGTCCGCTGCATAACTTTATAAAGATCTACCAATACCACACCATCCATATCAAAGTATTTTAGAACATTATCTCCAAGAGCAGCAGATGAAAGTCGTTGTTCAATCATTACGCATTCACGCTCTGTCCGTCGTCCAAGTCCAACTCCATAATTATGATTGGAACCAAGAAGTTCACTTGCCCGATCCCAAATATATGGCATATCAAAGCCAAAGATGTTGTACCCAATTAGAATATCTGGATCAAGTCTCCGAATAAGTTCTTTCCAAGCATACAGAACTTCAGCTTCTGTATTGTAAGATTGAACGTCTGTTCCTTCAATTTTATCACAGGATTTTAGAGTAATAATATTTTTGTAAATAATTTCATCACTTCCATACTTGTGAACCGTTGTTCCAATCTGGATAATAGCATCTCCTTGTAATTTTGGAAGATGTGGAATTTTCTTTTCCCGATGTTTCCACGAAAGAATATTCTTGATAGCTGTTTCGTAATAAATCAATTTCTTCTTTTCTCCAACATCTTCTTCTTCGTCAGACATATCATCTGCTGTTTCTTTTGTTACCTCTTTCATAAGCTCCATAATCCGATCCAATACTTCATGTAATGAATTATGAAGATTCAATTCGGATACTTTCTCCAAAGGATACAGACGGTGAATTTTACATATTTCATTAATCAATACTTCTTCTTTGTAGGCTCGGGTAATCCAACGAATCAGGTCTTCTTTTGTATAGCGAACACACTGAGCAATCGTAATAAGGTCTTTTGCTAGCTTTTGATAATCTTTAATAGCTACTGGGAAATCTCCATGACTACTTGTGCATTCAATATCAAACGAGACAATCGTAAGAGGAGCAGTAGCATTGTTATCCAATGGTTTTACAAACTTATAGTGTGCTTCTACCGTAAAGTTTGTTCTACAATAGGTATCGTCTTCACATCCACTTGCGAGTACAGAATAGCATTTTGCAGGAAGCTCCACCCAGCCACATGGAAGAATTCCAAGATCGTGAATGCAGCGAAGCATCGGATCAATGTTTGACTCATAGAGTTTAAAGGGTTCTTTATATTTTGTTAGAAAGTCTTGGGGGGGAGACTGAAAGAAGTACTTTAGCCGGTTGAAGAGAGCAAGACTCCGAACGGTAATTTTTAGGAAAGGAAATAAGGTTCCGTTTGTGAATCCCATAAATTCCTTTTTGTATTCCAACTTGACAGAGACAAGATGTTTCTTATACCATTTTGTAATAACCATCACATCTTTGTTGTATTTTTTGAAATAGACTGGGTCATGATAAGATCCTTCCAAAAGATACATCTTGAACTCATTTACCCATGCTTTTAGTTCTTTTTCAGGACGATTCGCATACCGAGCAGGAATCCGAACAAAGAAGTATGGACAGTAATTGGTTACTTCTGCACACACACTATGTCCTTCTGCTGTACATCCATAGAGAATGACTTTGTATTCATCAGGATCCTTGGTATAGTCTATTTCCTCTCGCTTATTTGGATCACGAGAGAGAATACGTTTAGATTTATCTGCTTCTGGTACAAAGAAATCTGTAATCTGAAACTGCAAGGCAGTGTCATGTCCTTCCAATAAAATATTATCGTTCCGAGGAAAATCCATTGTATATGGATTAAAGATCTTTAATTTAAGTCAGAAAGAAACATTCAAATTTTTTCCTGGATACCTTTAGAGTTTATATGGAATATTCAACCTTATTTATTGTATTATTAACACTTATTTTAGGATTTTTAATATGGGATACCTACTTTGTTAACGAAGTAGAATATATCACATCTGCCGTTGATGGACAAGAATATGTAGTACGTAGTCTTCCAGATAAACAGGATGCTGCAGATTTACTTGCACAGATTCGTAAAAAATTAGAAAAAATGGTACTTCATTTGAAGGAGACATTGTCTACAGATGAACGTACCGAACGCTTACTCAAAAACTTTCACTCAAATAAAATTAGTGAAGGATCTGAAAATGCAAAATATACAAGTTATTCCATCAACAAGGGAGAAAAGATAGTGTTTTGCTTGCGCTCTAAAGATGAGAAAAAAACACTTGTTGATCTTAACACAATGACCTTTGTTGCCCTTCACGAATTAGCACATATTGCTACTGAAAGTATTGGTCATACAAAGGAATTCTGGGATAATTTCAAATGGATATTGAAAGAAGCAACAAAAGTAAAAATATATACCTTTCAAGACTTTAACACAAAACCAGTAGGTTACTGCGGTATTCAAATTACAGATAATCCTTTATCTCATGAAAATTAAACTCCTGTGCTTCCAAATCCTCCAAGACCACGTTCTGTATTCGTCATTTCTTGATAATCCATTTCATGTAGTTTTGGTGTATAAATTTTTTCAAAGATCATTTGAGCAATCCGGTCTCCTGTTTTTACTTCAAAGTCAATATCGCTATGATTAAATAGAATTACCCGCACTGCATCACGATAGTCCGAATCAATTACTCCGGCTCCTGTAGAAATACCCTTTTTAAGGGTAAGTCCAGAACGAGGCGCGACACGAGCATAGCAATCAGATGGGATCTGAATCGCAATCCCAGTGTTAATCATTTTCCAACCTCCTGCAGGAACAACAGCATCCTCACAGGCACTAAGATCATATCCGGCGGCACCATCTGTTGCTCGTGCGGGAATAATTGCATGAGAAATAACTTTGCTAATATAGAAACTCATCTTCACTGTATGGTATCCAATAAACAGATATCTTTTCATTTTTTTAAACCAAGAATCTCTTGGCTGGAAACGTGAGGTCTATGTAAAGGATCAGGAGTATGACCATAAGGTCTAGTATGATTTCCATATTTATATTTTGGTTGGTTGTAGAGAAGATCTATTTGATTCGCATTAATAAAATGGTGGGCATATTCTTGTAAAACAAAGAAACTATCAATACCATGGCTATCTGTCCCTACAAGTGCATAACCATGATAATTCATTAGATTTTGTAGTGATAAAAGACTTGCCCCAAAATAGTCGCTACCATCGTGTAGAAAAGCGGGATCATATATTACTATTTTATCTTCTGTTGGAGGATGAACACCGTTGTATTCACATACAATTAATCGTGGCTTGTATGAAGCGGATAATATTTCATTTAATACATACCAGTCATTACCATCAATATCTACTGCAAGAATATCAAAAGAAATAGGAGCTTTATATTTTTGGAATAAAGACACGATATTTTCGCGTGTCACAAATTCCTGATAGAGATTACATTCTGGAATTTCATATTTGCAATCCAACCATATATTTTTCATTTGATATATTTCTTTTACATATCTTGTATTGCATTGTATACCTGATTCTGCACCAAATTCAATACAAACTTTATTTGTGAAAGTAATTTTTCCCATAATAAATTCAATAATTCCATCCTGACCTGTAGTAGAATAAATTTTTTTCTCAACAGATTCCATTTTATACACATTATACAACATCCTTAAATAAATAAGGTTCGGTTAGATTCTAAAAATAAAATGTATAAACAACATAGACATGGATAACATTGTTATTGCAAAGATTTCTCTTCTATTACAAGAGTCTATTCTTAAAAAAGAGATTGATGGAGGTTCCGCTATGATGATTATTACCAAGGGCATGGAGCTGATGCAAACTTTTCCTAATATGACAGGAACTCAAAAGAAAGAAGTTTTAATAAAGGTGATACAGCGCCTTGCTGCGGGAAAAGATGGAATTGTTGGAAATGAAGATGATATTATTCCTAAAGAATGTGTGGAAGCCTTACAAATCTTTTTGGAAAAGAATTTATTAGAAGGAATTGTAGGAGTAATTTCAGATGCTGCGCGTGGAAAGTTTAACCTACAGACCACTGTTGCAGTTGCAGAAGATGTTAAAAAAGTTTGTTTACCGATGTGTCTATCTTTCTTCTCTCCTAAAAAGAAATACGTCGCAAAAGGTAAGTAAAATAGTTAAAGAATATAATTATATATAGTATCTATGGGTAGTGTATCTATGGAAGACCATTTCCTCAATGATACATGGAATCTTTACTTTCATGACCCAGACAATTCAAATTGGGATATGGATAGTTATGTATTGTTAGCTACAATTGGTTCAGTTCATGATTGGGTAAAGGTGTTTGGGTCTTTTAAAGATGTTTGGAGTAAGGGAATGTTTTTTCTAATGCGAGAATATATTCAACCAGTATGGGAAGATGAAAATAATAAACAAGGGGGATGTATATCTTTCAAATTATGGAAAAATGAGGTAGCTGACAATTGGTTTGAATTAGCAGGAAAAGTGTTAGGTGAAGTATTATTAAAAAAGGAAAAAGAAGAACATTGGAAGAAGATTAGTGGAATTTCTATTTCTCCCAAGAGAAGTTACTGTATTGCCCGGATATGGTTATTTAATGATACTTTGAAAGAAAGTAACGTATATGATTTACAGATACCTTCATATAGTAAGATTATGTACAAATCTCACACTGAAAATAAAGATTATGAAGAAAGCTAAGATTGAACTGTATAGTGATATACATATTGTGGAAGCCAATGATCTCCCACTGCAACTTTAGCATGAATTTTTTGAGAATAAGGAATTTTTGTTCCATGCTTTCCTTGTTCTACAAATCGTCCATTTTGGGACTGATTAATAGTAATAGAAGCAACTGGGCGAAGAGCACATACAATATCGTTTTCCATAAATCTTCGCTGTACTCTTTCGTAACGATTCTTTTTCTTATTGTATAAAAAGACTGCACAGCTTGTATTAATCGTTTGTAAGAAATAATCATTCGGTTTTACACCAAATTGTTCTACTTTGGTAGAAAGTTCTTGTGGAGAAAAAAGGTTTGTTGAAAAGGTATCTTCCATATCTGATTTATGCATGTAGAGGACCCTCCGAATATATGCTTCTAATTCACTCCGTTGTGATTTTGTACGACGAAATAGACGATGCATCATTTTTCATGAATATCTAATTGTAAGAGACATTAAATTCATTTTTTTTCATGTACAAGATAATGTTCAACTTGTAGAGCTGCAATACATCCTGATGCAGCAGCAGTAATTGCTTGCCTCCATTGTTTATCTTGTACGTCACCTGCAGCAAATACTCCAGGAATGTTTGTTTGGGTACTTCCGGGACTTGTAAGAATATAACCTTGTGAATCTAGGTGAAGTTGTTTCTCAAGGAAAGCAGAAGCAGGAGTATGTCCAATAGCATAAAATAATCCACAAATGGATAAAACTTCTTCTACAGAAGATACGATATCTCGTAAGACTACTTGTTGAAGAAGATTATCTCCTTCTGCTCGTAAAATTTCTCGGTTCCATAGAATAGAAATTTTTGGATGAGAAAAGACTCGTTGTTGCATTACCTTACTTGCCCGAAACTCGTCTCTCCGATGGATAATATATACTTTTGAAGCATACTTAGTAAGAAACAATGCTTCTTCCATAGCAGAATCGCCACCACCGATAACAGCAATTGGTTTATTTCTAAAAATAGGAGCTGCTCCATCACAAACAGCACATGCTGAAATTCCTTTGTTCCAAAAGGTTTCAGAACCTTCAAATGTCATTTTTTTGGCAGTGGCTCCGGTTGCAACAATAACTGTTTTTGCAGTAACAGTATGAGTATCTGAATAAATCGTAAAAGGAGCTCCTTGAGAAAGAAGTGTTTTATGCACAGTTTCAGAAACAATGGTTGTTCCCATTTTCTCATCTTGTTCTCGGAAACGATCACATAGATCTGACCCAAGAATTCCTAATGGAAATCCTGGAAAGTTTTCTACCTCTGTAGTTGTTGTAAGTTGTCCTCCTGCAGCAATGTCATTTGCCATAAAGCCTTCAAAAAGAATCACCTGAAGATTTGCTCTAGAAGCATAGATACCTGCAGTATGAGCTGCAGGACCAGAACCAATAATACATACGTCATAGGATGAATTCATAGTGGTAGATATAAAAAGAAACAACTTGTTAAATACTTTTTTACGCAGAGTCTTGTTGAGCTAAGCAGAGTTTGATTTCTCCAAGAGAAGCTACGTTGTACTTTAGAATGAGAGGGAAATTATTTTTTAGATAGATTTCTACCATGTTATATAGATTGGTACACTTGGTAAACATAGCAAGATATTTTGAACTATATATACCTTGAATAATCTCATGACTTTTTTGATTATGTTTTACTACACTAAGATTTTGATTTTTATCTGTACCTAAAATGGTTTCTTGTTTTACAAAGTCTCCTTTGCAACTAAAGCGAAGTTGGTTTTCAACATAACGAATCTCTATATTGTCAGCAAGGTTATGCATATCACGGATAATCTTCTGAAGATCCACAGAAGGCATGGTGATAATAGTAGGGAAATCTACTGGAGGAATTTCATATTCTACTGCATTAATATCAAGCATGGATAAACGATACGTTGTACGAACTTTCTTTTCTGCGTTTTCAATTCGGATACCAAGATTATTTGTATCTTCCTTTTCAATAAAGAGAGTGAGGATATCTCCATTGCTAATTGTTTTGATGAGCATTTGTAGCTTAATCATATTGATTCCAACATATAGTTTCTTTTCACAATAATAGTTTTCAAAGCGATCAGCTTCTAACTTTAGGTGTACAAGGACTACATGAGTGGTATCCATCGCTACAATTTTAAGACCAGTTTTATCAAATTCAAGATTAACATCCATTAAAATTTCTTTTAGAGCATCTACCATCTGTTTAAAGGTAGTTGCCTGAACAGTTTTTATCTCTAAAAGATAAGGGCTATCTTTTGATGTCTCTACAACTTCCATGATACTCTAGAAACCACAACCATCTTTAAGTAATTTTTTGTTTTTTATTAGATTGGTGTTCCTCAGGTTGTGCCAATTGTTCTTTTTGTTTTTGTAACATTTTTTGCATTTCTGTATCATACGAATCACATATATCTCTTCGTTTATCCCATTCTGTCTTTGGAAGTTCTTGTTTTTCAGGAATACTCATTAAGAAAGAAATCGCATCTAAAACATTTCCTTCATATTTTGAATAAGCATGTTTTATTTCTTCTTCACTTGCTTGTGGTACATTATCTTGAATAAACTTAAAAGTTGACGAATCCATATACTAACTCTAGAAGATATTTCATGCTTCTTTTTAAGTCATATATGGGTCATTTGGAACTGTATTATCTATAAATTTATCAAGAACAACAACACTATCATAATAACTGACACAAAAGGTATTTCTACGGAAATTTAATGGCATACTTTCCACGAAATATGCATGTAAAAGATCAATAAAATTTTTAGAGTATTCAATAAATGTATCTTTCTTTTGATATCCTCCTCCATAGCCACTATAGTAACTAGTATGTGTATCTTCACAAATGTATACACCTTCGTGTTTAAGAGCAAAATATAATTTGTCAAAGGTAATAATTTGTTCTTCCATCTTATGACCACCATCGTCTATTACAATATCAAAAGTTGGATACATTTTTAAGAATTGGTCCCAAAATAGTGGGTCTGATTGATCTCCAATAATGATATGGACATTATCTCCATAATCACTTTGTAGTTTTTTACATTCTGGATCATTATCTATTGCAAGAATAGTACATTTATTGTCAAAGTAATGGTTCCACATATCTATACTGCCTCCTTTAAAGATTCCAATTTCAATAATAATTGGATTTTTTCCTATGAAAGACTGAAGATGTTTCTCATAGATCTTAAAATAGTGCATCCATTTATGAATGGGATGTTTTTTAGGATGATTTAAAAAAAATGATTCTAGTTTATTCATAATAGTAATACAATTATTGAATACACTTCTTAAATCAGGATGGGAAACTGTTTCTCTGTGGAAATTGTTAGAATTTATCCGACATATAAAACTAAAAGTGCACATTTATCTAATATAAATTCCTCACCAACATCTACAAGAGCATATGACATCATTGACAGGGAAATTCTTAATTTATATAAAGTATCTATTACTTCAAGAAATTCAAGCTATCAAAGCTTTACAAGAAAAGAAGATACAAGCATGCATAATTCAGAAAGTTATCAAAGTTTAAGGAAAAAGTTCTTTGAAGATACACATTAATATCATGCCGACGTATCCAATTACTTTTTGTATTCCAGAAGAAGTAGTGATTCGTGATATAGATATCATTTTAAAAAATAAAAAGTTCTTTGAAGCATTTTATAAACCAGGACAACCCTATGCTTTCACAACTCCAGAAGAATATTATAAAATGTATGAAGATTCTGCTTTTGGACATACAAAAAAGAAAGGGGGATGGGATTGTTTTCGTCATTTAGAAATATTAGCAAATGGGTGTTTGCCAGTCTTTGAAAATATTCAAAGGATTCCAGAACACGTAATGAAGTTCTATCCAAAAGAAATTATGTTACAAGCATCTAATTTATATTATAGGTGCAAACAGAATAACTATATTATGACACTTGAAGATAAGAGTTTATATGATTTTCTTGTGAAATTAGCTATTAAACATACTCGTAAACACCTTACTACAAAAGCTATGGCAATGTATATACTTGATACCGTGTTTGGTAAGGAAGAATCAAAAAAAATATTATCAGTTCTCTATCTATCTGCTTTTGATCACATTGATTTTCAGAGATGTCTTTTACTTCATGGATTTAAAAGCCTTTTTGGAGAAAAGTGTGTAGATGTATGTCGGGTTGGACATTTATACAAGTCTTGTAATGTAGCTAAATTACATAAAGCAGGAGCAGGTTTTGGATTTACAGGATTACTTCCAGATGAATATGATATATGTTGTAATCGGGAAAATATTACAGAACGAATTATTGCAAAGGAATTTGATCTTATTATCTATGGATCTATCCATCGGGGATTACCTTATATTGATACCGCAGTATCCTGTTATCCGTCAGACAGAATTGTGTATATAGATGGGGAAGATTGCACACCTCTATTTACAGGAGAAAACCATGATAACTGTTGTGAGTTAAAAGAATTTGGAAAGAAAGGACATTTGTTTATACGAGAATATAGTGGTTTATGAGGACAATATACCAATTGTATATTTATCTACCATATTATGGACATGTTGTTTTAATTTTTGTTTTTCTTCAAAGTGATTACTAATTGTTTTGAATACATGACTAATATCTTCATACATATGATTCACAAATGGTTCAACACCACCAGGATGTAGATTCATCCATTCTGTAACATCTACGATACGTGTAGTTTTATCCTCTGGAAGCTTTAACAATACCCATTTAAATTGGGGGTAATGGTTTTTTGCAGTTTCTAATTGTTCTTTCGTAATTTTTTTAAAGGAAGCCATCCAGTCTTTGTAATTATTAAATTCTTTAATGAGACCTCCTTTATAAACTTTTGAAATAACATCATTTACAGTATCTAATGCTCCTTCTATCCATCCTTGGCGAAGACTATATGTTTCACCAACAATACATAAATTAGGATGAATCTTTTGTAGCTCTTTACGAACTTTTGCGGGGTCTATTCCAGCGTTCCAGCAATGAACTCCATCTTTCCAGAAATAAGAACGTATCCATTCTGTTTTAGAGATTGACTTTTCAGGGAATAGTTGCTTTAGTTGTTTTTTAATTGCTTCTTCAAGCTTTGCTTCTCCCATATCTGCATAAATCTTCCAATAGTCTGCGTCAAACATATCAGAGTAGGAAACCATTGCCACACCTTTCTGTGTATCTATTGGAATAAATTGTCGTATTTGAAGATCCGTAGTTGTCCGATAGACTCCTTCTTTCATCCAGTTTCGGCTATATTTTGCGTAGACTCGGTGGAGATGAATTCCAGTAACAGATTCTAATATCGTTTTATGAAAAGGTGAAAAGAAGTCTAACTTTATTAATTCTTTCTTTGGCATAGCAAGTATTAATTGTACTCCTTTTAATGATACATTCTTTCCTAATTCTGCATTATAAATATCAATTTGAAAATGATCGTCTAGCCATTTAAAACGTGTTAACATATGGACTTTCAATATTTGAACCCCCATAGAAACAAGATTTAACTCCATTCGCCGAACCAATTCACTTAATCCTTCAACACATGTATAGTATTGAGTATTACCATTAAAGTCTTCCTTAAAAATACGAATAGATGAATATGCATTGGCAATTAAGAATTCAGCATTATAACCAAATGATTCAATTAACTTTTTAGTTTTTTCATATCCTAGTGCAAATTCACACAATTGACCAAACGTTAGTTTCTTAAGCAAATCAACAGCTATTTGATCAGAATATTTAATAACTTTTAGAATATATTCATAAGAGATATCTTTGTCAACTTTGTTTCCACATAAAATGGGATGAAAAAGCTTTGTTCCTTGAATTGGAGCAATATGTAATTGATATTTCTTTAGAAGTGACATTACTTGCGTATGAAATGTATTAAATCGTGCAGCGCCTGTTTCATAGGAAACATCTTTATCATAATAGGTAAGTATGTTTCCCCCAAGGTGATCTTTTGCTTCTACTAATACAACCTTTACACCTTTTTCAGCGAGTCTTTCTGCAGCATACATTCCAGAGATACCACCTCCAATAATAATAACTTTGTTCATCTATTTTCTTAGTTCCTATTAAGGACAACGAAAATATGTACAATGCTTCTGACCCGGCCATCGTTCGCATATTATGGATTTTATTAGCGTTTGGTATTTCCTATCTCTTGTGGCGTATTCATGGTGATAAAACTCGTTTTGAGAATTTTGAAAGCAGTAGTGATATATCTGAAACCATTATTAAACTCTATTATGATAATCTTCGTCGTGCCCCGACTTCAGAGGAATTAAAGAAACATACCAAGGCAATTTATGATAAAAAATATGACTATAATGAGTTAGAGCTTCGTATAATTAATAGCGATGAATATCAACGTTTAATTAAGACTCAAACAAATACAATTCTGCCAGAAACTACTCGGATTTTAGAAGAAAAAGATCTCGTAGATAGAATCAAAAGAATTTACAAAAAAGTACGTGGGAAAACAAGTCCCAAGGAGATGTATCTTCCATTAAAGGATATGTATATCTATTTTCAATACAATCTTTATAAATTTGTAGCGTTATTAAGAGATGTAAAGTATGCAGATTTTGAAGATAAGATACAAGGAGATCCCAAGATGTCAAGAGATTCATTAATAGAACTATACCTAAGTATATTTGATGATGCAAAACTAAATTATGATGCGGAAGCAATTGAAAAAATGGATCAAAGTCTTCCGAAAGGCTCTCGCTTTTCTGAATTTTTAACCGCAGAGGGTGATGCAAAGCCAGGTGATCAAGGAACTGTTAATGCTGCAGCACTTCTTGCATATCTTATGAAAAATGCTACAGACTCAGAAAATCAAAAGAAGGCTGCAGAAGAAGAAGAGAGAATACGTAAAATGAAAGAGGCTACATCAGATATGGAAAAACAAAGGAAGATGCTTCTTTCTTCAAGTAGCAAAGATAGCTGTACTGCTGAACAAAAGATATATTTACCAAATGAATATAAGATTCTTGATACCGAATATGGTTTTAGAGTATTACAAAAATTTCCACCTGTATGTATTCCAGTTGGAAAGAAAAACGATCTTTCAGAAACAGTTCTTTATAGTAAATTACAAGGAACTTCACTTGTAGAGGCGAAAGATAGTCAAGTTGGTTCCATTATGCCCAAGTTTGAGTATCGTCAATATATAGAAATTCCTGTTCCTGGAACAACAACTCCTCCTCCTTCTACAGCACCTAAGTCTTCATAAGGATCTTATAATATAATATTTCCACATCCACAGCCTCCTTTTTGTCCAGAACGTTTCTTCTGATCTACGTTCTTCTTAACATCCTGTTTCTTTCCCCCTTTTTTGTTATCGTCGTCCTTCTTTCCCCCTTTTTTGTTATCGTCGTCCTTCTTTCCTCCTTTTTTGTTATCGTCGTCCTTCTTTCCTCCGTTATATGATTTGACAAGGAGCTTGTCTAAACTGTTTAGATTTCCTACTCTGGGTTCTTTGGGTTTTGGTGACATTGTGTTTTTCTATTATATCTATACATATTTTTATAAGAGTATTGTGTAGAGAGTACATGGAATCTTCATGTCATACAATATTTCCGGTCAATCCTCCTATTGTAAAGGTTCGTCAATGGAAGAACAAAGGAGATGCACGAGACATTTATTTTATTGGATCAGAACATAATTCCGAAGTAAAGGAGACAATAGAGAAATTTTTACAAAAACAGCATTGTGATATTGCTATACTTAAGAAAACATTCGGAAACATGTATGAAAATTTACAAGAAAGTAAACATATTCAAGTAATCTACGAAGCACTTTTTAAGGATGATACTATACAAACGCTTCTTTTAAAGATTGTTCATTATTTATCATTAGAAAAAGAGAAATTATATCCATATATTTGGTCAGATAAAAGCCCATTACGGTTTCGCTTTTTAAAAAATACATGGGTAAATTATGATGCAAATCCTTTTCAATCAAATTTCAAAGAAATTCCGGTAGTTCCAGAAGTACAACAATTAAGTGATCACATTATACCCTTTACACAATTAGAACTGGTTACTTATTCTGATTTAATTCAGTATACTTCAAAAGGACAGGTTCTAAAGTATTATTTTCCAAATGAAAAAGATACATTTCGTGTTACAGAACTTCAAGGAGTTATCTACGAACAGCAACTTTTAAAACAGTTATGGTATACTCCAGTTAAGAATCATCAAGCTATGATTCAACAAAGTAATTGTAGTTATAGTCGGGCTATTTTTACTGGAAAATTGGATACAGAAGTATCTTACAAACAGATGTTTGATGAGATTCATACTACCAAAACGCTGACATTTTTACAATTTTATGATGATATGAATCATATATATTATAAAGTGTATAAAAAACATAAAATTCCAGAATCCTTATTTGCGGAATGGACTAATCCAGAATTCTTTACAAATCAACATTCTATTACTTGCTATTCATTTATTAAAAATAGTAGCGTATCCTATATGAAATTATTTATGGATCAACAAAAAGAAGTGCATATTACATATCGTTTAGATATTTCTGAAAACATTGGATATGAAGTGATTCGTGCACATTTAGATAGTGTTCTTGAAGAATTAGAGAAAATGATTCATGTAAAGATTCTTCCTATTGTTGAACGATTGGCATTCAAAACATCTATTTCTGTTCGTAACGTTCATTTAAAAAGTTTAAGTGCATCTTTTGCAAAATTACCTGCTATTTTCCACGTGCCCAGTAAGAATCGTATTCAAAAAAATATTCTTGATATGCAGTTTAAAAGAGTAGAAAAATATGGAGAAAGTAAGAACATTGTAGAGTTAATTAAAAGTAAATTAGAATTGGATGTTCCTCTCATAGATATTCTCTTAGAATTGCAAGAATATGGAATAGAAGAACAAGAAGTAAGGGAATATGTAGAACAAATACAGAAGGCAGAAGATCTCCCAATGGAAAAAAGAAAAAAACGCAACTTTAAAAACCTTGGACTGATTATGCATGTAACACCTATTTCGTTAGGTTTACAAATTTATATTGATAACGCTTCTTCCTTTACAGATATGCAAAATGCACTATTTTGGATTAGATGTGCTGTTTATCAATGGCAACAAAGTTCCCTGGTATTACGACCTTCTCCTGGACAACAATCTCAACCTCAAGAAGAAATCCGCCCAGTCTCTCCAGAATCAGGACCTTTAATTCCTTCTCCACGAGAAATCTCTGATACTGGTTCTGAATTATCGTTTGGTAGTAGTTCTTCAGGTAGATTAAGTCTTCCCTCTTCTATGGGAGGTGCTATTGGAAAAAAGCATCAACGTCTTTTCAAAAATATGCTTGAAAAATTAGATCCTGATATTTTTGCAAAAACAGATAATTATGCACGTAAATGTGGCATTAGTGATTTACGACAACCTGTTGGTATGACACTTGAGCAAAAAGAAAAGATTGATAAACAAGGTTATGGTGATGGATATGATAACTATATTGTGTATGGAAGTGATCCTAAAAAACAAAATGTATATATGTGTCCAAAAATATATTGTCCAAATTCACAGATTCCTTTGAGTTATGAAAAGTATGTACAAAATGGAGAAAAATGTCCTGATCCAGAAGATGAACCAATTTTATTATATACTACGTCAAGTTGGTATAATGACCCAACCAGAGCACATTATATTGGTTTCTTAAAAGAAAAAGGATATCAAAATCTAAAATTGCCTTGCTGTTTTAAAAAGCCACAAACAGAAAAAGAGTCAAAATCTACAAAACGAAAACAAACGGATGAAGAATCAAAAGAAATACCACGACCAGAATCTAAAAAAGTTGTAGAAGAAGGATATATTATTGATAAAATTCGCCAATTAAATGAAGGACGTTTTGGTTCTATTCCTACCTCTCTGCATGACTTTTTATATGAAGGAGTTCCCTATTCTCTATGTAAGAGTACTGTAAAGAGTAAGGAGTGTGTATTACGAAGAGGTATTTCACAAACAGAAGATTCTCTAATGCAGGCAATTGCATATTTGTTAAACTTTGAAACCAAAGAGAAACTATTAATTCATATCCAAGAAAAGTTAGATCCTTTTACCTTTTTAACATTAGAGAATGGAAAGGTATATACTTATTTCCTTCCAACAAAACCAATTCTTCCAGAAATAAATGTAGAAAAGCGAAGACATCTCAGAATATGGTTAGATAAACATAAAGAGTATACGAGACAGTTTGGATTAGAAGAGTTGCTTCCAATACTTGCAAATGATTCTATCCAAGAAGTTCCAAAAGCAATACGCTACAAAATAGCCCGTCAATTGATGATACATGCATCTTATGAACGTTACCTCGCATATTTAGAAGATCATGAAGTTAAAAATCCTTATTTATTATTTGATATGATACATCATATAGGTGCATTAATTATTGTATGGAATCGTGATAGTCAGAACATTGCGACCATGCGTTGTCCTTACAGTGCAAAGAATAAACAATGGTATCATGGACAGGATAATATCCCTTATATTATGGTAATGCAACAAGAATCTTACTATGAACCATTGGTTGTAGTGGATCAACATAAAAATATTACTCAAAAGATATTATTTACCCATTTTGAAAAGTTACAACATTTATTATCAACTTGTCCCTCTATGATGGTATATGAGGACAAGCAAATTCAAGATTTATATAGTCTTACTCAATGGATAGAACAATTGCTTTCTTTTCCGTCTACATTTACTATAAAATCGCTACTTATAAATCCCCAAGATCAAGCAATTGGATGTTTCTTAAAGAACAACATCTATATAGAATTTTCTACACCATTGTCTATGTTTTCCTTGAAAAATGTAGCTGAAATATGCAATATACCTACAATTATGTATTGGGAAGATCTTCAACATACAATTTTAGATATAGAATGTTATGTACAGGATGTTAGATTATTACAAATAAAATTACAAAAACTAGGACTGGGGCTACGTTTAGGAACGATTCGGTCTCAAACATCCTCTATAATCAAATCAATTTATACTATTCCAAAGGTTGTCTATAGTGAACCTCCAAAGATTCCCCTTATTTTAAAGGACGTTATGATACGTACAGGAGATCTAATTCGTAATGATAGCGAAGCATGGTTTTTATTAAAAAAGGAACTTCTTAAAAAATTAATAGATGAATACGACACCTTGGTACAACCACTTCTCTCTCGCTCTAAGAAAACTCAATTGAAACAATTATTTACAGTATTTGAATATTTAGACGAACCATCTCGTACAGCGGTTATTTTAGAAGAAACACCTTACGAGGACAAAGTAAAATTAAAACACATATATCAAAATCTATTATTAGATAAGCCTTATTACCATAAAGATACCCTTATATACGAGGGCTATCTAAAGAAAGAATGGATATTTACACAAAAAGCGATTCAACAAAGTCTCATAGAGAAGGTAAAGTTTCCTACAACAATTGATCGTCCAAAGAATGCTCCAGATGTATTAAAAGAGACTATATTAAATGTACAGGTACCTGATTCTCTAAAGTATCCAGTTTTGTTGAATAAAGAAAAGTTAACAATGGTACCTGTTCCTTCCAAATGGAGAACCCAAATATGGCATAAGTATATGATAGGAATGTTACCATCTTATCAAAAGAATACATTGTTAGAAGTATTTGAATGGGTTGCAGCCCAAAGAGGTATTCAGTTTGACAAAGAAGATTTGTTCTATTACCTACGTAAGCAGGTTTATCTACTAATAGAAAAACCTGCTTCTTATGAGGTATTGTTAGAAGATCCTGCTATGAGACATGCTTGGAATGCTGTTCTTGGAAGAAAGTATCGTACTGTTCGTGAGATCATAGATATCGGATTTGCAGGAAAATCAGTATCAGAACTTCAAGAATTATGGAAAAAAGCAAGTCAATCTTCAGAATGGACGATACAGGATTTAGATTTGTATAATATTAGTAAATTATTAAAGGTCAATTTCCTTTTATTACAAAAAGGAAAGGATATTAGTACTGTAAGAGGGAACATTCAAGAATTAGTGGCTTCTTCTAAGTTCATTTATGCTCATTCTAAAAATACTTGGGTATCTATGCCTTTATTTATCTTTTACAAACAGTTATCGGAAGACAAGAAATCTTTTATATATAATATTCTTGTATCAGAAAAAGACATTTCCTATTATTCACAAGGACGATTTGCTCCAATAGAAATACGAAAAATGATAGAGAAACACTTAGAGAATGTATAACTTATTATACAACATGGATGTCTTGCATAGGTGCTTTTGTTTGTTTTGTTCGCTTTGTAAGTACAGGTGCCATAATCTTTAGAATCTCTTCTGAGCAGGGATCTATTTCAGGTGCAGCTTCATAAGATTGAATATAATTGACTCGGTCTTTGATTAGGTTAATATATTCCTCCTCGTCCAATAGAATTTCACTATCTCCAGTACCGCAAGGTGGTAGTTGACCAAGCATAATATTTGCAGAGACTCCATTAATACGATCTACATCGCTAAAGACGCTTGCCTTAATTAACATGTCAGTGGTCTCCTCAAAGGATGATTTTGCAAGTGGTCCTACGTCACCACGGTTAATACCGTGACGATCAATAGACATCAGAGTTCCCTTACATGTCATGGTATCAATCAGTAGGTAGAGATGGCGAAGATTGACAGAGCTTTCTTTGATTACCTCCATAATCTCATTACTTAGAGCATTTCTTGCGGCTTCAATACCAAGGACAGTATAGATTTCATAAATGTCATTTGTTACAGTTCGGTAAGGATCAATGTTTGGATTTGCCATAATTTCTACCATGTTACTGCCATCGGTATCCATAATCCATTCATTTATCTTTTCAAACTTCTGGGTTTCCATGTTATAGCGAACATGGTTATGTTGACGCATAGATACCTTCTTGATTTTTTGCACACCTTTTAGCAGAATGGTGTGTACAATATTGTATTCAATTGCTTTGAGAGCTGCCACCATGTCTTCTGTATCAATATCCTTTAGACTATTCTCGTGAAGACGCATGTGGAAGATAAGTTCTCTGTCATTGTCATCTGAGAACACACAATCCAGAGTATTTCCATAGTTCTGGTAAATCTTCATGTAGATGTCAATCATGGTAAGGTGTACCCGCTTGAGTTTTTCTTTGTTTAGTTTCATGCGAAGTACCCATGGACTATGAGAACGGCATCTGTCTGGTTCCAGGGCAGCAAACTCACGATAGATAGATAGAATGTTGTTATCTGTTTCAATACTTGTTTGTAGTCCGACAGTTCCAGGAGGATCCCAATAAATCTCTGTACTTTCCAAGAGATCAAAGAGTCTGGTAATTTCCAATTGATGCAGCACCTTGAAGACCCTTTCCTTTGCTTCCATCACACGAGGATCGTTGACTTTGCCTTCTTTGTCTTCGGTATAGTCAATGGTTTGTGAAATATCAGGTTTGAGGAAGATTTTAAGAGTGGGAGTCTTAATGTTCTTACTAACACTGAGAAGTTCTTTGAGACGAGGAACACCAGAAGTTGCCTTGACTGCTGCCGCCGTACCAGAAACGTGGAAGGAATCCAACGTGAGTTGAGTCGCTGGCTCACCGAGCGATTGTGCCGCGATGATTCCAACCATTTCACCTGCACAGGCAATGGCTTCCTTAAAGTAACGTTTAACTTCTGAAATGATGAAGTCAAACGTTTCTTGTTGGAGGTGATATTTACAGATGAGTTGCTTGGGCGACAAATAGGCGCGAAGAAGAATGTGTAGGAATCGGGTACCTTGTTTCTCATCAATGACATGGAGGCTTTCCTTACCATGGATGAGTTTATTGAGTTCTGCTAACACATACGAAGGTGTCATATTGGATGGGATAGATTCAAGCCCCATGTCTTTCATGCGATGGACAGCATTTTGGAGAATGCGAGCGAAGGGAATAGGGTATTCAATCTTGTTGTTCTGTTGTCCACGGAATACTTTTTGAATAAGGAATTCTCTGTCGTTTACTACTTGTTCAAGGTATTCTTGCATGTCCTTCTTCCAAGTTTTGTTCTTGGTATGTTCCTTGTATGCTTTGTCTGTCAGATACATCTTCATTTTGTCTTCCTCAGAGATATGGTAAGAAGAACGGATTCCAAGAATGTCCATATCAATGTGTGGAACAATCTGTTGTTCAATCTTAGTACCTTCCATACCATCTTCACCATACATAAACTGGATGATAGAACCGGCTGCGTTACGAACAGTTTGATCATAGTGTACTTTCGCGTCTTCCATTGCTTTTACCAGTCTGCGCTGAATATATCCAGTTTCTGAGGTATCACGACAATTCATACCATTTGCGATAACAAAGTTTAGAGTACTTGGTACAGTAACATCATACATCTTTACACAAGTATCTGTTCCGCATTGTTTGGTAATCTTTACAATGGGGTCCATTACGGTATCTTTCATCTCCTTAAAGTTGCGATGTTCCTTTGTAAACTCCATGTTTTTCAGGAGTTGGTTCTTTGGTTGATGCACAAGCTCCAATGTTGTAGCAAGGATAGATGCCCATTTAGACCGAACGGAGAGGGTATAGGAAGGAGCAATGTCCATTGTATGGAAGTTGTTTTCTTGGAGTTGTTTTACAGAAATCTTTCCAAATACACCCATGCGAGAGAGCAGGAATGAGATTCCCTCTGTAAGTCGTCGGGAAGCAGAACTGGTAGTCACACTTCCTTGGCAAATACAACCATCTCCGGAGATATAGCCGCTTAGAAGTCCCTTGACAAAGGCATCTGGAGCAGTATAAGCTACATCTGGAATGTGTTTCACACGGGCACCTTGTCCTACGAACATTTGAAGGAATCGTGCAAAGAGGGTAGAACTTCCAATGATGCTGGTAGACATTCCATATTCATTTTTGCTTGTATCTACCCGATAGGTAATTCCATATTTAGTAAACCATTTACATACAAAGTCTTGAACAGAAGGGTCGTCTTTGGTAATAGAAATGGTTCCGGAGGACTCATGAGCACAACCATCCGCAAGGTAAAGCCCAATGAATACACCATTCTCATAATCAAGCATAAACTTCTCAGGTAGGTGAGAATGTTCACGAGTTGCGTGGAATGGATAGATAGAACCATCTTGGATGTTTTCTGTATTAGAACGTACGACTACTCGCTGAACACGTGCTTTTGACGTATATGGGAGAGTAAACGTTGTTCCATTATTTTCTTCATACCAGCCACTTGGAATGTGGAATTTATCTCCTTGTGCTTCTTTCATCATTTTTACACAAGTATTAAACTCAGTACCGTATACATATTTTGTTTTTTGGAAGAATTCAGACATATCAAAGTATTCTGTGATAGAAGGAGGTGTTGCCATGTTCATTACGATTGGTACACAGTCTCCAACCTGAACCAAGCTAGAATGTTTCTTTAGATATTCTTCTTTTTCGGAATCCCATACCAGAAGTGATTCACTATCTGCCACAGTTACCTTACGACCTCCAGAAGTTTCTACTTCATATACAACCTCAGTAGGGTCATGTCGTGTAACTGCGGTCAGTTTTTCCCAAGAAACCCCACCTTTCTCATTTCCTGTAGGAATATATACTTCTACTTTATCCTCCAGTTTTAGGAATTCCAGGTCAGGGCGGTCCTCTTCCACAACAATGTCTTTCGGGTATTTTTCCATGTAGTTATCAATCCATTCACCAATCATTCGGTAGTGAGGGATTCCATCTTCCAGGACAACAATAGGTGTATCTCCTGTGACAGATTTCACTGCTGTATCAATAAGACCCTCACGACCACCCATCGCGTGGAAGAACATTTCCTGGGGAGTGAGACCGCTGATGAAAGAGTTCTCTACGAAACCACGGGCGGCGGGACCGTCATCAAACTTATTGTAATGAGGAAGAGTACGGTTGGTAAATCCATAGGCGACCCGCTTTCCATCCACATTTTGTTGACCTACACAAGCAATCATTTGGGCAACATTTGTTGGTTTACCTTTAGAACCAGACTGTACCATATTAATCATACGGTTTACCATGTGGTGAACATTTTCAAGTCCATTCTTCTCAATGCTACTGGTAGCACCGTTTAGAATGTTAATCATGCTTTGTTCAAAGTAATCTTTGTTGTTCATAATAGAGTTGTTTTCTTGTTTTTCATTTCGGACTTTTTGAAGTTCTTCGTAGGCTTTGGACTTCATCTTCACAATGATATCTTTAAGGATTTCTTTGGTTCCCTTATCTACTACAAGATCACTAATACCTACACTAAAGCCCGAGGTGAGAAGCCAGCGACACACTAGACGTTGGAGGTTATCAAGGAAACGGCGCACTTCAAAGGGATTGTAATCATGGTAAATCACGGGGAGGATTCCCTGAGACATACTGTGGAATACATTCTTATCCAAGATTCCTGAGACGTGCTTGCGGTTTTGGATGGATACAACTTCCTTCAGACGATTCTTAATTGTGAGGTGCAATCCAGGAGGCATGATGTGTGAAGATGCTTGACGACCCGTGTATTCCCGAGTCTTCTTATCTTCCGGCTCGGGTAGAATACCGTCAAAATAACTATTGACCATTTGTAGATTCGCAAATGCTTTGTCATGGATACGTACATGGTCTTTTGTTAGACGGAACGAACCCACCATTGTATCTTGCACAACTTCAATGATTGGTTTTCCATCCTTTGGACCAATGATATGGTATGGAACATTTGCGAAGTCTTTTAGTTCGCACATTGTTTGGATACTTTGAGGAGCGTGAAGGTTCATCTCATCTCCATCAAAATCTGCATTGTATGGACTTGTGACAAGGACATTCAGACGGAAGGTTTGGTAAGGCATAACTTTAACACGATGCGACATCATAGACATTTTATGGAGGGATGGCTGACGGTTAAAGAGGACATAGTCACCGTCACGTAGATGACGGTCTACAACATCTCCTTCTACGAGATCCTCCGCAATCTTTTCCCGATTTCCATACTTTAGAGTATATGTTTTACCATCTTCTTTCTTACGAACATCTTTTGCTCCAGGCCATTCATTGGGACCATTCTTTACTAGGCGGCGCATTTCGTCAATGTTATAGCTGTTTACTACTTCTGGGAAGGTCAGATTCATAGCAATCTTTACGGGAACACCAAGTTCATCAAGACTGATATAGGGATCTGGTGTAATTACTGAACGCGCAGACTGGTCTACACGCTTTCCGTTTAGATTACCACGAATACGACCTTCTTTTTTCTTTAGACGGTCAGAGACCGATTTTAGTTTACGTCCATTTCTCTGCTGAGCGGGAGGAAGACCAGGAATTTGATTATCTAGGAAGGTAGCATAATGATATTGAAGAGCTCCTGTGATGACAGCAAGATGTTCTTCATTCGCATTTGGCTTTTCTAGACGAGATTTTAGTTGATTATTTGTTTTGATAATATCACATAGTTTGTGAGTCAGGTCATCTTCACGACGCTGACCATTTTCTTCAATAATGGAAGGACGAACAGGAGGGGGAGGAACAGGAATCACAGTAGAGATTAACCAATCTGGACGATTCCATTTTGGGTTAAAGCCGATCACTTCCATTTCTGATTCAGGAATTCTTTGGAAAATGGTAAGAACATCCTCTGCAGTGAATTCTTTTCGCACTGTTTCAACAGCAGGCTCTTTCCATTCAGCGAAGATCTTTAGGGTCCCTTCTTTTACATAACGAGAAGGTTGCTTTGCTCCACAACCAGGAGCACCATCATCTCCACAACGCTTTATTTTATTCGCATTATTACATAGTTTAAACATCATTTCCCAGCGTTTTTGTAAATTTTTAAGTAGCATAATCTTACGAATTTGTTCACGATATTCATCAGATGATTCTGTTGGAGAAATCAGAAGACGTGAACAACGAAAGCAAACACATTTTAGAATTTTACGAGTATTTTCAAAGAATAGAGGATGAAATACAGGGCGAGCTAGAACAATATGTCCAAAATGACCAGGGCAAAAGATATTTTTCTGCTCACAAGTACGACAATATGCATTATGTTCTAATACACCCATCCGAGGATCAAATAGACCCGAAGGAACGGGTTCATTTCCAGCATAGGTATCTGTTTTAGTTACCTCTAGAACAGATCCACGGATGATTTCTTCTGGACTAAGTACACTAAACTGAATACCTTTAACGGCATCTATTTCTTGATCATAAGATAGCTCTTTATAGATGGACATAGTGTATCCTTATTCTGAATTAGTCCAAGATTTTTAAATCTGTTTTGTAATAACTAATCCACAAAGTTTCAAATCAATTTTTAAAGAATCTATTTTGGTAATAAAATAAAAAATTGACAGAATAAATATTTATATGATCATATAAAATGGTATATAATCTTCGTAAGAAAAAACATAGTCTTCCACAGAATGAACCAGATAATGATGACTCTGGTTCTGAAGAAGATCTAGAAGAAACAGATAGTGAAGACGAGGAATATGATCCAGATGCTACAGAATCTGAGGAGGAATCTGATGATGGCAGTGAAGAAGATGTAGATTTAGAAATGATTGATTTTTCTGAACTTGGAAAAAATTATCGTTTCGGAAGTTCAGCTCCTTCTATCTTATTTATATGTCCTCCTCACAAACGTAAACAATACGATGAAGATGAAACAGAAGATGAAACAGACGATGAAACAGAAGATGAAACAGACGATGAAGGTACAAAAGTGAATCTTATTAAAAATAAGAAATACAGTAAAGAAGAAAAGGAATATCTTAAGAATTTAAACAAAGATGAGCGTGCACGGTTAATGGAGATAGAATATTCTATTGGAAATTCGGTTATGAAAGATATCGTTCCTCTTCGTTTCAAGATTCTATCTTCTCAGATGGAGGATGGAATTAAGAGGATTGTTTTGAATAAACTGAACAATTTTTCATACATGAGTAGTGAAAATAGTGAATATTTTAAACTCAAACAATGGTTGGAGAATGTAGCGAACCTTCCATTTCAAAAATATCACAAAATTCCTATTACAAAAGAAGATCCTCCAGAGAAAATTATTTCTTTTATGAATAATACAAAGCATATCTTAGATACAACAGTATATGGACATGCAACTGCCAAAGAACAGATCTTACGAATCCTTGCTCAATGGATTTCAAACCCAAGCTCTCATGGTCATTGTATTGGAATTCATGGACCTATGGGAATTGGAAAGACATCTCTGATAAAAGAAGGTTTATCTAAGGCTTTAGATATGCCATTTGGTTTCATTGCTCTGGGTGGAGCAGCAGATGGTTCTTTCTTAGAAGGTCATTCCTATACATATGAGGGTTCTACTTATGGAAAAATTGCAGAAATTCTTCTTAAAACACAGTGCAGCAATCCAGTTATTTTCTTTGATGAGTTAGATAAGGTATCAAGTACAAAAAAAGGAGAAGAGATTACTGGAGTATTAACTCATCTAACAGACATGACTCAAAATGAAAAATTCAATGATAAATACTTTGGTGAAATTGATATTAATCTATCCAGAAGTTTAATTGTATTCAGTTACAATGATGAATCTCTTATCAATCCAATTCTAAAAGACCGAATGATTACGATAGAAGTAAGTGGGTATAAGAAAAACGAGAAAGTAATTATTGCAAAAGATTATTTGTTGCCTATTATTTATAAAAACTTTGGATTGGAAGATACAACGATTGTATTTACCAAAGAAATCATTGAAAAAGTAATTGATATTGTACCAGAAGAGGAGGGAGTCCGAAATTTAAAACGTGGATTAGAATGTATTATTAGTTGGGTAAATATGTATCGGTATCTTCCAGAAAAACAAATTCCCATTCCATTCACTATAACAGAGGAGTTTATATACAAACACCTTTTTAAAAAAGATGATAAAGCAACCCATCTTCATAATACGATGTATACTTAAGCAATTCCTAAAGCTTCCAAAATTGTTTTTTTCTTTGGTACTGTAGACTTTATTTGGAACCAGTCTAAATGACCGAGACAATCTTTTTTATAGACTGCAACATTACTATATTTGTCTGCCTCACCATTTTGTTCTCTGGGAATCCAACGACCATATATGGAATTGAATTGTTTTTTCAGTCCCTTAATTTCATGTTGTAAAGGAATCATATTTGGATGAGTACATTTCCACGTACCAAATACTTGTTCTATTACAAGTTTAGAATCTCCTTCTATAAAAATATTTTTATATCCGTGAGCAATTGCCATGTGAAGTCCTCCAATAAGTCCCATATATTCTGCTACATTGTTTGTAACTGGTTTAGAATGATAATAATAACATACATGATATGGTTCATTATCTTTAAAGATAACGGCAGCACTTCCTCCAATTCCTGGATTACCTTTAGATGCGCCATCAAAACGTAATATAATACTTCCCATTTTTATACTCTACTAATTGGATCACTTTTTAATAGAGGCTCGTATGTCTAACAATTCATCTTCATTATAAAAACTTTCTATAAAATGTAATAAATCTTCAGAATAGGCTAATTTACATGTACCTTTTTCAATGGTAGAAGGTCTTTTCATATCTATAATCATGATGAAGCGGTATTCGTCACTAAAATTAAAAGAAGAATGTATCTTAGAGTCATCAAAAACCACCCATTTTTCATTTTCATGCATCACTACAAAATGATCACAAACACATCCACAACATGAAGGAACAGAGACTCCAAGATGACAACGTAAGATATTATTTGCAAGTTCCCCCCATCCCATATGTGGAGGTATTTGACAATTTGGCCGCAAACAAGAAAAGCTTGCGGTTACCATATTATCTTCAAATTGTTTTAAGAGAGCACAAGTAGTGGGAAGGTGTTCTTTTGCAATATTTGTCCATTTTCCAAAAAAACAAATTGGAAAAACATCTAATTGCTGTTGAATCCAATTATGCCATAAATCAGGTATTTTTTCCTTAATACTATACAGTTCATCACGAATAATATCATAATGCTGTGTCAATAGATCTAACTCTGGATATACTACTTTCTGGTCAAAATAACTTTTATTGTAAGAAGGCCATTCAATAGTACTTCCGTCTATCGTAAAGAGTTTATGGTTCATAGTGTATATACACTATTATAATTGTTTAATATAAGATTCCATAGATTCCGTACCGAATATTATTTGAATCTGTCTTATCATAATCTATGTGAATAGAGGCGTACATATCTTCTGGAATGGAAGGTATATGTAATTTTTCTTGATTCAAAAATGATGAAAACTGTATAGATGAAATTCCGTCGTAATATACACCAATCATATTTCGTTTTAGTTTATCTGCAATAAAGGTAGTTTTAATATTTTTATAATAAGTAAGATATTCTGTATGAATATACTCTGTATATTTCAAAATATGATTAGAATTGTAGCGATAATAATAATTTTGTAGAATAGAATTCTGTGTACTATATCCTTTATCTTCTAGATCTGTGCTATAAGACACGTAATAAAGGTTTAATGGTCCATTAGACAATACATCCATAGAATACATAGTAATTAGTTTATCAATAGAATCCCACGCATATAATATTTTTCGTGTACATGGATCGTATTGATAAAAATATAGTTCAATGTCTATAATATTACATTTTGTATCTAACTTTAGTCCCCATACAGGACGATACTTAAAAAATGTATGACTAATTAATGTTTCTATTTGTTGTATCTGTAATGGAGTCAATAGATTATATAGATACTCTTTTCCAATAATATGATGAGGTGTTTTTACATAAGAAAATGGTAAAATAAAAGGAGATATATCTATTTCCATAAGTAATCATCTTACATACTAACTCTCTAAGTAACTTAGCATAATTCCTTCATTTTCAATGTTATTTGCAGTTCTCTTACATACAATACAACATAGTGTTGTTACCATTGCAGAGGTTCCTTCATTAATGCTCTGCAATAAACAATTTTTGTGATATTTTGCAGAACAACATTTTAGTTTATAATGTTGTTCTTCAAGATTATCATGACAAATGATACATATGTCTTTTTCGTTAATATCATAATCAGGAGGCGGTGGAATTTCTATAATAGTGTTTAACTGTATATCAATATTCCATCCACTCAATTTCATTTTGCAGAAACGATAATGGTCCATAGGTGTAGTATTTTTTGCAGCAACTGCTTTTTTCTCTACAATATCTTGTAGAATCTTTACAAGCTTAAATGCACGTGCAGTTGATTTTACAATTCCATGATCAAATACAAGCTGATTAGATAACTGGATGCCATTTTTACTCATTGTAAGAGCATTGCATTCAAAGTCAATGTTACCAAAAGGTGGTTCCACTATTATTTCTGGTTTCTTTTTAACAAGGACATCCAAAGTAACATAACCAATTTGAAGAGAAACATCGTGCATACTTGCTATCAAACTATTTATAATTTCATTGGTTGCACTACGAAATTCTGTAGGGATCGCATCTTGGACTATAGTTTTTATTTTATATTTTGCAGCAGTATCTAAGCAGTAGACTTTGTAGCGAATATGAAGTAATGTATTATCAGGAACATTAAGACGTTGAATATATACAGAAGCATTATGCCTTACAAATATCCTACGAAATGAATATTTATTTGTAACAAGAGCGGTTTCTATTTTCCCCAACATAGAAGTGTCCTCAATATAACAGTCAATATCGTTGGGTATAACTTGACGACTTAGTGTTTCAGGATATACGGTACTGTCGTTATAGTGATCATTTTGGTATTCTGTCGTAAATCCATCATTGGTTGCCTCTTCATAGTATTTTTTTGCCCAATAGTCATGTAAAAGTGTATCCCGAACAAATCCACCAAAAATAACTCCTCCTAGGTCAATGATAATTTTTGCAATTGCTTGCTTAATTCTCCATTCAGACCTTTTAAGATTTTCAGACATAGTTTCAACTTCTTCCATATACGTACGGATCAACTATATAAGAGACGTACCGTTTATCAATTACAATATGTAAATTGATGTATATACAAAATAATACATTATATGTCATTTTTTTATGATCAATGGGAAAAAAAACGTACACTACATGCAATATTTATTTACGCCCCCGATGGGGATCGAACCCATGACTTTCAGCTTAGAAGGCTGACACTCTATCCAACTGAGTTACGAGGGCATATATGATAAAAAAATGATAGATATGATTTTTATGGATATCACACAATCCCTTACATAAAATACTCAATTAGCCACATGAAGTAAAAACCAACATATAATTATATATATCTTTTTTTTTAAATCAATATAAACAGGTAAGATATAATTTTATATATTATCAACTTCATTTACATAGGATTTGTATATAACTTGATCTATTAAGAGGAGATTTGGAAATGAGTACTTGGAAGGTTCAATAGATAAAATATGTCCATCTAACATATGATATATTTTTACAGCTTCCTTATAAGCATAGAGATAAGGCGGTTGCTCTATCCATTTAGAAAATGTTGAATCTGTAATTCCAGAACCATCAAAGTCAAATAATTTCCATGTTTTATCTATTTCAGAATATCCTATATTATCGCTCTTCAAATCAATATAAATAACTTGATGTATATGCAATTCTTCAAGGGCGATATAGATGTCATGATTTACTTTCTCCTGTTCAGATACTTTTAATTTCTCAGTATCTAACAATTCCATATCAATATAGGAGTGTGACCCCCTTTTATTAATGTTATAAATCTTAACACAATGAGAACAAGGATGATTATATAGTAAATTAGCGATTGCAAGTTCATTTTTATATTTTATAGCATCTGTATGTTTTCTAAAAAACGGTAATCCGTTATATGTTTCTTTTATTTCTTGAATAGTACCATCGTGTGTATATTCCAGAGATTTCATTGATAAATTTGTAATTACAAATAATGTAGAAAAAGGAAAAGGGTGTATCATTTTTTTTATTTTAGGTTACATAAATAAATTGCCTGGTCAAAAGTACCCATCATTTCATCTATAATGTTTTGTAATTCGGAAGTTTTATTAAATTGCGAGTGCATTTTACGAATATTTTCTCGTTCTACTTCTAAGAATTTATCCATTTTGCTCATATCTGATACTGCATCCATTGTAATTTTAAAAGCTTTAATTGGTTGTTTTTTATATCTTCCAATGTATATTTCTACAAACTTGTCTACTAGACCACTGATAGATCCATGAAGATCATCCAGAGCTTTATGTTGTGCATAACTCATGGTAGACCAATGAAAAACTTTTATTTGACCAAGGAGACCAAGAAAATATTCCATTACTTTGTTTTCTTCAAGCATAATATATAAGGTTCTATTATATTAGAGAGATATTTATGTTAAAACAAAATTACATACTTATTTATAAACTAGTAGGCATTATTGGTCTCGCTGGAATATTTTATTATTATCAGAGAATGTATGAATTTTTTAAGGGTGTATATATAATTTTCTTTACAAAGAGTGTTACAGAAAATTTTTTATTAAGAGACGAAGATAGTTATATATCATCTATGTCTATCCCAGACCTTTATGCCCGTCATGTAAAAACACATCAAGAATATAGAGAACGAAGTGCTAAAGTAGCATTAACATTTGAAGAGGAAGAAAAAGTGGTTTTAGAAAAAGCGGCAGAAAAAGTGAATACGTTCTTTCAAAATATGAATAGTCCTTATATTGATAAGGAGCGTATTTCTGGTATTTTGTGGAAATTTGCCCTGACGGAAAACAATGGATATGAAGAAGGGCTTCCTCATACTCGGGAAGATGTCATTTTCATTACACCAAAACTCTTACAATTACCAGAAGCACAATTAGTAAAAACTCTTATTCATGAACGAGTTCATATATATCAACGTACTTACCTAACAATATTTCAAGAAGTATTAAAAACACAAGGTTATAAGGTATGGAGAGAAAGGCATGGATATCCATTGATTCGGTCTAACCCAGACTTAGATAAATATATCTATCAATCGCCTTCCGGTGACATTATGGTAACTGTATATCGGAATGATACACCTAAACATATCCAAGATACTATGCAACCAAATGAATTAAAAGAACATCCATTTGAAGAAGTTGCATATATCATTGCAGATATGTATAAAGCTGTTTAAACATTTCCTTGTAATAAAATAGAAGAGAAATGCATCTACCCTTTTCTATGTCTATGTTTCGTCCTCAAGTACACAAGGTTATGATGGCAACCACGAACAATTCAATACGAGATATCAAAAAAACCTTTGAAGAAAAAAATAAAGAAGATACTGTTCGTGTACTCAAACAATACCAAAAAAATATAAGTGGGGCATTTCCATATCTTGCGAACAAGATTACAGACCCAGAGATTTTAGAAGAGTTGGATTATATACAAGTAATGTATAAAAAACCAATCGGTGCAGAAAGGCGTATCCTTTTGAGAAATAAGGTTTTACGTTTTATTGAAAATAAAGAATTATCAGCAGAAGAATGTGAAGGATTAATGCTTCTCTTAAAAGATTATAAGGCACTATAGTGTATATTATACACGATATCCTTTATACATATAAGGGTCTATTCCATTTTTTTCTACCAATCGTAGTTGAATATCTGATTGATTGGTCACATTATTATCATAAATGATATCTTTCTTAGTTGCATAAATATTAATTTTTCCTACTTGAGACATCCAAGATAGATAGGCATCAATCTGTGCATCTATCTTTGTGGTGTCTACTTCTGAGACAAATCGTACGGCTCCTTTTTTGTTTAGAAGATATCCAAATGTTCCCCAAAAACCTGTTACCTTGGTAAAATAGTTTAGAGGTAAACCATTCACACGATGATATCCAAGCAGTATTATATCCCAATCGGGGGGAGCAATATCAAGAGTATTCTTAATCTCTTGAAGAGTTTCTTTTCGTATCCCAGCATCATCTTCTAAAATAAGATAGACCTCGTTGTCAGGATCATTTAATAGTTTCTTTGCGAGTTGATAATGGCTTAAGAAACAACCAATCGCTCCACGTGTTAGTTGATAATGTCGTGTACGGTAACCTTTTTCTTCTATTTCTATCAAATCTCTCTTTCCATTTACATTTAACCATTGATCAACGTCTATTTGCTTACCAAGGACTCCAGAAAAACGTTCCATCGGAATAGTATGTAGATCAGTAAATGGATAAGTTTCTTTTAAGAGATTCCATTTATAAATATTCTTATCCAGATTAATTACAAAAATTTTCATCTTAGGAATTGTAGCAAATAGTTCTTTTGTTTCTGAGTCCATATAAGAGAAGTATATGATACTTCCAATAAGTGTAACTATTACACCATAAAACAGTACTTCCATTACCTTACTAAGTCTTTACAAAAAATATATGTAGAAAGTATAGAAAATGAAGTTAAAGGAACTAGCAGAAAAAGGAATGTACAGCAAGGAAATGCAGAAAGCATACAAACAATCGGTAGGTTTAGAAACCCAAAAACCAAAGACCCCAAAAACAAAAACAGAGATTGAAATGAAGAATCCAACAGTAACAAAAATAGGAAGGTTTACTATAACAAGCGAAGGAGGTGCTTATGTTATTCACAATGGTCCCCGGGGCGGAAAGTATCTTCTTGTAAAAGGGGAAAAAGTCTATTTGAAAAAGTAGCTTATTGCTTAGCTTTTAGTTTTTTGATTTTGTTTTTTGTATTTCGTTTACCTCCAACTAAACTAAATGATTTTCCTGCAGACAATATACTAGTTACAAGATCTGTGTAGAATTCTATGAGAGGGGGAGGTTTATCTACACCTTCGGGAATATCTGCGTATTCTCTTGTTATATCAAGCACACGAGTGCAAGTATGACTGATAGGTAATTGTCTTGTAAAATAAGAACCAACATTTATTACATATGTACGTGTACTATCAATATAACCTATACCTGACCAAAATTCTAACAAACGCTTTATAAATTCAAGATAATAAAACTTACGTTCAGAACCCATATCCATAACAACAGACCATTCTTTATAATTATTAGATGATTCTATTTCCTTACGAAATTCTATATCCAGCTCTTTCGCAAGTAAGGTATGAATTTGATATCCTCCGTTTAATAAAATACGGAACATCCAATAACATATACGGTCTCCTCTGTTTGTATATTTTATACTGTCAGGTACTGTGAAGTCACGACATTCTTCCTCCGTAGGTAACTTAATTCCTCCATTACGTAATGCAGAATAGGTAGGAGAACCATATCCGGTCATAAATGATATATTTGGCAATAATGTATCCTTTACATTTTTTAGACTTAATCCCATACCAGACAAGTAAACATCCATTTTACGTATGCTTAAGAACTTAAGTGTTGTATCTGCAATATTTTTAAATACATTATTATAACGACACTGTAATTTTATTATTTTTTCATCTCCGCTTGCATACGATTTAGAAAACCCTTCTATAAAGTAGAATACACGACGTGTTCTAAGAAGGCTATCGTTTTCTTCATCATATCCAGTATAGTCGGAAAGAGCATTTAGATAAATAAAGTTTTCAAGATTATCTAATAAAATAGATATATTTTCATTATAGAGAAAAATATCTTCAGCATCTTTTTTAATAATATTTAGACTATTCATTCGTAGACCCGGATTATGGATGTCAAACATACCATACTCATCTATCTTTTCCTTATCAGAAGTTGGATTTAACAGTTCGGGATTTTGTAGTATTGGATAAATAATTCTTTTAAAGAATCCTTCATTTTCAATTAAATAAGTACTAATTACTAAACGTCTGTCTGTAAAAAATCTAGGATATGGAATTATATTATTTTCCCCCTGAATACTATACTTACCAGTATCATATCCAATAGAGAATAACATCATTAAATAAACTCTACTTATATGAAATGGTAATTCTATATTGTTTGTTACTGCAAAATGTATAAGATTACCAATATATCTATAAAAATCTGGAATAATTGTTGTTTTAAGAAGAGATGGTTTAACGGTTTTATTAAATGTTTTTCCTTTTTCTTCATTCGTTAATGCTGCTATTTCTGGAGTAGGGGGATTATTTACAAATATTTCTCTTTGACTGTTAAGATAATTACGAATACATTCTATTTTTTCAAGATCAAGTGTTTTATTAATAACGTACCTCTTTGTTCCAAAAGGAGTTTCTATACTTGTGAAAATATTAATTTCAATTAGTTCTTGAAATATTTCACGGAAGAATTGTCTTACAGGACCTGCTCCCATTTCTAAAGTTATATGTTTTCCATTATGAAAACGAATCACTACATTTGGATCTACATCAGAACCTATATAGGTTCCAAATACTTGTTTTCCATATGTAATTTTACGTTTTTGGCTTGTACCCGTAACAATATTATGAAAAAAAGGTTTATATCTGGAATATATTCCTTCATTATAATCAAGTTGTTCATAAAAGTCTAACGTTTTGTTTTCAGGTGATAGTTGTGGTAAAGGTGTATACAGTGTTTTTGATACTTTTTCAAAAAGCTGCGATACATAAGAATGTACTTTTTGTTTTTCACATTCGTCTTCTGAAGTAGGTAAGTCCTGTATTTTTTGATGTATCAGCTGAGCGAAATTTTTGGTTGACGAATCAAAATAAACGTATTCTTTTCGTTTATTATAAAATGCGTGTGCTACTTGGATATCAGATATATCTTGGTTAGTAAGATCTTTATCTAGAGTTAAAATAGTATTTTTGATTATAGCCTTTTTTGAAATTTTAGTTCGCAACCATGAGCAATCACATAGCAAACTATTTGCAAAATGACGTATCTCTTGAATAATATCCTTGTCATGTGCTAATGTATTAAGTAAATTTCCACATTCTACATTTTCTGCATCACATTGTGTAGTTTCATATGTTAACATTCTTCTGACAGTTGGTTCTCCAACTCTATCTACAGAAGGCATTCTTTGACGTGGAAGTGGGGGAGGCGATGTCTGTCCTAGAGATGTTTGAGCAGTTCTAGGAGTTCTAGATGTTTGAGGATTTCTAGGCGTGGTAGGTGTTTGAGCAGTTATAGGTGTGGTAGGTGTTTGAGCAGTGATAGGTATTTGAGTATCAAGAGGAGATCTTCTAGAACGTCTATTAGCTACTCTATTATTTCCAAGCAGCCTTACGTTCGCAGGATGTACTACGCTAGTGGAAATGTTAGGCCATAGTCTTTTTAATTTACCATAAATAATATTATATAACTCAAAGTATATTGTACGAACGTCCATTCTATCCCACGAATAAGCAGTAATGATACAACTGGATAAGAACTTACGAAGAAGTAATTTATTTTCTTCAGTTACTTCTTGAATTTCTTCAGTTTTTCTACCCATAAAGTTTATATCATTGGTAATTGTTTCTACGGGAGTAGGAGCAATATGTATATATTGAACGGATTCTTGTGTATCATTATCAGTATATGTAAAATAAGGATATAGTTGACTTTTGCAACCGTTTAAAAGAGTGTTCCACGTTGATATTTGAGCTGTATTTCCCAAAAGAAAAGCATTATTGTTTTGGTTTAGATCTGGATGAGAAAACCACGATATACATGTTTCTGGCGTAAGAGTAGCTTGAACGTTCGTAGCTCTTGGCATATCTATTATATAAAATAGATTTATTTATATATACAAAGACGCTAAGAAGTCATCTTTATTTTTTTTTGATTTCATATGATCTGTTTGTGTAAACTCAATCACTGCACTTTCAAAGTCTTCTTTAGAAATAACTTTTTTATGTTTTTTTTCTGCAGAAAAAACTCGCATAGAATGAATAAATTTGGTTCTGGTGAAGAGCACTTCCATATCTCCTCCATTAAATTGAAAACATTCTTTATGACGTTGTAGTAATTCTTCACTTACTGCATTTGGTTCAATATTCCAACCATTTTCTTTGACAATTGTATAAAAGATTTCTTTGAGTTGTTTGGAAGTATAGTCCACAATTGTAAATTTAAAAGGGAAACGGCGTTCTAAACCTGGATTTGTTTTGAAAAAACGTTTTTCAAGATCTTCTTTGTATCCAGCAATAACACAGACCAAATCCTTTTTTTCCTCACTAAGGTATTGATTTAATGTATCTATACATTCCCGCGAAAAGCTATCCTTTTGTTCTGTATCTCCTAAAGAATAAGCTTCGTCAATTACTAAAATACCTCCTTTTGCATTTTCTACAGCTTGTTTTGTTTTTATAGCTGTATGTCCTAAATATTGCCCTACTAAGTCTGCTCGTTTTAAGAAAGTAACTTTTCGGGTAGGAAGAACTCCAAGGTTTGCATAAATCTCAGATAAAATATGTATAAATTTTGTTTTTCCAACACCAGGACCACCATATACTACAGTATGAAGCATATCTTGATTTTCATCATCAAAACTTTGCAGATAGAAGATAATCAGTGTAAGAATTTGTTTTTTTAGATCTTCCAAACCGACCATAGCTAAGAATTTTTCTACTGGTTTCCGTAACCGATAAATATTATAGAAAGGAAGATTTGTATGTTTCTCTTTGTCAAAATTTTTGGAGGTATAAAACTTTGAGAGCAGAAGAATATCTTCTAATGTTTGAATCTTAAATTCATAATGGTGATAAAATTCGTTACTAAGACTATTGTTACGTTTTAGTATTTTATCACTACTTAATTCAAAGGATTCATATTCAACTTTTGGTTTTTTAGATGTAGTAGTAATATCTAAGTGCAAGCGCCGTTTTACCTTTTTTTCCACTGGAGCGTCTATGTCCATATGTATTATTATTATATAAATAGCTCTTTTTCTTTATATTCATAACACCGCATCTGATTTATAATTGTAAGTATTTATTTAAACATCTAGATAATAAAAAATGAAAGTACTAAACAATAAGTATTTATACAGCAGATAAGTACAATACAATGGAAGATCCTACCTGGCAAGTTATTCATAATTATTTTTCTCAAGGTGGAGGTAGTGAAAATGCAAATCCGTTAGTTCAACACCAGGTTGAAAGTTATAATGAATTTATTGATAAAAAACTATCACAGATCATCCAAGGATTCAATCCGATTCAGATCTGTCATAACTATAAAGAATCAGTAAAAGACTTTGGGTATAAAATCTATATGACAATTACAAATCCTTCGCTTTCTAAACCAATTATCCAAAGCCAAGATGGAAGTCAGCAGTTGATGACACCTCATTTAGCTCGGATGAATGGTCTGACTTATTCAGTAAATCTATATACAGATGTTCATATTGTTACAGAGACCATCAATGATGATAATGTGACAGAAAGACACGAAGTAAAGGTTCCGAATGTTACGATTGGAAAGATTCCCATCATGGTTCGTTCCAAAGCCTGTGTACTTAATCAAATGCCAGGTCTTGCTGAGAATAATGGAAAGCATGAATGTCGGTATGATCCAGGAGGTCATTTTATTGTAAATGGTACTGAAAAAGTAATTATTAGTCAGGATCGTATCAGTGAGAATAAGACTCTGGTATTTTCTCAAAGTGGAGCTGTATCTGAGGGAGGATTGACTGCAGAAATCCGTTCTGTTCCAGATGGTGTATTCCTTCCTCCTAAAACAACAAGTATTACACTAAGTGGTAAGCCAAACCATATGGGACGAATTATTCGCATGAATTCATCTTTCCTAAGGTCGGAAATCCCGTTGTTCATTGTATTCCGAGCTCTTGGGGTGACAACTGATAAGGAGATCCTTCAGCATATTGTAATGGATACTGAAAATCCAAAACACCAGCGTCTTCTAAGTGAATTAGTGGCTACAGTAGAAGATGCTTCAGAGATTCATACACAGGAGGAAGCTATCCAGTATATGATGCGATATATTGGAATTACTGGAACTCCTAGAGAATATCTGGAACAGCCAGAAGTCGCTCGGAGGATTGTAGTACAAATTATTCAAAATGACTTTCTACCACATGTAGGTAAGAGCTTGCGTCGGAAAGCTCTGTACCTAGGAAGTATGGTTAATAAACTGATGCGTATTTATCTTGGTTACCAGTTGCCGGATAACCGAGATAGCTACCTATACAAAAGAATTGATACCCCCGGAATTCTACTAAGTAACCTGTTCCGACAGTGTTATGGTAAGATGATTAAGGAGATGCGTAATTCTATCCAAAGAGAATTGCAGCTATGGCGAGCAACTCCAAATATCCCAGGAAATATCATCAATGCTTCCAACATTCATCGGTTCATTAAACAATCAATTATTGAACAGGGAATTCGGTATGCTCTTTCTACAGGAAATTGGGGAGTAAAGACACTTGGAAGTTTCCAAAACATCCGAACAGGAGTGGCTCAGGTTCTAAACAGAATGTCATATCTAAGTACGTTGTCGCATCTTCGTCGTATCAATACACCTATGGAAAAAAATGGAAAACTAGTTCAGCCACGTAAGCTTGAGAATACGCAGTTTGGAATGGTATGTTTGGCAGAGACTCCAGAGGGTAGTTCAGTTGGTCTTGTGAAAAACATGGCATTGAGCACAAAAATCACTATCTCTATGAGTGGACAATACATTCGGGAGTTGGCAACAAAACTAGGAACCGAAATATATGATGACACTGTGATGCATCCAACTGTATATCTAAAAGATATGGGAAGTGCGCAAGTAGCAGTCATTCAGATTAATGGAGATATCATTGGTTTCCATCGGCATCCTTCTTACTTCTATGAAGCAATGAAGTCAATGAAGCGTCGGGGACACATTCCTCCCACAACAAGTATTGCATGGGATGTACCAAATGGTATTATTCTGATTAGCACAGAGGCGGGAAGAATGTGTCGTCCTCTTTATATCGTAGACAAAACAGTGGAAGGTCGCAAACTCCGCTTCTATCGTCTGATGGAAGAGGACGAAGACTTCTGGAAAAACATGAAAGAAAAGCCATTTACAGAGTATCTTGCTTTCCTGGATAAAAATGAAGAAGGCTTTATTGAATATATGGATGTGGAAGAAATTGACAAAGCAATGGTTGCTATGATGCAGGTAGATCTTACCAAGGTACAGAGAGGAACGTGGATTCCTCCTCTATATACTCATTGTGAACTCCATCCAAGTCTTATGATGGGAGTTCTTGCTTGTAATATTCCCTTCTCAGATCATAACCAATCTCCTCGTAACTGTTACCAGTCAGCGATGGGAAAACAGGCAGTTGGTATCTATATGAGTAATTATAACCATCGGATTGATACACTGGGACATATTCTAAACTATTCGCAACGACCACTAGCTCGTACCAAACTCTCAAAATATACCAATGCTGATGCAATGCCTTCTGGAGTAAATGCTGTAATTGCAATTATGACAAAGACGGGTTTTAATCAGGAGGATTCTGTCATGGTAAATCGCTCTGCATTGGACCGAGGGTTATTTACAAGTACTTACTATAAAGCATACCGTGATCAGTGTTCAAAAAATCATAGTACTGGAGAAGAAGAGCAGTTTACAAAGCCGGCGCCGACAACATCTCATATCAAACCATACAATTATGATAAATTGGATACCAATGGATTCATTCCTGTAAATACTCATATTGATGACACAGACGTTCTCGTAGGAAAAATTATGCCTCACAAAGTGCAGGGACAAATCTATCCACGAGATATGAGTATGGTAATGAAGGCAAATGATCACGGATATGTAGATATGAATTACCAGGGTGTAAATGGAGAGGGATACAAGTTTTGTAAGGTTCGTATCCGAAAATATCGGAAGCCAACCATTGGAGATAAAGTATCTTCTCGTCACGGTCAAAAAGGTACGATTGGAATGATTTATGCACAAGAAGATATGCCCTTCAGTAAGGATGGAATTACACCAGATGTGATTGTAAACCCGCACGCAATTCCGTCACGTATGACAGTTGGACAATTGATTGAGTGTATTATGGGAAAAGCAGCAAGCTTTGTTGGAGCACAGGGAGACGCTACACCATTTAATGGGTGTGGAGTAGAAGATGTTGCAGAAATCCTAGAGTCATATGGTATGGAACGATATGGAAATGAAATTCTTTATAATGGACGAACTGGTGAAATGATTCACACGGAGATCTTTATGGGTCCGACATTCTATCAGCGACTAAAGCATATGGTAAGTGATAAGATGCATAGTCGGGGTTCAAATGGTCCAGTAGTAATGTTGACACGCCAGCCTGCAGAAGGCAGAGCACGTAATGGTGGTCTCCGTTTTGGAGAAATGGAACGTGATGCAATTGTTGCACACGGAGCAAGTTGTTTCTTGAAAGAGAGAATGTTGGATGTTTCTGATAACTATAGGGTGTTTGCATGTAAGAAGTGTGGTTTGTTCTGTGTAGTAAATCCAGAACGTAATATTTGGAAATGTAATAATTGTCGTAATCAAACAGATATTGTTCAAGCACGCATCCCGTATGCAATGAAACTACTAATTCAAGAATTGACAACCATGGGTATTGCCCCTCGGATGACATTCTAAAAAAGTTAACAAAAATGTTGAGTAAACGAATTATGGTAAGATTACTTTAAAAAGTGCTGATTCTTGTATAGGTTTTATAATTTGAGTAGAAAATACAATTTCTTCTTTTGTTTCGTCCATTATATCAATTGCCATAATGAGACCAATATTATGAAATATAGGATACGTTAGTATGTCCTCTAATGGAGTTGTTACAATAGAGAGAGACGTCTTTGTACATTCTTTTTTATTTTTAGAAAGATGCAAATAGATTCCTTTGGAAGAATAGATATAACTATCATAACCATTACTATCTTTAGTGGTTAATTGTTCTTTTAGACCTAAATTTGTAGTGCTATATTTTGTAATAAACATACTATGTTTTTCAGGATCAATTAAATTTTTAGTATATAATATATTTTTAATATGAGGAAACGAGAGAATGTAGGTATGATTGTCATAATTTGTTCCAACATATAGTTTATTATGATTCAATGTGTATAAAAATTTCATGCTTGTGATATGCTATGTATGCTAAATATACGTGATAATTTTTAAGCACTTTACTTATATAAAAATAAATTGAAATACTCTTATAGGTTTCTAATATATAGTAGAATATATTGAATCATGTATAAAAGTAATATTCGTAACAAAAGAACTCGTGGCAGTCGTAATGATAAAAACCGAGAACTTTTGTATCCTGAAGAAGGTCAAGAATATGGATTTGTTAAAGAAATGCTTGGAAATGGTAGAGTAAATGTTCACTGTGAAGATGGAAAAACAAGAGTAGGTCGTATCAGAGGATCTATGCGAAAGTTTAAACATAAAGCGATCATTACAAATGGGGATATTATTATCATCTCGCGACGAGATTACGAAGATGATAAAGTAGATGTAATTCATAAATATACATTTGAAGAGGCAAATAATCTAAATTATAGAGGAGAACTCCCAGAAAAAATTGGAAAAGCATATCAACAAAAAGATAATAATACATTCTCTACAAATCATGATGATTCGTATGTCGTATTTGCAGATGGTGATTCAGAGGGACTTGTTGGAGGTGCTACGGTTTTGTCTAAAGATGATTCAGATGATGAATCGGATGGTTCAGTAGACGTAGATAATATTTGAAGATCTGCTTTACATATGGGACAAGTCTTATTTTCAGAAACCCATTTTTCTATACATTCTTTACAATAAGCATGTTTACATACATTCATCGTGTAAATGGTGTCTTTTTCATGCAATAAATCTATACAAATAGGACATGTATCTTCTTTACATATGTATTTTTTTTCAATTACTTTTCCAATAGTATTAATATCTTCAATACCTACTTTATGGTATCCAATTGTATCACATAAATCTTGGAGAGAGCCATAATCCATATTGTCCATCATAGAATTTATCGCTGTATTAATTAAAAATTGGTAATTTTCATCAACAGATGTTTCTGGAAAATATAGACTATACATCATGGTCATTGTAATAGGATGCTCGTTTATGAGGTGATATAGATATTCTCCAGTAAGAATACTATCGTTACATAAATAACAGTAACGATAATTTAAGAAAATATCTTCGGGATCTTCCAATTCAGGAAGGTCCTCTAATATTTCATTATTTTCCTCTTCAAGATTTTGATCCATTATTAATAGAGGATACTTGAATTCTTAAACCCTTACATGTATGAGGGTTTAAGAATCGTATATTAAATCGTTTACATCTATATCATTTGGATCGTTTAGAAGCATATCTTCATTATAGTATTCATCTAAATCAATTTCAAATCTATTTTTAACAGATGTTTGATATTGGACTCTTGTTAGAATAAGGATAATTATTCCAAGAATGAGCAGGAGAAATGATATCCAAAGAATTTTCTGAATCTTCATGTTTTATTATTTAGATTACATTATTTTAGTGTATTCTTTTCAAATATATCTTCTTGACCTTCTAGAGAAGTATATATATTTCCAGTTTCAAGACGACTTGTCCAAGTACTTATTTTATTTGTAAAAGCTTCTACCTTAGGTATCCATGAATAAGGTTCTCCAGTTTTTTCATTCCATTCAGAAGCAGCAAATGGATATAAAGGCTTTTCATATCGTTTCCAATCTATATTTTCCGTAGTATAGGGAGGAGCTATAATATCCCTGACAGGGTCTTTCACTGGAATTAATTCTGATTGACTTCCTATCCAATTCATACCTGATTTCCCATTTACTTGAGAATTAGTTACACCGATAGGAGGACCTTCGGCTTTTTGTTCCTTCCAAAACTGTTGCATTCCCTTTTTCTCAAACTCGGCTTCCGTTTCATATATCACCTCTTTTGTAACACATTCAATTGTTCCTTGGGCATTATACGAGCAAACCTGTACCATCTTGATTCTTATTACTATATTGATCACAGAAAGTATTTTCACAACTCTAACATTTACTTAAGAAAAAACTTATAAATATTATTTAATAACAGCAGTTTCGTAACAAATAATAATATAATGATTTATGATGATTATATTGCATATTGTGAAGAATATACTCAAAAATATGGAGCAAACACTGTGGTGTTTATGCAAGTAGGTGATTTTTTTGAATTGTATGCAGTAATCAATGAACAAGAAAAGTTAGGGGCAGACATATATCGTATTTGTGAATTATGTAACATTCAAGTAAGTCGGAAAAATAAATCTAATTTAGAAAATTCACGTTCTAATCCCCTAATGGCAGGATTTCCTATATCAACAATCTCTAAATTTATTCAGATTATGACACAATCAAATTATACATGTGTATTAATTCGTCAAGTGACTCCTCCACCAAATCCAAAAAGAGAAGTTACAGAGGTAATTAGTCCATCTACTACACTTACAGTAAATAGTTATGAAGGATTGTACTTGATGGTTGTATATTGGGATTCATATAAAGATCTATTGCGAAACCGAAATCTATTAAATGCGGGGATTGCTACTATGGACGTAACAACTGGAAAATCTTGGATGTACGAAGCGTATAGTACGAAACAAGATCCAGAATTTGCAAAAGATGAAGTCCTTCGCTGTATCAATTTATATCGCCCAAAAGAAATTGTGTTTCTGGGAGATGTAGAAGAAGAACAGTCAAGTGATATTGAGGTGATGTTTCAATTACAAAATACTACAGTCCATAGTGTATGGAATTCAGAAAAAGTTAAACCTTTTACTAAACCTTCTTATCAGAATCTTGTACTAGAAAAAGTATTTGGGAAAGGAGGAATTATTACACCGTTAGAATCGCTACATTTAGAACGATATCTTCTTGCGACTGTCGCTTATTGTTATATGTTACAGTTTGCTTATGAACACAACGAGGGAATGATTAAAGATATTTCACGTCCAGAACATTGGAAGAATGAAAAACATTTGGTATTGGAAGCAAATTGTATTCATCAATTGAATATAGACTCCATAAATCCAAATGAAACTCCTTTGCTAACAATTTTAAATCGTACAATGACTGCATTTGGATCTCGGATGTTTAAAGAATATCTCCTAAATCCAATTATAGATAAGAAAGAGTTAGAAAAACAATATGATCGGATAGAACTCTTTCAGAAAGATCAGTTATATAAGGAACTGACTCATCCATTGCAGTCTATTTTAGACTTGGAAAGAATGATTAGAAAGATAGGAATGGAAAAGTTTCAACCATGTGAATGGCTAAGTCTTTCAGGTTCATTGGAGGGAGCAAAGAAAGTATTTCAAATTCTTCAAAAGAAGATAATTGGTACAGATATATCTTTTAAGAATCTACAAACCATTATGCAAGACTATAACACTACTTTGAATCTTGAAGAATGTGGAAAATATAATATGAATGATATGTATACCTCTATTTTTCATGAAGGAGTCTATCCAGATATAGATAGTGTTACAACCACTCTTCGTAAGAACTTTTCATTTCTAAATGAGATGTGTATTAAAATATCTAATATTGGAAATGGTGAAACTACATTATGTAGGTTAGACTGTAATGAACGTGACGGATATCATCTAACAATTACAAAAAAACGTTGGGAATTAGTACATAAACTTTGTCCAGAACATGTTATTGTAGAAAATGAATATATTCGGTGGAAAGAGTGTAAGGTAAAGCCTTTAAGTGCAACAAGTTCGGTATTACGATTATCTCATCCAAAGATAGATCATTTGTCTGACAATATTTTGATTCAACAACGTAAGATTTCTCAACTAAACTTGGAGTATTATAAACAATATTTGCAAACATTCTATAAAGTATATTATGAATATTTCATGGACATGATTCGGCTATTAGGAAATATAGATATTTGGAGTACAAATGCAAAAAATGCAAATGAGTTTAAGTATTCCAGACCAACGATTTTAGAAGGGACAACTTCTTATTTACAATCAAAGAAACTACGTCATCCAATTATAGAACGACTAAATCTTCGTACAGAATATGTAGCAAATGATATTGAACTTGGAAATAATAAGAAAGGTTTGTTATTGTATGGAATTAATGCTTCTGGTAAAAGTTCATTGATGAAATCAGTAGGAATCAATGTGATTATGGCACAGGCAGGGATGTTTGTGGCAGCTTCTGAGTTTACATTTGTTCCATATCGTCATATTTTTACACGAATCTCTGGAATGGATAATATTTATCGTGGACTAAGTACATTTACGGTAGAGATGTTAGAATTAAAAAACATTCTAAATAGATGTGATGAATGTAGCTTAATCTTAGGAGATGAACTTTGTGCAGGAACAGAGGGTATTAGTGCTATTTCTATTGTGGCTGCAGGAATTGATTATTTGCTAAAAAAGAAAGGGACCTTTATCTTTGCAACTCATTTACATGAATTACTAGAAATAGAGTTTATTCAACAAAATTCTGAAATTCGTGTTGCACATATGCATATAGAACTAGATCCTATAACAGGAAAAATTATTTATGATAGATCTTTGAAAGAAGGAAATGGTAGTAGTGTTTATGGTTTAGAAGTCTGTCGCTTTTTAAAGATGGCAGATTCATTTTTAGAAACAGCAAATAAAGTTCGGAAAACGATTCAACGAGTTCCATTGTATATCATTGAGCCGAAAGTTTCAAAATATAATCATGATGTATATGTTTCTACATGTTCTTTATGTGGAGAAGAAGCCTCAGAGACACATCATATTAAGCAGCAAAAAGATGCAGACGAATTTGGATTCATTGGAGCAATACATAAAGATAATAGAAGTAATTTAATTGTGTTATGTGAAAAATGTCATATTAATCAACATCATGGCTCAAAGAAGATTGAAAAAGTAGTGATGACATCTGATGGTATAGAACCATATATGATAGATAAACCTACTATTTTAAAAGAACTTCCAACGATTGATATGAAAGATTATTTATTTTACTCTATTCAAGGATGGAGTTATCGTTTACGTAATAATGAAACATGGAAGAAACTAACTCCAGTAAACTATGAAAAAGTATTTATAAAATTACGGAAGATATATGATCTTCTTCCTTCAGAAAAGAAAGATATTGAGAACTATTTGATGGAACATCAATCAGAACTATTAGTCTTTGTAAAATAATAATTTGCCTCAGGTTGCAATACATGTTTAAAGTAGCGATGTTCTATCCGATGATATGTTTTTTCTAAAATACCATTTATTTCACGAAGACCTTTATGATAACAAGGAGTATATGCTTGTGGTGTTTGAATATAATAGTTCATAATACGAAGAATCCTGTAGACCCAAAAAAATACTTCTTCCCTTGGCATAGTATATGATTTATACTTTCTTTTGCGGGGAACTCTTTAAGCAACTTCAAATAACGATTTCATACTATATGAAGTTTTTTGCTGAATAAATATTTCTACAATTTTATCATAATCTATTATTTTTTTATTTTGAATGAACCATACATCCAAAGGTTTTTCATAAATATCCCACTTTAAATAATCACATATAATCCATACCATTTCAGAGATGTCTTGGGATCTTACTTTATATACCTCTTCAATCTCCTTATAAATGTTTATATGATCTTGTACATGTTCATTCATTAAACTATTTACAATGGTCCATGCTGAAAATATTACGACTTCATATACTGATTCTATAATATGTTTTGAAAAGTTATCTATAATATGAATCATTGTACAAAATTTATGAATTTGATTCCAACGGATGCAGAATTTATATATATGATGTATGATATAGCTTCTATCATTTTCTCCCCATCCAAGAAATGGTGTCACTACAATTTCATGATAATATTGTTCAAAATCTTTAGTAACGGGAAGATTAAATGTACTTGTCCACAAATTATAAAGTTCTAAGAGAGATGGTCGTTGTTGAGGATCATTATAAAATATTTTTGAGAGTATTTGTTGATAATTTGTAGCGATGGTTTCAAAACATTTACTAAAATAGGGTTCTGTTTCTTTGATACATATATTTTTAAGTGTAATAATCCATTCCTTTCTTTCTGAAATTGTATTTTTTAAAACATATGTTGGGTAAAATTCTTTAGAAATAGGGTACTGTTGAAGCATACTTGCAATAAGCATACCAATGGTCCATACTATAGAATTATCATTAATTTTATTATTAAACGCTATTTCTGGCGCTACATACATCCAAGTGCCAATACTATCTACCCATTTTAGTTGATCATTTTCTACATATAATGTACTCATACAGTTATAATCAATAATTGTAATACCATTTGTAGTTGGATTGTATAAAATATTATTAGTTTTTAAATCTGTGTGTTGTAATCCATTTACTTCCATAATAATACAAAGTCGTAATATTTCAGCAATAACGTGTGGGCGTTCTTCTTTATCAATCATTGGAATATGGTGATGCAGTGTATTTCCTAAATATTTTTGGTGAAAATAGATAAAATGGGCAGATAAATAGACAGATGTTAATCCTACAAATCCTTGAAAGTTGGATAACAGTTTGCTAAAGCATGCTTCTTGAATAGCTGGATAGTAAATATAATAGATACAATCTTTATTTGTGGCAAGACTTGGATAAAATTTATCTGAACAGCTAGTATGTTCTTCATAGCGAGGAATTTTCTTAATAATACTATTTTCAATAGAATTATAATAAATGATTCCATAGCCTCCTCTTTTCCATTTTTTATAAGAGGAGTCTATTGAATATTCATGGCTATAATATCTATTTGCTTCCCTTGATAAAATCATTTAGGTTCACCTTTCTCGTTGTATTTATATGAGTAATATATATTTAATAGGTATTCAATGAAAAAACATACCTTTGCAGGGTCAGTAGTACAAGACATATGTTCTATGTCTGCAGCGTTTTTCAAAAAGGAGTGTTTTTCCTCTTCAGATAGAGAAGATATTAGATCAATTGTAATTGTTGATATAGAAATATCTTGTTGAAATAGTTTATATGCAAATTTACGAATTTCATCTTTATCATATACACGATCTATAAAGTCTTGTAGTGGTGGATAGATAAGTGTAGGAAGTGTTTTTAACTGTTTTAATACACTGGGTTCATTAAAGAATATATTCCGAATAATATTTCTATCTACATACCGAATGGTTTTCTTATTTGTTAATTTATGAAGAATTTCTATTTGTTGTTCTTCAGTGGGAAGTGGTATACGAAAAGATAACATTCTTGATAAAATGGGTGCTTCTAATTGATTAATATGATGGGTTGTAGAAATAAAAAGGACATTTCCAGTGAATCTTTCTAAAATAACACGAAATGCTTGTGAATTGCTACGATGAAGGATATCTAAATTTTTTAGAATGATAATGTGACGTGATAAATAAATGCAGCGGTTACGAATAATATTAAGAAGGAAGTCAATCATTTCTTGAATGTTTTTTGGAAAATCTGGATGTGCCATATCCATTTCAACATAGTAGTCTGTTTCAATGTATGGTAAACTATTCCACATAGGTGTTCTTTTTTGAATTGGATAAGTAGCACCAAATTTTATAGCGATTGCATATTCTATTAATATCATATGTGGAAATCCAATTGGACCATAAACCAAAATGTTAGGAGAGGAGTCAATATCATTGTTTAAAAGTTGTTTACATGTATATTTGTGAAGTGGAAGAAGAGTTATAAAATCAGAGAACTGATGATAGAATTTATCCCATAAAGCAAATGAAGTCATCTTGGAATATAGTAATTTATGTTCTTTATGTATAGGATAAATCATATGGATACCGAATATCTATATTTCTTATTTGAGGCTGCTACAATAGGTGTTTTAGTAATAGGATTTGTTTATTTATTTGTAATGTCAATTATTGTAAGAGATTATTCATTGATTGTAGATAGACCGTTTATCTTTGTAATAGAGTTTATCTTTACGATGTTCCTTCCTGCAATCCCTTTATTATTCTTTACAGTATCTCGTGGAGTTGATTTTAAACAGGCGATTGTTTATACAAGTACACTTGCTGCTAAATTCGGAGCATTCCATTTGGTGCTGCAATTATCTGGATTTTACAAATATGCATTTGGCGTTTAAAAAGAAACCTCAATAGAGTACGTAGAATGGATCCTTATGAAATTTTAGGATTAAATTATCCTTGTAGCAAAGAGGAAATAAAAGGCAGATATCATGAACTTGCCAGAAAACACCATCCTGATAAGCATCAACATCTTTCAAAGGAAGAAATATCTATTCATGAACAAGAATTCAAGAAGATTAATTTAGCTTATGAGCTTTTAACAAAGAAGGAATTTGAATATACAACAAAGAATGAATGGAAAGGAATATGGGAGAATATGAATGTAGCTGATCTCTTTTCAAATCCAGAATTATTACGAAATATGGGCGATATTCTTAAGAATGTAATAAATGTAGCACAAGAATATAAAAAACAAAAGGCTACTGAACATAACGTTACCGTAGATGTAACATTAGAAGATGTATTTCATCGTAAAGAAAAGAAATTACGACTTTTTTTGAAAGGAATTATAGAACCGGTATTTATTCATATTGATTGTGGTTGCTATCCATCGTTTTTATGTACACATATTACTCCAGATGAAAGAACCCGCTTTATTCATGTAACGTTTCAATTGATTCCACATGACATTTATTCGTTAGATTCGGTTTTTGATACAAAAGATATTTTATGCAATCTTGAACTTAATCTCTATGAATATATGTATGGATGTGAAAAAACATTAGATTATCTGGACAAAACACAGCTAAAAATTCCAATAGATACATGTTGTTTGGATACAATAGAGATTCCACAGAAAGGATTGCATGGACAAGGAAAATTATTGATTTTTCCAAAGGTTTCCTTACCGACAAAAGATGCAATAGAACAACTTAATGAATATAAAAAAGAGAAATTACAGAGATATTTAAAAGTTATTTCAAACGCACCTCATTCTGGTCACTTAGAAGTGAAAAGTATTTAAAGATTAATTCACATACATATACATCAAGAAAGATGCCCGCTAAGAAGTCTCCCGTTGTTACTGCCCCAGTCGTTGCTGCCACTCCCGCCCCCAAGGCTGAGAAAGTGGTTGCTGCCAAAGTTGAGAAGGTTGTTGTCCCTGTTGTTGCCGCTGTTGAGGAAGATGTCGTTGTTGAATCCCCCCTCGCTACTCTAGAGGACAAGCTATCCCTACTTGCTTCTACCCTAAAGGAAGTGAATGTTCAAGTTCGTGTTGTCAAGAAGGAACTTGACCGTCTACGCCGCATTGCCGACCGCGTTGAGCGCAAACGTGCCAATGCTCGTACTACCCCTAATGGCTTTGCCAAGCCTACCAAGATCTCTGATGAGCTCTGTGTCTTCCTTGGCGTTCCCAAGGGTTCTGAGAAGTCTCGCACTGAAGTGACTCGCGAGATCCACAAATACGTTAAGGGCAAGGAGCTATCTGATCCTAAGAACAAGCGTATTATCCTTGCTGCCAAGGACGCTACCCTAAAGAAGCTACTTGCTTGCTCGGATGCTGACGAGATTTCTTACTTCAACCTACAAAAATTCCTAAAGCACCACTTTGTGAAGGCAGTGGTTGCATAAAAAAAGATATATTTTAATAATTAAATTTCGTATTTTTTATGTAGTAAATTCATATATTTATGTAATTTTTCCATTGCTTGAAATGTTTCATATTCAGCTTTGAATCCCTTATCTGCCATTTTGCGTAAGATATTTTCTTCTTTTTTGCTTCTTGTAGCAGCAGTATAATTTGTCTGTAATAAAATCATTTCCATACCAAGTTGTTGGTGATTTTTAATCAAATTGTTTAATGTTTTCTTTTCAGAAGTAGTAATGGAAGCAAGTATCTTTTTTGATAAAGGTTTGATTTTCATATATAATTATCATAACAAAAGAAAAATGAAAATTATAACAAATGCTCTTCAGAAAGCTTTGCAATTAATGTACCCATTTGTTTTTTATAATTTTGCCAAAAGTCATAGCAGGCAATACGAACTTCTTCACACTTAACTGGGTCAGTTATTAATTCGTTTGTTTTACAAAGAGCATTTTCCCAGTCTTCGCCAATTATAAAAGGAGGAAGACAGCCATAGAGAGATTCCCAATAATTAATACCTTTACTATTTCTCCCTGCTATTACAATTGGAATGGCACCACATTCAAGAGTTTCATTTACACGAAATGTATCTCCAGAAAGAGTATTGCTAACACCCGGTGCACATAAAATAAATTTGGATTTTAGAAGTAGTTGACGATAATCTTCTGTAGGAAGACCTGTTTGAATACTGAAAAAACTATCACCTGTTTCAAAATGAATAAGATTCGGTTTTAATACACTGAACATCTTTAAAACAGCTTGTCGTTCAGGTGTTCGTGGGGCTCCAGCAAAACTCCATATATATTCTCGTGAATCATATGAAATAACCCGAGGTATATCCCCATTATAATTGTTCCAAAATTCACGTTTAAAACCTAATGCAAGATATCGTAATTTTGGATATATATCAAATAGTTCGTGATAATAATTGCGGAATGCAAACTTACACATGGAATAATTATAAAACTCTACATTATCATCAAACCATTCATCTGATATATGAATGACTCCAAATGGAATACCTTTTTCTTCATATTGAGAAAGGTATGCAATATAATTAACACTTCGGTTAATTACTATTAATGCTCCAGGTATAATATGTTCCATAGATTTTACAGACTCAATTGTGTAAGAAATATTTACAGTATTTAAAATGGTGCGAATATAATCAAGTTCCCAATTTTGTTCCAAAGGTAAATGTGTTGCCCATAAGATATGTAGTGTCATGTTATAAAAATAAAACAATAAGCATCTTTAACTACTTTTCATCGTCAGAATCCTCAATAAATCTGTACTTTTGAGTGTTTTCTACACCTAATGTAAGTGTTCGTTTTAATTTTGATGCAACTGTAGGTTTTGGAGGTGGTGGTCCTCGTAAACGAATTTCTTCTACTTCTTTCCAAAAATCATAGATTGATGGAATAATTGTTTTCCATAAAGTTTCATCAAATGTTACTCTCGTATGAAATATGTGTTTTAAACGCCAAGGAGTCATTTTTATAAAGGTGTTTGGCTCCTCTGCTTTTAATAGAATTGATACTTGTTCATTTGCCCACTGAATGCACTCTTCTGTGGTATAACATTCTGGAGAATATTCGTATATATAGTCATTGTTTGTATTCATAAACTCAAGAATAATGCCATGTTCTTTATTTCCCATAGATGTACAACTCATCATATATTCACTAATGTCGTGATATACTTCAAAGTAACACTCTACATAATCACACAAAGATAGTTTACAAGTTGCCAATTGTCCTTGAATTTGTAAATAATACTGTTCTGGAACGTCACTTGTACATTTTCTATTGTAAGGACATTTCATTTCTACCATAATGCCAGTTTCTGTAATTCCATCTGGAGATGCACCAAAGCATACTATTTCATCATTTGGAATTAAGCCAAATTCATATAATTTTACAGGATTTACTATCTGTTGATAACATCGCATACCCATTTCTTCAAACATAACTCCCCATTTTAGGGGAGGGAGGGATTTTAAAGGAGTATTTGCGGGGAAAGCCTTACTTTCTAACAACTGTTTCCGATTTCCAAATTTTCCCTTTCCAAGCGCCTGTGCAAGATCACTTGCTGTTAACCGATTCATTCTCAAGTCAAACCATTCTTTAGATCTTTGACGAACAAGTGGCATATTTTGGAGTATATTTAATTGTTGAATATCATTAATTACTTTATCTATATGAAGTAAACTCTCTTTTGTATAATCGTATATGTCTGCCAAACAATCTTTTAGTTTTTCTACACTCCATGAATAAATTTCTGGAAAATGTTTCCCCACACGATAACAGTGCAGATGTTGGTCCTTCATGCAATAGCTTCTATATAATCTCTTTTTGTTTCTTAAGTGCTTTTTTATTACGCTCGTACTCGTTCGTTTTTAGGTACTGGATGGTCTTAGAAATACTATAAGGAATACGATCTTGTACAGAAGAATCTTCTACTTCTTGGTTTGTATCTATTTCTTCACGAACTCGGGACGCAATAATACGCTCTGCTATCTTCTTTCGTGATTCTAGAATAGAACGGACACTTTCTTCAAAAGGATCCATTTGTTTTACCAAGTCTTATAATGTTTATGTCATTTTTTAACTGCTTGGATAATATTAAATGTGTTGCCATGTAGAATTTCCAATACTTCTAAATTATTTGATGAGAATGACCTGGATAATCCAACATCAGTAATCCATAATTTCATATTATATAATGGAGTAATATGTTCCATTGGATTATGACCAATAATCATTGCAATTGTACCTGTGTGATGTAGAACTTGTTCCAAACCTATTTTCATATTTTCATGTGAACTTGGATCATGTAAACCTTCTATATACATGCGATTCCATAATAGAGAAGTCGGTTCTACAAAAAGTTGTTTATGAATCATAACATCATGAAATTCCATAGGTTTTCCTAATAAAAATTGTTGATTTAAATCATTCATCTTTTGTAAATTACCATGTATTGCTTCTAAATGATGTGGTAGTAATCCTGCATGGCAAAATAACAAGTTTCCGATACGTAACACACTATTTCTATTTGCAAGTATAGATGCATACATACCTCCCGGTTTAAATTTATCTCTTCTTGACTGTACTCCTCCTGATTTCTCCATACTCATAGGAGAAACATACATAAATTCACCAAATACATTCATCATCTCATGGTTACCAATCATAGAAATAAAACGACCGCCTTTTTTCTTTGCAATCTCGTCTAATTTTTCAGTAAAACGTAATAGTTTTACATCATCTAATTTTTCCCATTCTTGACTTGTATCCCGAGATAAACTATCTAACTGATCTCCTATCTGTACAACAATTGTATTTGCAGGTTCTGCAATCCATTCCATATCGGTATTAATAATTTTTGCCATATACAGACATGAACATAAGATAGCGATATCTCCATGAAGATCACCTATCACAATAATACGATCAGTCGGTGGAAGAATTGCAGGAACAGGTCCTATAATATCCATTTACAAATAGGTATGATATAATCTTTATAAAAGTAAACGTTTAAAATGGTTTATTGTAAAAAAATTATAATTAATCTTGCATCATTGTGTCTTCTGTATTGTTAACAATGTGCTCTCCATGGTGTCGTCCACCACGTCCACGTCCACGTCCACGACCACCACGACCACGACCACGACCACCTTGGTAGTTGCTTTCACCAGTCATCATAAAACGATCACTGTCTTCATACATAGGAGGTTGAACATTATGGTAACGGTTACGTCCCCAGATAGCTTCAATCACATTTAGAGTTCCACGCGGACGCCAGCAGGAGAAGTAGATTTTGGTATCTTCAGTAGATAGTTCTGTTTCAAAATTCTTGAGTAGTGTTTGGAAAACAGTATCACGTGATACAATGTCATGAATACGATAGTTGGGGTAATTACATTCTTGACTTACGTAACGAATAAGGTGTTTATTCTCATCTACAAAGAAACGTTCGTTATACTCGTATTCCAGAATATTAGCAGTGGGGCGGCCAGCCTCTGCACGTTGTAGCATTTTTGACTTTGCATGTTCACGTACTTCTTTTTCAAAGAAAAGGGTAATATCAGCAGCACGACGTTCTTGAATCTCATCCTTGTTCTCAAGGAGTTCCGCTTTCTTAACCTTATAGATAGTTTGTAGTTCTTGTGCGAAAGACATGGTTCTTAGTTATTCTGTTACTATTAGTAGGCTATAAATGTTTAAATACTTTTACCAGAATGTTAAGATGGTTCTATATTTTGTACTTCATATGCCCGTAAGAGTAAAATATCCATGATTCGTTTTGCCATTTGGATAGATTCTCTTTCTAAATACTGAATATTGTCAGACGCTACAAATTCTAATGCTTCTGTCGCCTCTTGATAAAAAGTTCTTAACTGAGAAAGATTTGTTCCATCTAAATATACTTGGAAACACCTGGAAATATGAAAACTGATTAATCCAAAGACTTCATTGTCCTTTCGTATTTCCCATTTGTTATCCCCAACATGTACATACGAATTATCTGAACGAAGGTTCTTTTTCTTTACAGGAAGATTATTTGTATTTTGTAATACCATTCTCAGAGAGGTACCGATTGCTTCAAATGTAGATTGTTTTCGTATGTTTTTCTTTAATTCTTTTAAGGAAAAATGGTCTGTCTGAATGGAATAATCCGTATGTAAGGAAGTAGGAAACACATTTATATTTATATTGTTAGTGCTTGTATTATTACTATTACTATTACTATTATTAATCAAGGTATTCGTTGAATTATTATTTTGTATAACAATATTTTTTGCGTCGGTATCCGTACTAATTTGGTTTGGTTGTTCAGACGGTGATACATAAGGAATTAGAGGAAGTCCCTTACATATTTTTTTATGTTTATAAAGTCCATATTTTTGTGCAAATACCTTATGACATTGTATACATTCATTCACATGATGAACCTTTTTACAAATTGATTTATGTTGTAAGAGATTTCTGTAACGTGTAAATGTCTTATAACACTCTGAACATCGTAAGGTTTCCTTCTCATCATCAAGGGCTACTTTTTCGCCATCAAGGGCTACTTTTTCGCCACCAAGGGCTACTTTTTCGCCACCAAGGGCTACTTTTTCGCCACCAAGGGCTACTTTTTCGCCACTATGCTCAGTATTTATATTATTTATATCATTACTATTATGCTTATGTTTTATATGTCTATTTAAATTATATGGTCTGTCTGTATTATATGTACAATATGAGCAATTGAGCATAGTACTATAAATAGTAAGAGAAAAAGAATCTTTAAGTGAGCAATAACACCATAAAATTAAGGTTACTCAGTGAGTAAATGAGCAGAGAGAGAGGAATACATGTTGAATGTAAAAAGATATAAAATATAGATTCTCTCTAAAAGATTCAAAAATTAATAATTTAAGAAATGAATGTTTAGTTATCTATAATGTTACTTGGATGGAAAGTAGATACAGTTGCAAAGGGGATTGGATTATGGATAGGTTTTACAGTATGTATGATGAGTATTCTTATACGTGATACTCATAGTACATTTTTTAAAATTGGACCCAATGAAAATCTACATATATTTGGTATTAGAATAGATACTGGATTACGATATACTGTGGTTGTTGGATACACTGTATGTAGTACAGTTGTAAGAACATTGCAACAAGAAGTTTTATTGCCTTGGATTATTCAGAGTGTACAAAATGATCATGAGAAAAATGAATATACAAAAGCACATGCATATGAAGTAGTCTTGGTAGATGTTACCTATCGTTGGTTTGACTGGTTTATGTATATGAATATCTTATTATCACAAATAGATATGACGATTATAGAAATGGTAGGTAACCTTGTGACTTCTTATTATATGACAAAATATTATATTCGTAATATCAAGAAAAAAGAACCAGAAATATCTGAAGGAGAAGTACAAAACTTACCATTAATACTGATAGCTAATAGCAGTGATCACATAGATAAATAATTTCATCTGGTTTAATATTTTCATAAATATATGAAATGTCTTGAATGGGGGCATGAATATGTAGCTTCACGTCATCTACTTTTTCTTCAAGTGCAAATAGATTATGAGAATGAAAGAACTGTTTCATCTTCTCTTTCATTTTATTACATAACTCTTCCAAAGTTGTGTATAACGAAATATCTATCTCTTCTGTATATCCCCAAAAGAGATCACTTGATACTTGAAATATACGCTTTGTCATAATAACAGTATACTATATTTGTGATTTTCCTTTATATATCTTCACCAATAAGAATTCCTGTATCTTGATCTATATATACATTGCTTTTCTCGTCATAAAATAGGACAATTTGAATAATAATTGTAGCTATCAAAATCAATACAAAGTAAACCAATGTTTTTATATCACTCTTAAAATTATTTCCTAAGATCAAAAGGATAAGTATTATAAAGAGCAATGCCCCACCTATAATTTGTAAAAAGTACCTTGGTTCTATCATATAGATTTTCTCTTATACACAAATAACATTATTTTTACACCATTTTCTGAATGCAGAAATAAGTACATCACACTCGGCGGGTAGAATATATTTTTCTTCTAAGTAAGATGGTATATTTTCTTGTTGTCCTTTTAATACTTGAATATCTTGTTCCATAATAGAATCAATAATACGTGTATTAAGTGATTGATAATTTTGTGAAAAGCCCTGTAATAGTAGCTCTCCGTGAAATTTTAAGAAAGGATCTTGTGGAATAATAATATCTTTGAAAGCAATATCCCTAAACAAAACATTACACGATACACGATCTATAGAGGATACATAAATTACATTCTTTCTCATAATTTTTTTACTTTTTTTATCACGAATAGAAATATCAACCACATATGGCTTAATGAAAGAAATTTCAATATCTGGAGTATCACTTTTATGTTCAAAATAACCATATAATTTTGTGTCATTTTCATACATTTCTTTCACTACAATGGTAGAAGCTTTACTCCGATTTCCTTGAAAACCATCATGCACAAAATGTACATGAGCAGGGTCTAATAGGTTTTCAATCTGTAAATAATAACTATATGGTGCTTCTAAGTAAAAATTTGAAACAAGGCAATTGGAATCTTTTGTAAATTTCATGTTAACAGAATCATCTACAACATCATTTTCACCAATCCATACAATACCATCTACTACATTTACAGGCAATGTAGCTATATTACATACATTTGGAATAGGCTTTGTACTATCCAATTGAGGGATTCGTTTGCAAATACCATGTTTATCAAATCTCCATCCATGGTAAGGACATTCTATTGTATTTCCTACAACTTTTCCCCCTGATAATTTAGCTGCTCTATGTGGACATTTATCAAGCATAGAATATAAACCATCTTTTGTTTTCCATAGTACATAATTTTTTTGATTTAACCGAAATGGTTTTGGTAACGATGATATATCTTTTTCAAACAATACAGGTTTATACATTGTAAGTATATATTATCCAGTACTTTAAATATTAATACACTATTTGTAGTTATGAAAATCACTACAAATAAAAGATAAAAATACGGAAATAACTTTTTAATAATCATAGTCTTCTTCTGAAGCTTTTAGAACCTCTAGATCTTCCATTCTTGTATCTATAATGTAGCTATAATTTGTAGAAAGAATTTCAAAGTATCCTTTTCCACTACTATAAAATATAACAGGGTCTGAAAAATAGAGAGTACATCCATATAGATTTACCAAATTTTCATCACAGAAAGCAATTGGAAACATTCCCAGAATACCACTTTCAATCGTATAGGTTACTTCTTGTTTTGCATCTTTATAATGACCCTCTATAAATCCTGTATAATGGAATGCATACATATAATGATCTTTTTCATATAATGCTGGAAATTGTTTATCAACATCTATTTCATTGTTTAGAACAAGAGTAGGATCTCCTATATAATACATTCCAGAAGGAAGCTCACACATAAGAGAAAGATCACTATCCATCTTTCTAATTCTAATTATCACTACATTATTTAACTCATTTTTTACTTTTGGACTGAAGAAACCCAATGAATAGTTCTTGCCCCCATTCTTTCAGAGATTACAGGGTTTCCAAGAGGGTCTTTTTCTTTTCCGTATATGAGAAAGGTCTTTTCTCTTTCTTCTGGATAAATCTCACCATGTTTCTTCATGAAATTGTAGTGATAATGACTATGTTCCACTGCACTTTGATAAATTCTATGTTTTTCTTCATCTGATAAAGTCTGTAATAAACGATATGGAGAGATTTTTGCTTTCCAGAGTATATCGGCACGTAAATAGTTTCCAATACCAGATACGAGTTCTTGTTCCATCAATAATATACCAATAGGTTTATTTTGATATTTCTTTTCATAAAATCTTTCCCAAAACTGTAATGATGTTGGATGATCTATGATACTTGGTCCTAATGAATTTATTTTTTCATGAAGTTGTTCTTTATTTGTAGTGATATGTACAGTTCCAAAATTACGAAGATCATTAAATATAATACCACCATTATCTGTAACAAATTTTATACGGTCATGTTTATCTTGGAACCATCTTCCGGTGTATTCTTTTTTGATATCTCCATTTACTTTCCATCCTCCGCTCATTCCATGTGTCACTACAATTCCCATCCCATTTTCAAATTCCCACCAAATCATTTTACCTTTGACACCCATCTTTGTAATTTTAAGAGGAAGTTCTGAAAGAAGATTCTTGTATTCCTTTCCAAAAGGATGCCGAATATACCTTCCAGAAAGTATTTCCATTTCCAACAGATAATGTCCCTTTATTTTCTTAATCCGATCAAATTCAAAACGAATCTCAGGTCCTTCAGGCATACTTAACTATGTATTTCATATAAAAATAAAAAATCTATTGCAAATAAACATATGTGATGATACATATACTTTAACATTTTATACACGACAATATGTATTCATTTCTAAAAAATGACAAAATAATATATTATATTATTATCAAAGTTGTATACAGCTACAATTATAAAATGAATCGGCTTGTGAAAACAGTTATGTTTACTTCAGAGGAATGGAAGACAATGTCTTTGAAAAAGGATGATTTAGTTTGGATCTCTGAAGAGCAAGCATATGTTGAACAGGCGATTCTATCTCATGAAGAACCAAATAAGGAGCCTCTTCCTTTCCAAGTAAAATCAGAAATGTGTATTGTGGAAGAAGTACATATGAAAGAAGACAACTCTACCATAGAAGCCATTGTAGTTCATAATATCATTAATGGAGAGCGTGGAACGTTCGGTGTTTATTATGGAGACGTTGTTAAAAATATTACACTTCACTACAAAAAACATTTCTCTGCGATTCGTATTCAAAGACAATTTCGCAAAAAAAGAATTTTAAAAGCACTTGCTATACTACAACCCATTGCACGGGAATGGTACGTTAATCCAAACAACCCAAACCATCAAAAACGCATGCGTATAACTGCAGAAAAGTGGGGAATGTGCCCCTAAAGAAAAAATAAAACAGTACTTTTATAATTTATACAGTATTTACTGATCCTATATCAAACCATTTGTATAACCCTGTTTTCTTGTTATAATATTTATGATATTCTTGATTCATATAAGTAAGATTTGTTTGTGTAACTTTTTCAAACGTTGGATTTTTCATAACTTTATAAATAATTAGGTCATATAAGTCTTTAGGAATCGGAGTATATTTATCAAGAAAAGGAGCATACATTTGTTTTGTTTTATGTATACGTTTCTGAAAACGTTTTATATTTCCACCAAGGTGAACATTTACGTTTGTTCCTATCATTTTCTGTATTACTTTAAGAAATTGTGAAGAATAAGGTAGTTTTTTAAATGATTTACTACTACCCCCTTGTATTTTCTTTTCACATCCCCAGAAGCGGTCGTCAAGATGATAAAAGATAGAAGGAACCATTGCATATTTGCATTCTGGGAACAAATAGACATTAGCTACTATTTCTAAATCAACATCTTCCCATACCGTACGGACATAGAAGAAAGCAAGATGTCTATTTATTTGTTTGAAGAAGTAATGTACCGTTTCATTTAGACTATATTCATGATATTCAAGCATGCATTTATTCTCTGTTGAATGAGTACATAGATACTCACTATATGAAGAATAATGCATCTTACATAAATGATATTGTAAAATAAAATCAAGTCATTTTTTTAATTACGTAAGGAATAATGTGTATAAAAAATGATAAAAACTATCACTACAAATAAATAGTAAATGGAGTACTCTTCTACAGAATATCAGATTGGTATAGATGAAGTGGGAAGAGGATGTTTATTTGGTCCAGTAGTTTCTGCTGCTGTTGTAATGCCTTTAACATTTGCGGAAGATGATATATTGTGGAAAGAAATCAAAGATTCTAAGAAGGTTTCTGAAAAGAAAAGAATCATTCTAAAAGCATATATTGAAAAAACAGCACTTTATTATGGAGTTGGAGAATGTTCACATATAGAAGTAGATAAAATTAATATTCTTCATGCGTCCTTACGCTCTATGCATAGAGCGATTAATCAAGCATATCGTATGGCAGTAGAAAAACAACAACCACTCTTTACAAAGATTCTGGTAGATGGAAATCATTTCAAACCATATATTCCTCCAGGTGAAGACCAAGAATACATCCCTTATCAATGCATTGAAGGAGGGGATAATCTACGTTTAAGCATTGCAGCAGCTTCTATCTTAGCAAAATGCTACCGAGACAATTATATAGCGGAAGGTTGTAAAAAAAATGAAATATGGAACTACTATAATTTACTTAACAACAAAGGCTACGGTACTGAAAAACATATTAAAGCTCTTGAAGAACGAGGTCCAATTGAAGGTCATCGTATGTCATATAAACCAGTGTATTCTAACAAACGTTAAAGCAGATGAATCCAGTTCATAGTATGAATTTAGGTAGAATCTATGAGAAACAAGTATATCAAGTATGTAATAAGATTATTAATCCGAAAGGACTACTCTTTTGCAGTATGAAAGAAAAGGATATTGGTAAGCTATTGTCCAGAGACATTGAATGTAATTATTTAGGAATTCGTGATGTTGGAATTGAAATCAAAAAACATTTGGCTCCAGATTGGATGCAGATGTCTATTTCTAAAGAACGAGAAGATGTATGGATATCTAAAGGATCTGTTAAAATTCCACATGAATCAAGAAATATCTTAGAAGCAATTCTCTATGGAAATAAATTATATTCAGAGGAACCCCCTTTTGTAAAAAAAAGAATTACTTATGAAGAATGGATAAAACATAGACCAAACTTTCAAGACATATATCTATCCTGTCCATCTAAGACTATTTCTGAGGTATATCGTGCAAAGAAATGTCAATATATACAGGTATCCGAGTATGGTCTATATCATACTGGAGAAGACATATGTGATTTTGGAGTCCCTTACTTTGAATGTGATCAGCGATTACGTATTCGTATTAAGATTCATAAGACACGTGTATCGTATGGAAAAAACAAAGGAAATATGATCGCATCTGTGATTGCCTCACCACAGCCTTGCAATATAAAACAATTGGACAAATCTCCATACACACTGGATGATATAAAAGGTATTCCTAAGAATCTACAAGAGCTATAATAAGTTATAGTAGATTAGCCTATTTTTTCGCTCTTGGTGTTTTTATTGATGATGGTGCAGCTGGTGTTGCTGTTGATGGTGTTGGGGGTGGTGATGGTGCTTGTGCTGCTGGTTTTGATAACTCCACAAGTCCATCTTCAAGAGCTTCTGCAGCTTGTAACTCTGTAGCGCTCTTTGCATGACGACTGAACAATGGTTTAATCTTGGTTTCATAGATATATTTAATGAATGGCCATACTTTGTAATAGAAGAATAGTAAAGCAATAATAATAAGTACAGTTTTTATCATTTCAATGGCTCCTTTAAAAGCAACTTTCTTCGTTGCCGCTTTTTCTACATCAGATGTAATAGGCGGCAATGGTTTTGTAGCTTTTTGTTCCTCTTTCTCTGCGGCAATAATTTCTTTTTCATTATTTATTAGTTCTACATCAGGATAACATATAGGTTCACCAGAATCTATTTGTGCAAGTCCTGGACCGGTTGGGTCACAAAATACAGCATGGCATGCCTGACGTGTTCTCTTAAACTGAATTTCAGCTTTTGTTGGAGTTGTTTGATTTTCTACAATTAATTTTTCTTTAAACTTTTCTGGATTTTCCTGTAGTGTTTTGCATATATTGTATGAAATATTAACTTTTTCTTTATCCTGCAAGAGAACTTTACATGCTTCATCTACTTCGTCACTTAAAGGAGGTCCAATAAATTCAGAAAATCCATATTTCTGGATTGGATTATAAATATTATTTTCTACAAGAGTTCCAATATTTCTCTTTAGAGTATCCATACTTTGTGTAGGTTTGCCCGTATCTTCTAATTTATCTAGCATATCTTCGTAGATATTTGCATAATCTTTCTTTGTTGCTCCTGCACGAACAATCCATGCAACTGGACAATAGGAAGAACCATCTGCATATTTACCACCAAAGTAATCATTCTTTTTTACACAACGATCTAGTTTATCTAATGTAACATCAAATGATACAGTAAGACCATCTACAGGATCTGTAGTATATAAGGGAACAGACCCTTTTTGGCAAGGTTTATAATTTATTCCATTGGAAGAACTATATTTATTTCCTAAGTGATAATCTTGAATAGTAAACCAGTCATACCAACGCTCATCTATTTGTTTTCCAAGAGGAGAAGTTTTAGGTATTCTTGGCTTAATGCATTTCATAGGATCTTTTGGAACTCCATCTCCATCTAACTGTTGTTTAAAAGAAGTAGGACATTCTGATGTAGCACATACATTCTTACGAGTTTTTGTATCATATACCATTGTAAATCCAAATCCAGCTCCGTCTTGTAAAGGACATAGTGGGAATGCTTTCTTCTCGTCTGTAGTTGGAGCGCAAAATTGAAAACTTGAACGATTTTCCAAGAGATCTTTTTGTTTGTTAAATGTTTTTACATTTGGATATTGTCGTTTATAGTAATTATTATTGGCAATATCATCTACTCCCATAGATTTTGCAACGGCTAAACTACATACTTCACCAGCAGACACCTTTTCTATGTAGCCTGTACTTTTACATTCCTCAAATTTGCTTGACATTTAATGCAAGTATCCTTATTAACACATGGGATTATTTTCTGAAGCGTATGAGTCAAGTCTTTTGTAGTTAGTATTTCCTTCTAGAGCAATTGGTCTATATGTTTCTGAATATTGAGTACGTGAAACAACTCGTTTTGTACAGGAGGTAGTTCCATTGTCTATAAAAAGTTTACTTGCATCAGTGCCATCAGAGAACTTTGCCTGTGAACAATCTGGATAGTAATTCATACCATCTCCACCTGGGTAAATTTTCCAAGGAATAGATACCGTGTATTTTTCTCCATTTTCACCTGCAATTTTAGATTTTATCAAACTTGGAAGTTCTTCTAATTCAGGGATCGTTTCAGGGTTAATAATCCAGCGAATATCATTTGGAATAACTGTACGTTCACATAAACCTCCACCTTTTCCTCCAGAGACCTCTCTCATAGTTATATTGTCACATCTTCCAAGAATCCTTTCTCTTGGGGTGCTTGGAATAATTCCAGAATAAGGAGTCATACTCTTTGCCATTAAACGAGACCGATATCCGGGTAATATTTTTGAAAAGGTACGAGTAATAATATTGTATGGATTTGACAACAATGCAGAAAGATTGGGTTTCTTGGGACTTGTAACAAAATAGGTAATTCCTCCTGCAATAAATAGAATTACAATCAAAAGAGCAACATAGTGTGCAATTGGATTATTACCATTAAATAATACTGACCCTATCTTACGAAAAGGCTTTGTAATAATATCTGCGACAGTTTTAAAATTATCAAGTTTTGTTTGTAATATTTTACTACCTTTCAGATCTATTGTTGTTGCTAGCGCTCCCGCCTTTGCCGCATCGGTCGCTATTTCCTGCCCCTGTTTTAGTAAACCTAAAGCTGCTATTCCTTTTGGCATTGCCTTACCTACTCATACTATGCGGTAAAAATAACAAAAAGAATTGTTTTCTATCTTTAAGATGAATTATCTACTTTTATTTCTTATATTTATCATTATATACGTATATATTTCATATTACTATAGATACCCTGCAGTAACAAAAGTGTTACATGCATATGAAGATAATTTTGAAACATCAATTATGATGCAAAAACACCCAATCGTTCTTTTGGATGTAACTACAGAATCTCTAGAACAGTTAAAAGAAAAAATACTTCCATACCTAATTGCGAAACAGACACTAAATGTGCCATCTATATGGAATACCAATCGTACAAAATATCTTCTTCTACGATCAGATCAAGCAACAGAAATACATCTGTTACCAGCATCAAAAAAACTAACAAAGGAACATGTTCCTGATCCAGAAGAAACCCTTATTACTCTTCAAATACAACCAAATCATGTTGTAATTTTACCATTTCATTGGCATTATTATACAGATGTACCATTACGTACATTGGGAATTAACGATTATATTACATGGATACTTCCTTAATCTACTTCATCCACTTTGGGTCCAGTACCAGGAGCGAAGTCCGATGCTCCCTCTGGTGCTCCTCCTGTAGCAGAAGCATACATCTTTGTCATAATTGGCTGAATTTGTTTTTCAACTTCTTTCATCTTTTCCTCAAACTCAACCTTTGTACCCTCTGAGTTTTCTTCTAGCCATTTAACAGTTTCTTCTACTACAGCCTCTGCTGCTTTCCAAGCTTCTTTAGTAGCATCAGTATCTCCATTCTTTAGAGTGTTACGAACATTGTATACATAGTTTTCAAGAGAGTTTCTTGCTTCTACAATTTCTCGTTTTTCTTCATCTGCAGCTTTAAATTCTTCGGCTGTCTTTACCATGCGCTCAATGTCATCCTTTGTTAGACGCCCTTTATCATTTGTAATCGTAATCTTAGTTGACTTTCCTGTACCTTTCTCTAGAGCGCTAACATTTAGAATACCATTTGCGTCTAGATCAAAGCTAACTTCAATTTGAGGAACTCCGCGAGGAGCAGGAGGAATGCCTGTTAGTTCAAATCGTCCAAGAAGACTGTTATCTTTTGTAAAAGCACGCTCTCCTTCAAATACTTGAATGGATACAGCAGGTTGATTATCAGAGTAAGTACTGAAAATTTGTGATTTTTTAGTAGGAATTGTAGTATTTCTTTCAATAATTTTTGTCATAACACCTCCAGCAGTTTCAATACCCATAGAAAGAGGGGTTACATCTAGAAGTAGTAGTTCCTTAGTTGTAGAGTTTCCCTGTCCTGTAAGAATTGCTGCTTGAACTGCAGCTCCATATGCAACCGCTTCATCAGGGTTAATAGATTTGCACAGTTCTTTTCCATTAAAGAAATCTTGTAGTAGTTGTTGAATTTTAGGAATGCGTGTAGAACCACCTACCAGAACAATATCATGAATATCTGATTTATCCATCTTTGCATCCCGAAGAACCTTCTCTACAGGATCAAGGACACGTTTGAAGATATCCGCACAAAGTTCTTCATAACGAGCACGAGAGATAGTACTGTTAAGGTCAATACCTTCATAGACGGAATCAAGTTCTACACTGGTAGTCGCACTGGATGAAAGTGTACGTTTTGCACGTTCACAAGCAGTCTTTAGACGTTTCATAGAACGAGGATTTGTAGTAAGATCATGTTTGTGTTTCTTTTTGAATTCACTTACAAAGTGTTCAACCAGACGGTTATCAATATCCTCACCACCGAGATGAGTATCACCGGCAGTAGCTTTAACCTCAAAGATACCACCATCAATTGTCAGTAGAGAAACATCGTGAGTACCACCACCGCAATCAAAGATGATTACATTCTTTTCTTTACCATCATTTGTTTTCTCAAGACCATATGCAATTGCCGCAGCAGTTGGTTCGTTGATAATACGCAGTACATCAAGTCCAGCAATTGCACCAGCATCTTTTGTTGCTTGACGTTGGGAATCGTTAAAGTAGGCAGGAACAGTAACAACTGCCTTTGTAACTGGATGACCAAGGTATGATTCCGCAGTTTCTTTCATCTTTTGAAGAACGGCAGCAGAGATTTCTTCAGGATGGAATGACTCTTTCTGACCTTTGTAATCCACTTGGATTTTTGGTTTTTTATCTGCATCTGCAACAACATTAAAAGACCATAGTTTCATATCTTTTTGAACTACTTCGTCATCAATTTTACGACCAATGAGGCGTTTAGCATCATATACGGTATTTTTAGGATTCATTGCGCCTTGGTTTTTAGCAGCATCACCAATCAGACGTTCAGTATCTGTAAATGCTACATAAGAAGGAGTTGTACGGTTTCCTTGATCATTTGCGATAATCTCTACACGATCACCTTGCCAAACAGCAACACAGCTATAAGTTGTGCCGAGATCAATACCAATTGCAATATCTTTACTCATCTATGTATTGGAATGATATAGATTATGATTATTTTTTTAAATACTTTCATAAACAAATAAAAATAACTACAAAATGCCTTATAGATGCTCTAGAATATTAGAAATAAAAAGTGGATGAGAAATAACATCCGAATGTCCAACATGTTTTAAATGAATTATTTTATGATTTGGAAAAATATTAGTGGCGGTAGATAAGCTTCTAGAAGGAACTGTACCATCACCATCTGTATATTCAACTTTATATGGAACATCTGTAAGTGTTTTTGAATAAAACTTAGCTGCAGTTTCTATTCCAATAGAGTTAAAAATGGTAGTCGGAATTGAATTTGGTTTTGCAATCATTTGTAAATAAGATTTATATAAATCATTCCATAGTTGAAAAGAAACATTTTGATCCATATAATTACGATATTGGTGTATATTGATACTTTCTTTATCTGTTTTCCAGAATGTTTCATTTGTATGATATGCAATTGGATTCGGTAAACCCATAATAATTGAACTATTAAATCTTAATTCATCTACAAATAGTTTATTTAAAAATGGTAAATAATATTCACCTACCAGAACAGCTTTAATCGTACTCGGAGTTCCTCCAAAAGGAGCATTTGCTAATACAAGACGTTCTATATGAGAATGTACCCATTCCTTTGTAGCATATTCTTCTAAGAACCACTTAAAGAAAATTCCTCCAATACTATGAGTCACAATGGTAATCTTTTCCCCTTGATGTTTTACTACTTCAGATATTTTATGATACAATAAAGTAAATGTGCGTAACCTAATTATTGGATCTAATATCAGACGAAAATCCCAGGGAAATCCTATGAGATCTTCTCGGGGAGTATAACCTTTGCTTAACAATGCAGTATTTACTTTATAAAAGTAGCGATAATGAAACATATTTTCAAATGTATCTTGATGACCTTTATTCAATAGTTCAAAGTCGCCTACTAAATTTTGAATGCCTTCAATTCCATATAAATCATATGGTTGAATATCTGGGTCATAATTCTTATATCCAACTACAATACGATTATGCAGTTTTAACTCACATTGCATATCTTCTTTCCATTGCATCATATAGCTTGGAGAGTAAGGATGTAGATTTAACCATCTATTATAAAGAACTTCCTTCTTGAAAATAGTCTTTGTGGGCTTTTTTATATTTACAAGAAGAGACCCCCCAAGCCCAGGAATAATAAGAACGGGTTTTGTCATAATCAAAAACCTAGTAACTTTTATTATAGGAAAGGTCTTTTTCTTTAGATGAACTGGCAATTGTTTTACCCCCCTTTTTATTTTTAATAGAAACGCTCTTTACTTGTTCCCGTTCTGAAGATGGATACTCTGAAGGAGAATTAAAGTCATATGTTGCTTTTGGATAGTAACTTTCAAAAATAGACATTTTGTCATATGAATCTCCTTCATCAATTTCTTTAGTATCTTCTTGGTGCACTGAAACAATATATTTCCATAATTCTTCTGTAATAGATGTCGTTTTATGAAGAAGATCATTTTCATAATCACTCCATGATAAATTACCATAATGAGGATGTAAATAATTATGAATTCCGTATAAAAGACTATTCCTCCAAGATTTATCTTTCTTTTTAAAGCCTGTTTTATAAATTATATAGAGGGGGTCTGCAGTTTCTTTTTGAAATACTTTCATAAAATCCCATAAGAAGGATGTGATGTTTGGTTCTGTTTCAGAAGGAATACTTTCTATCATATAATCTTTTCTACATACATATTCAAGTCCTTCTCGTAACTTAATATAGTCTTTTTGCGCCCATAGTTTAACCAATCCACTAATAATCTTTAAACAAAATTCCTTTTCATTTGTTGGCTTCGGGAGGATACTTACAAATTTATGTTTTCCAGATTCTGAAAGTTTAATAGAGTCTGAAAACACATCTACGATCTTTGTCCGAAGTTGGGGAATTGTTAATTTAGGAAATACAACATATTGGTCAGCATTTTGATATAAAATACATATCTTTGTTGTAATTTGAAAAGCTTCTTTTACATGAAATTCTTCGGTATGTAAGATCGCTACAATTTCTCTACAAGTTTCATGCCATTTCTGGAAACATACATTAGTATACTCTCCTATTGTTGCAACTGCACGAATCCATGTTTGTTCAAGCGCCTCAATCTTTCTGGAAAAGATAAGACTTCCAGTTATATAAAGTGCTTCTTGTATTTTATTTTGCTTCAACGAACTATACAACTCTTGATGGCACTCCATACATCATCTAACAAAAATTGATGTCTTTTTTCTTCTGTTTTAAACATGCCTTGTATAAACCTGTTTTTATAATGATGTTTATAAGCATTATTGGTATGATTGGAGGATTTATCTCTTCTACTGGAATGGTATTTCAAGTTCATAAAACAGTAAAACTTCAAGCAATTAATGATATTAGCATAGCAATGTTAGGATTTAATATTATTGGATTATCTATGATATTAACGTATAGTATAACAACAAACCAACCCTCTATTTATATCCCTCTCTTTCTTTCCATTAGCTGTAACATTTTCTTGATATTTTATAAATATAAGCCTATATATTTATCAACAATAGAAGAACCAAAAGTCCTGGAGGAAATAGAAACAAGTCACCTAGTCGTTACAGTAAAATAAAAAATGAATACTTGTTACATACCATAACTCATACAACAAGACACCTCTTAAATTATATTCCGCACTTAACCAAAAGTTTATTATATAAACTATTAAATAGGCATGTCTGTGAAATTATCTGAACCTCTCCTTACAGAAAGTAAAAGTCGTCATGTACTATTCCCTGTAGAATACCCTGATATTTTTGATATGTATAAAAAACATGTAAGTACCTTCTGGACTGCAGACGAACTAAATTTCCAACAGGACATGGTGGATCTAGAAAAACTATCAGAAAACGAAAAATACTTTATCAATCACGTGCTGGCTTTCTTTGCGGCAAGTGATGGAATTGTTTCAGAAAATCTCTCGCAACGTTTTGCCAATGACGTTCCTAAAGCAGAGGTTCGTGCCTTCTATGCTTTCCAAAACGCAATAGAACAAGTTCATAGTGAAAGTTATTCCTTGTTGATTGATACATATGTGAAAGATGCCCGTGAAAAAGATAAACTATTTAATGCCGTAGAAAACTTCCCAGCAATTCGGGAGAAATCAGAATGGGGTCTCAAATGGATTAATGATACAGAGGCTTCTTTTGCCCAACGTTTGATTGCCTTTGCTATTGTTGAAGGAGTCTTCTTCTCGGCTTCATTCTGTGCGATCTTCTGGCTACGTGAACGTGGACTGCTACCAGGTCTATCTTTCGCAAATCAGTTAATCTCAAGGGACGAAGGTCTTCATACACAGTTTGCCTGCTTGCTTTATAGTAAACTAGAAAACAAGCTGGAAGAAGAAAAAGTACACGATATGTTTAAAGATGCCGTGGTTATTGAAATGAAATTTATTACCGAATCCATCCCGTGTGCAATGATTGGTATGAATAGTGAACTAATGAAACAATATATTAAATATATTGCTGACTTTACACTGGCAATGCTTGGCTACAACCCAGTCTATCGTGTTCAAAACCCCTTTAGCTTCATGGAGTTTGCATCTCTTGAAGGAAAAACGAATTTCTTTGAGAAACGAGTCTCAGAGTATTCTAAAGCAGGTGTGAATACTAATGGACAGGGAATGCCTGATAACCTGGAGATTAACCTAGATGACGATTTCTAATAAGTAGTACGTGTAGTGTTTTCAATATTTTTAGATTTTATAGAGCGGTGCGATGATTTTTTTGTAATAGGAAACTCCGATATTCTTTTCACGTATTCGTTGTATACCCCAGGATATTTTTTCATAAGTCCAAAATCAGGAGTATATTTTACAGCAATGACGTCATAATCTCTCTTTGACTCTATCAGTTCCACAAACTTAAAGGTGCCTGGCATCAGAAGAACCTCATTTTGTTCTTTACTGTGTTCTATTAATGCCAGCGGTACATATAATGCATCTATATTAATTACCATAAGTACTCCTCTTTGATAAGGTAATTGGTCTGTATTATATAACAACGGATCTTTCGTATATTCTTTTTCAGATACATTTCTATCAAAGGAGGTAGCAATAATCCCTTTATCTTGAAATATTGTTTTTCTTCCTCCTTCCAAATCCATCGGAAACATTTTATCAATCATAGAAATAGTATCTATTGATGTAGCATAAAGACCTCTATATAATAATTTATATCTCTCATCTACAAAAGGTGTTAGTTGAGACTTGAGTGCAAAGTACTGCATCATGCCATGTAAGAATGGACCAAACTTATCATGTTGCAAATGATAATTTGGTGTACTAGAACGTAATACATTTCCAACTTTAATAAAAAACTTTTCTATAGGACTCCATTTTGTCACCATATCCATCATAGCTTCTTCACTTAGTAATTGATGTGTAAATGGTAAGGCACTTTCTGTATCTGGAGATTTATTACGTCTAATCATATATTGTGAATTTGGTATATCCATCCCTCCAAATTCACTTTCTTCGTTCTCCCCAAATAATTGTTCAGCCATATCAATTCGTTCTTTCCATGCAGTCTTGCTTCTTGGATAGGGATCGTCAAATATATCCCATAAGATATACTGTATACTAGATGAATTTTGATCTTTTTTAAGAACTTCAAAGTCCTTTGTAGGTAAATATACACTTCCTAAATATTCCTTACAAGAACTATATATCATTAAATACATATCATTTGATACATCCAATTTAGGTTGCATGATAATGGTAGCTATTTTTTCAATCTTTTTTAAATAGACTGGATAAGATTCTTTATTTTTATGAAGGATAGATAGATTTTGAGCAAGTTCTATAATGTCTTTTTTGAAGAAATCTTTTACCCAATCTATCGCTACAATTAACTGAATAGATATATGAAAATCTGTTTCTTTATAGACAAGGTCTATTAATGTTGTATAAATTAGATGAAATAGTTTTTCTTTCGGAGCTATTTTTGTAGTGATCCATGAAGTTAAGGCAACTTTAGAAATATATTGTGTAGAAGTATTTGGTACATGTGTGATAATATAGACAAACTCTTTTTGTATGTCAATAGAATTTTTTGATAAACGACTCACACGTAGTGCTTCCATATCTATTCTCATCATCATATTAAAATATACTAAATAAAGATATCTATTTGTATTTTATAAAAATGATTCTACAGTTCTAGTTTTGATTATAGTTTTTCATTACAAATGCAGCATGTCCTTTTACAATTACCTCAAAAGCACGTTGTCTATCACTAAAATGAGATACGTCTACATGTATGTTTTCATTTTTTTTATAATCTGCAAAAAAACTTTTGATTTCTACACAACGATGCTCTGGAAGATCAAAAATACTTTGAATATGTTGATACTCTGGATCATGTTCATGAACTGCAATAAGTTTATCATCTTCTTCTCCTTGATCTACCATATGCATAACACCAATAATTCTAGCTTTCAAATAGCATCCTGGATGTACAGGTTCTTGCATTATAACAAGAACGTCCAGTGGATCTCCGTCTTCTCCAAGTGTTTCTGGAATGAATCCATAATTGTGAGGATACACAATAGAAGAATATAGAATACGGTCTACAAACATACACTTTGTCTCTGGGTCATATTCGTATTTTACTTTACTTCCTGCCGGAATTTCAATAACTGTATTGCAGATAGATGGAAAGTCAATACCAATAGACACCTGCATTTTGATAAATAATATAATATATATACGATAGTTCTTAAGTCAAAATTTTTATGTACCAAATTTTACACACATTTTAAATACCATATCAAAAAATTGAAATACTATTGTAAAAGTAAATATCATTAAGAAAGTGCCGCCGCCTACCAAACCAAGTTCTCTTACAAAAATGGCGTCATCTAAGTGTATCCAGAATATCCACGAGCTGTTTATTCAAAACAAGAATCAATATAAGGAGGAGGTTCTTGAAGAGAACTTGATTCACTTTTCAGAGTATCGTTGGACGATGTTTGACGGCGAGTCTCTCAGCAGTAATGTGAAGGATGCATTTAACGAGCCAATTCAGCCCGAGTATCTGAATGATGTGATTACACATGGTTATGCAACTCTTATTTGGGATGACGCATATGGTCAGCAAATTGCCCATCTACGTGCACCGGAGATCACCTTCAAGTATATAATCAACAGTATTATATACCGTTACAATCGCTATCATAAGACTCCAAGCAAGGTGTGTATCCTGGAAGGAATTCAGTACAATCCATTTGAGCACATTATTCGCATTGTCTTTGGAAGCTAAATACGAAAAAGTATAAAAAGAAAAAATATAAAACACAAAAAGTTTTACATTTTATTTAACGAAATGTAGAGCATTTTGCAGTTTGAGGATATATATGAACAGCACCCTCTTTAGTAGTAATATCTACTTGTTTTTGTAGAAGGATAGAGGATTCTGTTGGTATAGGAATAGAAGGAATAGTAACATCAGGAATCACTTGATTTATCACCCAAATACCAATTGCCAAAAAGATGAATGTAATTATTAGTTCACGAAGCATTTCTATTATACTATTTTATTATTTTTGGAATATATTTAGACCTGGAGTTGTAGTGATTGGTGGTTGTAATGGAAATTGTTGTGACATATGGTTGTAATGAAGAGGAGGAGAATTTTGTGGACGAGGTTGTGAATGTGGGAAAGAAGGAGCTTGTTGTTGATGAGGGTTCTGTTGAGAAAATTGATTCATCGGCACAGATTGGGAAGGAAATGGAAGAGGGGAAGGTCCTTGCATTGGGGAATATGATTGAGGTTGAGAGAAAGGCATTTGCTGAGCAGCAGAATGATTTGAAACATATGGAATAAATGTAGGTGCCCATTCTCCATCAAGTGGTAATACATCAGAGCCTACATTTCCATCTTGGAATACTAAACCGGTATTTCTTTTTGAAAGAATGTTATCTACTGTATATTCCTCATCTGGGAATAATTGTCCATTCCATACATACCATCGGAATGGATAGAACGCTCCTTGTGTAGAGACAGCTTTTCTCATGTAATAAACGAGCATGTTATCAATTGTAAATGTTCCTTCTGCTCTTTTTAGACAAAGGGATAATAGTTTACGAGCTCCTTCCAGAGTAATAATATAGGAATGGGTACAAAATACAGGAGTTACAATAATTGGTGCAAGCAACATATTGTTTTCGTTATAATTACCCATGTGAAGAATATCATAATTTTTTGCAGTAACTTCATAATAAATAGGTGCAAGAACTTTCCAATGTTTATGAAATGCAATATCATCTTCCATAACAACCATGTAAGGGATTTTTTGTTGAATCATATGTGTCCATAAACGATAATGTGAAATTGCACAACCCTGTGCACCTTTATATTTTTTAAACGAAGTATCACGAAGATCTATTTTTGGGTTTCCAAGATCAGCCCAACCTTTTTGTAATTCTTGTTCGTCCATTGCATCTGTAGCTTTCCAACGTTGAATATTTGTAAAACCAGCCTCTTGAATTCGTTGGATAGAAACTTCCAATCGTTCAGGACATCTGTCTAAATTAATCAGATACAATGGGGCTTGTAATATATCTGTCCAATTTTTAGGACATGGCATCGTGATATGTTAGCATTATTTGTAGTAATATCTTTAAACCATTGAGATTTATGGATTATATCTTTCTATAACTTTTTGAAAAAACATTTTCATGTAAAGTCCATGTTTTTTGATATGTAAAAAATCATTTACAAACTGATTTGCACGCTTTACAAGTGCTAACAAATCAGTATCTCTTTCTCTATATGCATGCCATTTAGTGGATAGATCTTCTAATGTAAATGGTATGTAATGTTCCCAAGGTGTTAAGAAAGGATAATACCAACAGACGTGGGGAGAATCCTCTTTCCAAAGAACACTATTTGAAGAAAGAATCCAAGGGACACGATCCCATGCTGCAGTATTTCCATCTGTGCTAATTAAATGCCGATACATTTTTTGATATGTAGCAGGAATATGGTTATGAATATAATAGCTACAAAATGGATCATAATGATAGAGATCTCCTGCTTTCATTTGAACTATTTCAGAAATATAAGAATCTAACCAAGAAACATGTTGAGCATACTGACATAACTTAATCCGTTTATTTCTAGAAGGAGTTGTATCTCCTGTAGAACCACCTATAAAATATAATTTATTAACCTTATGTTCAAAGGGTAACTGGTCTTCTTCATGGATAGAGTTACGGTATCCTTGCATTGCATAAAAATCTGGAACAGGAATATTTATTGGATCATCTATAAGTATTGATGCCCCTAGAATGCTATGGGGATAAATTGCTGAATTCATATTTGTATTTACAAAGTCATGCATGTTCATATCAAATGGTATTGCACATGTCATAGAATCATCCAGTACATAATTTTCTAAAAACGAGCTAACCAATATACGTTTTTCCATATTAAATTGTTCATCAAATGTGGTTGGATTTCGTTGATTCATTAGAACTTTTCCCTTGCAAATTTCAAAAATTACATGTTGATTTTCCCAATCTCTTTCATAAATAGTCTCAGGATCAGGGGGGCGATATTTCTGTGCATTTATTGTAGCGATTTTAAGGATATCAGAATCCCTCATAAAGTATAAAAAGAATGATATATATTGTTTAAGATGTTTTTTCCATATCTTCTAACAGTTCATCTTTGTATTTTTGTAATCGTTTAAAACATTTAGTAATTGTCACTTCTGAAACACCACAAATTTCAGAAATTTGTTTCTTGGTATAATCAATCTCAATATGGTGGCAATAAAAGTAAATTGTTCCTGCAGCAACACTAGTAGGTGCATTCTCTGAAACAATTTCTAAGTCTTCAATAATTTTAGCTAATTTTTTGCATTTTTGAATGTCTTCCCAATTCATGTTTAGATTTGATCCAAATCGTGAAATAAAGTCATCTGCGCCAGAACAGTCTACATTAATTTTTAAGAGTTCTTGAAAACGAGCATTTCCTTTCGTAAGAATGTTTGGATCCAATTTGAACATTTTTGCAATTTCTTTAGTAGACCGAGGAACTTTATTCATTAGACATGCATAGTACATGCATGCAGCGACCAAACCATCTTTATTATCACCCCTAGAAATTTTCATTTGACTTGCATTTTTAAAAAGAATCTTTGAATCTTCAATAATTTTTGCAGAAATTCCTTGAGAAATTCCTGCCCCTTGAAGCAATTCAAAATTTTGATACAGTGTCCTCTCCCAATGAGGCATAGAATTCCATAGCAAGAATCTCCGAATGCTACGAATATCGCGATTATCTTTTCCACGATATTGATATCCAATCATAGATCCTAAAGAAGACTTTGGAAGTAAATGATTTGTTGGCATACCACAACGAGTTGGGTCTTCACTCCGATTATCTTCAGCACCATAAAATCTCCATTCTGCACCATCGTCAATTACCCGACTTTGGATTACGTTACATGAACGACATACATGTTCGCCTTCAAAAACAACGATATCTTTACTAGAACATTTTTCACAACATATATCCTCTTGTAGAAATTCTTGATGAACTGGAGGATGTTTCTCTGTATCAGGTTTTAGATCATTCAGAAGATTCCAGCAAAAATCTTCTTCATTTGTGTCACATGGTTCCATTCTAAAACATCCACTTCTTAAATAAGTTTACAAGTTACTTTTTTAAATAGAAAAAATTATTTAAAAAGAATCAATTTTTAGGACAGTTTCCAACAAAAAGTTTCTTTGAATAGTTCTACATATTCTTTAGGGATTTGGTGGAAGTCAACAAGTAATTTATTTCGTTCATATACTTCCTTACAATTTTTCTCTACAAGATATTGTTCTAATTCTTCTTCAGAAAGAGAAGCTAGTTTCATAGCTGTTTTTGGTCCAATTCCTGAATGAATTGCAAGTATATTATCACTTTTATCACCCATAATTAGTTTTATAAGTAGATCTTTCTTTGGCTCTCCACAGCTTCTTTTGGAAAGATCATTTCCCTTTCCATTCATATTAAATACACGAGTTTGACAATCCAATAGTTGAAGATAATCATTGTCATTCGTAATAATAATAATTGGTTGATCCCATCCATGTTCAATAAGAGCTGTTTTGGTAAGGTAAGCAATATCATCAGCTTCTAGTTTTTGAATGTTTAGAAGTTGAATCTTCCAATCTTTTTCATTTTCCTCCAAGTATTGATAAAATCGGAAGAAGATATTTGCATTAAAACATGGGTTTGGTACACGATTTTTTTTATAATTTGTAGTAAATTCATTTCTCCAGATATTTTCACGAGAACAATCACAACAGAAGATAAATTGTGATAGATTTGTCTTCCATGTTTTACATAGTTTTTTTAGATCATCATATGTGTGTTTTAGAAATGCTTTCATAAAGTCATCGTCTTGATCAATTGTTGAGAAATCAATATCTTTTTTACGAAATTGATACCATTTTACAGAGCTAAAGTACCTATAGAATATAAAGTAACTTGTGTCAATCAAAACAACCGGAAGTGATTTTGTTAGAGTTACGTTTTTCATCTTATTAACCTAAATATATGTTTTGGAATACAAAAATAAATCACTTTTTCTTTTGGATTGCTTGTTTTGCAATTGCAATGATACTACGAATTCCATTTCCTTTAGGAACATTGCCATCAAATTCGTGTGTTACATCAATATGGATCCAATCACTTTTTTCTGGAACGAATTCTTTTAGGAACAGAGCTGCAACAAATGCATCACTACATTTTGAAGGTGAATTTATTAAATCTGCTACTGGACTTTTTAATATTTCATTATAATCATCCCATGTAGGCATAGGAATCATTCTTTCTCCAATATCATTCGTTAATGTTTCAAACTCTCTCTTTAGAGAATCTGGTCTTGCAAAATAGTATCCATAGTGCCAACAGTTAATTTTTTCTGCATGCCCTGTCAATGTAGCGATATCAATCACAAGTGTTGGATGATATTTACGAGCATAAGCAAGAGCATCCGCAAGAATTAATCTTCCTTCAGCATCAGGATCTATAATCTCTACTGTTTTTCCAAGATAACTCTTAACAACGTCTCCTGGATGAACCGCTTTTTCAGAAATAGCATTTTCTGCAAATGGAAAAATACCTACCAAATTAACGTGATCCATTTCCTTATTTTCAAGTAAATGTAACAATGACATAGAAGCGTTGATAGCACCTATTTTATCAAACTTCATTTTAATAATTCCTTTATAAGATTTGATTGCTAAACCTCCACTATCAAATGTAATCCCTTTTCCAATAATACATACAGTTGGGTATTTCGGAGATACAATACGTTCTACTACCAGCATACATGGAGGATTAATAGCACCCTCCCCCACTGCTCTAATCAAGTTAAATTCATGCTTGTAAAGATAGGTATGTTTTAATACTTTTGTTGTCACCTTCGGAATCTTTTTAAAGAATTTTTGTAAACGAATTGCTATTTTCTCAGGAGTTGCTTCATTTGCAGGTAACATAGACATAAGACGTGCTGCTTGCACTTTACGGATCATTGAAGCATTATCTTTTACAAGATCATTAAAAGCATTACCCGAGTGTGTAACTATAATAGTTGATGTTTCTTTATAAATATTTACAAAAAATGATCGTACAATATTACTGAGAATATGTTCCAATGCAATTTTATCATATAGTAAAGCGGATGGTAAATTAATAATAACTGTATCTATTTGAAATTCTTTCCACAACTCTCTTGCAATTGCAATTTTAGAATCTGCTTTTTCTACATCTGTGTATAGAGTATCCTTTTTAAAAGAAAGTGTAAAATAACGATCTTCTGAAACTAATGATTTTGTATATCCTTCATTTGTATCTTTTTCAAAGAGTACATCTAAAACTCCTGTTCTTTTATTAACTTTTGAAATACCTATCTTATATTCAATTGACATGAAACCCTAAAAAGGTAAAATGTTTTTTTGCATTTTTTATTTTTTATTTTTGTAGTTGTTTTTTATTTTTATGTAGTGTTGTTAATTATTTAGGCATCTACCGTCGTGTTGTTGCTGATAACCTCCTTCTCCTCCTTCGTCAGAGCACCCCAGATATCCAGAGCCTCGCGCATGTATACAGTGGTCTCCTTTCCAGGGTTCTTCTCGCGCAGCTCCTTGAGCTTTGCGCCAATGAAAAGGTTGTATGCCGTCGGACCCCGCTTCTTCCTCTCCTTCTTGGGAACAGCATCGTCATTCTCCGCCTTTGGCTTCCGGGTATATTTGCGCTTGGGCTTCTCGTTCTCCTCGGAAACTTCCTTCTTCTCAGATGTCTTCTTCATCCACTTCTTGGTACCATTCTTATCGGTCTTGACCACAAACATATCACCATTGGCTCCTTCCTTCTCCTCGCCCTCCTCAAAATCACCTGCCTTTTCAGCAGGCGCCTTACGAACAATGATCTTCTTCGTGGGTTTCTCCTCATCAATCTGGATAACCACGTGATCCTCAGCCTTCTCCTCAACAACCTTAGGCTTGCGAGTCGCCTTCTTCTTAGGCTTCTCCTCCTCCTCAGGCTTCTCCTCCTCCTCAGGCTTCTCCTCCTCAGGCTTCTCCTCCTCCTCAGGCTTCTCTTCCTCAGGCTTCTCCTCCTCCTCAGGCTTCTCCTCCATCTTCAGCTTGCGAGCAACCTTCTTTTTAGGCTTCTCCTCAGACTTCTTCGTCTCCTCAATAGGGCTGGCAGACTCCAGAACGGGATCCTCCTTGGAAAGAACCATCTTCTCAGGGGCACGGATCCAGATCTTCTCACCATTCTTGATACCGACGATCCAGTCCTTACCATCACGACCGATCATCTGCGTACCAACCTTCTCAGAATCGGCACAGAAACCTAGACCAAGAGGAGACATCTCCTTGCCGGTGTACATGAACTTGTCGTTGTTCTTGCAGGTCATCTTGGAAGCAACCATGGTTGTTGTTAAGAACCTTGGAAAAATAACTGTAGAGTTGTTGATAGCAGAAAGCTTTGAGATTGATTGATTGTTTTGTTGTGTTAACTGTATTGGCAATATAATTACGATAAAAAAAGGAATTTCAATTTTTTTATAAACGAAAGAAAATGCGTGTAAAATTTGTAAAGGTCAGGATTATAGTAAATAATGGTGCAAAAACTATAAAAATCAGTGAATTATAGTTAGTAGATATATGTGAGAAATTCTTTTCGTAAAAGAATGGAAATAATAGGTTCTTTTTGACACGGTGCGGGTATAATTGCAGATGTTACACGCTATTTGATGTAAATTTATAAAAAAATGATTCATAAATAAACGAAAAGTATAAATTCAAAAATGGTGGACCAGAAAGAACAAATTGAAGAACTTTTTGTAGAATTGCTGAAGAATGTGGAAAGTTGTCCACAAGAAACAGTTATATTTATACAAAAAACAAAAGAAGCTGTGTTGTCTATTATTCAACAATCAAATAGCGATATTTTCTCAGATCTATTGGAGCAAATGCAACCAATTGGTTTTTGAAAATCTTCTATAATAATAGAAAATATGACAAGCACTGATTCAGAAGAACATATGGAAAAAGCATACATGGTAAGTATAATATTATTTATTGTGGCATCAGAAGCAATTGCACAAACATGTATAAAAAAATGTAAAATAACACAACAATGGAGATTTTACCTTCTAGCAGTGTTCTTTTATAGTTTAGTCTGTTTAGGACTTTATACAATGTATGGCTATAAAGCAATGGGTTCTGTAAACCTTATTTGGTCGTGTCTAAGTATTTTAAGTATTTTAACAGTAGGTGTTTTATTCTTTCACGAAGAAGTAAATCGCTATGATATGGCTGGAATTGTATTCATCTTTATTGGACTAAGTTTAGTGTTCGTCAAGGGACATTAATTTCCACTAATTATACAAGGGAGAGACATAGACGATCATGGATATGTTTTCAGCTATTCGTTTTATGATATTAATTATTGTTATTACGATTGCATGGTTTATTGGGCGAATGCTTGTCTTACCAGCGGTAGATAAGATCTTTCCAAATCTTCCACCTGTACCCGTGATTAAAGGGATCTATACAGTTGTACTAGAAGGAACGAAAGCAATCTTTCACTATATTCTCATCTTCTTACTGATTATGTATGTAATTTATTGCATTATTCGTAAATTTGTACCTGAAATGATTATTTTCATTCCTTTACGACAACCCTTACTTGATCTAACACCTTTGTATGAATTACGTGTTTCAGGTATTTTTCCATTAATGGATAGACTTACAGATGTAGTTCTTTCAAGTATGCCTTTTTCACAGCGGCTCTATGGAGTATTTACAGGTGTAGGTGAATTTTTAATGAAATCTATTGGATTTATATCTGATGAATTATCCCCCTTAAAACAAGCTATTGTTGGTACAGCACAACAAAGTGCAGGAAATACTGGTTCGTTAGTTAGAGTAGAAAAGCCTTCATCTACCGTAGAAAAACGTTCAAATGCTTTGAAAAAGAAAAGAGCTCCAAATAGTGAAGACCCTATGTTAAATAATGAAGGTGGTGCAGAACCTGGATATAAAGCAAATTATAGCAAAGAAGGTAATATTTTTGTTGAAAAAGAATTTCAACAATGTATAGAACAACAATATGCGGAAATAACTCCAGATATGGGTATGTTCCAAAAACTAAAAGCAAATATAAATAATAACAAGGTGGCAATCACTTGTAATGTAGAGAAGTTAAAACACTACTCCAATATAAAGGCACGTGAATAAAAATAAAATGAGAATAGTAGAGTAGAAGTAAAATGTTATTATCAGAAATATGGGATAAGTTTAAAGCTTTTCTATTATCATGGATTCCTATATCGTTTACAGAAGGATTCTTATTTGTTATTACAATAACTCTTGTCATAATTATTATCAATTTATTTCATCATACCGCAATTCAAAGAAGAATTAAAGAAGAATCCAGATGTTATAGAGATGCTTTGATTAATAGACCAAATGTAGGTATTTATACAGTAAAAGGATATTCTATGAGTGGAAAAGAAATATTTGAAGTTCTATATGATTTTGGTGCCAAAACATTTACTGTTAACCAGGTATGTACTCCTGGAAATGTACAAAATAGAGTGAAACTTCCTGTTTATAGTTTAGAAACTTACAGTTTGGAAGAGATGGATAAAGTATTTAACTGTGAGGAAAACTTTGATTTGGGAGGAGGAACCAATGTGGTATATCGCGGATATCCAGAATTGGTTCGTTTTATGCAATATTCAAACACTGACTTCTTTGAGAAAATGTTACTTTAATAAACACAGTATTCAGGTAGTTATAGTTATGTAAATTACAGGTCATACTTCTTAAATAATGTATTCATTTCTTGTTTGCATTCTTCTGATAATTGTTTTGTGGGATACACCACCTGGAATACAATAATTAAATTACCAGTTTGTTTTTCTGTTTTCATACCTTTGTTAGAAATCGTATATTGTTTGTTTGGTTGGATTATTCCAAATTCACTCGTATGTACAGTATAAATTCCATCATATAGAGGAACATCAATTTTCTTTCCAAGAATAGATTCTGTAAAGGAAAGCATTTGTTTATAAATTAAATCTAGTCCTTTTCGTTCAAATGTAGTATCTAAGTTTACTAACATTTCAAAGATTAAATCTCCTGGAAGATCTCCTGGATGCTGTGGTTGTTCACCATATCCAGGAAACACTACTTGTTTTCCAGTTTCTGTACCAATCGGAATATGTAAATCTATTTTTTTCTCTTCTGTATAATCTCCTTTTCCACTACATTCTGTACACGAAGATTTACCCTTTACAGCTTGTCCAGTTCCTCTACACGCATCACATGGTCTGGAAGCTACAGTGGTAAAAGGACCAACCCGTTGTAATTCATTTATTTGCCCTTGTCCTTGGCATGCAAAACATGTTTCCATGCAACGCATACATTTTTTATGAAGAGTTACTTTGAGAACCTTATGACCTCCAAAATAAGCATCTCTATTTGTCATCTGAACAACATGTTGTAAATTTCTGCATTTCTTTGGAGAAGGACGTCCATGTCCATGCATTCCTCCAAAGAAATCTCCCCCAAAGAATCCTGGCATACCTCCACCTCGTCCACCAAAGAATTGTTCAAAAATACTATTTGGATCAAATGAAGGACCATTGTTAGCTCCTCCCATCTCATATGCTTCGTCTCCAAGTTGATCATAACGTTGTTTTTTCTCTGAATCACTTAGCACATCATATGCATGTGCGATTTCTTTAAATTTTTCGGAGTCACCTCCCTTATCAGGATGATGTTGAATCGCAAGTTTCTTATAAGATTTTTTTAATTCTTCTGGTGTACAATTCATTGATACACCAAGTACATCATATAATTTATGACCCATCGTTGTGTTACTATTAAATATATAATTGCTTAAATAAATTGTACATAGATATAATATAAGTAAATCAACAATGGACTTCCTAGAAAAACTAAAACAACTTGCAGAAGGAGGAGGAATGGGTGGTAAGAAAGTCCCGCTTCCTATTCGTACAAAAATTGTATGGAATATTATTGAAAAAGATGATACTATATTGCTGTTATTACCAAATATAACAACAATTCAAAGTATTGAAAATGAAGAACTTTTTCAAGAATTTCGGGAAACCATACAAGAAATACGTCTCGCAAAACCAAGATATATTGTCGCATGTGTAAATGGAATTGATTTTAGAAATGACATCATTCAGTTATATGAGCAAGTATATGGAGTAGAAATGCAATGGTTATCTAATTTACAACTATTAAAAAACCCTCAATTTATGGAATATCACAATGCAAAGACAATTTATTTATTAAAAGAAGACCTTGTTATTTCAGAACCTGACAATTCACATTTTAAAAAAGCAATTTTAGATGTATTGGATTTTGATAAAGATGCAATTTCCTATTTACAAAAAATACAAATTCCTTTGCATTATGGAAAATGTTTCTTAGAAGAAATTGTGAATGTAAATATTTATATGAATAAATTGATGGAGCGTATACAAAGTTCATTAGAAAGTGTATCAGATAATAGCTATGATGTGACTTTTATTATAGGAAAAACGAACCTCCCTTTTCAAAAAATATATAATATGATCATGGAAACTTTTAAAACAAACCAATGTAGTATGGTATTTAGTTGTAACAATGAATTAACAAAAAACCTAAGTACAATTCAAAAAGAAACAAAAACAAAAGTACCTTTAGTAGAATATGATAATAGTGTTATAGATATAGATATAGTACATGATCTTGTTGGAAGATTACAAAGAATATCTTCTCGGTTTACGACCCATGTTTTTATTGGAGAATTTAGCTTTGATTCTAAAGAAGTAAAAGAAACATGGTATAAACATTTAGAATATTTAGAAAATGTTAGCATTTATGATGCAAATGCTTATCATTCCCTGTTAAAAGATATAAAAGGTGATAATAAAAATAAATTTCGGTTATCTAAAGAAGTTTTATCCATGATAGATATGTTTTTATGTGGAAATACAGATCCATTAGGTAAGAAAGAAGAAGGATATGATGAAGAATATGATGAAGAATATGATGAAGAAGATGAGAAAGAAGATGATGAAGATGAAGATCATTGTGAAGACTGTTGTGACGAAGATATATAAACCTACCTTAGACCTAACATTAATTGATTAACTTTTTCATAATGTTTACCATGAAGTTCGTCTCTTGCTTGTAGACGTTGAACACGTATTTCTTCTTGTTTTAATTTAAATAATTCCATTTCTTTTTGATAACGAATTTCAGATTCATCCATTTGTTTTTCTGTAATTGCCGCGCGATCTATCTCATAGTCTTTTACTGTTTTATATTCTTTTCTATCTTTTACAGATCTTGGATCTACTAAACGTGTTGTAGTATGAGCTTTCATAAAGTCAGTATAGCGTAATGATGTTTTTCTAGAAGGGTCTGTGGTAAAATCTTCAGTTTTTCCACCTAATTCTGTAAAATCCAATTTCTTTGCAAGAAGCAATGGTTCTGGTTCCTTATAGATAATTACCTCCTTTCCAGGTTTGACCATCTTATCAAAATTTGAATTAAACGTTTTTTCATTAAATTTTTTCATTAATCTTGGAATATTAATGTCTTCTCTTTCCTTCGTAGATTCTTCCATCATATGCCCATATCCACGGTCTGCTTCATCATCTTCCAATTTGTTTTCCTCAAATAATCTATTAAACTTATCTTGAAAGTTTGGCGCCTCTGCAAATGCTGGCATAGAAGGTTTTGCTACATTTTGTTTTTCAAATGTATTAAAGTTTTGTTTCAGAACATGATGTGGTTTATCTACCTCTTTGAGTTTATATTCATGTGCTAAAGTCTTAAAACAATTAGTAACCGTATTAAATAACATTTCAGAACCTCCCTTATCAGGATGTACTTGTTTTGCAAGTTTACGATAGGATGCTACAAGTTCATCCCAGGTAAAGTTCTTAGAGACGTTTAAAACTGCATAGGGATCTAATTGATTCATATCTACCTCTTTGTTTTGTTGTAGAGCATGATAATATGTTTGATAGGTATTTGTTCTTGATTGCTCCTGTCCCATCGGAAATATATCTTATAATATAGACGACTTTAAATCCTTGCAAAATTACCTTACCTAGGTATAGATCTATATGCCAAGGAAACCGAAAGAAGACCCTGGGACTATATATACAAAAAAAGTTTGTAAAGAATGGGTAGATAATCCTTTACAGAATCCTCTCGTTCAGAAGAAACGAATACTAAAAGTAAGTGAAACAGGTGTCTATGCAACATTAAAAAAGAATTGTAAACAATTACATAACGTAGAACCCCATTTATCAAGACAGGAAGCAGACGGGAAGATTGTAAAAAGAAATACTACAAAACATACCATTACGGTTGAACAATGCAAAGAGCTACAGAAAGACCCTCATACAAATCCAATTACACACCGAACGATTGATCCAAACGCCTTAAACAGTGTATATCAACGGTTGTTAAAAGAATGCAATGAAATAAAGGCTGAAGTAGAAGAAGACGCAAAACCATCGGATGGAGATTATCGTCCCACTAGTGAAGAATTATTGAAATTACAAAAAGTACGTCTCCGTAATGCTCTCCGAGCTGCACTTCAACCAATTTTTCATACTACAGATAGCATTGAAAACCGAATACATTTTGCAAAAGTGCTTCGGAGATATACAGAAATGATAAAACCTTGTATAGAATCCAGTGTAGAAAAATCAAATAAATTAGTACTTGTAAAGAGTTTTCCCAAAAGTAGAAAGGTAGAAGAGAAAATCTATTTTGATGCTCGTATTGGAACCGAGTCTGTTTATGGGATGGCATATATGAATGCAGGAAAGGGCTTAGGAAAACTATTACGCTTTTCTGCAAAGATAATGCAGGACAGCTTTCATGAAGAAATAGAACATTTAACAAAAATGTCATTTATTGCAGAAACAGGCTTATCTCCGAATATGCCAATTATGTATACTACATTCCACTGTAAGAATGTGTCCATTTCAAATGAAAACAAACTTATAAAAACCAGAAATGTTCCTGCTTTGCTTAAAACAGGAAAATATTATGTAGTATTAAATGAATTAGCAAATGGAGATATGCACGACTTTTTCAAATACAAGTATTCTGCAGCCCAGTATGAAAGTGTGATTATGCAAATGATTTTTGCACTAAGAGCTTTTCATAAATATACACAGCATGTTCATAATGATGCTCATCTTGGAAACTTCTTATACCATAAGATTACACCTGGTGGATATTGGCATTATGTCTCTGGTAAAACTGATGTATTTATACCAAATGAAGGATATCTTGTTGTTTTGTGGGACCCTGGAATGGCTCGCCCCATTAATGATAAGTACCAACCATATAACCCGTTTATAGATTATTACAGAGCTCTTCGGTTGGTTGAATCTATCTCAATGTCTAAATTTTATCAAGATAAACAAATGCTACCTGTCCCAGAAAATGTATTTACTCCCTTTAGACATCTCCTATCATATATGTCTACATATCCTTCTGAAACAATAGTGATGCGATATTTAATGGATAGAAAAGACCAATATCTTTCTCACATTTATTTTGATAAAAAGAAACTACCTCCAAATGCGAAGATCATTAACAATGTACCATATAATTTATTGTAATCTCTAGCAGACGTAAATAAAAAATGATGCCTACTACTTTTTTCTCAGTATCTATTCTATAAAATGAAGGACTGTAGTATCTGTTGTGAAACTTTCAACAAATCTACCAGAAAACCAATTGAGTGCAATTACTGTCAATTTCAGACATGTAGAGTATGTAGTCGTACATATATTCTTCAAAGCATCAATGAGCCAAGTTGTATGAGTTGTAAAGTACCTTGGGGAACCGATTTTATTTGGCAATCGTTTACTCATGTCTTTTATAATACAGAATTGGAAACACATCGGGCAAATATTTTGTTTGAAAGAGAAAAATTACAATTGCCAGAAACACAACACAAAATCTATTGTGAACAGTTACGCGCGGAGATTCTTCCATTAGATGATATGGTGTTCTTTTATGAAAACACCAATATAAAACCTACCTATTACCCAATGGTATTGAAACGAATCGCTGAAATTCGCGAAGTTATTGGATATACCAGAATATCAATGAATGATGCAAGGAGAAAAATAGATGCCGTCGTTCGTGGCTGCCCCCAAGAAAATTGTAAAGGATTTATTACGAAAAGTTCTTTTAAATGTGGTGTTTGTTCTACTAAACTTTGCAATCAATGTCATATTATCCTTGTTACAAATGATGAAGAGCATATATGTAATAAAGAAGATATAGAAACTGCAAAAATTCTTACAACCAATACGAAACCGTGTCCTAAATGTAGAGAAATGATTTATAAAATAGATGGATGTGACCAAATGTGGTGTATCATGTGTCATACTGCATTTAGTTGGAAAACAAATGAAATTGAAAACCATATTCATAATCCACATTATTATGAATGGATGAGACGAAACGGGCAAACAATTCCTCGTGCAGATGGAGATCAACCTGTATGTAACCCACAAGGAGAACTTGTTCGCCCTGAGTTACATTACTTAAATCGCTTACCACTTACTCCTCAGCAAAAAGAATGCATGTTAGCAGTACACCGATTAATTGGACATCTTCAATGGTCTGAAATTCCAAGGCTAAATCGTCAGATAGATATGGGAAGTTCAGAAGAGATGAAAGAATTATTCCGAAAAAACTATCTCCGGAATTTAATTACAGAAGAACAGTGGAAAAAAACTCTTATTTCAAATCTTAAGAAAACAGAAAAATGGACAAAAGTAAAAGATGTTATGCTATTATTTAATCGTATTTCAATAGAACAGTTTCATCTAATACTTGCTGCTAACACTACAGCAGAACAGTATGATGAATGTTTTATGACAATACGAGGAATCCGAAAATATTGCAATGAAGTATTTCAACAACTCGTAAAGCAATATCCTATGGTTCCCTATGTAATTTCAAAGAAAATGGAAATTATTCGTGAAAAAAAGAGACCCGTCTAAAGATCCCAAGGAACCGCTTCTTTATACTTTGAACGTATTTTTGAATTTCCTAACATAAAGAAGTCTGCCTTTACAGAGTCCGGTCGTCCATCAATGCGATAATTTAGTGTAAACTTCATAGTACATCCATAATTCTTATAACGATGTGATAATTCTTTATAAAATAAACGGTCTGCCTCTGGTGTACTTCTCGCTGGACGTTGCCAACATATAGAAAATTCTTGAAGAATATCTAATGGAACCAAATAACAAGATGTATCTACAAGGTAATCTATCCTATTAAATTCAGATAACCACGTCATACTGAGGCTTCCTAATGATTCACAAATATCTTTACAGATAAACTGATTCTTTTTTCCAACTACATTTCGTAAACAATATGTCCACAAATAATTTTCTTTTTGAATGGTTTCTATCATAGACGAGATATGGGTTGGTTCTATAAAATTATCTTCATCTAAGAAATTAACATATGCTGGACCATGGAGCAAATGTGGGATAGATGCATATATTTTATGGCAAATATATTTGTTTCTCCCGCTGTTCCATGGTAATACAATTACGGAGATTGGAATTGCCATATCTTTATATTTCTCAAGAACGATATTTACTTTTTCCACATGTTCTTTTCCATCACATACGACTACATGTTCTATATTTGTATAGATTTGTTGTTGAACACTTTGTATACAAATATCCAAAAACTCTGTACCTACAGTTGCCGTGATAATATATACTTTTTGCATTTCAAATGTATTTAAGAATTTATATTCTGTTATCTTTAACAGGAGAGGAAATGCTTCGCATAAATACATTCTCTAATTTTAAGCAAATAAATACACGGTGCACACGTGTATATTCTATTTCTAAACATTATACAAATAAGAAGACACGTCTCACAAGAGAAGATGTAGATAAAGCAATTGAGGAAGCGTCACATGCATCCAAGACACATACGGATAAGAAATACATAAGTGTACAGTGGGATATTGCCCACGAAATTTTTGTCCATTATGCACGCCAAGAGAAATATTTGGCAGAAGAAAAATCTAAACGTGATGCTCTAGATTCTTACTGTGAGATTGATGAATCAAGTATGGAGTGTAGAGAATATGATGTATAAAAAGTGAATATTTTTTATACATTGTATTCATAAAACACAACATGAAAATATGTTTTTTATGTCAGAAGAAGTTATCTCTTTTAGACGAGACGATTGGTCTTTGTAAATGTAAAGAAGTATTCTGCAAAAAACATAAGCTTCCAGAAGATCATGTTTGTAGTTATGATCATAAAGGTATACAAAAAGAAAATCTAAAATCACAGCTCAATAATATAACGGCACCAAAAGTTATATATATCTAAGACATAACTATCTTTTTTGTAAAGATTGTATATTTAATAATAGTCTTCCATACATTCTTTTTTTATGATTAATTCTTCTCCACGACAAATCTCAGAGGTAGCAATTATATATACATCAATTGTGTCGTTTGTGTATGCAAATGCAATTTCACAATTATGTTTTAATGTTTCATCATGTGTTTCACGAATCATTGACGTAATACACCTTGGTGTCTCCCGACAGTCAATTACATAGGAATCATTTAACCATATACAATATTTATGTGGAAGAATTTCCCAAGTATATTTTCGTTCACCTACAATGTGTCCAATAAATTCCCCTGTATGAATATTTATGGATGAATATACGTAATCATTGTGTTCTGATTGAATACAATAGAGACTACGTGATGTATTATCATACCATGAAGAAGGAGAGTCTTTTAGTGAAAGATGAGAACACTTTTGTAGTAGATCTTCCATTGTACCATTTATGATTTTCAACAAACAAATTCTCATTTTTTATATAATATTAAGGTAGATTATGCGCCGTATCGTATCAAAACCTTTCTCTATGTCTTGGATATACATAGGTATCTTTGTTACGTTGGTTGTAATTTTATTTATTCTCCTAACCATGTCTCATAAGAATAGTAAACGAAGCAAAGAAAATAGACTTCCATCCCCCCCTGAAAAACAACCAATCATTATTATTGATAGTAAATCAGGCTCTACTGGAGGAGGTGATGTTCCAATATATCCTAAACAACTTCCTCGCTATTCCAACTCGCAAGCACCATTAGATTATCAACAAGTTGGAATACTTACTTCTCAAGAAACAGATAAAGAACCTGTAATTCTTCCTCTTTTCGGAAGAAAAGTATATGGTCGTTCTGACCGTTGGCAATATTATACTGCAACAGATAAAAATAACATGATGAGAATTCCTTTACAAATTGGTTCTAGAGAATGTGAGGATACTGTAGGTTGTAATGAATTATATACGGGAGACAAACTTGGAGTAAGTATCTATCAAGGACGTGAATTTACGGCAACCATTTATAAAACAGATGCTCCCCAATACTTTGGCTCTGCTTATTAATATTTGTAAAAGTAACTAAAAGGATCATTTGTTAGATTTATAATAAAATGACATGTCCTTTACGAACATTTCCACTGTTCAATATGATTAGTTTTATAATTAGAGGGGTTGCAATTCTTCTTCCCCAACTGGAGGAAAAACTAAAAGAACTACCATGTGTTGTAGGAAATATTATAAATAATCCTAATAAAAAGAATAATGTTACTTAACTATTACTTGTTTTACTAAAGTTCCCTTTTCTATTTTATAATGCCCATCTATTTCTGCCATGGACATTTTAATGGTTTTTAAAAATTCAGAAGACGAATAATAATAATCAACGAATACCTTACCAAGTTTGTTCTCAAAGAAAAAGTCCAACGTATGTAAAGACATTTTTTCTGTACATTTAAGAAAAAGTGTTGCCTTTATAATGTATCTATAAATGTTGAGTAGGGGATTCTCGTAAGTCTTATCGCTTTCTTGTAAAACAATAGTATATATTTCGTCTATAGGGAAAGAAGAAGGAGGCTCAATCATTTCTCTCAATAGTTTTTGAATATCTATAGGTTCAATATATTCCAACTCATAGTATATGACAAAATACTGTGATTTTTCACTTATTTTTACAATATCTTTTAAAGTAGAAAATTCGTTCTTAAGAACAGCTAATTCCTCCTTTATTGCATTTAATTCCAAGTTCATTTTATTACTATTTCAGTTAAAAATTTAGAAAAATAAACCCTACCTAAACAAAGATTTAGGTCATTGTAAAAGTTCCCACCCCATTCCACCACATTCCCCAACCAACCTCCCTAATGAAATGCTAATCTACATCTACATCTACATCTACATCTAAATCTAAATGTACGTCTACATTAAATCTAAATTACACATAATCTTGTAAGAATTACATGGTATGTGTTTAATAGTTTCTTTACTAAAGATATAATCCTTACTAGAAACTATCTTTTACATATAGTTATTGTAAACGACTCAATATATTAACAACACGGTACCATGTTGATGTGAGTAGAAGTACACCATATGTAAAACACATGTAGATTTTTATTTGTAGTACGTATCTACATTAAAAATCTACATGGGAGAGACCATAAAATATTTTAAATAAATGATCTCTCATTATAAAGAAATAACTATTCTTTTAAATAGATATTTTTGAAAGATAAATCTAACCGATTTAAAGAAAGATATACATTATTACTAAACATGACGCAAGAAAATACAGAATTTCAAGATAAGGTAAGAGATACTCTTATTAAATATTCAAACATGGATATGACAGATAAGGCTTCATATCATGCTCTTGAATATTTTTATCCTAAGTTTCTACAGTACCTCCTTTCAAAGAAAGAAGAAGATCTACATATCTTAGAGGTTGGAGTATACAAAGGAGGTTCTATGAAGTGTTGGATGGAAATATTTCCGAAGGCACACTTTTATGGAATTGACTGGAATGTTGCTATTATAGATCCCGTTGTTATCAATGACCATCGTATGAAAGTAGAACAACTGTCTCAATCTGATCCACGTGTACAGGGATTATTTCCAGGAGTTGAGTTTGATTTAATTATTGACGATGCATCCCATGGTGCCACAGATCAAATAAATACCTTTAAAATGCTAAAATATAGACTATCTGCTATTGGTAGATATGTAATTGAAGACGTTTATCCAGAAAATACATATCCTTATGAGTTTGAGAATCAATTTGGATTTGTAGATATTACCCATATTAAAAACAGAGGAGATGACCGTCTTTTTGTATATCCACCCTATCAATTTATGTAATTAATAATTACTTCAGTATATTTTTTTCAAGTAATTCAATATCATTATCTATAAATATAAGGTTAATATTACATTCTATACACATCTCCATAGAGGCTTGGAAATGTGTACCCCAGCGAGCACATTCAAGATCTGGTTGTACTGTTATGATTTCTTTTACACCTGATTGTATTAATGCTCTCATACAATCAGCACACGGAAACATCGTTACTATAGCAATGCTATTTTCAAGTGGTGTACCGTTTCTACATGCATTATAGATTGCATTTCTTTCGGCATGCTCTACATACAAATATTTTTGAGGACGTTCCCATCGTTCAGAGTTTGTTTCGTCAAAACCTCGCGGCATTCCATTATAGCCCATAGAAAGAATCTGAAAAGAAGTAGGAGCTAAAAATATAGCTCCTACCTTGGTAGAAGAATCCTTAGAGAAACTATTTGCAAGATGCTTTGCGAGTTCAAAATATTTAACTGCTTTATCGTGCTTCATAATAAAAAATGATAGAATATCTTTTACAAGAGTATCATTTTTTAAAGATGGAACAAATACCGAAGATTCCAGTATATCTATATCCTTTTTCTTCCCCGCCTACCCACGTTATTAAACTATTTAATTTTACAGAAAAAATACCATTTAGCGAAAAGATCTCATACTCTACTCTTTGTTGTACATTGGGTAAAAAGACAGATTTTTTTACAGATATTCGCTTAGTTAGATTATGTGAACAGCTCTTAGAGGAACAACAACCAGTATACTATATTGCGAGCTCTCTTGCAGCAAAACTTCTATCTGAAGCATGTAGTGAAAACAAAATAGATAGTATCTTCCAAGTAAAAGCTCTACCCACTGTTATGTCTATGATAAATCAATATTCTCTTCAATTTGAAGAATATGTTAAAAAGAAAAGAGCGATTGTATGTATTCAATCAATTTATCTAAAAAATTATTATGATCCAACGACTGCCTTTTGTAAACGAAGACTTATACGACAATTTGAAGAACTACAACAACTCACAATGATATCAAAATAATAACAACTATTTAAAGTATATATTTTTGTCTATACATAGTAAATGACGCAGCCTTTTGGAATATTCATCCAATGTTATAAACAGCCATATGCAACATATGAAGCATTGAAATCTGCAAGAGAACATTATCCTGAAGCTACAATTATTGTTGTATCTGACAATGGTTATGACTATACCGAAATGGCATCTCATTTTAATTGTACATATATACATGAAACAGAATCTATAAGTCCAACATATACTGAATTAGAGAGTGGATATCATATTATACACACAAACAACTTAATTAAACGACTATTGAAGGTCTTCCAATTGTTTAAGGAAGAATATATTATGTGGTTAGAAGATGATGTGTCTATAAATAGTAAAATTACAGATACGTTTAGATATGATATAAATGGTTTTTGTCCAAACTTATTTCCTATTCAAAAAGTTAAAGATAAATACCCATTTTTATCAGAAGACGTAGTTTATCGTTTTTCTGGACACGGAGGTTCAGTTTATCATAAAGATAATATGATAAACTATTTTCAGAATAAAGAAACAATAGACGATATATTATTACATTGGTTAGACTATGGTTTTCCAGTAACTATATGTGTAGATTTTCTATGTTCCAGTATTGCTTTATTAAATAAGGGAACAGTCGGTCCATATAACGGTCATTGTGATGGTTATGATGGGAAAAATAATGATATAATTGTACAACATCAATATAAGAAATTTTATAATTTATCAATGCCAGAACATATAAAACCGTTCGTTGTTATTGAAAAATAAAATATAAAATATAAAACTACACTGTAGTAATAGTACTTCTAGTTTGCCGTACTATTTTTTTAGGATAATACTTTAGAAGTTTTCCTTCCATTGTTTTAAGTAATTTTTGAAGATTTGGAATTAATTCTGAATTAGGATAATATTTGTTAAATTTTGTAAAATCAATTACATGAATATTTCCCTCCTCTGTAATAAACACTATATCAATATTACCTATTTCATTAAATTTCACAGTATTTACCCAACTTATTGTTTTAAAGATATTCTTTAACCATAGTGTACTAACTACCATATCCAGAATATTAGTAATATTAATCACTCCTTCGTCATTCGTTGTTGTATTTTTACTTAAATACATTGTAAATTTTATTGAACTTATGGATGCATGTAATGGTTTGCCCTTAAAATACATATAGTCTAGTACAAGTGAACATATTAACGTTTTAGGTAAAAATGTGTCGTTAATCTGTATATTTATACTTCCTTTATTACTACCTGGTGTAAGGTATACTTTTACAGAAAGACCCCTTCCCTCAAATATAATGTCCTTTATTTTCTCAATGTCATTATCTTGGAGTTTATTAATATGATCTATGTAATCAGATAATTTCTTAAAGCTACGCTTAGATAATGTTGTTTGAACACCTGCCTCATTTATTATAGGAATATACTCGGGGGTAATAGGTGGAGTACTTGTTATAGTAATATTTTCAGGGACAAGTAAGTCATTCATTTGATATTGAGTTATATATGGATTGTTTTTTACCATTAACTGTACTACTTCAGTATATGATAGTTTATTATTTTCAAGTAATCCTTTTTTAAGAATAATTTCCTGAACATCAACTGGTAAACCTTGAAAATCAATAGGTTCTTCTATAGGTAAAATATCACTTCTTGTTTTAGATTGACTTGGCTTAGAACTTGTTATTCCAGAACCATTCTGTTTTTTCTTCATAAATAAATAGTATATATTAATATATTATTTTTATATACTATCAATCTATATCATAAACCATTTTATTTAAAAAGAAATGGTTGAAGTCATACCATTCCCTTGTAGATGTTGAATTGTATTAATATGTATATCTTTTTGATGAATTATTTCATTTGATGTCAGCCATTTATAGCTACTGTGTTGTTCTAATAATTGATCATAGTCAATATTTGATGAAGAAATATTAATTTGAATACCTATAACAACATAGTGAGTGTTTGTATACAAAGGATTTTCTTCATAAAAACATGTATCGTAAATATGATTTGATACACTTGCAATTTTATATTCTCCAGAAAAAGAACAAACACCTAATTCTTCTTTTAAAACTCTTTGTAATGCACATTCAACCGTTTCATTTTTATAGATTCTTCCCCCTGGAACAAACCATGTATTTTTTGCAGGTTCATGTTTACGATATCCTAGAAGGATTTGTTGAGTTGTAGGATCCTTTACAATAAGATCTAATGCAATTAATGGAGTATTCTGTACAACCTGAAGAAAATCACACACAGATAGCTTTCCCATATTAAACAAAACCAGTGATATCTTTAATATTCAAATGGTACTCGGAATCATTCTTAATATATGGGGTTGTATTACTACATGCGATGATCGTCTGGTAATCTATAAGGTTGCAGAACAAAAAACAACTCAAATATATTATATTGTTTCAGAATTATCTATTGAGATAAATTCATATTATTCTTATAAAGAAAATAACCTTCCATTTGTCATAAAAGAGGTCATTACTCTATGTGAATCATATAAATGTAACCTATCTCATGATATTAATACCGGAAGACGAATATTGTATGGACCACATATTTCAAGAAAACAAGGTGGACAAATGATCTGTGAAGTTAATAAAGAATATATGGAAACTCTTATAGATTTTAAAGAAAACGACGAAGATCAAAAAATTCGTCAATTTTATAAATGGTTAACATCCCTTTTACATATTCAACGTTAGTAAAAATATAGTACATAATTTCACATTTATTTATTAAATTGTAGAAAAATACATCCTATTAAACATTATCGTATATTGCCTTACAAATGAATATACCAAAAAAACTATTGCCAAGTCATGGTTCTATAAAATATGAAGTCCGATTTCGCTCTTTGAAACCTCCACCCCCATATACACCCATTCAACTGTGTCTTGTGGATAACAAAGAAAATGGAATTTTATATAGAACAATCTACGAGGACACAAAAGAAATATATGAATTTACGGGTCCTGAAATAAATCTAGAAGGGATCTATCTTGCACCTGAACAAGACTGTTGGAAATTAGAAGAAGTTACTATATCGTATAAGGATCTAACAGCATCTTTTCCATATTATGGAATCGTTGGAGCAAGAACAAAAGACGCTGCTATCTATCTTCCCGCCTTTTATAAATCAAAAATAGATATGAAACCTCTCTATGATGCAGAATATATAATACTCAAAGATAAAGTATTACAGTATACCATAGAACTAACATTTGCAGGGTCTTTGGTCATAAACTATTTATCTACGATAGAAAAAGGATTCGCATTTGGTATTGGAGGGACCATTGGGTATATATATGTTAATCTTTTAGAAATGAATATAGATACTTTAGGGAAAAACCAAAGTACGTTTATTGAGCAGCTGTTTCGTCTCGGAATTATCTCTACAGTAGCAATCGCATTTATTCAAAGGTATGCTGTTGAAATTTCACAAGATCATGCATATTTTTTATTGGGAGTTTTTGGATTTATGATGCATCGGATTGCTCTCATTCTTTCTTATCTTAGAAAATAAGATGAATCAACAGGATCTATTGTATGTGAACGAAATACAAGTTCTTCATTCGTTTCATTTAGCAACATATATGGGATAATAATGCCTATATTTTTTGTATATGGATAAATAATAAATTCTTCATAATCTACATTTTCTAAATAATACAAATTATGTTCTGGAAGTGTAAAAATTCTATATTCTGATTTTGGAATAAATAGAATTGCTTCATTATCAATTGTAATATGCTTGTTATATTTATAATCTAACTCCTCCCTTGGATTTCCAGTTAATAATGTAAAAACTGGCTCTGGATGCATATTGTACATTACCTTTCTTGCAGTGTTTGCATTTTTAAATCCAATAACATAGGGTTTATTTTTATGATAAAAACCAATATTTTTATTGTTTTTAGAAACAGTGGCTATGTACTGTTTAGATGAAATAATGCTCATTTGTATATATGTAATATAAAGAATCTTTATATTGAATAAAACAATTCACATGCAAGTTGATAACATTCTTTTGCTACCCGTTCTTCATGTAATGAAAGAAGTGTGATTAGTAAATACAAAGTCATATTTTTTATAGGCTTCTTAAGCTCAGAAGGTATACTATTCCAAAAAATTTGTAACAATGTATCTTTATAATAATGAGAAACAACGGATGCATGAATAATTTCATCATATCCAAGTAGACTTTGATAAATCTTCGCATAATCGTAAATAGAATGACCATAAATGGTATTTTGATTCGCAAATGTTCCACGCATATCAATAAAAACACATGTGTCTTCCTTACAAAGAATATTTGTAAATACAGGATCTCCATGTATCATTGTTAATTCATTACCATAAGGATATTCCTCTTGTAAAAAATTACGGCAGTGATTAATCAATACATCTATTCCTTCAAAACGATCTATCAAGTTCTGTGTACGTTCTTCTAATTTTTCTATATAGTATTTCCAAATATCAGTAGATACTACTTCTCCTTCCATAGGAAGAATGGTATGAATTTTTTTAAGATTCATTAGAATATTCATAAACTGTACGGTAGACAAAGATTCTGTAATATAAAGAATAGATGCTGTGGGAGATTCAATATATTCTAACGTATAATATTCGTTTCGTATATAGTCCCACATTTTCGGAAACAAGAATTTTACTTCCTCAGGAATATGCAAATAATAGTACATTTCTGCATTTAGTTTTTCAAGATGACAACTTCGTTTTGTAATTTTAGAACCCTCTATCTTAACTGTATTAAATGAACGACTTTCTACTTTATTATACCATTCGTAGAGACCTGTCATCTTCTGCATCTGAGAATAAGCAGGAATAGCTTTATCATCAATATAGAAATCAGCATAGGGTTTCCCAAAATAGATTTCATCATATGGAATGTCCATTTGTTCTAACATATCTAGTGTTAACTTTCCAATATCTTTTATAACTGCACCCACATTCCCAGAATGAGTCTTCATTCTTCGTGCAGTATGAATGATAATTGTATGTCCTAAGGATTTTAAATATCTAACGTAATTAATATTTCGTAAAATTGGTTGTACTGTACGATAGTCTCCTGTCTTTAAAGGAGCTGTCACGAGAGTACCATCTAAGTCAAAACAAAAACGCATCTTACGGTTTCCATTGGGAATTGATTTTAAAGAATGACAAAAATTGTTAGGAGAATGACATGATAACATATGAGAAGTTTCTAAAGAAATATGTCCACAATTATAGTGATGTTCAATCATATATTTAATGACACTTGACATGTAGTACTTTTCATGTACCATATAGGATGAATCTAAAAAGACTTGTTGTGCATTTTTAAGAAATTGATCACTCTCTTTAAAAATATAGCATCCTGAGACTGCGTGATCTGATATCCTATCTTTTTCTGCAATAGATATAACCTTCTCGTTATCTAACGTAATAAAAGAAAAGTCTGTTCTTGTACTTTTATCAACAAAAGATGTAATTGCACAATCAATCTTTGTAGAGAGAATGTCCTTCACACGAGACATAATATCTATCGTATAAAGCATGTCTCCATCCATTAGAACAAGTTCTTCTTTTTTAAAGCCTGGATAAAGCTGTAATCCTTTGATACATGTATGGAGAGCTCCTTTGGTTGGTTCCAATAGATATATAAAATGTATCTTTGGATGATTTAAATCAAACATTTTAAAATTATATGGACATATACATAACACTTTATCTTCTTCTGAAAGCGTAAGTGAATCAATCATATGGTAAATCATATATTTTCCATGAATACTAATTAATGGTTTTGGAACATGATACCCTTGCTCTATAAAGGTTTCATCAAAACCACATAGAGGGAATACAACAAGCATCGTTGGTTATTTAGCAACAGAATCCTTTAATTAAAGAGTATCAACAATCAAAAAAGAATACATGCTACCAGAAAGTGCAGTAATCTGTGTAATTGCTAAAAATGAAAATTGTTACATTGAAGAATGGCTTCAATACCATTTTAAACTAGGATTTGATCATATTTATGTATATGATAATGATGATAACTACCCACTCAAAGTATTAGAATCTATGTATCCTGGAAAGGTAACCGTTATTTATTATCCTGGAAGATGTTTACAATTACGTGCTTACTATGGATTTGTAATGAATTATTGTTTTCAACATACATGGGTAGCATTTGTTGACGTAGACGAGTTTATCGTATTACGAAAACACAAATCTATTAAAGAATTATTACGAGAAAAATGTAGTTCAGGTGCATTGGTCTTAAATTGGATTTTATTTGGAAGCAATCATCATAAAGTATATGAAAACAAACCAGTATTGGAACGATTTACAAAACGTGAAAAAAATATAAATATACACACAAAATGGATTGTTAAGTTATCTGATTTAGATACTATGGTTACTCCTCATTTCGGAAAGCTTTTTAATGGAAAGGCATTAGATACAAATGGAGTAGAAGTTACAGAATCGTTACACTACTCTGGAGTGGAAGATGTTGCAGCAGTACATCACTACTTTACAAAATCAGAACAGGAATTTTTACATAAATGTATCCGAGGAAGAGCAGACTTACCAGAAATGAGACAATTTGTAGCAGATTTTAAAGATCATGATAAAAATGAAATAGAAGATACTTCTGCCCTAGATTTTTTCCGAAACTAATACGATCGTCTGTCTATCTAAAAAAGAAACATAAATACAAAGTATGGTCCATATTATTTCTATTGGAATTGACTGTGGAATTGCTGAATTGTTACGAAAACATGAGAAACGAACAATTGCATATCCTTTTGATTGGAATGTTACCTATGGTGGTGTAGGAAAGATTTTCCAAGAAATGTTTCGTGGATTTCTTCCAACAGATACTAATTGGAATCCTTACTATGGAACATGGTTTATGCATGATTCCTTTCCAGACGCCTGTGAGAAATATGTGCGAAGAATTTATCGCTTAGTAGACTTATTACAAACAACTACAGAACCCGTTATATTTATACGAAAATGCCATGCAATTCATAATCATGAGGAATTATACAAAGATTCTTTATGCAATGAAATAGAAGACGCTGTTTTATTAGATCAAGTTCTTAAACAACAGTTCTCTCAACTTCACTACAAAATTGTAGTGATTCTAATATGTAACCAATGTTATTCTAGGGAAAAAGAATATCACGTAGAATCGGATCATATTAAAATTTATAATATTGCAACTGACTTACTATATGACGAAGAAAACATTACGAATATCGTATTAAAAGAAATTTCTATATAATTATATAGAACATATGAAAGTGATTCCCCGTGAAGATAATTACAATATCTGCCGTATTATCAAAGTAACTCCTCAAAATGACGATATATTTCGTGAAGAAAAAGAGCAGTGCCGGTGTTGAAACACCTATTTTTGATTTAGAATTATCCTATACACGTATACGTGCTTCCCCACCCATTAAAAAATCTAACAGTGGTGTGGAAATAGATAAAATATATCACAAATGTCCAGTTACAAAGTTACGAGATATATACTGTAAAGTAAAAGAAGAAAGAACACATATACAACGTATCAAAGGAGAAAAAACATTAAATAATCATAATATTCCAAAAAGAATCATAAAAGGATTTTTATAATTTTTATATACTTACTATAATATGCAAGTACAGCCTCAACCTCAACAACCTGTTACATACTACGCAGCACCTTCCCCCCCACAAGAACAACCAAGCTATGGTTGGAAAATTGCAGAAACTGCATATGATGGTTCTGCAAATCTTGGAAAAATCGTAGGTATCTTTGGTGCATCTTTTGGAATACTTATCGGAGTCTTAATATTCGGAATAAGTATCTATTTGTTACTCCGAAAAAGTACGGCTATAATCACTGACGCAACTATTACTAAATCAGAATGCAATGATGTTATTAAAGAAACAAATGGTACAAAAACATTAACCCGTAATTGTATAATAGATTTATCGTATACTGCAAATGATGGCAAATCATATACTTCAAAGTTAACTACAGATAGTAAAAATACATATATTACTGGACAAAAAGTAGCAGTTGCTTACGATTCTGGAAACCCTTCTGATGTTGCATTACATACTATTTCTGGAAAAACGATTGGTTGGATACTTTTACTAATTGGTATTCTTATAATTGGAGGAGGTGCCTTTTCTCTTTATCTTACAATGAAGTATAAAATGTATCAAGCTGCACAAGGAGTAGGGTTTGTTACAAATACTATTATGGATTAAATTCTATAAAAATCTGTAAAATCTGTAAATATCTGTAAACGTTTAGAAAGAAACAAAGCCCCAAACAAAAAAAATAAAAATAAAAAATTCCCCCCCCCTTTTTTTTACGTTGCTCAATTGAGCAACTCGTGAGTTTTTTCCGGTAAGATTTTTATTTAAGTATTTATTTTCCATTACTATTATAAGTATATGCTCAATTGTGCTCATTGTGAGTATAAAACCCCCAGACGGTATAATCTAAATAGACATATACTAACACAACATTATGATATAGAATTTGACGAAGATAAAGAATATAATATCGGAGAAAAAGTAAACGTTATCGGAGAAAAAGTAAACGTTGGTGGAGAAAAAGTAAACGTTGGCGGAGAAAAAGTAAACGTTGGCGGAGAAAAAGTAAACGTTGGCGGAGAAAAAGTAAACGTTGCATCTGAGAAATTAAAGTGTTGTCATTGCTATAAGGTATTTACTACTGAAAGATGGTTAGAAAGACATAATGAAAAATGTAAAAAGATAAGTTCTCCTACAGAATGTAGATATTGTCATAGAGAACTGTCGTGTAAACAAAGTAAATGCAATCATGAAAAAATATGTAAAAGTACTGCCCTAATAGTAGTTCCGCCCCCCCTCCCTCCCAGTCTCTATGCCGATTCTAGTGTTGGACTTGATACTGTAAATACCATCATTCAGAATAATATTCAAGAACAACAAGTAATCCAAACCCAAAACAACGTGCAAGAACAAACAGTTATCAATGAACAAAACAACCAACAGAATATTACAATCAATGTATTTCCTTCTAATCTCAAATCAGACTATAACATAAATACAGACCATATGGATATCAAAAGGCTAAAGAAATCTATCAAAGACCAGTCTATTGCGGAAGCAGTTGGAACCTCTTTACGAATGGTTTTAGAAAACAAAGAAAATCTACCCGTCAAAAAGAAAAACATTAAATCAGAATATTCCTATATCCATTTAGGGGACGATAAATGGGAAATGCGACAAGATAAAGAAGTGTTTGGATTAATTAGTTTCCATATCTCTCGTTGTATCCAAGTGTATATAGATGGAAATAACCTAAAACAATTACAACAATATTACCAAGAAGCTACGGAAGCTCTTGAATTTGTATCTGCTGATTCAGAAGAAGACATTGGGAGAGAAATGATTAAAAAAGCAAAACGTGTAATGGATGTCATCAAGATAGGAGCATACGATCACCGTGTAGAAAAGTGAACATAGAGTCGTCTGAAGCGATTTAAAGTCCCATGTTGTAGAATAGATCAGAAGAAATGATTGGAAATTATACAATTCATGATAAAATTGCAGAAGGCGGGTATTCTTACGTATATAAATGTACAGATACAATTGGAATACGTTACGTATGTAAACAACTTCCAAAAATAAAAAACAAAAGGTCTCGTGTAACCCAAGAAATATTCGTTATGAAGGCTCTTGTACAGTCACCTAAAGTAGTAAAGTTTGTAGATGCAGGAGAAGATAACGATAATTTTTATATCTTTCAAGAATGGTGCCGTGGAGGATCTGTCCAAGAATATGTGCGGGCGTATCCAGATTATGGAGAAAATACCATAGCAAGTATTTTACGCGGAACCTTACGCGGACTATATCATATGCACGAAAAAGGCATTATCCATTGTGACATCAAAGCTGGAAATGTACTTCTTGGAGACACAAGCGAAGATGCCGATATAAAAATAGGAGACCTTGGTACTGCCATCGTAACAAATGTTAACAGTATTGTAGAGGTAGATGACCTTGTAGGTACCCCATGGTTTATGGCTCCAGAAAATCTAAGTTATCAATACCATACAGTGTCGGATGTTTGGAGTTTAGGTATTATGACATACCAACTATTAAGTGGAAAACTACCATTTAATGACAAAGAAAATCCAGGGAATCCAAGTATTGCACGTATCTGGAAAGGAATTTTACACGAAGAACCAATTCTTACAGGACATCGTTGGGAAAAAGTAAGTGTAGAAGCAAAAGATTTTATTAAGAAATGTCTGGAAAAGGATTATAGGAAACGTCTTAGTGCGAAAGAATGTTTAGAACACGAATGGTTAACAAAAACAGACTGCAATGATCGTTTTAAAGGGATATCACTTAACTGCGAACCATTTAAGTATGAAAATGAATCAAATATGTTTGCGAAGACGATTGATAGTAAAGATTTTTAAGGAATATTATATTATTTTCTATCGTGTTTATAATAATGACACCACATCTTCTCTTTCTTATACCATTGACATGTGCTCTTGTAATCTATATGATTTCTTTTAAGGAAGGAAAACAGATATGTGATAACTACATTCTTGTAAGTTATCTATATGCATTGTTTTACCTTGCATTGTTGAGCTACTTTGTAAGTATTTTATTACAATATGAAGATAAACTAAACAGAATAGGAGTTCTTGGTTTCTTTGGAATTATTCTTCTAGAAATCATTGCATATATCGGATTAATATCTATTCCAAAAGAACAAATTCTACTCAAACACTTTGTGTCTATTCTCTATATCATTATCACAAGTATTACATTGGCAGTTATCTTTACATTATATGTTCCGGGAAGCCTTGTATTCACCCTTTTCATGACAATGGTATTGTTTATCCTCTTAACACTAATTGCCTGGAAATTTCAAGATAAGATTTCTTCTAAGATTACGCTCATTATGATAATTGTTTTCATATTACTTGTTATTATAGAATTCCTTATTAGCGTCTTCTTACCAGGTAGTCTTTTAGAGAAAGCAATCGTTTTGATCGTTTTGATGGTTATATGCTATCTCGTTTTGGTAAAGACCAAACGGATGATTGAACACAGAGACAGTTGTGAAAAAGATGGTGGTCCAGACTATGTACGTGAAAGCACAAGTCTTCTCTTAACTTTCCAAAATTTATTCTTACGTATCCTACAACTATTTGGAAAAAATCGTCGCCGTTAAAACGATTTAAGAATCAAACCATTACAGGATAGTATGAATAAGCTACAAACTGAAATAATTTGTTTAGATTTTATGAAAAGGGTATATGAAGCCCATCGTGAAAATTCTGTTAAAGAAAACAAAGTGCATTCCATCTATGGTGTAGAAACAACAGAAACCGTTATAGAACTTGTTAATAGATATACACGAAATATTGTAGAATTAGAAAAAAGAATGAATGAATTAAAGCAAGCAGTTAGTAATGAATCTAGAATTTTAGTAATGTGATCTTACTTGTTTGCATAGATCACTGAAGACTTCTTGGTTAGAAGCAGCTTCTATTGTTTTTGGAAGGTCAATAAAGACTTTTTTCTGAGAAAGAGCAAGTATATGTTTTTTAAGAAGAGTTGCAGAACATTTCATAGGTACATCCTTCATTGTTGTTTGAATCATTCCATAGATGCGAGGATTAAATTGTTGTTTTCTATTATTTATTTTTACAACAGAAACATGAAGGAATTGGAAATATTGTTTAGAATCTAGGGTAATTGTTTTTACGAATAATTCTTCTGTAGCATTATCCTTATGTTTATCCATTTCTTCAATAATATCAAGTTCTTTTAATAAGTCTTTTACCTTTGTAGTTTGAACCATTTGTAATAGTTCATTTCTCCAAACATTCAGGTTATTTAGAGAAGACAAGTCTTCTTTTGCCTTATAAATGAGCGGAATTAATTGTTTTAAGTGTTCAATTTCCTGTTTGGTGTTTACAAGCATCTTCTTTTTCTTCTTCGGAGGTTCTTCCTTTTTCTCTTCTTTCTTTGAAGATTTTCGGGAAGAACTTTCGGAAACAGGACTTTCTCGCAACACCTCATTCTCTTCTTCATCTAGTCCAACTTCATAGATAAGTGGTAAGACAGATTGAATCTTCTTGGAACGGTGTCGTTCTTCTTGTTGAACTTCACTTGCCTCAAGCACACGTACATATTTTTCAGGTTGAACATTTATAATAGAACTACGACAACCAATGTAATAATAGATACCTGAACCAACATCGTTCATAATATCCATTAATTTGAAGTTACGATACGATAGGTTCTTGAAAGTATCCTTTTTCCCTGCAGGCTTATACAGATTTCCTTTGTACACTTCTTGATGTACCTTTGAATTATATTCAGAAGGAGTTTTAATAACACCTGTAAATTGTTTGCAGAATGGACTTCCTAATTCTTCTTTTACCTTTGTTCCTTTTGGTAGAACTTCTCGGTTTATCTCAGGAATTTTTTGAATACGATAAACACCAGATTTTGAAAGAACCGTGGTTTCTTTTTCAAAATCTAAGAACAAATTGGTAGACATATCTGGAATATATTCACCGGGTAGATAGATACGAATTGGACGGTGTAGAAGTTGACTGATGTTACTACGATATTTGATGGGATTTTTGAGTATTTTTTCATATTTTGGATTATTAAATAAGTCCATGAATTGACATCCAGTATCCATGAAATTTGGTCGGGCACATACAGGGAAGACAACAATTACTTTATCCTGTGGGACTTTATTTCGTCTGTTAAATTCAAGTACATTTTCAGAACCATGTCCAATAATTAAAAATACATTTTTCTTCTTTCCTTCCTCTTCTATTATTTCTTCCTCTTCTTCCTCTTCATTTCCAATAAGAGAATCTCCTTTTAAGAGAAGTTGATAAGCAGGTTTTACTTTTCCTTGAAGACATTTTTCTAATCCAGATCTCTGACTTTTGTCTGTAGTGATTTCATTATGTGTATCATTTGATAATTTGTGATATTTCTTACGAAGAATATCTAATCTTTCTTGGTCTAATTTTAGATTCTTCTGCCCTTTTTCTCTTAATTCTTGTACAATTTTATGATTTGCCTCTCGGTTTTCTTTTTCTATTTGTTTAATAGATTCTAATAAGAGGTCACATGATTCCTTTGTAACTGGCTGTTTTAAAACTTCTGCAAGTTCCAAAGCATAGATTTCTCCCTCACGAATACGACAATTATCAATCGATTCATTTTTCTCAATTTCTTCCAAATCAAATTGTAAGTCTTCATGATAACGTTGTACCATTTGTTTTACATATACCTTCAGTTTATCCTTTTCTTCCTTTGGAAATTCTTTTTCTTTGATTTTATTTTTTACGCCATCTCGTACTTGTTTAATCATGTTCTTATATTGTTCTCGTAATTTGCTTTTCATTACAGTAATCATTTTATCACAGTCTTTTAATCTCTTTTTATGATCCATCTTTACTTTTGTGATTAGTTTATTCTTGTCAGTATGAACATCTATTAAACATTGTTTATGGCGTTGATAAGCTGGTTGTACAAGTCCCTGTAATGCAGTCTCTAAGTTATTTGTCATAGCTGCAGCATCTTGTTCTATTAAAGCACGATTATTAGAAATATCTTGAGAGGAACGATTTACATTTAATTCTAAAGCACGAAGTGAATGAATAGATTCAAAGAAACTATAATCGGACATGGGAACTTGAATATTTTTAACTACTGGATATGAGAAAGAACGTATATCCTTCTCACGATTTAGATAACTAATATACCCAGCTACTTCATTATAAAAAGTTTCTTTCGTTTTTTCTGTAAAGGTACCAGATTCATTTAGATACTTTTCTGCAAATGTATCAAAGGTTTCTGGAAGTTGTTCTGAAGCAGGTCTACAAAGATTTAGTAATCGTATTAAATCCATTGGATCACTTGTATAAGGTGTAGCTGTCATGAGAAGTAATTTCGCTCCATCCTTTCCAGAAACACGACTTGAATTCATTAATGCTTCCCGAACCACATCCATGTCAGCTTTTTCTTGTCCTTCTACATCTAATGCAAATAACTTATGAGCTTCGTCTATGATAATTAAGGTTTTGTGAAGAATATCCTTCTTTCCATTACGTTCCATAAGAACCTTTGTTTGTTGGTTCTTTCCAGCTAATAGGTTACTAAATTGGCGATAAGACATTGGTTCAAACCATCCTTTAGAAAGAAGGCGAAGTCTTGCAGCATGTGCCTCTGGAAGGGTGGCTCCATTTTTAAGAAGATCTTGAATAATTACACTACATGCCTGTTCAAACATATTTTTCCATACGTCTCCTTTCAGTGTATAACGAGTTACATATAGAATAGTATAGTCTTCTTTTTCAAAGGTAGAAGAAGCAGTAGCAATTGCTGTACATGTTTTACCAGTGCCAACGGAATGCCATAGTAACATACCAGGATTTGGATATTCGGGAGTAAAGTATTTTCGTACAAAGTCTTGGGTAGGTGTAAAAGGAAGGATTGATGCTCCTCCAGAAGGAACACACATGTTTTTAACTTCTATTTTAGACCAAGCAAGGTCTCCATATTTCTTTAAAATCTCAGCACGAAGTTTTTCATAAGAACGTCCTCCTGCCTGTTCCATTCCGGGTAATTTAAATTCATGAAGTTTCTTTGTAAGGTCGCGATCTACTGCACTTCCAATAGCGACAGTTTCTAGTTCATTTGCGAATGTTAGTTTTTTAGGATCTATATCACTAAATTTCATGAATAATTGAAAGAATGAATCTGCTGGGGCAAGAGCAACATCATTTGCGATTAGATATTGTTGAATAGAAGGAGTTAAGATAGTTTCATATTTATATACATGAAGAGGCCATCCAGTTTGTGGATCAAAACGTAACCCTTTTTGTCCACAATATCTGGTCCCACGACCAATTGCTTGTTTTTCATCTGATTTTGTAGCAATCGGTTCAAAAAGGTGAACATATTTAACATCAAACAAATCTACTCCTTCTCGGAAACCAGAGTCCAGAATGATAATCCGAATTTCCTCCCCGTTTATGTTTTCCGGGCGTTTATTAAAGGTTGCTAACAGATCTTTACGAAAGTTAACTCCAATAGGTTTTTCAAAAAACGATACAGAAGTGAGAGTAGCAAAGACATGAGATGTTTTTTCACGTAAAAGGTTTTTATCAATAGTAAATGACATGCCACGTGAAGTTTTCTTTAGACCGTATGCATGTTGGAATCCTGCAGATGCCAAAGCAGATGCGATTAGTTTTGCTCCATACGCAGATTTTATGTCAGAATAGATAAAATGTTTGAAATAATGACCATGTTTCTTCATATCTTCGTCATCTAGCGATTGAATATTTTCAAGAAGAGCTACAAGTTTTGGTGAAGCGATCGTAATATGATCTTGTACCAGTACAGCATTGAAATCTTTATGATCAAATTTATGTTCTGGGTCTAATTTTCCCCAATTACCTTTCTCTTTGATACAAGCTGCAATTTTTTCATTTGGTTTTATAGACATTTCTTATACACTAAGCATATTTAAAATATATATTAATCCATTTTCTGGATTATAAATCTAATAGATTTCTCATAGAGGTAATGTAAATGTAACTGGTATAATAAAAAGTCTTTCAAAAATAATTAACAATCTTTATTCATTGGAACTATTGGCATTTTAATAGATAATATTTGACAATCTTCAAGAAATATTGGACAAATCATTTGTTTTGGATAATTTGTAAAACAAGTACCTAATTCAAGAATTTGTCCATTTAAGATCATTGAACCACTTAGTAAGACATTATATTCAATCGTTTCTATGTAATATGAATATTTATATTGTGCATCTTTTTTATAATGTATATTTCCTACTTCAAACTCATTTGTAGATAGTATACAATGAACAAAATTTCCAATAAACCACCCTTTTGTAAATTCAGAAGTATTCCAAATATGTTTTTCTTTAAGAGAATGATCTTTATACCATATACTGATTATACTAGATACTGTATGTGTCATAATATCATAATTTGTAATATCATTGTCATTTAAGCAAAAACCATCCACATCTGCAAATCCAGATACCATCATAAGTAACCCTTCGTTCTTAATCCGAATATTTGCACCATATACTTCATATGTAATTCGTATAGAATCTGTTTCCATTAGAATAGTCTTATCTTTTAGATTAGATAGATTATTACTATAATTTCCTTTACGATAAAGATATGCAAAATAATCTTCTGGTTCTCCAACTGGATAAAATGTACCTTTGCAAGTTTGAATATCATAGTAACCAATTTTCAGCCCTTTTTCTATCATTGCTTGGTATGATAATGATAAGTAAAACTCTCCATTTGGAGCCCGTAGAGAAGTTGCATACATATAATCATATGCATCTAGAAAGGTTCTTGTTGTTTTAAAATAATGAACACCTACAAGGGCATTTTTACTAAGGACAATCTTTTCCTTACATTCTACAACCTGATTCTCGTCATTTAATCTAATAAAACTGTGTTTGTCATTATTACCAATAACAAGAGAGCCATTTAGTGTATATGTTAATACGCACCCGTCATAGCTTTGACATGTTTGAAAGAATTCTTTAAAATTCCAATCTAATATCTGATCTGAATTTGATACAAGAAGGGGTAATTCTGGATCAAGCAAGTGTTTTGCTTCATAGACGGTAGATGCAGGTCCTTCTGTCAGATGAGAAATTGCATGAATTACATAGGACAGATTATATGTATTAGAGATAGAATCCAATATAGTACGAAGTTCATTATTTTTAACACCATTATCTTCTCGGATAATATATATAAATTTACATGGAACAGATATATCTAATGAAGAAATAGCTAGTTCTATCATTGGTTGAAGTTTTGCATTGACTGGTAATAGGTACTTGTGTTCATGAAATCCATAATCCATAAAACGTGAACCCGTACCAGCCATAGGAATAACAACTTGTAACATAATCAATATAAGTTTTGTAGTGTAGAAACCTTAAATAAAAAGAATGTATTATAGACGATTCATATGACTTGTCGCTTTAAAATGGTGCATTTCAGAGATTATATTTAAGAATCCAAAGAACATTAAGAATAAGAATATAATAACAATTGTTCTGGCAATTTTAGATTTTGGAGAGATATCACCATACCCAAGTGTAGTTCCAGTAACAATAGAGAAGTAAAATCTATTAAATAGTTTATCTGTAAATGTTTCATCTTCTTCTTTCTTAATACCATTGAAATGAGTTTCTCCATCTGGGCATAGTATAACGAGAGAAACCCATAAGGTTAAAAATATCATAAGAAAATACACAAATCTATAAGCAAATAGTTCAAAATAGCTTAGAAACATAGTTATCTATCCTTAGATGAACATAATAAAATAATAGTATAAAAAACAATAAATTGTTAGACTACACTTCTTGTTACAATTAGCATAGTTTTTTACATGTATATAAAAGTAGATATACATTTACATGGTCACTATTCGGGAATCATCAATATATATGATCGTTTCCATAGTAATAATTGCTGTATTATATATGATGCTACGTCCAGTGGCTAAGAAAGAAAATACCATAGTGGTCGTAGAAAAACCTTTTCAAGGTAGTCCAGAATATAGATGTTCCACGAAATGCTTTGATTGTATAAAACAACAATCACAAGAACATTGGAATGTATCTCATGGAAGTCCATACATGTATGGAGCCCATTAACTATTTCCTACTTCTATATATTTACCTAATTCAAAAGATTCCTTAATATCTATTTCGTCTGGATCTCCAAAACAGTTTGTAATACATGGAATATTATTTTTAAGAACCGTAAGATTTTGATGTACGTGACCACATAACCAATGTGTTAAGGGAGGCTGAAACATATACTCTAAATCAGATGCAAACATACAATTATTTAAACCTCCTTGAAATGAACCATTCATATCAAACAAGGGGGCATAGTGTGTAAGAAATACATGAGGTATTGTTTTATTTTTTGATAGTGTTTCTTGTAAGAAAGATAGATGGTCTTTATGAAGGGATACCATTTCTTTTCTTGAAAATTCTTTAATCCATCGTTTATCATTGGTTTTATGAAAACCTTCTTCTGTTGCATTACTCCAAAGGGTGCATCCAGAGATGAGTACGTCATCTACCTCTACTGTTTTCTTTTGTAATAGTTCTATATCAAGGTCGGAACATAGTTCTTCAAGACGTATATCTGTTTCGGCAATAGAGTGACCATAATACTCATGGTTTCCTGGAATATAAAAGACTCTTTCAAATTCATGAGAAATGTTATCTAAGAACTGATAAGTGCTTGTGTGAAAAGCCCCTCCAATATCTCCAATTAATGCAAGATTTGGCGCAAGCACTGGAATATTTAATATTTTAGAATGATTATCCTGATGAAGATCAGAACAAAACTGTAGTTTCATATAAATGAACCCTTAATTATATTTCGTAACTTCGTTTTAAGTAATAAAAAAAGAATACATACCATTAAGCCGTAATTCTATGAGGAGCATAAACACCTTGTGAAAAGAGGGCAGATGTGCCAACTCCCATAACAAACATAGTACCTATCCACGAGAAGAATGTAGCACCAAATAGTTTCCAATTCACTCCACGTACTCCTTCCATAAGTCCCACTCCGACAATTCCTCCAGTAATACATTGAGAAGAAGATGTTGGTAAACCATACTGAGAAGCAATTAGGATTACAAGAGCAGTTGCTAGTTCCGCCGCAAAACCTCTGGTAGCTGTAAGTTTTGCTAGTTTTGTACCCATTGCACGTGATACATTGTATCCATACGTTGCTAAACCGACAACTAAACCAGATGCTCCTATTGAAATAACCCAAATGGGGGCACTTATGGAGGAAACCATTTGTCCATCATTTACAATTTTCCATATACTTCCAAGAGGACCTGCCATATAACCTACTTCTCCTGCTCCATGTGCAAAGATAACACAGATGGCAGAAAACACTTGTAAATATTTAAATACATGTTCTGTTTTTTGATCAAATATCTCTGCATTTTCGTGGATATCTGAGACAAGTTTATCTTTATGGATATCTGCATGAATATCTGTGTTGATACCTTTTAGAAGAAATTTAGAGAAGCGGTTTCCAGTAGTAGTTTCTGTGGGTGGTTCTGTCTGTATAGCTTCTGTTCTTTCCTCTTTTGGAAGTTCTTCTATTACGGGAAGATATGAATTATCTACAGGACGATACGTCTTATCAATTCTCTTTCTAAGGAATGGAATTCCAAATATAGTAGATATTGTAGATAGACCTCCTGCAATAATAGCTGCGATCCATGCCGCCTTTTCAGGAGTCCATTCGTCTACATTTGTTAACACCTTTTTAGCACCTTTTGTAAAGACAAAGTATATATTAATCCATGTTGTTAACATTACAATAAAAGGTATCGTATAGAACGATATTTGATATGAATTTGTACGACGTAATACAATCGTTCTTATCATACCAAAGATAAAGGCTGCTGCGAGCCCTGTAAGGATTGGGGAAATAAACCAAGATAAAACGATTGGAACAACACCTTTATATGGAGGAAAACTGGAACCATCTGTTACTGGTGTAATCCAGTTAACTCCTTCTTTTCCTTTGTATGTTAATGCAAATCCAATAATTCCACCAATAATAGAATGTGTTGCAGAAACATTCCATTCCTTATAGGAAGCAAATGCTTGCCATATAAAACCCATAAATAATGTACAACACATTCCATATGCGTATACAGTAGGATTATCTGTAAAATAATTTATATTTGCAATACCTCCAGCAATAGTATCTGTAGAGACTCTTCCGAGGACCATTGCCCCAGTAAATTCAAAAATAGAAGCAAGGATGACTGCTTGTTTAAGAGTTAATGTTTTAGAACCAATAGAGGTTCCAAAAGCATTTGCAACGTCATTTGCTCCAGTTCCCCAACCGAAGCCAAATGCACCAAAAGAACCAGTAATTACAAGCCATAAAAATTCAGGATATTTCATTTTATTAATAATATATAATTATTTTGGTTTAAATGTAAACAAAAAATAAAAGTTATCTATTACGAATGGAGATTTCACAGGAAGAGACAGAACTAATGGAAGAGATTCAAGAATTACGTAGAAAGCATAAACTATTACGTCAAGAGCTACAGGATCTGGAGAGTGAATACTATACAACGTTATGTACCCTACAAGAACTTTGTGGTAAAAAAGGACATGACTTTTTAAAAGAGCGAGATGATGACTATCATAATAGTAGATTTTACTATACCTGTAAACGATGTGATTTCTTTACAAGGTATAATTAATTAAAAGACATTAATTTCTTCAATAGTTGTAATGAAAGAATATACTTTCCCATTTGATACTTGTGAAATACCCTATCATGCCAATTCTATAATTGCACAACCATATTCCTTTGTACTGAACTTTATATCATCATGTATACTCTTATATGCCGCATTTACAACAAAGGATATTTATATTAAAGTATTCTTTGGATTATTGTTTCTATTTGAATTTATTCATACTTGTTCTCATTTTACTCACATTCCTGGGCGTATTCAAATTAATACGATTCATTTTGTAGCTTACTTAGTTAATTTTAGCTACTTTGCTATCTTTATTCATTTGACAAAGAGAGTGCCTTCTTATAAAATAATGGCAGTATATGTATCTATAATCTTACTGGATATGGTATTTTTTAATAAGAATATATTCTTAGGATATTTCACAACACAAATAAGTTTATTTGTAGTCATAAATTTATATTATTTCAATTATATTACTGCAAATATTTCTTACTATTATCTCATCTCTTTCTTTATGTTAGTAGTACTAATTATTTTACTATTTATAAATGAACAAGAAAACTGTAAGAAGATGTTAGATAAGAAACCACTTCCATATCATATTATGATAGAAATAACAGGAGGTATCATTTTCATTTTATATGTAATCATGTTAAAACAGTTAGATAAATAATCAAAACCAATTCTTTTTCTTTATGGATCCATTGTATTTCCCCCCCCCACTACTCACGGTTACTCATGAGTAACAGATACTCACGTAACTTTATGATAACAAATTTAAGAAGTATGTATATAATTTAATATATAATATAGTAATAGATAAAATATGTCTATAATTACTCACGAATGTACTTTATGTCCCTATACTACAAGTAGACGATATAATCTTGAAAGACATATGAGTGTGGTACATAATTGTCATTTGGCAAATCTGGACATAGATGGACCAAAAGTAAACACAAATGGACCAAAAGTAAACACAAATGGACCAAAAGTAAACACAAATGGACCAAAAGTAAACACTTGTGGACCAAAAGTAAACATCGTTATAGATGCTGATAACAAAACATATTATAAATGTTCAGATTGTTACAAGAGATTTATTCATAAAAAGTCGTTATATATACATATGCCAAAATGTGAAAAAATAAACGACGAATTAGAGTGTCCTACATGTAATTTAATTTTATCATGTAAACAATCTTTATCTAGACATAAGAAAACGTGTATCAAAAAGAAGGAAATTGTAACAGATTTATCCATACCATCTTCAGAGACAAGTGGTCCAAATGCAGTTTTTCATACAATTGGTGAACACAATACAATTAGTAATACTCAAACGCAAAACAATACAATAAACATTTTAGCTTTTCCAAATGGAATGCAAGATGAAAATTTTGCTTTTGTAAAAGACCATATTACACCCGCAATATTTGCAAGCATTATGAAGAAGAAACCAGAACAAGCATTTGCGAACTATATTGGAACACTTATGCAAAAAGAAGAAAATCGGATGATAAAGAAAAATAGTCCAAATGTTAACTATTGTACAGTTCATACAGGAGAAAATCAATGGGATTTGATCTTAGATAATGACGCAATTCCTGTGCTTGCCCATCATGTAACGAGGTCTTCTTTTGAAGACATACTAAAAAATAAAAAGAAATTAGGTGAACTGCAAGTAGATATAGAGAAATTAAGAAAATATATAGATGATATCAATACTGAAAATGACCAGAATGATAACTATAATTTGTCTTTACAGCGAACCAAGCTAATGTTGGTTAACTTTACAAGAAAATGGGGAAAAGACGAACGAGATTTGTAAGAATTGTAAAAATAATGATAGAGGAGTATTTGTGTAAATTACTGTGGATTAAACACCCCAATTACAGAACCCCATGCATAGTTGGTTCCCAACGTATTATAACCACCTATATTCTTTTTATGCAGATTTGTTAAATATTCAATCATGTCTGAGGATAGTGTTGTTGTTGTATTTTTATTCCACGGCAAAGCTTTTTCTTTAATAATGTTTTGAAGATCTGAAGGGAGATCCATATATTTAGAAATAGAATGTAAACGTTTGATATAAGATTTATTAATATTATTTACACGACGTTCTTTATAATATAGATGATATCTCCATCCTTTTCCAAAAAACAATCCTATCATATTTTCAAAGATTCGTTTATGATCTTGTAATCTTTTAACTGCGCGCATTTTTCCACTATACTTTTTTGCAGTTGCCCAAAAAATAGATTCAAAGTCTATTACAGCATCAGATATATATATTTCTTTCTTATCAAGATGTATCATAATGCGAGCATATATTTTATAGAATTCATTATAATAATTTGCATAGAATGCAATGTATCCAGCTTTTCCATCTTCGTCTGGATAGAAATAGAGATGTTCTGTATCGTCATTAGATTTGTATGAATGGCTGAGTAATATACGTTTAGTAAGATGATTTTTGTACCAATCAATATAGGAAGCGTCTATAATATGTGGCATATACTCTTTCATAGTAACATCTTCAGTGCTGTAGATCACAGAGAAAGCCATTGTGTAGTTGTTTCTTAAGATAATATGAAAATGCTTGAGATAGTTTATCAAATTTTATACATATGTGTTACATATATGTGAAATGCATGATAGTATATTTTTTATAACTTCAAATTAAGACATCTTTATATTTTCCCAAATATTTTACATATATTTTGCGCGCCCCCCGATATTTTACTCATGAGCAACTTCTTTTCTACCGTAACAAATATATATATAAAGATTTATTTTCTAAACCATTATATATATGTTGCTCACTTGCTCACAATATAAGTATAAATGCTCACTATGTAACTATACTACAAATAGAAAGTATAACTATGAAAGACATATCGTAATGGTGCATAATGAGAAAATAACAGAAATAGATAAAAATTTACCAAAAATAGATACAGATTTACCAAAAATAGACACTGATTTACCAAAAATAGATACAGATTTACCAAAAATAGACACTGATTTACCAAAAATAGATACAGATTTACCAAAAATAGACACTGATTTACCAAAAATAGATACAGATTTATCAAATAGCGATACATACGTACCAAATATAGATACACAGCTAATAGAACAGCATAAGTGTCCTACTTGTTATAAAAAGTTTGCTACGCCGTATACACTCAAGAAACATATGCCTGTATGTAATCATAAAGAATACCCGAACCAGTGTGTAGAATGTAAACAAGTATTTTCAGGATATAGTGCTCTATATCATCATAAAAAGTATTGTAAAGGGTTGGTTCCTGTTTCCGAAAACCAAGGGGGAATGATAGTTCCTTCTATTACAAATAACAACATTCAAAATGCAAATAATATTCAAAATGCAAATAATATTCAAAATAACAATAACAATACGAATAATACATACAACATTATTCTTCCCTGCCCAGTAACACGAGAAGAGAACTTTGATTTTGATACAGATAACATAACATATAATATTTTGAAGCAGATTGTAAGTACAAGCAAAGATTCTTCGGTTCGGTTTAATCGTTTTATAAAGAAAGTTTTTGAAAATCCAAAGAATAGGGTCATTCGGAAGACAAATCCAAAGGATAATCATAGTCTAATACATCTAGGAGAAGGAAAATGGGAATATGCGATTGACAAGGATACCATTCCTGTAATAACACATCATATGACAACGGTTGCTTTAGGAAAGATAGTTGAAGTAGAGACAAAAGCATCGTCTCTTATAGAGTCTATCAAGAGTTTTCGTAGACAAGTGAAAGAGATTAATGAAATGAGTGATGAAGAAGATGTATATAAGGATACCATACAGCGTGTAAAACTCGCAATTGTTAACTTTACAAAAGAATTAATGGAGGAAGAAAAATTACTAAAAGAATTAGGAGGGGTTGTATAATGAGATTCAACTGACAATTGTAATATAAGTTATTTTACCATTTAACAACAAGCCAGAGGAATAAAGACATTGATAAAATCAAAGTTGCTATATGAAGTGGTACGTATTTTATGAATAAAATAGTTAGTAGTAGCCATCCAACCATCCAAATAGAATCAGAGATTGCAGCTCCAAAGGTAACTTCCTTGATATATTTTTGGAAGTAAGCGACATATTGGCTAAAACCAGATGGTAATGCTAATATACTTTGAGCAAATACTAAATCAAATACCCATTGAACAGCAATCGCTAATAGAATAAATGCTAGTAATTTGGGCATGTTAGATTGTAAAGCGAGTGGTTCAACCCATTTGAATAAGAATTGTACAGTTAACAGAATGGCAGTAGTGTAAATAAAGTCACCTCCCACGGCAACCCAGCTAGGTACTTTGGTATAATACTCAACAGGTGTTATAAATCTATTTTTAGACAAGGCTAAAATAGTAGAAATGGCGATCCATTCGTATACACTAAATGCGACGATCCAGTAGAATAATAGTTCAGGTGAAAAATAGTAAACCTCCATGCTATATTAAATATATATTATTTTTGCATATAAAGAAGTTATGGTTCTCCAGATATAGAATGGAAGTACTTGAGAATGAAGACACGTACACAGACACAGACATCTCAAATCTTCTCTATGAAATAGATGAAATACAGAAAGAGCAAAAAGAAATTACATTTCACCAGAATTTTATATTTATGTGGATATTTGTATATATATATATCATTTTTAAGAAGTCATATATTTTATATATTCAAAAATCATCCCGAACATTACGTACTGCTTTGAATTTACTAATGATACCTTATATTGTAGCATTTATGAAGTTAATAAATATTTCATTTTTAGTTTAAGACATAAGTTTTGTATAAAATATATGATTACATAAAATGTACTATAGATTATTATATTTATAAAAATTTGAATATAGTATATATAATTATTATATCGCTTTTATAAAAATTTCACTGTAATCAAATATTATACTCTCAAAAAGTTATCAGATCGTATTAATCAAAAAAATGCTTACATATGACTATAACATTCTTTGTATCAAGCAGATTATTCTTGATCCGGCTATTGATATTCCAGAACATCAAAGACCATTTATTTGGGATATAAAGCGTCAAGAAAAGTTAATTGATACTATTATGTGTGGTTTGCCTATGCCTAACCTATTATTTTCTGAAGAATATATGGTTCGTAAAACAAACTTTCCTGCTGAAATTATTAAATGGCTTGAAGATGGGCAGCAAAGATTTCATACTATAAAAAGTTTCTTTGAAAATAAAACTGTATGGAATGGAATATTTTATAAAGATTTTAATGAGGATCAGAGATTACATTTTATGACGTATAAAATGTGTATTATTAAGTATTCTAATGCAACTCAAGAAGAAAGAATAAAAATTTTTGATAACTTTCAAAATGGTGTAGCATTAACACCAGGTCAAAGGTTTCATGCGCAAAAAAACACACTTCTTGTAACCTATGCAATTGAACGTTTTATGACAAAAGAAAAACACTTTTACAATCGCATGTCAAATATTTTTGGAGAGCATAACTGTATAAAAGATACTAAGTCAAAGAGTTATCTTAAAAATATAATGGCAGTTGCAGGAGGAGTCGCACATGGAGCAAATTTTATTACAACGTCGTATGATATTCTAGGTCCAATTCTTAATAAAACATTTAATGAAGTAGAAGCAGATAAATATGTAGATCAATTGCTAAGCATCTTTGAAAAAGTAGATCAGTTAGTTACAATTTCTAAGAAAAGTAAAAAGAAACAATGGGATACTGGATATATTACAGGATATATTCTTGCAACATTATTTGTATTCAATGATGATATAAATAGATGGACAGATATATGGATAACATATATGAAAGATATTCATGAAGGAAAACAGACGATTGATTTGCTACACTATAATAAACCAGGATCACGTAACTGGACACTAAATCGTTGGAAGACAGGATATAACAATCTAATTAATCCTCCCAATGAATTTGTAAATACTTGTAGTACAGAAGAATCAGATACTGATGAAGATATAGAATCTCTATAAAGAAAAAAGAATAAAAACGAAAAAATGCCGAATTTTGGCATTTTTATATTATTATCGCTCATAAATATAATTCTGGCTTTTCTCCCTTCAAAAATACAATAGCATCTTCTAGCCTATTTTCCGAATCAGACAGATATGTCAAGTAAAGAATTACTTGGTAAAAAAATGATAATAAATATTATTACAAGAAATGACCGAAAAAGGTTCAAGATGTTCTATTAATGGAAAAAAATATGAATTAGAAGTTTATAATATAGTTAAAAAAAGTAAATTAAATGGAAATAATTTTAATACACAGCTTGAAGATGAGTTAGGTGGTTGTACTTCTAAAAATGACATAGAATGTAATATGAACTCGGTAAGGGATGTATCAATTGAAATAAAAAAATCAAAAACGCCTGATTGGATGCAGTGTTCTTTAAAATATGATAATCTGAATAAGAAATGGATAGGAAGTTCAAGAAATAAAATACCAGAAGCTTCAAAAAGAGTGTTTGAAGATCTTGTTTCAACAATTACATTATTTAATGGAAATATACCCCCTTTTATGTTAAAAGATATAACACACGAAGAATGGATAAATATTAAAAATGAAACAACATACTATAATGATAGTTATATTGATTGTCCAAATGATACTATAATGAAGTTATATAGAGAAAAAGGTTGTTCGTATATACAAATATCTAAAAAAGGTCTATATCATTTAGGTAGCGATATATGTGGTTTTAAAGTCCCTGTATTTATATGTGAACAGCGATTGAGAGTAAGAACAAAAATACATGAAAGAAAAAATAAAAAGGGGTTTTGTAAATTATCTGTTACAATTGCTTGTCAACCCAAAAATATTAATAATTTAGTAAACAGTGAATACAGTTTGGATAATCAAATAAAATTACCAAATAATTTGGTTTATGATGATAATTAAATTATTTGGAAATAATAATAATTTCAGAGGATGTTTTAGATGTATTCATTCCATAACTCCAATTTACATCTATTATTGTATAATCTTTATACATATTTCTAATATGCTCACAATTATTATATGTAATGATCCAATTTTTTTTTGTATTTAATACATCAAATAATAATTTATGATTAAATCCTTCGTGCATATCTCCATTATTTCCATATAGTTTTGATTTACTTTCTAAATAATATGGAGGGTCTGCGAATATTAATATTTTATCGTTAGTTAAATTATTTATAAAGTCGTAGAAATCATTATTGTATATTTCAATATGTGTAAAATCAAGTGCTTCTATTTTATTTATAGACGATGTAGTAAATCTTTTACTACTGGCTTCTTCTGAAAACCCTCCTGACAAAGTTGAACCACTAAAGGAACATCTATTTATAATAAAATATTGAATTGATTGTTGTAATACATTATCGTTTAAATTCATAATAGTATTTCTATAGGCTATAAATTGTTCTTTTGAAACAGATTTTATTTTTCTTAACTCTTCGCATAGTATAGTTTTATTTAATTTTACTTGTTTCCAAAAATTATATAGTGGTGTAAATTTGTCATTTACTATTAACTTTAAACCATATTTATTCTGTAAATAAAACTCAAATGAACCTCCTCCAAAGAAAGGAGAAATAGCTGTGTCAAAACAAGTTAAATCAAAATGCTGTAAAATAACATCATCAATAATTTTACATGCTCTTGTTTTTCCACCTGGATATCTAAGTGGTGATATATTAGTGGTATGAATATATGGAGATATATCATCAGTAACATTAACCGAAGTATTATTAATTTTAACGTTTTCTTCGTTAATTAATTTAATTATTTCATCCTTGCATTTTGAGTTAGATTTATTTATTCCCAATCTATCACATTCAACTAGAAGATCTTTTTTAGATAATTTAGATAACTCCATTTTTAGTGTATTATGTGTACTTTCAGTATTATTTGAAATCAATTTTTTTGTTAAATTCAATCAATTTTGACTTTTCAAAATATCTTACAAATAACTAAATGTGTAAAAATTGATTATAAATAACGTTTTCTTTAACATAAGAATATCATAGAAATGCCAACCGTATATGTATTAGAATGCGAAAAGGAACACTATTATGTAGGAAAGACAAATCGTCCTTTACATACTAGAATTACAGAGCACTTTAGAGAAAACGGAAGTGAATGGACGAAGAGATATGCGCCAATAAATGTTGTGGAAATTAAAGAGGAAGCTGACGAATTTGATGAAGATAAATACACCAAGATGTATATGAAAAAATATGGAATTGATAATGTTCGTGGCGGCACATATACGCAACTCGTTTTACCAGACTATTTACGTATGGCAATAGAAAAAGAACTATGTAGTGCTCAGGATTTATGCTTCCGTTGTAACCGTTCCGGACATTTTGTGAATCATTGCTATGCCATAACAAAAGCAGACGGGTCTCCTCTGGACGATGATGACAAAAACAACATGGTAAGGATAAAAGATATAGAGCCCAAAGCAGAAGTGAATACAGCGAATCGTCAACCGACAACACAAGAAACATTTCCTAATATAATTATGCCAGCCTCAGCAAGAGAGATGATAATGTTTATCAGTCAAAAATATTCAGAAATAAAACGAACACATTCCAGTCTTACAACGACACAAAGCGTTCTACAAAAATTAGGAGAAGTGTGGGATGAAAACCCTGACTGGAAAATACCAAAACCACTATATCCCGACTTTCTGATTGGGTGTAAGGCAATCTGGCATGCGGGACTAAGAGCTATATTTATACTGCATGAAGGAAAGGTATATTGCTTACCGAGTAAATCAGCAGGTTTAGATGGTGGTGTAGTCCAATTCTCTCGTAATACAGAGATGCTGATTGAAATTGACCACACGTGGGCTGGTGGACATAGTAGGGCATTTCTATCGTATGTTATCCCTATAAATGTTAAAACCGAGCCGACACCGATAATCAATAAACAGACGGAGAACTATGAAAAGTACGGAGAGTCATTCCGTAATGTAGTTAATACAATCAATACTAAAAATACACATGGTTTTATGTCAACGTTATTGAATATAGGAAAAACAATTCTACAAGAAGGTACCAAGATTGCAGAAACCTTTCGTGAAAGAGAAGAAAAAGCACAAGTATTTGCAAGAAAATACCTAGAATACTAAGGGATTCCTCGGGACATTATTGATGAAATTCTTACGAGAGCAGGATTCTATATTCCTCGTGTGTTGGTATTTAGATAATATATATTTACTTAGTAGTTTTTTTTGTAAGAGACACCCGTTTACGAGTACCACCATTTTTAACAGGTTGACTACCACTAACTACGTCTTTTAATGCTTCATTTATACCCTTTGATAAAATAGAAAGCATTTCCTCTGCTGGAAATACTTTGATTTTAAAAATCTCTTCTATACTAGTTTCTAATCTGCCAGCCTCTGGTTGTTTTTTTATAATATCTGTACTGTAGATAATATATTTGCAGATATCTTCTAAGAACACTCTCATATATTCTTGATGCATAAACACTTTCGCCAGATTACTAAAAGGTATAACTGTTTTTAGGATATTATCTCGCCATGTATGAGTAAACACAATATCTATCTCTATATAATATATGCCTTTATCATTCTTCTTCGCGTCCACCCCTTCACCAACAAGTGGAATTATTTTATTGACAAAATCTTGTATATATTCTACACATTCCTTCTCCTTATCAGGTAAAGCAGTAGCATCTTTTTGCATAAAGTATTCAATTATAGTGTATATCCTTTCTTTAGATATCATCCTACTATATATTTTTGAAGTAGAAGACTCTACAAGCTTGCAATATGCTTTTGACATATCCATTAATTTGTTAGCATCTTCCTCACTAAAGGTTACAATCATATTAACCGAAGAAAGACCAAACCAGCCCGTACCAGTTTTTATAACATAATTTGAAAACTGTCCTCCACGAATCTTCTTTTTTCCAGTTTTCAATTGATTTTTAGAACTCATTATTATATTATAAGAATATATTTTTATAATTTTAAAATAGCATTTAAAATAATTTTTATACAGATATAGTAATGGACGTATCCAATGATTATAAACTGGGCATTGAAGAACTAGACAATGATCCTTTATGTAATATTATAAGCTGGTACCAATCTATATCTACCAATCGTATTGTATTGAAGATATCTCAGGACTTTGATTATTGTTTATGTAAAAGGACGAGATGGTATATGGGATAAAGTAGATGATAATACTGCAATTCGTAAGTTTATTGCAGCGCATATTCCTTTAATAATAAAATATATTACAGAAAATATGAAGGATGATAAATTTGAATAGTAAAAATTATTTGATAATATGTTAATTATGATATAAATCGGAAGAGGTTACATAGAAAATGGTAAATATTTTTCATACCATATAAACAACTTGTAATAAAAAAGAATATGGTTGATTGTAGTAAAATTTTACCAAACTTATTCCTTGGTTCAAAAGAAGTACCATGTACGTATTTATTGAAACATAATATAACAGTGAGTATATGTGTTGCACCAGAAGAGGAAGTACCAGAAATGATAGATATTATATTTTATCGTTTTCCTGTGTCTTTTTTGACTTCAGACCAGGTGTCAAGAGAAAATATGTATAAAGCAAGAGATAAATGTATTGAATTAATGAATGAAGGTAATAAAGTATTTTTACATTGTGTATTAGGATATAATCGTAGTCCAGCTATAGCAGCAATGGTACAATCAAAATTATATGATATATCAATTGAGGATGCTGTTATGCATATAAAACGCTTGCGTACAATTGCCCCTGAAAAGCATTTGGCTTTATTAAAATGAAGCTTTTACATTTAAATAAATATAAATTAGATACTATATAATGTACTATGTCCTTGTTAAAGAGATTGGTGAATATAATAGTTTAAAACATGAACCTATTGGTGTATATAAAACATTTGAAGATGCAGAGAATAGTAAGCAATTGTATATAACAGAAGATATTTACCTTAACAGGATTTCAACTCTTTATAGAAAATTTTATGACGTATCTAACTTTATTATTTTTAAAGTAAATGAACATGATAGTATATCTCGCCATTTTGAAGATGAGTTAAACAATTTAATAAAGAAATATGAAACCAAGTTAGTAGAAGCAATAAAATGGCGAGAACAGTATGATAATGATAAATTAATGGAAGGAAGAATTGAATCTGACAAAATATTACAAATACAAAAAAGAAATATTTATAATTTTATTGACAAATGGGAAAACTGTAATGATGATGACTTTCAAGATGAGAAATATACCAAAGTTAAAATACTAGAACAATCTCTTCCATCATATTTAAAACAAACAAATGATATGTATGTATGGGACTGGGTAAGGAAATATAATATTCAATATTAATTTATCTTATTTTGCAAAGATACTAACACCATAATTTTAAATATATTTTTGATACTCTGACTTCCATTTATCAGGATTTTCCCTATAAAGTTTTGCAAACATACATGCCCCTCCCCATAGTTTATCTTTTTCTAAATACGATTATAATGGATAATATCAGTCCGTTTGGGGGTCCGGCACCAGGTTTTTGAGTGAGATGTTTCATAATATTTAATTATCCTCGTCAAAAAGAATAAAACAATTCTCCCCAATATTTCTACAATGTCTCATAACAACGTTGTTATGAGACATATTATAAATTATAAAAATAATTAAATTCTTATATTTTCCAGTTGTATTAAATGATTATTTTTCATACAAATCTAAAAAATTGATTTATTATTTTGTAGTTATAAAAATAACATTGTTAAAGGGTAATATGGAAGACACACCTAACCTTTCCAGAGTGACAGAAAGAGGCGAAAGAGTGTGGAAAGTGACGCTGTACATGACGGACAGACAGTGGGGAGAGCTGTCAATATGGAGTGCACCGATGGCAGCGAGAGAGACGGCACCGTGGCTGTATTTGGAACACGAGCCTAGTCCGGAAGGGGAGTATGAAGGGAAGCTACAGGAGGTGGATAGGTCAATCCCGGAACAGATGATTTACACTACATGATGAAGAGCAAAAGTACACTACAAAGTTCGTTATTCCGAAGTATGGGAACCAGGTTTTTGGACAAATAAAGAAGATCTTATATACAATATAGAAATATTACTTACACAGTATCCATGTGTATAAAATATATCTTATTTTTAGTTTTTTGTGTTACTTATTGAAATAATCGTATGATCCACTTGATAATACTTATTATGTGTTTCTACATATCTTTTTGCTTCCTCTTCAATATTCTCTTCTGAAGAAAAAATACGTAGTACCTTACCGTTTGATAACGTAACAATATAAATATTCCTCATATCTAGTAGTATTGATTCAAATAATTTGTTTATATAAACTTATCATCATCAGATATAGGAGCATCTGGTTCTACTCTAGGATTCGGTGTATTCTGTTTTGAATACCATGCTGATATTGGTCCAACAACCAATCTAAAAAATTGTCTGTATACATGGGTAGCTCCTGGATCATCTTCAGGAGCCTCTATAGGAAGACTTTCGTGAGGTGTTCTATCAGTAAACCAACACATTTCATTCGCTTGAAGCTTTTTTGGTTCTCCCAGCAGGTGACGAATATTTTCAAGACCTCCGTTGTTATCAGTTACCTCCTCTGGATTATCAATAACACAATCATAAATAGCACATGAATTATGTACTGTACTTGCCATGTATATCCCATCTTCAGGTAAACCATCCTCTCCCCAACACCCAAGTCCCCATGCAATGTTTCCATATTCTTCACTGTTTGCTTCGTGCCACTTCCCTCCACATTTGATTGCACCTGGTCTTTCTATATGCAATCCTGGTCTTCTTTGAGTTTCTCCAACAGGAACGAGTCCTTCTTGAATAGTTAGATAAGCAATACGATCCTTTAGATATTCACCTGTTTTGTAATATGTAGCCATACAATGGTGATATATAAAATCAACATAATGTTTACAATTATCTGGTAATTCTCTATAAAGGTATCCTCCCATTTTAATTGGCATCATATTAATGTTGATATCTTTGGGTGGAGGAAATACTACTTCTGGTGTTGTCCTAACATATGATCCATCACTTGGTTGGTAACGACTGGGTCTAGGCCATATCATATAAGGTATGCTTAGTTTATTAATTCGTTGTTTATAAAACTCTTCATAAATTGGTTTTTCTATTAATTCTAACATATCTTCTAATACATATCTATTGCCACGCAACACAGATATAGGAGAGTCATTATCTAATGTTCCAATTAAAACATTTTTTCTAACCTCAGCTAGTTTCTTTTTCAAGTCACTAATTGACCACATGTTTATCATGTATATCTTTTACTTTTTAAATAGTCCTACTGTAGCTATCAGTATACGTGATATTACATTTAATTATATAACTTTTTTACAACAAAACTACGATGGTACCGTTCCTTATCAAGAAAAAGCAAATGCAAAACTTCTTTTAAAACTAGTAGCAATCTACAATAAACTAAAATCTACAAAAATAAAAATCAATATCAATAAACAACAAAAAATAATTACCAATTTGTATCTAAGAAAATAAAACTATTTACCAAACTGAGATATTAGTAACTGATGTGCTTCAATTATATTAGCCATAACCTTTACAAAATCTACCTCTCCTTCTGTAAATCCTAAGTATAGTTCATCATACGCAGCATCTAACTTTTCTTTTACAGTACTAATATTATATTTTTTATTATATTTATCAACGATAGTACCTACGATTCGTTTATACTTATTTGAGAGATTTTCAAGAATTTCACCATTAGATGTAAGTTTAAGTAGTCCATCATTTATATTATCTAATGGAATAGATTGGACGTTATTTTCGTCGTCAGTATCGTGTTCGTCAGAAAGGGCGGACGGATCATTCAGAAAATCTTCTATATCTAAAGACTCATCAGTAACACGGCGCTCTATGTACTTTTTTAAAAAGGTTTTTAGAAACGTAACAAGATTATCCACATCTTTAATATACACATCTATTACTTTTTGGAACTTATCTTCAAACTCTCTCGTAGCAATCGGTATCTCTCTAGAAGGTTTTCCTACCTTTTTTGCTGTACGTTGTAGCTCCAATGCTGCTTGTAAAAAACTTCTATTTAATTGGATGAGACATTGTAGAAATATTGGGGAGAATTTATTTCTTATATTTTTTGGGGGTAATTAAATATTACTCCGAAACACCAAAACGTTATAGATATTGTTAAAACACTTCATCTTGGAGAATATGACTTGTTATCAAAAATAATACGACGAGACTGACCTACTAAATAAGTTTTTAATGCTTTGAATTTTATACATCTTCCGATTTATTTATGTGTATAAAGTGTGTTTTATTTTTGGGACTCAAGATAATAAACAATAGGGACTAACCAAACTGTATTTAGACACCATATTGCTGCAGATTCTCCATACGAAATACCATCTATAACATAATATGCAATGTAGATCACTATCAAGTTACAAAGAGGTATTACCCAATCACCCAACACCAATGCAGGAATAAACGTTAGTAACATATATGTAAACCAAGTGGGTATATACCATGCACTATCTGCTGATTCTAATTCAAACCCATACGCCAGATGATACTTTCCATTTATACTACAAGTACTCTGTTTACATATCGTTTTTGTTTTATCATTTTCATTCACTTCTGTACAACGTTTTATTAGATTTCCTTTAAATTCTTTTAATCGGATGGTATTAAATACAGCGTAGGTTGCACACATAACCAAAGGCACTGTGTATAACTCTGGTACAGAAGAGTATGCTTGAATGAGTAAAGTCAAAAAGAATGGTTGTAATGAAATATGCAACCATGATAAAGATGTTAAAAATCTGTTCGCGTCATTACATGTATCTATATGTATGTATGTAGCATACTGTATTGCTTCTTTTGCTGCAAAGAACAAAAAGCATACTGGTACTCTCCAATTAACATTTAAATAAGATGTTATTGCCGCTGCACCAATTAATATAGAAAAGGAGGCTGCCGACCAATTTTTTCCAAAACACATATCTACTCTAGTTTGATATTTTTGTTTTGTCATCTATTATATAATGAATATTTTTACAACATATTCACATAATCTAATCTATATTTCAAAAAAATGATATTTATTATTAAATTTTTAGTTATCTAGTGAATTGTAAAAAGGTTTCATATATCTATATACTCATCATGTTCTTCACAAAGATAGATTCTTTTTCTAAGTACCTCCAGGAGAATCCTGGACAGTCTTCCTACCGTTCTTTTGAATCAAGTGATAACCCTAGACTTTTTTACTCGTATAATTCTGATCTATTCTATCAAGAAAATGAAACAGATGCATATTTATTTATTACTAGACGTGATTATGAAGAGCCAAGTATTTCTGTGATTGTTCACCTTTCTTTAGAGTTAGAAAACAAACATGTGTATATAGATGATATATATTATGAAAAATATGACAGTAAAAATGAAGTTGTTGAAAGCGATTACTATATTTTACCAAATGAATTAATTGATGAAGGATCTATTCTAAATACTGTAGCATACTTCCTTGGAAAAGATTTCAAAATTACAAACAAAGAACGTTCTCAACAACTTACAGGAGAAGAATGGGAAATATACGAAACATTTAATAATGAGCGAAAAAATAATATGTAAATGCAATATGGTTATAAGTGATTGGATTTATTATGTAAAAATAAATATTACTGAATACAATAGATATATCTACGTAGAGGATATGTAAATCTCTCCAAAATAGTAGCGTTACATATTTAGGTCTATTTTACATTCGGCTTTGTCTTTCTCTTACCTCCCATTGTTTTTGTGTTTTCCTTTTCTATTTGATTTTCTAATTGTTTTAGTTCTTCTTTCATATAGGTTGGATATAAGGGTGTCTTATCAGTCATATACTTAAGTATTATTAATGTTTCTGTATCTAGATATTCTGGGAAAATTGAAATGTAATTTCGGAACAGTATATATATTATTTGTATATGTTTATCATTACTTATAAGAGGATAGTCAGTATTTATAGAAGGAATCGCAGATATAAGAGCATTATATTCTAGAGGTATATTATCTACTAATTTACTTACAGTTTTTAACTTATAATAATGCATAAATACATCCTTTAATAATTGTTCTTTTTTAGGAAATTCACAATTTGCAATATATTTTTTTACAATAAAAGGTTGTTCTATAAACTCTTTTATATCTATTTCTTGAAATACTTCTTGTGTTACTCGTGTATATATATCATATATATTTTCTGTTTTTATGGAAGTTGTTACTGGATATACTTTTCCTCTGCAAAGTCATGATATGGTTCTCTGGCAGATAATTCCAATTGATCCATATTATTTATATCCTATATATTTATTTAAAGTTTCTATTTTGTTTTTTTCTTTCCGAATACTATTAACTTCAACCCTTTTGTAAATGTTTTATATTCTTTTTGTATTACTTTTTGTTTATCTATATCGTCTGTATTAATATATCCCTCATCTGCCATATAATCTACGAATTTTGTTAATCTATCAAATACTTCTCTGCGCATCTGGTCTCGTTTTGTATGTAAGAATTCTGCCATATTATTCGCCATATTACTTGCAAGTTTGGGATAAATGTTTGTATCTAATTCTAATTCCCATTGATTGTCACCTAAATGTATCTCAGAATGTCCTGATTTTAAGTCTTCTTTTTTAATACACTGATTCTCAGGATTAGAGAAAATCTTCTTAGTGTATTCTCTCATTGCCTGATTGTCTACATAAGGACTTGCTAATTGTAGTATCTTTTGTAAATCTTCTGCCTTCAAGTGGTCTGTTTTAAAGTCAGTATTCCCTGGATTATACACAATAATAATATTGTTTTGTTGATTTTGAATATTGTTTTGTGTTTCTAAAGTATTTATATTATTTATATTATTTGCTTCTTGATATGTATTTACTGTACCTGGAATAGCTATTGTAGCTGGTGTATCTTCATCTTCTATTGTTATTAATGCCTTAGAATCTATTTCTTTCTTTACTTTACAAATTTTATAATGTTGAAACCTTGACTTATTATGTTTGAATTCTTTTTGACAATATATACATTGATGCTTGTTATTTTCTCCTTTGCATATCTCAACATGGCGTATAAGACACCAATTACGTGTAAATACTTTATAACAAAAAGGGCAGGAATTATCATGACTATTTTGTGTTACATCATGACTATTTTGTGTTGAATCATGACTATTTTGTGTTGAATCATGACTATTTTGTGTTGAATCATGACTATTTTGTGTTGAATCATGACTATTTTGTGTTGAATCATGACTATTTTGTGTTGTGCTATTTTTGTCACTTATAGTATGTTGTCTTGCCATATGTCGTAATAGATTATATTTTTTAGTGAACAAAACACTACAATGTTCACAATTGAATTTGGGAGCAATCGGAGCAGACATTATAAATGGTATAGAAAATAAATCTTTAAACGTATATTTTGTTACAGGATACCTTAAATTGCTCCGGAGAAGCTCCGGAGCAATTATATTTCCGGGCGGGATTTTTTAAACGTATATATATTTTACAACGAATTAGTATAATTAAGATCTTAAGGAAGTATTTACATATTTATAGAATGTCTCCACCAAATTATTTTCCAAATATTCTTGAAAGTCATTGTTTTGTTATTAATTTAGATTACTGTACTGATAGATGGAATATTGTTTCAAAACGTATAGAAAATGCTGGCTTTACAAATATATCTAAATGGGTTGCAATAAATGGAAAATCTAAAAATCTACACGAACAATGGATATATCCTCGCGTTTCTGAAGACTGTAGCCCAGAAGCTAAAGCATGTTTCTTGTCACATATAAATATTTGGAAACACATTGTTCGTGAAAAAATACCAGTTGCTACAATATTTGAAGATGATGTTCTATTTCACCCAAAATGGTCTTTCTTATCAAATAGATTTTATCAACTTACTCCAAAAGATTTTGATATATTATACCTTGGAAGTGAATTTCATCCAAAGTGGATGGCAGCAAACTTTCCAGAGTATAAAGTAAATGCAATTGACAGTATCCCTATATTTTGTACACATGCTTATACGGTAACCTATGAAGGCGCCCTAAAACTTTTAGAAATTGTACTTCAATCATCTTCCCTATTTCAAATAGATCTCTTCTTATGGTCACTTATGAAAAATCATCTTCTTTATAAAGAACCTGCTCCATTTGTATGGTATAGTTGGCAAGGAATGGATTATCCGTGTAAAGAACTTTCTGATATGCACCCACGATGGCAACAAAAAAATACTGGTCTTGTATTTCAAGACTATATATTTGGTAGCATTATAGATCCAGAATTGTATATATCCACAAAAAAACAAACATCTCTTTGGACAAAATTGAAAAAATATATTTCCCCCCACCCCTTTTTTATGTTTCGTTAATAGTTTTTTAGTTACCAAAGTGAAGGTAAATAATATGCTTCTCATTATCATACATTAGATAGTCTAGCACACACTCATTTGACGGCTTCCTGTTTGTTGTTTTATAATAAAACATCACGCTATCAATAATATATTTCAACGTGATATTATTCGCCTTTAATGGAGTGCTATTCTGGCTACAACCGTCATCTCTCCAAATCAGTGTACCATAGTCGTTCATGATTATCGTATCATAATCCATCTTAGAACAAGGTTTCATAACCTTTTGCAATGTTAGTATCGCCTGTTGCTTCACCCATTCATAATCATAATAGAATGTATCGTATAAGTTGATATCACAGTATTTATCAGAGTTATAGATTTCCATCAACCATAGCAACTTAGATATAACCTTTTTCCAACCAACATTATCCATCGCCTTTTGAAGCATATCCCTACGGTCTTGTTGAGCAATACCTATTACATCTGAGTAACCATAATCTGCCAACATAACACTCCATTGTTCAGACCTTACACTATTGATCTCCAAAGATGTATTCATAAGTTGCTCGCTAAAAGTAGGCAACCTATGAATAACACGAGATAGCTCATTGCCATCGTACATCTTCCAGCTCAAGCGGTCACCATTCTGGAAGAAGAAAGACTCCATTATAGTTACGTATATAGTTTATCATAATATGGCAAGTTCATTTTTTCATTGTAAATGTAAATCCATTGTGAATATTTAGTAATAAGTATATAAAAAATGATTTACAGTTTGCTTTCATTTCAATAAGTTAAAATGAAAGCAAATACAGAAAAATCTATTAATCTCTATACAGACCAAATGGTTAAATATTCAAATATGGAATGGTATATGATAACGTATGGTGCTATACTTATTGTATTTACACTGTTGTCTGCTATGACCAAACTAGTTCATCGCATAAAGATAATGGAAGATAAAATAAGTGGGATAATCAAGATAAATAATATCATACTAAATCTATGTAATGAATCAACAAAAATTAATTTCCAATTAACAAAAATTACTTCTACTTTAATTGAAATGCAAACGTTACACAGAGTAAAAAATAATAAACAAGTAGAGGATATTAATACAATAACAACACGATTAAATAACACTAAATGGCTTCATACAGAATCAGAGTATCATATTCGTATAAACAAAGTCTCTTCTAACCTAATATTAATAGATATCGCATTATCACCAGATGTTAAAGAAACCGATCCCTTGGGAGTAATCTATACATTTATTTATACTAATAATATGTTATGTTATTCAAATACAGAATCAAATCAATTAAATTACAAAATACGCACCGCTTATAATTATCTTAAAAATGACATACCATTTAATAATCTAATGAAGAATCTAACAACATAAAACAATTATCTAACTATTTTAGCATTTTAAGAAGTTCAAACTGTACTTTAATAGTATTCTCTTGTTCCTGTCTTTTTTTATATTTTTCAATTTCATCATTAATCCTACTAATACATTGTTTAAAGTACGTAAGTTTTCTATCAGTAAATAGATTGTCTAATTTTTCACGAAGTATATATGCTTTTCCTATAGCAGTCATTGGATGATCTGTATAATCATCAAAGTTAGTTAGCATGTCCATAAAAAGTACAGTATTATCTAAAATAAGACCCATACTTGTATAGTCTTTATAATCATCGGATTCCATATCTATATGTTCTTGAATTTTAGTAAGCAGTTCCTCATATACACTATATGGTTTATCGGATAAATATTCTGTAATTGTACCATAATACTCTACATTTATAAATAATTTATGAACATCGTTGACTTCAATATCCACTTCTTTTAAAATACAAGGAATTTGTGATACAACCCCTTCCTCTCCCTTCCACCCAACAATAATAACATGAGATGTTGTCATAACTTATACTAAAATATTATATCTTACAATTAAATATAGATCAATTTTTATATAGACTGATTTAAATATATATCTATTACTAAAATATATGTCTACTGCATTACAAATAAGAAAGTCTCTTCCTAAAAATTCATTACGGTTATTCTTAGAAACATCTATTCTAGGATATTCTCTTTTTAGAAATACATATCATATGTCTAAACTTCCTGAAAAAGATATCTATGATAATTATATTTTATTAACAGATAAGATATTTATGTTTCCAATTGCAACTATTATTACTGTAATCACATCTCCTTATAAAATTTTAAATGATCTACGAAGAATGGAATATTCCTATCGGAACATAGATATACCTACTAATTTACAAATATCTACTACAATGGATGTTATATTTACGTAAACGCATATATAATAAAAATTATTTTTTAATATTTTTTATATATAATTCTAAACTATGTTACAATGGGAATTTATAGTATCATGGTTTAGAATATTTATACTTATAATATGTACATTTATTACATTAATATTACCAACATGTAGCATATATTTTATGTCTATTGTTTTACTTTATGTAATGGGTGTACATAAAAGAAGTGTTCAAGGAAAAATAAACTTATACAACGCCTTACAAACAAAAAAACCATTTATTGTTGTATTTAATCACCCTACCTTTTATGAACCTCTTGTATTATATAATATACTTAATATTCCCTTGAGATTTGTATCAAAACATTCAAATCTAAAAGGAGCTGAATCAATCCTTAAACAGTATAAACTTATCTATGTAAACGAAACGAAAGGTACAATAAAACAAATACTTGAAGCAATTCCTAATTCAACTATATTTGGAACAGTTGCAATTGCACCTGCAGGGGGATCAGGATTTGAAAAAGACCCAACATTCCTTCCAGAATTTAAAACAGGAGCGTTTGTCCCTATGATTCCTGTTCTTCCAGTATTGATACGTTATTCTCATCATGAAATCTGGGAAAAAGGTGTTCCTGTTTCATCTATTTTCTGGAAGCGTATATCTGGACCACGATTATATTATGATGTAAGTATTCTTCCAATGATATATCCACCTGATAATCAATCTCCTATAGATTTTTCAAAAACTACTCATCAGATTATGCAACAAGAACTTATAAAATTATAAATTAATTATTTTTGTTATATTCTATACCATTTGTTGGTAAAACTTAATTACATCTGGATGTGTACGGAAGGAAGACATTTCTACATCTACAATACGTAGACTTTTCAAGTTTTTTACACGAGACAATGCTGTATATGCTTGACCATACTCAAAAATTCTTGATCCAATATCTAATTCAGCTGCATCCAATGTAATTCCTTGACTTTTGTGAACTGTAATTGCATATGCAAGTGTGAGAGGAATGTAACGAATGAGGATATTTGCATCATCATCGTCTCTTACATCCACGAATGATATCTCTATTTCTTTTCCATTAAGAAGTTTAATCCATACGCTTGTATCTGACAACCTTTCAACCCTTCCTCTTGTTCCATTGATAATACCTTTTTCAATATCAATGTTTCGCGTAATCATTACTTGAGCATGTGTACAAAGAATTAATGATTCTGGAATACGAATACGTTCTGCAAATTCTTTTGATTTCTTATTCTCATAATATGTCATATACGTGCATTCAGTTCCTTTCTTTTTTAGAAAAATTTTATTAAAACAATCCTTATTAATCTGATCTACATTCTTGTTCAAAGGATAGATACGTGTAGGAAAAATATGTGCTGGAAATTCAGTATTTCTACACTCATTTAACACCTGTATATCTTCTTTCGTAATTTCATTATTACGAATGCGATTAAGAATATCTTGTAGCAAATGATCTGTATCTTGACGATAATTATATGTTAGTATATGTGTGATAAAGTTCATCTCTTTCCATTCCAGAGCCTTGAAACAGAATACGTCTTCTATAGGAGGTAATTGGTAAAAGTCACCTGAAAGAACTACCTTAACACCTCCAAAAGGTGCATCCTTTTGACGAAGAACCGATAGAAATTTTGAGATTTTAGTAAATAAATTAGAAGGCATCATTGAAATTTCATCTATAATTAATATTTTCAACTCATTCAGTTCCTTAAATTTTTTTGGATACCTTGAAACAACCTTGCTTGCAAGTGCTTGTGGAGATAGTTTCCCCAAACCAATTCCCAAATAAGAATGAATAGTTTTTCCATTAATCAAAACTGCTGCACATCCCGTGGTAGCAGTAAGACCAACACTAACCCTATTTGTATTTGCATAATTTACAATAGCATGGATTGTTGTAGTCTTTCCAGTACCTGCAGCTCCTGAAAGAAAGATGTTTTTCCCGTCTTTTATATAATCAAGGACTTGTAATTGTTGCTCATTTAGAACAATGGATGACTTCTTCTGTACTAGAGATGAAGTATTCTGAATTATCGGAGTTACTTCCTCTTCTTGCATATATTTTTCTGCTTCCTCCAAGGTAGAGAATTTCTTATACTTACTATGAAATAATTGTACTTGTGCCTTGCATTCTTCCCATGTTGTATAAATACCTGGTTGTTTTCCCATTCTAACTGCATAGAAGTATATCTTTTGAGGTTTTACAGGTGTAATGGATCCATCTTCTTTTAAAATAGGATGTGTCTCAGAACTTTTCTTTGCAATGTATTCTTCAATACTTTCAATACTTGCATGAATATGTTCTGCAGCAGCTTCTATGGAAAGTTGATTATCTTTGATAAAACCGTGTACAATATGGTTTAGACGTGAGCGGATACTTCCAACAGTTCGTTTCATTTCTGTTGCACAATAAACAGGACCTTTTCCTTTTACTGTTTTAAACAACCATTCGTCTTGTTCCAACGACCATCGTTTCCCATGATTTTCAAGAATAGGTGGTTCCATTTTACATACTAAAAATATTAATTCAGACTCAATTTTTAGTTTAATAAATGTTAATATATTCTCAATAATTAATAATTATAAAAGCATAAAAAGGATTAAAACAACTCATCTATCTGTCGCTTCACTATTTTAAGTTCCTCAATAATAATTTGACGACGAGTTTCGTCATTACATTTGCTCAAATACGTTAACAATAAACTTTTTATACTAGTTAATTTATCTATACGTTCCTGCATTACACTCATTAGATAATACCTGTTTATAGTGAAGATTTTAAGTAGATTTATAAAATAAAAATATTATGCAGAGGTTGCATTTACAGGAATAGAATTTACAACTTTCATATTACTTAGCATCTTTGAAAGCATAACATTTGTTTCTTTTTCTTTGGAGGATAAACCACGTTTTATTAACAAGCGTTGAAAATAAGGGGAGCGAATATCGTAGATCATTTTTCTAATTTTCTAGAAGATAATATTATCTATCAAATAAACCAACACATTCATAAGTTCCAAAATATAAAATTTTTGGTTTTATATATTTATTTAGATTACAAATGTATACCGATAATAATTGTTGAATATATTTTTAATATTCATTACAATCTATTAAATAATTAGAACAAGTTTAAAATTTTCAATACATCTATACAATTTAAGTATTCAGTATTCACATTACCAAGTTCTCATTACCAAATATTAACATTATTTAATACAGTTGACAACAAAGGTTGGCTGTATTCTAACTAAATCTAGTGATATTTATTATAATAGAGCTTTCAATTTTAATGGATTTTGCCAAAAATATGTGTAAAAAATGAAAATCGTTATCACTTATATAATTACATTATGAATTTTAATTGTATTAACTTTGGGGGATGTTATGGGTATGACTTAATTGCAGTATTTGAAGAATTTGTAATGGAACAATGTTTATTTAGTATAGAAAGATCTTCTTATCCTTCTATAGATAGAATTGCTTACGAATATATCTTATTTATACAAAAATACTATGATAAAAATATTCAATATTTGGAAAAACAAAACAACAAACTAGTATTAAAACTAATTAAACTCCATAACAAAATGCCCGGAAAAACTAAATTTATTATAGAAGAAAATACAATTACGAACGTATATCTTAATGTAAATATAGAATAATAAAAAATGATATGATCATTATTCTATACCATATAAATAAACATGACACAGATACAGCATTTTGAAGATAAGTTTATAAAGGATTTTTATGAATATATTTATGATAAAGATATTATAGATAAATCTAGCCGAGATGAAATGATAGATGATTATATCAGTGCGTGTATTTTGAAAATGTCTATAGAAGAACAAATTTTTATTATAAAGATATATGATCCTATTGAATTATTTATTGAATATGAAGAAGAGTATGGAGATATTGGAGAACGACTTAAAGATAATAAGGATTTTACAAATAGCATTAGAATACATATAATTCGTAGTACGCTTTTATTTGGGAAATTTCTAAAAATCCTTCATAGTTGTAAAAGGCTGCTTAAATAATCACCATTTACTATATTTTTTGTATAAAAAAGGACAAATAATAATCAGCAAATAGCTATGTTTTATAAGAGTATATATGAATGGGGGTTGTTTTTCTTTTTTATCTTCTAGTTTAATTGGAAAACTTTGTAGCTCTGAAAGAACCTCCTCTCTTACGTCTCTTGCAACAACAGAATCAAATTCTTCTATTTCTATAGGTGGTTGCTCTGGCATCTCTTCTATAACTAATGGTGTCTCTTCTGGTAGTATTGTTGGTTTTTTTATACATATTTTATTTGCAACATGTCTTGAACAACTAGAAGAAGAAGAAAAAACTTTTTTACAATGAATACATGTATTATGTAAGGTGCTTAGAATGATACCATGTTTATTTTTTACATGTCTTGATAAAACGGATTGGTGATTTGACTCATAAGAACAATATTCGCATGCGGGCATGTTTTCATCTATTAAAATAGAATTTATATTCTTTATATACTATGTTTAAAAAATTTTATAGTTTCTATATAGAATACAAATGCGTCCTAGTTTCCTTGGTCTAATTGCTTCAGGTCTGTTAATCTTTCTATCTATTATTGTTGTTCTTATGAATTATAAATATATCCATGCTGAGCATGCAGTTATGATTGTTCTCCTATTTGCAATCGCAATATCTGCTCATTCTATTCAACATTCGTTAGAAGAAATCTTTTTCCATTTTAACCCTCTTGTAGGAAATTGGAGACCTCAAGATATTCCTATTAAATCAGTATGTCCATGCGGTCCTCAATGCAATTGCAAAAGAACCTAAAATATAAAATTTTTGTCTTTTTATCTATTTCTTTTGTTTTTAATAAACGTTTTCTTCACGTTCAAACTTTTTCATACAAGTTTTCGTCCTTGCTTCAGCAGACTTTGTGCGATCATAACTGGTAATACGAGGTTTAAGTTTGTGATTTTTGCTTGCCTTACTTGATCTAATTGCATCAGGAACAGTAAGCACGTCCCTCCGAGTCTTACGATAAGAGAGAGGGTACTCATAATCTTCAAGTGAATCATCGTCGCTAATATCCAGAAACGCTGGAGTACGTAGAGTAAAAACGTTACAGTTTTTCATAATATAGACTGAAAGGGATATAGACAGCTGTAATTGTATAAACTACTTTAATTGGTTTATTCATTTTTTTTGTAAAAAAACGTATTTATGTGCATTTCTTGTAAACTCCATCATGTATCTTTTAAAGACAGTAAAATCTTTGCGGCTTCTACTTCTGTAAGTACATATCTCTTTGATCTTGTATTGTAAGCAGGAGCTGATGGATCCATATTATATAAATAACTATTTTCTTTAATTTATTTTTATAAGATTCTACTATAAGAATGGATACTGTAAAAGAACTCTTTCGTGCTTATGATTGTAAGACCCCTAATTGGAGTCTCCAAGGCAGAACAGTGTTTGCAAGACTTGTAGATATGTATGATGCAGACACATTAACCATTATTCTTCCTTTACAAAGTGGCTATTTCAAATTCTCTGGAAGAGTCTATGGAATAGATAGCAGTGAAATGAAAAGTAAAATTGCTGAAAACAAATCAACAGCAAACAAAGCACGTAATCGTATGTTACAATTATGTAATGTACCCAATGTGTTTCTTGAAAAAACATATACCCGCAAAGAAGTCCAAGCTATGCTTTCTCAAGACGTTTATCTGATATGGATAAAATGTGGTGACTGGGATAAGTATGGAAGACTTTTAATTCAAGTATACAAAGATAAAGAGGACCTTACCGAATTAGGTAACATCCTTATAGAAGAAAACTTAGCATACCCTTACTTTGGAGAAACTAAACTTACCGAATCTCAACAAGTAAATACTATGAAGGTTCAATCGTAGTCATCTCTCTCCAAAAGAGTATTGAAATATTGGATTACTTCTATATCACGCGGTCCCATATAATTATTATTTAGATATGTAACAGATATATTGTCTTTCCAAAAGAAAGAAACGTCATCATAGTGTATTTTCTCTTGGATATACTTATCAACATCCATGTATTCAATAAAGTTTAATTTAGGATATCCAAGAAAGTTTCCACCTCTCACTACAAAAATCCAACGATGATGAATATATCCTCTATATGGACCTGCGATTCTTGATAACTCTATATATTTACTAGGAACAGCAATATATCCCTCTCCTGATATCTTACTAATCTTTTCACATACGTAACCAGGATTCATAATATCTTCTAATGTATGTGTGCATATACAGAAATCAAACTTCCCATATTGTTCTACATAAGAATGAATTTCTTTCCAGGCGTCAGGATGCGTTATGTCACCGTGAAAATATTTGATATTCGTAGGAATCATTTCAGGAATTTGAAAATCAAATAAAGCATCAATATATGGCATGCTCCATCCTCCAATAGATCCTCCCACATCAATCACCCGAAATGGTCCTTCTGCTTTCTTTTTCAATATATATTGAATTACTTCATCCCTGTACTGTGTACATTTCAATTGAGTATGATATATCATATTTTACTACTATTATAGAAATCCTTTTATACCCATTTATTCTAATAAAACTTCTTGCACTCTTTGATGAAATGAATGTGTCTTTGAAATAAACAGAGCATCTATTTGTAGTGAAAAGTTTTTTATAGTATGAACTTCTAAAATATCAAACGGAACATAACCAATTGTATCCATAAACTGAATATGTTCTAAAAAGGTTGGCACATTCTCATTGTATTGTCCAAAGAATGGAATCTCTAGAAGAATAAAGTCTGTCTTAGAAAGAATCTCTCCTACCCCCTTCAAAATAGGAATCTCTGCTCCCTGACAATCTATCTTTAGGAATACATGCTTCATGGATGGTAAAAATGGATGAATTACTGTAGATAAAGGGGTTGTTCTTCGCTTGACTGGGATACAGTCATTATAATGTATTGTTTTTTCACGAAACATTGAATCTCCCGTATTACGTTTCTCATACCAATCTACCATTCTTTCGCTTTCATCTAACAATGTATGGAATATAAGAGTGCTTGACGAATTATTTCTTAGTTGTTCCAATTCTGGATAAGCAATTGGTTCAAATAAATAATAGATAGCTTCAGGGTATAATTTCTTACATTCATATGTCCAAAGTCCCCGACATGCACCAATGTCAAGAATTGTATCTGGGATATATCCTAATGCTTTTAACTTTTCTAAACGGTGAAACATATATGGTGTACCAAATACTTTCTTAAATAATACTTAAAAGTATCCTTCCACTTTGGATATATGGTATCTGTTGGATTTTTTGTAAGACACTTCTCAGAAAGAGGCACAGAGGTTGCTATTTACGATTATGCAAAGTACAATGAAGATATATTGGGAAACCAATCTTATATTATTTGTTGGAGTAGAAAAACTTTGTTACAGTATGGTCTTCATGTAGTTTCTTATTCCTATGATAAATTTAAGAAAAGGTTTCCAGTTCTTGAAATAGATCGTATAGATAATATAACACGTCTGATTGATGCATATAAATTAGATATTTTCTATACTCTTACACATGGAGGAATAGATTATTATCAATTCTCTAATAAACAAATTTGGAAAAATTGTAAAACAATAAAGCATACTGTTCTTCGTACAGATTATCCAGAAGGCGATATATATTGCTGTATATCAAATTGGATGAATACACGATTTGGTAGTAATTATCCCGTACTCCCACATATGATAGATATTCCTCATGTAGAAGGAAACCTTCGTGAAATTCTAGATATTCCAATAGATGCTATTGTGTATGGAAGATATGGTTCAAGTGATACATTCTCAATTCCATTTGTGTATGAAGTAATTGATAAAATTACTCAACAAAACGATCATATATATTTCTTATTTATGAATACACCATTATTCTGCTCTCCAAGAAAAAATATTATACATCTTCCGTATGAAACTGCCTTAGATAAAAAGGTATTATTTATAAATACGTGTGATGCAATGATCCATGCAAGAGCTGATGGAGAAACTTTTGGATTATCCTGTGGAGAATTTGCAATCAAACAAAAGAATATTATTACGGGTATTAGTTATTTTAATAATGGACATTTACAAATATTACAGGACAAAGCGATCATCTATTATGATAAACAAAGTCTAGAAGATATTCTTCTTCATTTTGAAAAATATAAGAGAGATATGTCTAAAAATCCATATCAGCAATATACCCCACAAAAAGTAATGCAAATTTTTGACAATATGATTTGTCAAGTACTTTCTTCATGAAAGTCTGTAGGTATTTCAAACAATTTTGTAGTAATATCATTATTTATATCTATAGGTTGAAATTGATTAAAGTAACATAAATTATCTATTTTTTGCATAGTTACAAGAGATTCTTTTTGTTTTTCTGTTTTAATTTTAATAAAATATTCTTGCTCTTCCTTGGTAAGGTAATCTTTATATATTTCCCAACCGATTTCATATTCCCAATATATATTTGTTAACTTTTTTAATATTCTTTCTCTGTCGTCTATCTTCCAAGGAATATATAATCTTTCAAAACGATGAATGCGTTGATATAACTTTGAACGGAAGAAAGAATCAATAGCATCTGTATGAATACATTGAATTAGATTATATGCACTTTCTTTTACTTCATTAAAGTTCTCATCTTTCTCCACTTCATAATATAAAAGCATGTATGCAACTAATAAGTCCTTTGTATTTACAGTGTATAGACCATGAAAGAAATGATATAATTCGGAATATAACTTTTGTATGTAAATAGATAATAAAAACTTTTTTTGAAAAACAATCCATTCTGGTTTATTATCAGAAATGAGCTGTTCATAAAATCCTACTCTACGAATTCTTTGTATAATATTTATTAGGATCTCTTCTTGTGCTAAACTTATAGAAGATCTCCTCATTTTATTACATTAAATAGACACTATATTTTCTAAGAACATTTGAGTCTTTATAATATTTTCAGTTTTTTCAGATTTAATTACTGCACGAAGGGGTTCTTGTTTTATATAATAAGTTTCAAAATCATTAAATATATTTGCAATCATAACGGGTGCATCTGTATCAAACCCTACTTTTTCTTCAATAGGTACATCCTCTTTATATCCAGCTGCACCAGATTTATGTGTTACTATTACACAGCCACTACTTGCAGCTTCCCGCATAAATCTATCTTTCCCAAGGTAATAACCAAAGTTAGTAAATACTTTTGCTTTTTTATATATCTCAATGCGGTCTTCTTTTCTTAACATACCAACATCTACACATTTAATATTAGAATTTTCACATAGTAAACGGCTCATGTTATCCATTATTCCAGAATAAGCAACTAAGTTTTCTTTTTGTAGCTTATAAATATCTGGATTAGATACGATAAAAGTATCCTCTACATTATCACCAATAAAGAAAACTTTTGTACCAATGGGTAAAAGAGGACGAATCGTTACATAAGAGAAATAGGTTGGAAAAATGTGGATTAGAGAGGTTCCTTGCAATTCGTTGAATATATTTTCTAAATCTGACACTATACTTGAGCCAACCCACCATATAGCTATGCGAATATTCTTACATTGATTTCGTATGAGTGGAACAAGACTAATATCTGGTAGAATAATCATGTTTTTTACATCGTCTGCAAGCATTCCAATAGGATGAATTTTAACACGAGGTATTTCTGGATAAATACTATTAAATTCATTATTTGGATTTGGTGCATAAAGTATATAGCCCTCTCTTCCCAATGCATTTATGTAACTACATAGTTGATGAACGCTATAAGACCTATTATTTTTTACCAGAGGAGACAACAAATAGATCTTCATACTACACACGTTTGTATAAAACTCTTTAATAGGATTTCTAAATCTTTTTTTACATATTATTAGAATAGGGAAGTATGAAATTCTTAAAACGATTTTTCGGTAATGAAAAATCTTCAAAAGTTAAAAAAATAACCGAGATACAACCTACTCCATTTATAATACCATCTATCAAACCTAATCCTCCTCGTGAAAGCTTTCATATTTCTCCCCTTTATGTAATCCTCCCCTATTTTAACTATTGTAATTTTTATAGAAGAAAGCAGTTGTTTTTAGAATTTGTAGAGCGATATTCCTCTACACCAAATATAAAAATTGTAATTGTAGAAGGAACGCCAAAAGGAACTCATTTTCAACTGCCTGAATTTAACGATAAAGTCTATTTACATATCAAAATAGAACTAACTGATAGAGTATGGATCAAAGAGAATATGATAAATATTGCCATTAAGAATCTTCCAGCAGATTGGTATTATGTTGCATGGGTAGATGCAGATATTACATTTTTAAATGATCATTGGGCAAAAAATACAATTGATGTCTTAAAAACACACGATGTTGTACAAATGTTTCACAGTGCAGTTAATATGGGGCCTGATGGCGAAACGCTAAAAGTAGAACAAAGCTTCATGTACATGTATGTAAAAAGTGGGGAGCCTTATCATAAGACATCCAAATATGGTGTTTGGCATCCAGGATTTGCGTGGGCATGTACACGTCATGCATACCACCAAATGGATTCGTTAATAGATTTTAGTATTTTAGGTTCTGGGGATCGTCATATGGCTCTTTCATTTATTGGAAAATGTGATTTAAGTTATCCTGGGAATATTCATGAAAGCTACAAAAAGAAAGTCGCTGCTTTTCAACACAAATGCAAAGGATTCAAAGTAAACTATATTCAAGGAACCATTCTACATCATTTCCATGGAAGTTTAGTAAATCGTAAATATGTAGACCGATGGAATATACTTATCAAAAATAAATATAATATAGAAGAAGATATTTATTATACAGAACACGGTATGATAAAATTAACAGAAAAAGGAAAACGAATGCAGCCAGAAATAGATACCTATTTTTTAGAAAGAAAGGAAGATGATAAAGTTTTAGTTATTACGAAATAACGCGAAGTTTCGTACCAAGAAGACGATTAATTTTTTGCAGAATGGATGGATCTTCCACAATCTTCCCATTTTCTATATTTTGAATTTGGTTTGGACGAAGGTTTAGTTGTTGGGCAAGCTGTACTTGAGTAAGCTTCTTTTCTGTACGGGCTTTAATCATAAGCTGACGATCTTCTTGACTCAGTTTAGGAAGAGGCTTTTGTTCTGGTGCAGCTTCTGTAGCTGGTGTATGTAGATCTGCTTCCAGTTTACGTTTCTTTGAAGCATCAGATAGATGGTCTCCTGTTTTCCTTAGAGTTTCTACTTTCCCTCCATTACGGAGTGCATGCTTTAGATTTTCTTTATCTGACAATGTTCCTGTCTTATGAAAAACTACAGGTTCCCAATCTTGATGATTAAACTCCATATTCGTTTGTACGTTAGTAGATGTAATTTATGATTTAAACAGGTTTCATTTTTTATAATTAAGATATGAAGGTTGCAATTTTTGGGCACAAAGGATGGATTGCTTCCTATATTTTAGAATACTTTGCTTCTCAGAAAATAGATGTAGTATATGATGATTCTCTCCGTGCAGACAATCAATCTGATGTAGAACATTTCTTAGAAATTGAAAAACCTACACATGTCTTATCTATAGTTGGTAGAACACATGGTCCTGGATATCCTACAATTGATTATCTGGAACAGCCAGGAAAATTAATGGAAAATCTACGTGATAATCTATTTGTTCCACTACTTCTATCACAACTAAGTAGTAAATACACTTATCATTTTACGTATATTGGAACAGGCTGTATATACCATATGGAAGATCCAACAGAGTATTCTTTTCAAGAATATGATTCTCCTAATTTCTTTGGTTCTTCTTATTCTATCGTCAAAGGGTTTACAGATCAATTACTAAGAAATCAAACAAATTCCCTTATCTTAAGAATCCGATTACCTGTAACAGATTCTCATCATCCGCGTAATTTTATTACAAAATTGGTAAAGTATAAATCTATCCTATCTGAGCCTAATTCTGTTTCTGTATTACCTACACTGATACCATATATTTTAGATATGATGAAACATACATATACAGGAGTAGTAAATCTTGTAAATCCTGGATTTATTACCCATAATGAGATATTAGAATTATATAAAGATACAGTAGACCCTTTTATTTCATGGAAGAACGTTTCTCAAGAAGAAATGGGGAATATTGTATGTGCAAAAAGATGCAATAATATATTAGATACAACACGATTAGAGATGTTATATCGTGATGTACCAAATGCTATAGACGCCATTAAGAAATGTATTTCAAATTTACATCCAATTAAATATCCTCTATAAATAGGAATGCCACCTAAAGCCAAAGTTGCATCATCATCTACTTCTGCATCTACTGTTATTGAAGGATGTACCGGATACTGTGTAAAGTGTAAAGTGTCAAAAAATATGCTAGAATGTGTTAAGAAAATTGCAAAAAATGGAAGACCTATGCTTCAAGGAAACTGTGAAACATGTACTACAAAAATGACAAAGTTTACAAAATAATTTAAAAATTTCTTTTTTATATCTATCTATGCAACAACATAGTGTCTTGCTAAAAGTATCTAACGTACTTGATCAATATATTCATTATAAACTTATTCCTGAAAAAGGGTACTCCTATTGTATTCATGAAAACGACATTGTCATCACCTACGAATACACAGAAGATCCTCTTCTAACAAACATCCCTGTGGAGGTATCTCAACAGAAAAAAAAACAATTGCTTGACTTCTTACGAAAAGCAGCAAAAGCGTTGATTCTATTGGATGTATATTCTAAAGTAACGATTCGTCAATGTAGTCATGGCGAAGAATTATCCGAAGACATTTATTAAACCAAACCCGTATAAAGCTTTGAACTGTACTATTTACAAAATGATTACAGTAACGTTTTATTCCAACAATGTTCTTGCAAAATATATCTCTGTCTTTTCATATAAACTCCTTAAAGATACGAAAGACCATGTTTCCTTGGAATATATGTACGATCATAGCTTACCTACATGGGATTACTTATGTCTGAAGGAGCGTAAAGATATTAAAGTAATCTCTCTTGGGATTGGAGAATATAAGATTCCTTATAAAGATCAAACCATTCAGCTAAAGATCCATAAATATACAAATCCGGTCGTTATAAATAACCATGGTGAGTTTATCTATCAATATGATCTATTTGGGGAAGACGAAACCCTCTTAGTTTCTTTTGTAAACGAGGCAAAAGTAACAATTGAAAATGAGATCAACCAGCTTGGAAGAAATATTAATACGACCATTCGTAAATATATGTATGAAATAGATGGGAACTATGGAGATTGGCATATCCTAAATGTTGGGAAAAAACGGGAACTGGGGTCTTTGTTTCTTCCCAAAAAAGAAAAAACAGAGCTTTTAGAGACGGTCCAAAATTTCTTTACAGAAGAAACAAAAGCAGAATATGAAAAATATGGAATTCCTTATAAATGCAATATTCTTTTTCACGGAATCCCAGGAACTGGAAAAACATCCTCCATTCATTGTCTTGCTTCTCTTATCAATTCAGATATAGGAATCATTCAGTTTAATCGTCAGGTGGATGACATTCACCTTACCAAAGCCATAAATTCCATAACTCGATTGGACAACTGCAAGATACTAGTTTTAGAAGACATTGATAGTATTTTTAGTGATGATCGTAAGGCTCACGATAGTTCAAAGAATAGCGTTACTCTAAGTGGTCTCCTAAACTTTTTGGATGGTATTATGAGAAACGAAGGAATCGTTGTATTTATTACAACCAATCGGAAAGAAGTCTTAGATGAAGCAATCTTTCGTTCTGGAAGAATTGATCATGAAGTCAAGTTTGATTATTGTAAGGAAGAACAGTTGAAGGACATCATTTCCTTTTATTTCCCTTCGGAAGTGGATCTTGCTGAAAAACTCTACGATAAAATACAACATATCCAATTTACCATATCTGACCTTCAACAATACTTCTTCAAGTATCGTAAAACTCCTCATGAAATTCTAAAAAACTACAAAGAACTTACCCAACAAAAAGAAACATCCAAGTCAAAAAGCTTATTATATACGTAATAATTGTTTACCAATTACCAAATACCCATTTTGTAAGAGTTGTTTTTACACAGAAAAGCCGATGTAATAAAAGTCCAAGAATAAATACAACTACAAATACTTTCCAGAAAGATAGGTGAAAGAAGTAAGCAATTAACCATGCTCCTAGAATCGTTAAAACGGTATCTACAATTGCAATATTAAAAATACGATATTTATGAGCACCTTGTCCTTCTACACCAAATATATGGCGATATTTACAAAAAGGATTTATTGTTGCGTCCATTACTTTAATTAAAGATTTTATACTTTCTATTAGTATGCTACAAAGACTTTATCCGGCTCCTACTAGGAAAGGTTCTTTGAAAAATCAAAGTACCACTCCTCAGAGTACAAAAAATATAGAGGTATTAAAAACACCTTCTCGTTTATTATTAGTTCGCCCATCTTATTTATCTATTATAAAGAATGGTCTGAAAGCAAGTCTTTCTCAACTAAAACTCACTAAGGAAGAACTTGAAGAAAAGGTTTTCCAAGAACATCATAATATATATGAAACTCTTTATAACAAAGACTTTTACGTTACTTATATAGATAATAAAGATTCAACAATTGATAGTATGTTTTGTAATAGGTTTGTAAGTGTACATCATCCAATAGAAACAGGTGCATCAAATACGTATGGAATTATTTATCCTGTATACAATTCTCATTCAATGAAAGAATCTATAGAACAAAGTATATTACTATATATTCAACAACAATATAAAGAATTCATCTATTATGATTTACGATTTGACAATGATTGGGCATACCTAGAAGGTCTTGATTCTATTGTCATTGATAGATATACAAAAACAGTATATGCATTTCTGTCCTCAAAAACATATTATTGGAAATTGTTACCTTTTAAACATAAATTAGGATATAATATATATTTAATTGGTTATTCTGGAAAGGACGAGAGAATTCCATATACAAGCTTTGTAATGTCTATTGGAAGAACATGGGCAGTTATTTGTAGTGATGTTCTTGATGATTATTATAAAAAAACTACCATTGAAAATCTTCAAAAAACTAAAACTGTCATTGATATTACTAGTGAACAATTACAAAACTATTGTGGAAATATCATAGAAATTACAAATAAACATGGAGAAACATACACACTTATGTCGTCACGTTCATATTCTTATTTTACAGAAGAACAAAAGGCTGTTTTTAAAAATATTATTCATATCCCTTTAGATATTATAGAAAAATATGGGCACGGAATCCGTCGTTGCATTATGGAAATATAAAAAATGATTTCTTTTGATACACCTACATTATATTATTGTATGTAAAGTAAAATTCATTTTACTATAATCATGGACTACGAAATCCAAGATATTGAGACTATTCATCAAAAGTTTCAGACAATTATTGAAAATAATCAAAAATATAATAATCAAATTTCTGAAAGAGAAGCAATATTATATGATACATTTATTCAAAAGCTTTTAGCAGCAGATATTGAAGGGAATGTACACCTTGCAAATCTAAAAATGTCTTATGGAATTGTTCGTAAAAACTCTGTCATTCTTCAATATGCAAGACGATTGCTTGAACATGGTAATCTTACTACAGAAGAAGTTTCAATCATTGAAAATATACTTCGGATTAAACGTTGCAAAAGTCATTCTGGTGTGCTAGTAGTTACTATATTTACAAGCCCTTATCCAGAATATATCAATAAAGAGGGAGATAAAGTTATGCAAGCATTTACATGTAAATGGAATTGTCATTATTGTCCAAACCAGCCTGGTCAGCCAAGAAGCTATTTGGAGGGTGAACCTGGTGTTCTTCGTGCAAATGCAAATGAGTTTGACTGCTGTCGTCAGATGTGGGATCGTATGGAAACTCTATACAATACTGGTCATCCAATTGATAAGCTAGAAGTACTTGTACTTGGAGGTACATGGGAATCTTATCCTGAAGAATATCGGAAGGAGTATATTCGTGATATGTACTATGCAGCAAACACCTTTTGGAATGAGCCTTCTACACGAAGGATGAAAGCAAGTCTTGCAATTGAACGCGATACAAATCGTGATGCAGTTTGTAAGATTATTGGTCTAACTTTAGAAACTCGTCCCGATAATATTTCAGAAAAAAGTATTCTAGATGCTCGGGAACTAGGATGTACGCGGTTTCAAATTGGAATTCAACACACAGATGATGAAATTCTTAGAAAAATTAATCGTAAATGTCCTACTTATAAAACTATTCAAGCAATTGAATTGCTAAAAGATTGGGGATATAAAGTAGATGGTCATTGGATGCCCAATCTTCCAGGAGCTTCTCCTGAAAAAGACCGCTGGATGCTGGTAGATCAACTCCTTGGACAAGAATGTCCTATGAAAATAGTTCCAAGTAAAGTTGATGGAATACACGAATGGTGTGTTTGGTCAATTGCATTCCCAGAATTCCAATTAGATCAATGGAAAATATATCCTTGTGAAGTAGTTCCTTATACAGAAATTCAAAAATGGCATGAAGATGGAACATATAAACCTTATTCTGAGACTGAACTGGAACCGATTCTCTTGGATGTAAAGAGAAATATGTTTCCATGGATTCGTTTGAATCGGATTATCCGAGATATTCCTACAGACTATATCATCTCGTCTGGAGACCATCCAAATATGCGTCAAAGTCTACAGCTAAAAATGAAAAAAAAAGGGTGGAAATGTCAATGTATTCGCTGTAGGGAAGTAAAACAAAACAAAGTACCTGATGAGATATTCTATCGTGTATATGAATATGAAGCATCCAATGCTACGGAATACTTTATTGCAGCAGAAAATCCAGTCGGAGACATTCTATGTGGTTTTGTGCGACTGCGCGTAAAAGATACAATGGAGAAAGCTTGGATTCGTGAATTGCATGTATATGGACAATTGCAAAAAACACACGCAAAAAATATAGAATCTACTCCAACAACCGCAACACAACATAAGGGGATTGGAAAACAATTGATGGAATTTGCAAAAAAAATTGCGGTCTTCCATCAAAAAACAAGCATCTGGGTTATTTCTGGAGAAGGTACAAAAAGATATTATGAAAAACTCGGATATACAGAAGGTGTATATGGATATATGACTATTGCTCTATAATTTTACCTCATTTATTGTACAAATTTTAATATGTATATGTTCTTTTTTCATATAAATTTTCATTTTTGTATTTTTATTTAGCATTACTTGAGATTGTTGTACATTATTATGAACATCTTTCTCAAAATGTCCAATAAAATGTATTAGTGATTTATAACTAACAGGAATATAAAGACGTTTAAAATACTTTTTCCAGAGAGTTTTTGAAAATAGGGATGTGTTATAAGAAAGCTTTATTTCTTTACTTCCATCTGAACCAGAGGATGTATCATCTATCATACTTTTTACAAAGCTTTCTGAGATATCTTCATATTCATTAATTCGTTCTACTAACTCAAACAATGCAGGTACCATTTCAGAATTCCAGTATTCCATTGCAGGACGAACTGTATCACGAATCTTTCCTCGTTGGCTCCAAGCAGGAGTGCTGTCATGCAGATAAGGAATCCCTACGTTATGAGCAAAGCTATAGATCTCCTTTTTAGAAATAGATAACAACGGTCTCATGAATATGATATCATCAATGATATGATCCTTATACATTCCCATTAAATTTTCGTATCTACTTTTTTGACAAATGTTTGTTAAAATGTTTTCAAAACAATCGTCTTGATTATGACCAAGAAGTACCTTTGGAAAATCTGGATAAACGCATAAATGATTCCATACATCTTTATATGTTTGAAATCTTACCTGTTTCGTATAGTCTTCATAAGTTGTTCGTAACCCATTTTTCATACAAGACTCACGTTGAATCTCTGTAATATGACGTGTATATAGAGGAATCTTTTGATAAATACACCAATCTTTTACAAATTCATACTCCATTGGAGAACGATTTGTATAATCAATATGAACTGCTGTAAGAGTAAACTTCCACTTTACTTGAAGTTTCTTTAAAACATAACTACATACAAGTGAATCAACACCTCCAGAAAGAGATATTAATAGTCTTTTAATTTTATTTTTCACAATAAACTCTTCCATTGTGCAATAGATATTCCCATTTTCTATATCAACCTGTGTCATATGTGCAATAGGACAATGGCTAAGGATATTTATATATTGGGAGAAATCATGAAGATCATAACAAAGTGGTGTATCTGGGGAAACACTTGTTTCTATATATTTTCTTTGAGAGAGAGGCATTCTTTGATAACAAGCCTTTAGAAAACGGAGATATTGCAGTTTTTCATTCGGATCATCTTCATTCTTTAGACGTGACCATGTAGTTTGAATTACCTGAATAATATTGGAAGAATCTCTTGTATGTCGCATTGGTAGAGCCATAAAAGACCATTGAATTGCACTCAAACAAGATATATCATAGGTCTTTTGAAGATACGTATATATATGTAATGCCTTTTCAAGATAAAATTCTATCTTTTTTTCAGGATCTTCCGTACGGTAAACATATCGGGGTACTTGATCAAATAAAATAATACAGGATAAATGATATTCTAATGACGTTTGATTTTTTTCCCATATATGTGTTTCCAATAAAGATCCATATGTTTCTGTAATATAATCATCATATAGATGATCCTTACTAAACCAATACTCAGAATGAGATAGCCAATCAGATAAAAATTTATTCATCTGTAAAAGATTCTGGAGAAGAAGGAATATCGTTAATTTCTTTATCTTTACGGTTATCAATGAACTCATTTTTTATTCTTACCATAAAAAACTTAGCGTTTCCATGAAATACATTTTTCTCATCTTTAATTATTGTACGATATTGTTCTTGTCCATTGTATACTTCTTTATAGTTTTCCAAGAAATAAGGAATTAATTCTAGAAGATCTTTTTCAAAGGTAACTTTCTCTTTAATTGGAACATCTTCATCATAAGCTGCAGATCCTGATTTATTTGTAACAACTACACAACCACACATGGCAGCCTCTCGGGGAAGATGATCTTTCCCTGGATGAAATCCAAAATCAACGTACAATTTACATTTTTGTAAAGATTCTATGACCTTTTCCCTGGGTAGATTTCTTAAATTAATTGTAGGAAGATTTAACATATGGCAAATTGCAGGTGTCATTCTATCTTTAGATCCATTAAATGCAATTATGTTCTCTTTATGGTCTACATATTCATCAGGATTTAGCTTTAAGAAATCGTCGTGAATACATTCAGATGCAAAAAACCATCTAGAAGTAGGATGTAATAATGGTCTAATCATAGCATATTCGTAATAAGAATGAAATAAATGTATTACATTATCTACAAGATTCTCCCGAAGCATATTAAACATGCAAGCATTTGTAAAGGAAAGCCACCAAATTGCGATAATACTATGTTTTAGTAAAGCCTGAACTTTTTTAACATTCTGAATTTCAGGAATAATAATTAATGTTTCTTTACTATCTTCCACAGTATCTGCAATACAAAGGTGTTCAAACTCTTTATATAGAGGTGTATAATCTTCTTTTGGATTTGGAAAATAGTAAATATAACTTTCATATCCTATACTATTCAAATAATCACACATTTGATGCATATTTTCAGGACCCCCCGTTCTTACACGAGGGCAAAACAGGTATGTCTTCATATTACTTTATAAAATGAGTGCATATTTCTTTATATACGATGGAGTAGTTATGTATTAAACATTTCTAAATTTATAGATATAAATCATGAAGCATATATTAATTACTGGGGCATGTGGGTTTATTGGACATCATTTTGTAGAATATTTATTAGAAAAAACAAATTGGAATATTACAATCGTAGATAAATTATCTTATGCATCTAAAGGATTTCAACGTCTCCGAGAAATTAATGCTTATCAACATTCTCGCGTATGTATGATAACATATGATCTAACAAATACAATAGACGAAGGATTGGTTGAAGAATTATCCAATATAGACTATATTGTACATCTTGCAGCAGAAACACATGTAGATAATAGCATTATACAACCAGAATATTGCATTGAAAATAATATTATGTCTACTGTAAAATTATTAGAATTTGCAAGAAAACTTCCTCATCTTCAAAAATTTCTGTATTTTAGCACGGACGAAGTATATGGTCCTGCACTTGGTGAACGGATGTATAAAGAAACAGATAGACATCATCCAACCAATCCATATTCGGCATCTAAATCTGCATCAGAAGCAATTTGTTTAGCATATGAAAATACCTATAAAATTCCAATTATGATATGTAATACAATGAATGTTTTTGGAGAACGTCAACATATTGAAAAATATATTCCTATATGTATTCGTAATATTCTTCACGATATTCCTGTTTCTATTCATAGTTATCCAAACTGTGAAAAACCAGGGTCTCGCTTCTATATTTATGCTAAAAATGTAGCTTCCGCCATCTATTTCTTATTAGAAAATGGTAATGTTGGTGAACGATATAATATTCCTGGGGAGAAAGAAATAGATAATTTAGAAATTCCGATGTTTATTGGAGAGTTATTAAACAAAATACCACAATATAATCTTGTGGATTTCCATAGTACTCGTCCTGGTCATGATCTTCGGTATGGATTAGATGGAACAAAACTTCTATCTCTTGGATGGAAACCAGAAGGGAACATTATAGAATCTCTTAAAACAACAGTTCTTTGGACATTAAATAATTCACAATGGTTAAAGTAATTTATTATTATTATGACTTAAAAATATACGTTTATTTTTATATATAAATGGAGACATTCATACTTTCTCCACCTACGAATAAGATTTCTTATGTTATCCATGCTTCGGACATTCATATCCGAACAGGAGATTTGGAGAAAAGTAGATTTCATGAATACAAACAGGTGTTTCAAGAATTCGTTACTTCTATTTCAAAACTGGAACATTTAGATAAATCTGTTCTTGTCCTTACAGGAGACATCTTTCATCATAAAGGAAAGATTGAACCTTCTGGGATTAAGCTTGCACAAAAATTATTGACAAATCTTTTGGAATATGTTGATGTATGTATGATTTGTGGAAATCATGATTATCGTCAAGATAATCCTACCATTCCTGATCTTATAGAAACTATCTATCAAAACTATATTCATAATAAAGTACAAACAAAACATAAAGCTTTTTATTTGAACAAAACCGGGTATTACTTATATCATAATGTTGGTTTTACACTCGTAGATATTAGGGATACCCTTAAAAATTACAATACCTTTGGGAGAAAAGAAACTCTTTCCTGTTTTCCTCCAAAAAATGCTTATAAAGAATATCCTTACATTGACTATCCCATTGCACTATTTCATGGTACAATTCTTCCGAGTAGATTTATAAATAATCTACAACTCTCAAGTGGATATGAATTGTCTTGGTTTGATGATTACGAATATGTTATGCTTGGAGATAACCACAGGATGCAATGGTCACAGTCTGATGGAAAACTATGGGGATATCCAGGTTCTCTAATCCAACAAGACTTTGGAGAGCACTTCTTAGAACATGGATACCTGCAATGGAACTTAGAAAAAAAGACAATTTCTTCACAGATAGTATTTAATGATTACGGATACTGTACGGTAAAAGAAAATCAAGGAACCTTATATGCTCATATTAAACATAAAACATGGACAGAACTTTCAAAAATTCCAAAGTTTCCAACATATCCATCTTTTCGTGTATTCACAAAAGAACTTATTTCTAAAGTAGAAGCCTTTTGTAAATTACATTCATTGGATCCTCTTTGCATTCTACAATGGACAAATCAATCTCAGATAGAAGAAACTACTGAAAATAATGCAGAAAAAGTTGATACAACTACAGGTGATCTTCAACAAATAGAAGAACTAAATACTACAGATAAATGGTTTGAATATCTTGAAAAATATACTGATGTTCAACAAATTCGTGATTTTATTCTACATCCAGAACTTCTAAAACTTCCTTGTATGGAAAAAGGATTTGACTTCTTGAAAAAATACCAAGATAGAAATGATAAAATACAAAAGGTAATTGATGAATATGTAGAAGAAACTACAAAGGTTCATACAACTGCAGAGAGGGTAGAACTTGTTAATATGTCTTGGGCATATCTTATGTGTTATGGAGGGGCAAACCATTTTGAATTTCATTCGTTAAAAAAAATGATCGCTTTACTAAATGGTAAAAATGCAATGGGAAAATCGTCGTTTTTAGATATTCTATGTATTGCCCTTTATGGAGAACCTACAAAGATGCGTCATATTGTTACTGGAAAAAAATATACTGATAAGATTATTCATGATCAACGTCCAGCTAATAAGGTTGCACCTTTTGTAAGACTCATGTTCCGTATTGGTAATAATCATTATGAACTATTTCGTTCTTTTGGTACCCAAGCAGCAAAAAATAAAGAGCATCTTATCTTACAGACAAATGTACAAATTTATAAGATTACTATGTCTGATAATGAAAATTACAAAGCTCTTTTATGTGAAGGAAGTACCCTAGTAGATAAATGGATTCAAGAAAATATTGGAACAATGGAGTCTGTATTAATGAGTACAATGATTTGCCAAATAGATCTAAACAACTTTTTTCATCTAAAACAAGATGATCAAAAAACAATTTTGGATAAAGCATTGCGATTAGATACTGTGTCTTTGTATGGAAAGATCTTACGAGAATCTATCTTAGCTCACCAAGATATTCTGCAACAAATAAAGACTGCTCAACAAACAGTACAATCTGTAATTCCAATAGATTCAGATCTTCAAAAAGAAAAGGTATATGAAATATTAGCATCTTTGGAAGATAAAATTTATGAATTACAATCATGGAAGGGAAATATTACACAACATATTACAAAACAAGTTTCATATGATGAGATTTCAGAGGATATTGAACATCAATATCATGAAGCAGAAATTAACTATCTTGAAATGAATTCAAAAACTCCTATTTCTCCTGAAGATATGGAAACAGCTATTGTATATCGCGAGAAGCTTGAACATATTCAAGAAGAGCTTACATCATTGGAAGATGTATGTCTCGTAAAAGATGATGAAAAACTACTAAAGAAGTGGAAACTAAAATATGATAAATTTCTTCCAAAGCAACCCAAATGCAATGTAAACATGGAATGGATTCAAGAAACATTTGATAAATTTAAAGCATGGGAAGAAAAATATGCGGAATTCCAAGAACTAGATGTAGAAGAAATTGAGAAAGAATTTTTAGAAATAGAAGCAATCGTTTTGCAATATGTAAAGGTTGAAAAACCTCTTTCCAAAGAAACAGCGTTTACTGAACATGCAATGAATATGACAGATACAGATTATCAATATCAGAAGAAAAAATACTTGTCTCTCATGGAAAATCCAGTAGAAAAAAACAGAAATCATAATGAATACAATGAATGGAAGAAAATATATGATGGATGGAATGCATCTATTCAACATGTAAAGAATATTGACATTAAAACCGTAGAAGAAACACTTCAAATTCATCAGAAAAAAGTAGCGACTTTCTCAGAAAAAGATCAAGAAACATCTGAAATGGAAAATACAATGGATCAAATAACAAAAGAGTTAGAAACTCTAAAGCATATTGAGTTTAATCCAGAATGTTGGGCTTGTAAAAAGAATCCATACCATCATAAGAAAACCCTTTTGGAAGAACAACAACAAGAAAATGTTACTTACTATAAACAACTTACAAAGTATATTCAAAGTATTGTAAAATCAGAACTTGTTTCAAAATGGAATAATAAAATAGAAACTGCGCAGAAATTGATTAATGATTATCAAAGATATATTTCAAAGAAAGACATTTATCAAAAAGAATGTTCTTATTGGGAGGACATCTTACTGATGTGGAATAAATATGATTTGTGGAAACAAGAATTAGAAGCACTCCAAACGAATATTCAAGATTATGAAAATTATCAATTATCTCTTGCATGGAAACGTTATAGAAACCAAGAAGAAGAACATAAGAATTTATTGGAAAAATATCAACACAATAAAGAATTATATGAAAGGATAAAGATATACAAGAATGAATATCAAGAATGGAAAAAAATCCTTATTAATCTAGAACAATACAAAGATATCTATGAACTATATGAGATATGGTCGGATGAACATAAAATTATCCAAGGTCATTTGACAAACTATGAAAATTCTATCCGAAAACGAAAACTTGAAGAACAAAAAAATTTATATGAAAGTGAATATTTGCAACGTAAGGAAAAGGTACATGTGTATAAAACATATGAAACTTATAAAAATATGTATTATTGCCATAAACTACATGGAATTATTAAACAATTGGATGAATTGGTAGAGAAAAGAGAAGTGGTTCTTGTAGAAAAAGTAAAAATAGAAGCTTCTGAGGAAATGAGTCAAAAACATAAAGAATCCTTTGATAAATTAATCACACTTGAGAAAACATACGAAGAACGTGTAAAGAAAATCAAGGAATTGGACTTGTTGTTTATGGGAGACAAAACTCAGAGTGATGGATACAAAGAATGGATTTACAAAAACCAAGTGATTCCACTATTAAATAAAGAAATGAATACTTTCCTAAAAATGTTTGAAAACTTTTCCTTTGAAATGATCTATGAAAAGAAGAATTTTATCTATTTGGTAGAGGATCGTGGGAATAAACCTACATTAGACAAAGCGAGTGGATATCAAAACTTTATTATTGGACTTGCACTTCGTATTATTCTCACAAGAATTGGAGCCGTTGGTCAACAGCTAAAGCATTTATTTATTGATGAAGGATTTACAGCATGTGATAGTGTAAATATAGAAAAAGTTCCATTGCTATTGGAAAGTATCCTACGTTATGGAGATTATGAAAGCATTTTGCTTATGTCACATTTAGACTCTGTTAGAGAATGCAGTCATGTGAATATTAATATTGATAGAAAAGATCCATTTTCATCTATTCAATATGGAATAGATTATCCAGATCTACCTGTATTTAATAATGAAACTGGAACAATTATTACGAAAAAGGGAAGAGGTCGTCCCAAAAAGGTTTAAACCCATTAGTTATTATTTTTATAATGGAATCATTAAATAATGAGCAAAAACAATTTGTAGTAGACAATGAATTTCAATATCGTAAGCTATATGGTGTTCCAGGAGGAGGAAAAACTAAATGTATTATTGAGAAGTTATGTTATTTACAACAAACTGGATTTGTACATGATTGGAATGATTACTTAGTACTTACATTTTCAAGACAATCCTGTGAGGATTTACTTAAAAAAGGAAAAGCAAGGAACAAAACACTTTTTCATAATAAAAGCATTCGGACGATTCATTCTACTTGTTCTTCTATTTTGTATCACTACAAATCTGACTCCTATATGAATATTGCAACCTTAATATATGAATGTGTAGAATGGTTAGAAAAAGAAGGATTATCTGAGTCTCTCATTACTGACCGTATATGGTCTTCTAAGAAGATTATTCTTGTAGATGAAGCACAGGATATTTCAGAACTACAATATCGTTTCATTTCTACACTTGGAAAACTATATAACTGTCCAGTAATTCTTGTGGGTGACCCAAATCAAACCATTTTCCAGTTCCAAAATGGAACGGATAAGTTTCTTCTCCAGCATCCAGGAGAAGCTCTCTATCTAAAGTACAATTACCGTTCAAATAGTTCCATTGTATCTTTTCTAAATCATTTTCGTCCTTGGGAAACCTATGGACATATTACGGCTCACAATGGAGAGGGAAAGAAACCAATGCTATTTCTTGGAGGAGTGGAATCATGTTTATTACATTTATGGAAACGAATTATTTCGTCAACATGTGGTCTTCATGAAATGGCAATTATTGCACCTGTAAAGCTTAGTCATACCTACTGTTTAAGCTTATCTATAATTACAAATTATCTAGACCAGATGAATATTCCTTTTGTAAAACATTATCAGGATTCAGATTGGGACCATAGCTATAAGAAAGTTCGTGAGATTTCTCCTGGAAAAATCAACCTCTTTACGATTCATGCTTCCAAAGGGTTGGAATTTAAAAAGGTGTTTTTGTGCAATTTTCATTTTAATACAAAAGTATATACACCCACAAAGGAAGAGTTTTTAGAAAATAGATATTTATGGTACGTTGGTTTGTCAAGGGCAATGGAAGAAATGTATATCTATGGACTATCAGAAAGCGTTCTCTTTCCAACCATTTATAATTGTCCAACTGAATTGTATAAGTGTAATACATTAGTCATAGAAAAAACACATCAGTTTAGTAAACATAAAAGTGATAAACATTTATATCATTCTATTAAAAACTTTATCACTACAAAAACTATCTTAGATGAAGATAAATTATATGAATTACATAAATTGTTTCAGTATGAAATGAAAACAGAAGAATTGTTTCATGTAGATGTAGAACTATATGAATATGAATCCTATTCTATCATATATGGGTCATTTATGGATGATTGGATGTTCTTTAAAACGGTACCATTGGAAAGTTATATCCATTCAAAAAAACGTTGGTTTGAAGTAAAGATACCTCTTCCAAAGGAATTATGGAAATATATAAAAGTACAAATGAAACAGAAGAAACAGCTACATTATTATAGCGATTTTGTGAATTATATGAATCCTGAAAGTTTGGAAGATAAGGAAATATTAAAGATAATTCAGGATACATTAGAGTGTAAAAATGATTATTTTGAATTTTGTTTAGATAATCATGTATGTGAATATCATCAACGTATATATCATTCCTATTTAGAAAAACTATATACAGCTACGACACTTCTTGAAAAAATAGAACTGGTATGGAACGTTGTTCTCTTTCAATATCAATTGGATTTTGAATGTAAATATTTACTACATAAAGATTTTTCAAACCATTGGATTACGGTATTGCCGTATATAGAAAAAATAGATGAAATCAAAACGTTTAATAGAAACACTCTTTTTCAAATTCCCATTATAGATCCAGAGATTCATTTAAAAGGGGTTATGGATGCATTGGATGATAAAAATGTCATATATGAATTTAAGTTTTGTCAAGAAATAACTCTACATTCTCATATTCAATTATTCTTATATTCATTAATTCATTATTCTTCGTTAGAAAACAAAACAGTAGAGCTTTGGAATTTACAAAAAGGAAAGCGATACATTACTACATTTACAAAGGATACTTCTGAAGATATTAGAGACTATATAAAAATGCTTTTTCTAAAAGAACAAGCATAAGGATCTTCCGGACCAACGGTACTTTGATTCATCATCCCAACTTCCTGAGGTATTATTGGAACATCTCCACGAAGATCATAGCTCATATTACGTGTAGGACAGCGAAATCTGCTTCCTTCTGGGTTTAAATATCCTTGGAAATGCTCCAGATAAGTAATGGTTACGAAAAGCAAGAGAATAAACAATAAAAGTAATAGTTCCCTCCACATACTTTATAAAGAATAATATTTATTTTTATTAGTAAATGATACCAAAACTTATCTTTCAAACTTGGAAAACAAACGAAGTTCCTGATATATGGAAAGAAGCACAAACATCTGTGATAAAACAAAATAATAATTGGAAATATCGTTTATTAACCGATGAAGACAATCTTCAAATGGTTAAACAATATTTTCCAGATTTTCTTCCTTATTATATTGGATTCAAATATCCGATTCAAAGGGCAGATGCAATAAGATATATTATATTGTATCTATATGGAGGTATTTACATAGATCTTGATTATGAAGTAATAAAACCGTTTGATACAATAGCATTATCACCTGGAAAAGAAGTAGGTTTACTGGAATCTAATAATAAAAAGAATATAGTTACAAATTCTTTTATGATTTCTCAACCAAAGTCTAAATTTTGGTTAGAATGTATAGAAGAAATGAAAAAACCAAAACCATTATGGGCAATCACAAAACATTTAGAAATATTTACAACAACTGGACCTTTTATGTTACATCGAGTTTATAAAAGAAACATAAATATTGCAGAAATGCTTCACAGCATATCTGTACCATGTAATATTTGTGAAATTTCCACTTGTGCAAGAAATGATAAATACTATATTATGCCAATTCAGGGAGGGTCTTGGCACTCCTATGATACATGGATTATGGATTTTATATATTGTAATAAATATTTTTTAATCTCTTTACTGATACTTATATTACTTGTTATTTTCTGTATAAAAAAAATGAATTAGTTAATCAAAATGATGTTCATTTGATACCATGTCTAAGAAAATGTCTATTCATTTCAATTCTCTTTCAACAGGGGATAGTATTATTTGTGTTGTTAATTGTCCAAATGATAAAATATCACATCTATTAGATAGGCAAATTCTTGCACATGTAAATGTTCATAAAAATAAATACTTTTCATTAGATAATGTTTCACTCTCATTGCTTGAAAAATATAATGTTGATGAAACTGCACAGGATGATACTGGAAATAGTGTCATCTACGTAGAGCATACATCATTTGGAGAAACAAATATTGATAATACCATTACAATCATTCTAATTCCAAAAGAGAACTATATTGAAGAAGATATTATATACATTGTTTGTAAAAAATTATTGGTCCTTCTAGGAATCTTACTAATTCTGGTTCTATGGAACATGCCAAAAATTGTTGTGAATGAAGAACTATAGATGAACCTCTCTAACATTTCCAGTAAGAACTACTGTACCTTTTCTTGATCTTTTAGGCTTTTCTATATTTATACATTCTGTATAAGTAACGACCTTTACATTTTTATTACTTGAATGTTCTGCAGCGATTCGTGCAGTTTCTATAATATCATTTTCTTGAAATTCTCGTTCATGATTATATTTTAAAAGCACATGAGCTCCCCCAATACCTTTTGCATGAAACCATAGATCATTCCATTTAGATTTTTCAAATGTTAGAACCTCATTCTCTGTATGATTTTTACCAACCCATATTTCAAATCCACTTGTTGTATAATATGTTTTATGCATGTTTTTACAAAGAAATTAAAATCTAATTAATATCACTTTTTATATTAGAAGATTAACCATGACTCCCAAAGATAAACTGCCATCTTTCAACATTCTAAAATTAGTAACTAGTGTTCTCACTATATTTTTAATTGTAGCGATTTATTACTATATATATAAGCATGCAAGTGTTATGATGGAACCACTTGCAAATACAAAAAATATTATGGGTGGAAAAGACCAGTTTGTTCGTATGAAAGAACCTGTATTTGATGGAATTATATAAACTTAATTTATATCCAGTTTTTCGTTAAGAGTATCTATAGGTGTAAATACTAATGACTCTATAATGCTTTCTGTAGCTTTGATACGTGAAATAATCCTATTAACTTTGTCTATTTTATAATTTGATAGAGTTTCTCTTAATTCTTTTTCTTCAAATATCATTTTAGTATTGCGAGAGTTATCTATACAAATCATGTTTTCCCCAAATAGCTTTTGAAATTTAGGTATATTTTCTATGGAATCAATCCACGATTCAAGGATAATAAAATCATAGATAACTCTTCCGCATATTTCTTCTTCTCCACGACACTGGTTGTTCTTTAGAGCAGTAAATAGAGGAGTATATACAAATACCATATATTGAGAATAATGTTCTTTTTCAAGTGGTTCGTATATAGATTTTACAATAGCATTATAGTTTGCTGCAGGTTTGTCAATTACAATGGTTGGAGTTTTCTTTAATATCTCATCCAAATCTTCTTTGATACATTTTTGAGCAATTGTCATTAAATAGGATTTAATACTGCTAATATTTCTAGAAGCAAGGAATTTTATAGCATCTCCTTCCTTTTCTGGCGTATCAAAATCTATTTTTAATCGTTTCAGTTCATTATATATTTCCTTCTTAAGAGATTCGTATGTTTCCTTCTCATTATGATTCATCAATAAATGATTAATGTCTAGAAGATATTCATAATATGTATCCAGATTGTAATAACTATGTTTGATTGGAGCAAATACTGATCGGTAAATTGTACTTTTACCAGCTCCTGCTGGACCACTTAGATAGTATGCTTTCTTATCAGACGAAGATATTTCCATCATATATATATCCTTGCATTTTGCAACAATCGGTTTTTTAAACAATAGGGGAGGCAAAGCCTTTTTATCGGAGGTATGTTTTAACTGTTTTACAATTTTATTCTTAGATATTCCTGACGATTTTTTATTCCTTGGACTAGATTTTCGTACCATTATATCTTTAGTACTTTCTTTCTCAAGTATCCTCCTACTACTTCTTCGTAAAGGAACTTTATTTTCAATAGATAAATCTGAAAGACTTTCTATAATATTGTTTATATCCGTAGGTGTTTTACGATTTTGTTCTGACATTTCCTATTAATACGCTTCATTTTTTTACGTTTATCCAGTTCATATGTGATGTTCGAGGAAAGCGATGCATCATTCCAAATTTTACCTTTTCCATTTCAAAGCATGGTTGTATATCTTTCATTTCTGGTAAAGTATTACTTACAAGATCTTTTCTTATAAAGAAACCATTAAATCCTTGTTTTTCACAACCAACGAACACATGAGTATCTTTTAATAAATAAATAAATGCTGGCAATGATGCACCACAATAGTTTGGACCATTCCAGCAATCATAATTTGTATGGTTAAAATATGGATCATATGGAATTGTAAGTGCTTGATCTGGACCAATGATGTCTTGATATTCTACAATAATAATCTTTGGATCTACACATCCACGTGTCATTATTTCTTGTAATACCCAATAGTCATTTCCATCTATATCTATTGAGAGAACATCTACCTCTTTTGGTACACTATTTTCATCAAAAATATCTATAATATTATCTTTTGTTATCCAAGAGCAAACAAATATTGGAGTTCCTTTTATATCTATTGATTGATAAGCATTTTTCCCAATATTTAGCCAATACGGACTACCGTCTATAAAATAGGAAGTGTATCCATGGTTTCTTACCAAGAATCCAGTATTACATTCTAAACCGTCCCCCGCTCCAATCTCAATTGCAATACCATTTCGTTCTTTTAGTTGAGATAATAGATAATATAAAATACCATCTTCTTGATTTTGAGAATAAACTTTTACTCCATAATCCCATATAAATTCTTTTTTTCCAAGCGCATCTATAGCTACCTTTGCTTCTGAAATAGGAATCGTTTTAATGATCTCTTCCATATAAAAAAAATTATAAAGTAAATCTTAAATCAAAATTAATATAGATTTCTCCATTTTACAGAATTGTTATTAGACAAAACTGGGTTTGTACTTGCACTTATTAATAGGGCAAGAGACACCCATACCATTACAAGAATGTTCATTAGTATATTTTCATCATATTGATATGCCCATTTGAAACGTAAAGTGCTTAGGTATAAGAAGTAGGTAAATGCAGATACAATTGTAGCTATAATGTAATTTCTATATTTCCACGTTGTAAGAATATTTAAATCATCTAATTTCTTTATTGTGTATTTTAGTAATGTAATTCCAATAATTGTATCAATAACTACAGTCACTAAAAATCGGAAGAAATATTTTTTATAAAAAGAGTTTGCTAACCATTTTGCTCTTGTAGAAATGTCTGTATATGGAACCTTTCCAACAAAATCTTTTACACCGTTATAATTGTCCAAATAAAAACTTTCTTTAGCAAATAGAATATCACTGCTATATACAATAATATTTCCAATAATATAAATAGATATAAATGTACTTTGTGTAAGTGTTAACTTGGTTACCTTAGACAGGTATATATTTATATAATTTACAATAATTGCAGCGGCAATATATCCAAAAATTCCTCTTCCTTGTTCATTCTTAAAGAGTGTCAAGGACTCCATATTTCCTTATTTTAAATAGATACTTAAAAATAGAAAGTTGTATGGGATATTTGGGTGAAACCATAGAAAATCTATGTAAAAATATACTAAAATATACAACTATATATCTTTCTATTTATTCAAAATTAATAATACCTGTACAGAGTTACCAGAAATATAACAGACAGTTAAATACAGTATATAACCAATCATGTATTATACCACGGTATTATGATGCATCAATCCTTGATTTGTCAGGTGATGATTATGCAATAGAAACTTCTTTATTATTTACATTTCCATTTTACAACAATAGCTACAATTCTATAGGTGTTTCTACCAATGGTCTTCTTACATTTGGTGAAACATCAAGTAGTTTTATAAATACAATTATCCCTACTTTAAATTCTCCAAATAATTTCATTGCTCCTTTTTGGGCAGACTTAATAACGAATGATAAAAGCATTTTTATGTATCAAACAGAATCTTATGCAGTTATTCAATGGACAAATATGGGTTTTTTTGGAACACAAACTCCACTTGGAACTTTTCAAGTAATACTCTATAGTAATGGTACTATTCACTTACGTTACATAGTATTGATGGGGTCAGAAGTTGCTTTTGGATCAAGTGCAACCATTGGAATAGAGAATATAGATGGAACAAAAGGTACCCTTATTTCCTATAGACAATCTAGTTTATCTACAGGAAAAACATACATATTACATTATAATTCTGAATCTGATGAATATACCTATGTATCTATGATAGATACTGACTATACTATTCTTCTTCCTATAACACTTCCAAGCACTCCAATTATCATAAGTCCATCAGATACAAGTGTTTTTTATAGGGATAGTACTATTATACTTAATTGGAACTCAAATACTGCACTTTATTATAAATTATTTGTAGCATCAGACCCATATTTATCAAATATTGTTTACAATAATAATGAATTGATAATTCCTATTTACAATCTTACAGAACTTATAAGTGGAGTATATTATTGGAAGGTATATGCATGTAATAATGATGGATGTACAGAATCATGCATACAACAATTTGTAATTGAAGAAAATATACTATCTCCTCCTCCCCCCGAACCATCACTATCTCCTCCACCTTCCCCTGAACCATATCTACCACCTCCCCCACCCCCACCTCCTCCTCCTGTCCCTCCTGAACCATCACCACCTCCTTCACCGCCTCCTCCTGAACCACAAATACCATCACCACCACCCCCGCCAGAAATAATTATGGAAACCTTTATAAGTACTGAGACTGTTCAACAAATAGCAGCAGCTGTTACAACAGCTATATCTACAGCTGTTGCAACAAGTGTATCTGCAGTTATTTCTTCAAGTGTTGCTGGATCTGTGGGAGGATCTGTAGGGGGAGCATCTTCTGTTCCTTCTCCTGCTGGACTTGTTAGTATGATTAGTACAGTACAAATGATGAATATGAAAATGAACTTGCAAATAGGTGGTACTCCAGAAACAATTAAAGGACTTGCAGGAGGAATAGGATGGATTAATTTAGATTTTTCTTTACCTAATTCTAACCGAAGACGAAATCTATTAAGTAGTAATGAAGCTATTTTTGATAAAACAAAATCTTTATTTATTTACTCATTTCTAATGTTTCTTCTTCCAATAAGTATAATCCATTACCTAATTCAGTATTATTTAGCAATAAAAAAGAAAATACAAGTTTCTGGATTACTTATGTTTCCCCAAATAGAATTAACAGTTGCATTATTATTAATTAATCCCTATGCAAAAAATGCTGCAAAATTATTTTCATTAGGCACAACAAAAAGTATATTTGCAGGAATTGGTATGTTATTAACAATTCCTATTCCTATACTTATATTTAGTATATATGCTGTACGTAAATACATTATAGAAAACAGATCTGTTAAGTTCTTAATGTTCCATAATGTAGAACAAGTTCATGGAATTATACCTTTTATTAAACGAGGTATTTTTGCATCTGCAAATAAAGGTTATTGGAAAGAGGATAATCATAACATACTAGATAGGTATGGTGTATTTTTCAAATCTATAAGAGGTCCAATTTATATTTTTAAAGATAAAATAATTCGTTATGACCAAAAAAAATATAAATACAAATGGGGTAAGGTAATATATGTACCTGATAAATTTGTACATATTCGTTCTTATTATAAATCCTATTTCATTGCACGAAATATATTTATTTGTTTGTTATTAAATGCATTTTCATATAGTTCACATGGAAATGCTGCTCAATCGTGTATATTAATTACTTTATTAACAATTCATGTATATTTTATGCTATTCGTATCTCCATTTAATACATCAAAAGACCAGTTTACAGATATTTCATCAAATATATGCGAACTTGGTACATATGTAAGTGGTCTTTGCTTATTAATGGCTCGTCGTCTTTATTTAGCAGAAATTCTACCTCTAATAGAACAAAGTATGTTTATATTCCAAATATTATCTATAGGTATTCAAATTGTTACTCAATTATGGAATGTGGTACTTATATTTCAATTAATTCGTTCTATCTTTATTGAGAAGTTCTATAAAGATTATATGATTCATGAAGCTTATAATCAATTACTTATAAAGAAATTTGCAAATCGTTGGTTATATAAGACTCATAAACGAGCACTGAAAGGATGTGAATATATTTATTTAGAAAACAAAAAAATTTCTACGAATACAATACTGTTAAAAATTTAATTATAATAAGAAATTATTTAAACTCTGTTTTATTCAATACTTATAAATGAAGGTTGCTGTACTTTTTTTTGGAGAAATACGCGGTACACCAGATGCTTGGATGGATATATATAATAAAGTTGTTTTACCAAATAATGCTGACGTATTTATGCATCATGTATATTATGATCCAGATTTTTGTAAACATATGTCTGCTGAAGAAAAAAAGGTATTTGAATCGTATTATAACGTTTTAGAAAAAGGGGTTAATTATTATCCTCCTAAGGAACTCTTTAATATTTTTAAACCTAAAAAAATACTTTTAGATGCCCGACCAAACTATAATGCGCCTGAATTATTAGAAATTATGAAAAAACTACATCCTATGGATGCAGGTGCAGACAATACATCTTATGAACAGGTAAAAATGCTATATCATACTATTCGGAATCAAAGTGATTCTCGTAAAAAAGTTGTAGAACTTAAAAATATGTATGAGAAAGATGAACATATAACATATGATGCCATGATTATGGTAAGATTAGATATCGCTTTATTAGATAATATTATTATAAATAGACCCCTTACACATCTATATGCAAAAATATATTTTCATGCACATAACTGTCCATCCTATTGTGTTCCTCAAATACGAGAACAGATATTGATTGGAAATTCTAAAAGTATGGATGTAATTGCGTCTTTTCACGATGCTGCACCTGAATTATATTTAGAATTATGTAATTACGATAGTCATTTTCGTCAAAATGAACATTTTATGGCACAGCATATTTATCGTAATGGAATAGAATTGGTTGATTTTAATTTTCCGATAAACTACTTTGCAGCTGATAGTATCAATGGTATCAAACGATTTAATACACGATTTATAGAATAGCCATATCTTCTGTTAAACGATACATTTGTATAGAAGATTCTAATTTTTCTACAAACACATTCATTTCATCATTATGTGTGCCATAGCTTAATTGTAATAAACCATCTAACAATTCATTAATTCCTTCAAAAGAGTACCATTCATCTTCATGAGTATTATCATAAAAATAACTTGCATGGATTTTAACCAATGTATTATGTTTTAGAGCATTCATAAATTGAAGAAATATATGATCTATAATCAAAATATCAATAGATACACGTAATATTTCATATGAAAGATACCTTATATGATGTGTAACATCCATTTTCAATAGTAATATGATACTAAATATCAATTTTTCTAATAAAAATATATATACGGTGTGTAGAGTGATATGATTTATATAGGAAAATTAATGATTATATTTGTAATTAGTGTATTTATTATTACGAGTATGTATATACTATATATAGCATCTGTAAGAAATAAAAATAGTTACACAGAAGGGTTTGATAAAAAAGATAGGGATAAAAAAGATAAGGATAAAGCTATTTCTATAAAGTCTCCCGCACCAAGTCCTCTATTAGCAACTCCTTCCCCCGCACCAAGTCCTCTATTAGCAACTCCCTCCCCCGCACCAAGTCCTCTATTAGCAACTCCCTCCTCCGCACCAAGTCCTCTATTAGCAACTCCTTCCCCCGCACCAAGTCCTCTATTAGCAACTCCTTCCCCCGCATCAAGTTCTCTATTTGCAACCCCTTCTCCCGGACCAAGTCCTTTGTTCACAACTCCCTCTCCCTCACCAAGTCCTTCTATTATTGTAGCTTCTCCAACAACTGCTCCTATATTTGTTACATCTGATTTTGGATCTTCTGCAACATTATCAGTAAGTAACCAGTCAAATTATCAAAAAGTAGAAAAACAACAAGCAATGTCCCAAAAAATAAATTATGAACCAAAGAATCCTCCTTATGCAGAAACAAAAGATGACCAACCAGGTTTATCTACTTCACGTGGAGGAAAAGCGGGAGATTTACAAACAGGGTTTATAGAAAAGAAGGGAGAAGAAGTACAATCTAAATTAGGAAGAGACAGTCAGAAAAGCGTTCCTCATGAAGGAAAGATTACTTCTACACCAGCCTCTATTGAAACTGAAAAAGCAACAAACAAACGAACCAAGATAAAAATTAAAAAAGTCCCAGCAGAAAGTAGTTCAGCTATAGTTATTGAAACATTAAATAATGAAAAAATAACTTTCGTATTACCCTCTGTGTTTCCTTCTATATATAAAACAGGAATTGACCTTCTAAATAAAGAATTTTATAGCTCTGATAAAAATACAATTGTATCAATTCCGTATTCAATTTCAAAAATAAGTGTACCAAATGGGTACAGTGTATATATTCAAACAATATCACTAATCACAAACAAAACAGAAATTTATAATAATATTGAAGAAGGTACAAAAACAACTTTTTCAACACCAATAGAAATAAATCCAAAAAAATATAGATATAGTATCATGTATATTTCTCCACGTAACTAAGTAATGTATATAATGATAAGTAGGGGATTCGAACCCCTGAAGCTTACGCATTGCATCTTAAGTGCAACCCCTTTGACCGCTCGGGAAACCTATCATTTTATAGAGTAAAAATAAGTTTATTGGTAATTGCAGGAGTTGAACCTGCTAAGCATATGCAGTCCTTCTTGAGAGGACCCCCTTATCCGATCGGGCAAATTACCTAGGAAGTATGCTTCCCAAATTATATTATCATTTATTTCTTAAATCATTTATTATATTTAGAAAGTTGTATTGCTATAGCATACGTGGAACGGTTCATATTTTTTCTGGAACATGGTAAGTGTCATGTAACATACCATCCATCCAAATACCGTGCTAAAGATAGTGATCATCAAATACATTAGATTGGTTTGGTAATTTTTTGTATCTGGTAGCTCCAAAGTAGATTCTGGAGTTACTGTATTTTTTACAAACTTCATAAGCTCTGTAATTTTATCAATTCCATTATCTTCATACAGACTTCCAACAAGTCCTTTATATGAAGATGCAAGTTCCTTTTTAAAATATTTATGATGCTTTGATGTTTGTTTCATCTTTGTAAGATAACGAGACCATCCCATATTCATGCTTACACCTGCAAGATAATCATTATTCCTTAGCGAATTTGCATAATTTGTCAACTCGGATGATGTATCATCTGGATACATATCATATACAACAAGTGCCGTAACAAAGTTGATAAATGCTTCTCCTACAAAAGAATATCCATCAGAATAGCTATTCGTATATGGCATAATGTCACCATGTCCTTGACATTCTAGAATATCTCCAATTACTGTATTGAAATGTTTTGCAAAGGAAGGAGTTGTACGAGCAATATCAAGATTATCTTCCGAAATTTTAAGATCTTCGTCTATAAAATCAGTGATTGCTCTTAGATTTAGTGGACTTTTAGGATACAGTTTGTTTCCATATGAGTAACATTCCTTTACTTTTAGTTGAACTTTTAGATTATCTGTCTCATCCAGTTGAAGAAGAATCCGAACATATTCCTTTTTATTTTCATCATATACCTTTACCACACCGTCTTCTTGAATAATTACTTGGGTCATATTTTTTAATAATTTAATATATGCTTGTATTTGTATAGTGTCATTATTTTAAATTACTTTCATTTTTTTATGCAAATGCTCCTACATTTCCAGAAGGAAAATTCGTTACTTTATAATAACTACCCCTTAATGCTTGAATACTTCCTGCAGCAGCAGTTCCTCTTAATGTAATAGTTCCTGAATCACTACCATTTTCTATAAACACCTTAATACTATAATAATGATTTACAGCACTCGTAAGAAGTCCTGTTGTTGGAAGTGTAAATGTAGTTTGACCAGTAGTATATACATAAGTTAAACTTGCTATCTGAGGTTGTCCCAGTGCTAATCCTCCAACAGGAGATCCAATATATGTTGCATTTAACAATTGAATAGATGTAGAAGCTCCACTGAAAAGAAGAGAGAATGTAACCGTATTTGTGCCTGATGCTTTCAAAATATATATTTGATAATCTATCTCATAGTTTGTATTTGCTGCAAGTGTAATGCCACTTGTTGTACCAAATAAAGATCCTACGGTAGGATTGCTTATAGCTAATCCGTTTGTAGTTAATCTAAATATTTGGGAATTTTGTGTAAATGCTCTTCCGTGTGTAATTGCAGTTGTACCATAGAAAGACGTACCGTCATATTCTATGGTACCTGCTACTGGTGTTGTAATAACGGTTCCTGAACGAACAAGTAAAGGAGGAATTCCTGTAGAGCCTCCTTTTACATCAAGACAAGCCAAAGGTGTTATTGTACCAATACCAATATTACCCAATATTGTAATATTACCACCAACTATATCTACTAATTGACGTGGTATTGTTGTTCCAATGCCAATATTTCCACTAAAGATACTTCCTCCTTGTACATGTAGTAATTGTTGTGGAATAGTTGTACCAACTCCCAAATTTCCACTGATAAATGTTTGACCTTTAACATAGAATGGAATATAAGGAATTGTCGTTCCTATTCCTAAATTTCCACTAATAATAGCTGAACCTTGTATATCCATAACTTGACGTGGAAGTGTTGTTCCAATGCCTACGTTTCCAGAAAGATAACTTGTACCTGTTACATATAATGGTAAACTTGGAGAATCTATACCTATTCCCAAGTTTCCACGTATGGTTGTATTTCCAATAATATCTACAGAATTTTTTGAAATGGTTGTACCAATTCCAAGATTTCCACTTATGTATCCATTACCCGTAACAAATAGAGGAATATATGGAGAAACTGTACCAATTCCTAAATTTCCACTACAAATGATATCTCCTCCTTGAACATCTAATTTTTGTCTTATTATAGTAGTACCAATTCCAACATTTGCACCAAAGTAACTAACACCTGAAACATGAAATGGTTGAATAGGGATAATGGTTCCAATTCCAAAAGAACCCGAAAGGATCATATTTCCTCCATCAATATCCACTAACTGACGTGTATTAAAAGTTCCAATTCCAATATTGCATGCAAAATAGCTTGTTCCATTTACAGCAAGTTTATTAATCGGATTTGAAAATCCAACACCCAAATTTCCAGAAATAATACTTGTCCCAATAACATCTAATGATTCTCGTACAACACCAGTACCTACACCAATCTTATTCAATATTCTTAGATCTGCCCCTGATACAATCTGTGTAACGTTTAGATTTCCAACATAGGATGCATCTCCTCGCACATCTATTTTTGCTAAAGGGATATTTGTACCCACACCAACACTTCCATCTTTATCTACAACAAAAACCCCTTCACTATTTGAGTTAGTAACATAAATACTTTTTCTATAACTTTCTCCTGTTAAATGTTTTATATGTAATTTTCCAGTAGGATATAATTCACCAATTCCTACATTACGAATAATATATACATCATCGTTTGGATTTTTTGAAAAATACGTGGATGTAATACTTTGTGATGCCCATCCTGGTTGCAAACCTTGAGTATCTGAAGTTAAATAATATGGCCAAACTGTAATATCTACAATTGTACCATATGTAACTTGTCTTGTCAGCGTTATGACGTACTCAGTATGGTTTCCAGCATAATCATTCAATTTTGTAAGTCTATAATCAGTAGATCCTATATTTGAATAAGCAAGTTTATAGCCATCCAAATAAATTGCTGCATTATCAGCACTTCCGTCATAAATTCCCTCTGTAAATACTGAAAAATTGGATTGAAGATACGTTTCTACTATATGTGTTTTTTGTACAGGTTTTAATATTAAAGCTTTCTTCTCTAAAAATGTTCCTAACAGTTGTATATTAGAAGCAACAATGTTTCCATTTACAACTAATTTTTCATACGCAATTGATGTACCAATTCCAACATTTCCATCACTTTCAAAAACATTAAGAATTGCAGTTGGATCGTTGCTACTAGACATCATACGAATAAATGGCTCTGATCCTGTTTGAATAATATCCAATGCAGGGTATCCTCCAGTACTATTCAGTTCAATGTAAGACAAATTACTTGTTATATAATTTAAAGATGTCGCAGTAAGATTTCCACGAATTAGTGTATCACCGTCAATCGTACATATATAGTTTTCAGCGGGAAGGTTTGTACCAATCCCAATCCGATTATCAAAAATACCTATCAGGTTTGATCCACTTGATGTTTCATCTTTGTTTTCAAAGATATAGTTTCGTGTGGAAAAACGTATGGTATCAAATAAGATAGACTTAGATGACATGTTCCTCTATTTTTGATAACATACAAAAATTATACTTTTTTACTTTCGTTCGTATTCTAATTGATTTTTTAGATTTATACTATATCCATACCAACCATAATGGGTAAGGGTTACATCAGGTATTACATACACTTTTCCTCCTTGTTCTTTCCATAAACGACAAAAGCAATAATCTTCACTTTCATAACGTCTTGTAGTTGAATTAATTTCAACACCAAATAGGTTGTAGAATAATTCCTGATTTGCTCCAAAATAACCATCAATATCATTTTTATATTTTCTTTCCGGATAAGCATTCATTAATGTTTCTACGACAGAGCGTTCAATTAACATACATCCTGTTGTTAAGTAATCTACCTCTATCTTGTCTGTTACTTCAGTTATGTTTGCATGAATGGAATGATTAGTACATAAATGCATTGGGTTTTCTGGTAAAGGATCTTGTTGAAACACTTTTTGTAATTTACTTGTATTAAGCCATTTTTGTGCATATGCTGCACCAATTAGTTTCTCTTCTGCAATAATTAACTTAATAATATCTTCTACCTGAAACTCTATGTCTGCATCTAAGAATAAAAGATGTGTAAAATCTCCCGACATAAAATGAGCCACCGCAGCATTTCTTGCACGATTTACAAGACTATCAAATCCTATTGGAAAAATTGATGCATATATCTTCAAATCCTTTAATGTCATTATAAGTTTCAATAATGAAAACATAAATGCAGTATGACAAGTGTGATTATAGCATATTACAGGAATAAATAAACGTATCGGTCCTTTCATTACTAATTTATTCAATACTCAATTTCTTTAACCCAGTTAACCAAGATGAGGATTGAATCTTATCTCCAAATCCATCAACCAATATAATTTCTAAACGATCACATATATCTTTTTCAGGAATACTTGTATTAAACTGGTCTCCACCATTTGCAAATATATCTGGATGAATTTTTTCTAGAGTTTTACAAACTGTTAAATCTTTATCAATAGATTCTACTACCTCATCTACCCAGCGAATAGAACGAATAATTTCCATTCTTTCTTCACATGTCATAAAGTATTTTCCTTTTTTTAAAATTGCTTGTTCGTCATTATTTACTATAATTGTTAGTTTCCCAATATCTCCAACATATTCTTTTCCACGCCGTATATATTCTATATGTCCCTTATGAAGAGGATCAAAATAACCAGATATACAAATATTCATTGTAAAAATAAGAAGTAATCTTTTTAAATCACATAAGATTTTTCATGACCTACACGAACATTGCAATTTACATACACGTTAAATCCTGCATCTTTTAGATTCTTACAGAATGCAACATCCTCTGAACACATATCACGCATAACAACCTTTCCATTTACATCATGAATCTCTTGAAGATCTCTATAGAAGTATGGGTAGTTTAGTTTTTCAATAACACCTTTCTTGCATGCAAAAAGACCCATTCCATTGTATACCACTTCCATAAACTTTTGACTAGTCTCTTTCTTATAGTTATCAATATCTGCCGGTGTCAAAAACTTAAATGATCCATTGTCACGGAAATACACTTCATCCCACTCTATAATGCATGGATAATGTTGCATATCTTGCATTAGATAAAGTCCAGAAACAACTGGATGAATATCTGTATTTTGAATGATCTCAATAATATCTTCAGGAGTAAACACAATATCAGAATCAATCGTTAACCATACGTCATAATCTACTTCTCCATTAAAAGGTTTTTGGTCTGGTCCCCGACGCACATCTAGACCAAGTGTTTGCATTCTTGAGAAAGTTACAAAACTTGCATAGCGGCATAGTACGATAATTTCATAATTCATTTTCCATAGAGTGTCAAGTGTACGTGTCCATGACATAAGAAAGTTATTTGAAAACCGATTGCCTGGAAGAGCAATAATAATACGTTTCTTTTTAGGAACGATATCCATCTTGAATACTAAGGTATCTGTGTCTATCTTTAAATAAATATGGATGAAATGGTTTGGAAAAAATATATAGTAGAAGTAGCAAGTTCTATGTCAACTACTGGACAACAACTCCTTGGTAGACATTTATATGATATTTTGTCGCCGAATGATCCTCAAGTAATGACGATTGGTAATTATAGTAATGCAGCATATATTACATTCTATACTTCTAATAATCCTATAGATACTGGATATAACATTGGTTTATGTAATCAATCATTCGTTATTATCAATAATACCAAAACTACATCTGTGGGCATTAATACAATCTATGGAAGATCTACTCTTGACGTAGAGGGCACACTTTCTGTAAATAACATTACTACATTTTCTAATATCAAGGCTATTAATCTTACAAATACAACACTTTCAAATATTAATGATATTACATTTAATGGTACTATTTTTAGACAGGGAAAACCTTTCATTGCACCATGGACAAATGTTAATCCAACAGAATATATCAATACTGATATTTATACATACGCAAATGTAGGTATTGGAACTACTGTTCCAAAATATGCACTTGATGTTACTAAAGATATAAACTTTACAAGTAGATTACTTCATAATGACGTAGAATACAGAGAAAGTCCCTTTCAATATTTGGTTGGAAATGCTGCATCAAACAATGCACCTGCAGACATCATGTTATCAAATATGTTTTATCTCCATAATGTTGGTATTGGTACGAATTCCTGTAACGAACTAGTAAGATATCAACTATTTGTTAAAGGTGACGTTGCAATTGATGGTAAAATATATGCAAATGACTATGTATCCTATTCTGGTGCAGCTGCAAACTCTTATAAGACATTTGAATTATATGGTATTAATCCAAATTATGAAAATAAAACCATTGTTACAAATGATGTAAATAATTTAAATACTGTACTCTACGAGTTTAATGTAAAGAGCGGGAGATATCTTATCTTCATGAACATACCTTATATTAATCGCTCTCCTTTTATCTTTGTAGATAACCAAAATTGGGCAGACATTGTCATTTGTCAAACAAGTGCGGCTCAATATACTAGTACTACAAGTATTATCTCAAAAATTCCTTTAGAAATACGTTCTGTAAATTTACGAAATACTCAATCCATAGAATTCTTTATTGAGGCAACTGGAAATGTTACTTACACCATTGCTATTCGTGGAAAAGGACATACGTTAGAATTTGGAGGAATTAGCATAAATCAAGATAATCGTGCCTATATAGAGCTGGATCAAACACTTCGCGTATTTCCGATTAAAGGTATTGGAATTGATGACTCCTTTACTGTTCAAAAAGCGCTACAAATTACACCCATTCGTAAACAAGAAATATTAGCATCCGATACATCTAATTTTAGTTTATCCACATTAGGATATTATACTGCAACTGCTTGCAATGTAGATATCTTTATTAATGGACTCAAATATGTTTACTATAATGACGATCGTAAAGATTACGATATTTCCTATATATTTGATAATGCAACTCAATACACTACCTTTAATATAAGCCTTTCTGAAGCGGCTCAAAAGGACGATGTTATAGATATTGCTATTTGGCCATATGCAACTGCAGACACTCTATATTCTTCTGGTTACTATTATCAGCAAATTAATACATATCCTACCCAATGGTTAAATGTTGTTAATGGGGCGGGAATCAGATACCCTAAAGATGTTGTTGTGGATGGGAACCTGATTGTCCGAGGAAATATTGTAGGTGGATGCAATACAGATATATTTACGTCTGGTTTACCTACAGGAGACCTAACAATTACATGTAATGTAGTTGGTACATTAAATTTAATTGACGGTTCAGTAACACTTGGTAAGTTAGGTCCAAATTCTGTCAATAGTGATAAAATAATTACAAATAGTATCCATCCAAGCAAACTAGATCTTAAAAATAAAATTTTATATGTTGGCTGTAACTTTGGAGAAGTCACTGTAAATACCCAAGAAATTCCAAGAGGTCGTGGACTATATGTTGACGGCGATGTATATATTAAAGGGCAAGTACAAGCTTCCGTTTTCCAGGGAAGTACAGAAGCCATTGCAGATGATTCTATCACTACAGTTAAATACAAGGACCGAAGTATTACCTATCCAAAAATTGCTTATTATTCCATCTCCAATTTATTAATTCCAAATAATGCTATTCTTCAAAGAAATATTGCCGAAAATAGTATAGGAACGTTAAATTATGCTCCTAGAAGTATTACAAACTATCAAATTGCTCTTGGAGGAGTCGTAAGAAGCAACATTGTTCAAAAATGTATTACATCTAATGAAATTGATGATTATGCAGTTAGTATCAATAATCTTAACTTACTTGACGGATATCTTGGTGTAGGAATTCTTACACCTAGTGAAAAACTTCATGTAAATGGAAATCTTCGGGTAGATGGAAATATCTATTCTGATGGACTATACGATATTGGTCTTATTACAAAGCCATATAGTAATATTTTCTTACAAAACAGCGTTACATTAAATGGAGATGTTCAGATTCGTAAAGCGAGTACCACATTTGCTCCTATAAATAGAGGTATTGAAATTGTAGACTCGCTTGGAAAATACACAAAGAATGTATTTGGTGATCTTTATACTGGTAATATTGGTATTGGAATAACAAGTCCTATTTCAGGAATAGACGTTGGTTTTGGTAATGTACTTATTAGAAGTGGTAGTGTTTCTATTGGAAGAACATCCATTAACACAAATATTACAATTGATGCGTTTACTCCTCCAAATAGTACCATGTTAATTAATAACGTGGGAATTGGTACAGATATTATTTCAGAAAAAATTAATATATATGGAGGAGGTTTACTAATTAATAGTAATGAAACCTACTTTTCATTTACAAGAGGAAATGTAGGAATTGGAACTCTTTCTCCTATAGAAAAACTTCACATTGTAGAAGGATCTGAACTAATTGATAATGGAGATTTACGTATTAATAATGGAAATATTGATATTGTAAATGGTAGCATAAATATTACTACAGATGATCCATACAATGTTAGCTTATATACAGAAGGAATTTCGTATGTTTCAGATATCTATACCTCAAATATTATATCTATTACTGACGTTCACTCTATCGGTGCTCAAGATCTTCCTTATCTCAATACATATACATGCAATCTTATTGTTGGAAATACTACTTCTGTAACACAGAACACTGTTATTTCTCATGCAATTTCTCCTGTTTATAAAGGTGATGGATATAATGTTCAAAAAACTATCACTGGAGGTATTGTAGATTATCTTGTTAATCCACCACTACAAATAAATAATAATCTTTATGTAAATGGGTTTGCAAATTTTACTAACTTCTATCCTTTCCGAAATTTAGCAATAAATGGAAATATGACTATTAATCAACGTTATACAAATACATCTGCAACTATTTCTCAAACAACCCCTTATCCAACTACTTACACATTAGATCGTTATGAAACTGTTATTCGTAATTCTACTGCACAACTATTAGTATTACAAAGTAACATTACAAATAATGCTGCAGGATTTGTACAACAAAGTGCTTATTATAATTGTAAGGTTGGAGTAAGTACATCATCTCTTAATACAATAGCATTACATACACTATTTAGTCATAAAATTGAAAATATACTTACAAGTGAGCTTGGATGGGGAACCTCTTCACCTTTACCAATTACTGTTAGTTTTGATGCTATCAGTACACTCTCGCATACTTATTATTTAGCTATTCAAAATATTGATCGTACAAGATCTTATATTCGTGATGTAGCCATTACTGCAAGTACAACACCAAATAGATATGCATTTACAATATCTGGGGATAATAGTACTTCTGCAAATTGGAGAAATCCATATGGTCCTGGTTCTCCCAATATAGTATATGGATCTAATGATACTGGTATTGTAATTTCACTAAATACAGGCGTTGGAGCAACTTATGTTAATGCAACCGAAAGTACCTGGTTAGCAGGACAATACTATGGACGAACAAGTAGCTCTGCTTTTGTAGGTACTATAAATACAAATCTAAATATTACTAATTTTCAAGTTGAAGTAGGATATCATCCTACTGTATTTGAAAAACGACCCGTCACTGTGGAAAGAATATTATGTGAAAGATATTATGAAAAATCATATAATATTGATGTAAAACCTGGTACTGCAAACACAGTAAAAGGTATTCAATTTGCATTTGCTCCAGGAACTGCTTCATTTGATTGGATATGTGGAACAGTTCCTTTTAGAGTTCCAAAGAAAGATTCAGAATGGATTGGTAGATTCTGGAATTTTATAGGGACTGAAAGCGCTTTATCTGTACGTCAAACGTCTGGAATTTACGCTGCTGGAGCATTTGGAACACAGCCAGCTGCATCTAATACTGTATTTGGTACAAAAGGAGATAATAGCTTTGGATGGCATACCCTTGTTAGTGCTCAACAGGGAAGAAATTATGCATTCCATTGGACCGTAGATTCAGAATTATAAAATTCATCTGCTCTATTAATAGAGCTATTATGTCTTATGCACTGTTTGATACAGCAAACAAATCTATTACATTTAATTATCAAACTATCTTATCCGAAGGATTTAGTATAAACAGTAATCTTGTAATTGGAACAATCATCGGATCTCAAAATGATAGTGTATCTATCTATAATACACAAGATGCAAGAAAAGCTTCCATTCTTTTATACGAAGATAATCAAAAAACAAAGGATATTGGTATTTTTATGGTAGCAAGTAATGTACGAAATTTTGAAATCGGTCTCTATGGAGCTTCAAATAACTCCAATGCATTTATTCAAACAAGAAGTACCACAGATATTGCTATCGCTACAAATAGCATAGAAAGGATGCGCTTTAAATCTAATGGAAACATTGGAATTGGTACCACAAACCCAGTATATCCTCTACAAATATCCGTTAATTCTATCTTTATGGGTAATTTAGGTATTGGAACGATAAATCCTAGATCACAGCTGGATGTTCAAGGTACTACACTCTTTTCTGGAAACATTGGAATTGGAACAGCTTTCCCAAAATCACAACTTGATGTTCAAGGAACTACACTCTTCTCTGGAAACATTGGAATTGGAACAACATTCCCAAGATCTATCATAGATATTCAAGGAGATTCACTTTTCTTTGGAAATATTGGAGTTGGAACAAATGTCCCAAATTATCCATTACATGTATCTGGTAATATTTATACAAACGGATCTCTTCTTACAAATGTTCTCAATAAAGCACTATTAGCATATACCACAGCAGTTACTGTAGGAGGAGGAATATCTCCTACAGGCACATGGATTAATAGACCTATAAATACTATTATTTATAATGATATTACAAATGTGGGAATTACTACAGCAAGTTCTTACTTTACACTTTCAAAAGGTACTTATAAATGTTCAGCAAGAGCCTCTGCATATAACTGTGGATATAACAGAATTCGTCTAATAAGAGGTATTACCGAGGTTGCATATGGAATGTCTCATTATGCTGCTTCTAATATAGAAATAGAAGCGTATTTAGATACTATTTTTACACAAAGCACTACCTCTGAAAATTATTATATTCAACACTGGACTGAATTTTCAAGTACAGATGGTCTTGGAAAACCAAGAGGAACTGGACTTATCTCAAATGACAATATTTTCTTAATGATTGACATTTCAAAACTAAATTAATTTATTTTTTGTTTTATTTCCTCTAATTGTAGCGATAACTCTTTAATACCCTCAATCATCAAACCCATTAAATTACCATATGCTACTCCTAAAACACCTCTATCATTTTCAAAAACTGCCTCTGGTAAAACTGCTTGAATTTCTTGTGCAATAACACCTGTTTCTCTTCTGGTTTGATTTATTTTATAGAAAGTATATCCGGATAATTTTTGTATCTTTGCAAGAGCACTTTCAATGGGTTGAATATCATACTTAATGCGGCGATCTGAATCGTTAATAAAGTTTCCATGAATTTCAAGATCTCCTTGTACATATGCCTTTCCATAGACACTTACATTGCTACTAAAAGAACTATTTCCATATACATCTAATGCAATGTTCATATTTTCATTATTTACGATTGTTTTACCAAGTACATGTAATGAAGACTGTGGAATTATTGTACCAATTCCAAGATGTCCATCTTTATCAAATACAACTTTTGATACATCTTGATGATATAATTGCATAATATCTTGATAATCATTTTGCTGATTTAGTAATAATACTGTCTTATAGTTATTATCTTGAATAGTCATTCGTGCTCCAGAATCTGCTTCCCCTCCAATTGCCATGGATCCATCATTTGTAACATTAATTGTGTAAGGTGTATAAACTTTATCAACAAAATTTGTTCCTTCTATGATAAATGCTTTTCCACTTCCTTTCTGAGTGAGTACAAACGCATCCTGTTGAGTACTATTACTTGAGTAAACATGCATATATCCCTTTGTAGTATAAGTTCCCACGCCTACTACATTAGAACCCTTTTCTAAAACGATTGGGGTATAAGATATACTTGAATTTGTATACACATTGCTTGTAATAATAGATGGAAGATTTACTTCGTGGAAAGGATCTTTCGTAATAATTACAGGGTTTTGATCTAATGTATCAAGGAAGAGTGATTTAGATACAATCGGGATCAATCCATTTACATTACAGAAACTAACCTTATCCATTGAATATTTGTTTACAGAAACATCATCCAAGTAAAGGCTTGTTCCAGAAAGATATAAATCTTTCCAACGTTTGCTGGCAGAACCTAAATTATAAACAGCATCACCGTTTGGAAGAATTGGTCCATCCATACCAAGAGTTCCAACAATATGCAAGGGGTATTGAGGAAGTGTTGTTCCAACACCAATGTTTCCAACAGTATTAATCACTACTTTTTGATCTACATTTGAATAAGCTTCAAATATATTTGCATTTGTATATTGTGATAATCTTAGTGTTGATTTTGTAGCTACATTTGATGTATGAATATGAACATGTGAAAGCGGTACATTTGTTCCAATACCAACCTCTCCAACGTTTGTAACGGTAGTTGCCCGTTTTCCTTGCATAGATATTTCAAGACTATTGTTATCAAAGTATATACCTGTGTTTGGCGCAGATGAGAAACTATAAGACGGATTATTTGATGTACCACTACTTAAATATACTTGTCCTACAACATCTAAAGCAGCTTTAGATATTGTAGTACCAATACCTATGTTTCCAAGAGCATTGATAATAAATTTATTTTGGTTTTCAAAATTGTTTACTGTAACAATATTACTTAGAGTATTTGTTTGTTGAATAAAAACACTATTTGTTATATCCTGATTATACACATGTAGTTTTGATAATGGATAATACGTTCCTATTCCAAAGTTACTTGTCATGACGTACATTTGTTGATTGGAACTACCGATTGCACTTTTCGTGTTTAGAACTATTTCGGGATTTCTTGCACTTAATTGAATAGATCCTTGTATTTTTTGAACAAATTCTCCTAGCGTTTCCGTCTGAATTAATTCAGTTGCTCGGGCATAATTATCTAGCTCATCTGTAATAAGTAATTCATCTGCAGGTATATTGCTACGATATTCTGTAATAAAGCTATTATTACTTGCCCCCATTCTCCAAAGTCTCATTTGGTTCCCAATAGGGTTATATGTATTACGGAAATGGATCAATGATTGCAAATAATCTGAACTAAATACTCCAGTATTTCCATTTCTTCCACTATTTATTTGGAATATATTACTTGTAAACGCCGCCCCATTTACAGTAACACCTCCATAAGATGCAGCTTCTGGATTTAGGAAAATATTATATCCCTGAATGAAAGTTCCTAAATCTAAAATAGAATCACCAACAGAGAAGAAAGGACGTCCATTAATATAAATTGAATCAGATACATTTAGACTTCCTCCAATAGATACACCATATCTACTGTCTGCATGTTGATGAATACCCATAGAATTATTTGATGTAAAATGAAGTAAAACTTTTTCACCAATCATAGCATCTTGCATATCTATATAAAAGTTATTCTGGTATGCATACATCCGATAATCTGATGAGAAATCTGCACCATATTGGTTACTTCCACTTTGGAAAAGAAGCTGGGGTTTTGCAATTGCTGGATTTGTTTGCAACATACGGATAGATCCTTGGTCTCCCATTTCCATAATATCTATTGCAAATGTAGGGCACGTATTACCAATTCCAATACAACCGTCTTTTGTAATAGATATTACTTCATTGGAAGTATTATTTTCCATATACATAAACTGTAATTTTTGATTATAGGCTTTGTTAGGACCTTGTAACTTCCAAGCATAACTATCCACGCCATCCACAATTTTTTCAAGTGTAATATCTGTTACAAAATCATCTACATCTGGTGTTAAACTATAATGAGTAAAACGAGCGATTGTTTGTTGATCTGGACTAAAAACTTGTAATTTTGCATCATTTGGGTTATTTGTACCAATACCAATAGTATTTCTATTTCCACCTAAATCGTTTACTGTAATATAAGGTATATCTATAGAATTACCAATATAAAATGCATTACGATTTGTAACACCTACAATTGCTGTATTATCACGAGAATTCTTATACCGTGTTAAACAATAATATCCTTTTGATTCGTATTTTGTAACAAATGCACTTGCTGTATCTTTTTGTCGTACATAGATCGTAGATTTATCAAATGAATCTCCTAACAACTCTGCTGGAAAATCAGCAGAAGTAGCGCCTCCCCATCCAACATAAACAGCCCCACCGACGTCTGTATTTGTATTCATATATATGTTCTCTCCTGCAATATAGATGTTATCTGGACTAATATTATCAGTAAAGTATTCGGCTTGAGATCCAGCAATCAAAATACTGGCTCCTCTCACTCTGTAATTTCCGGAAATGTTAATATCTCCTTGAATATCTACATTTCCATTCACGAGAAGTACATCAGAAGATTTATTTTTTGCATATCCTATGTTTGAATTAATTACAATTTGATAACTATTATTTGGTGTGCGATGAACAAGAAATGGTCTGAGATTAGATTGATTATAAATTTGGTTAGATGATCCTTGATACATTTCAAATGTATTAAGATCGTCATTCATATGCCACATAAACTCATTATGGTTTCCACTAAACTGTAATAACGTACTTGGTGAGATACTGCTTTGAGACAGTTTTAGGGAAGTTGAGCCTTGTGTATCACGTACGTGAAGAGTTCCTTGTGGAAATAATACACCTAATCCAAGACGACCATTTGCATACATTGTTTCATAAGACGGTGTCTGTTTTCCATATATTTCATACGAATTGAAAATAGGAACCATGCGATTACCTTCATTTGTATAATATCCATCAATTGATAATAGCTTACCTGCTACAACTGCACCAAATTCTGCTTGAGGAATTGTATTAATACCCACATGTGCTGCATCTGGACTATTGTATTGTATTCCCTTATAAATTGCATTACTACCATTATGGATGTAACTATATGTGTTATCTCTCCAAACACCCAATTTAACTGGATCTAATTCATTTGCAAATTTAACATAATAATTACCAGTAACTGCAATATCACCATTTACATCCAATTCATGAGTAGGTGTAAATGTACGAATACCAATTCGCTTATTTACAAAGACTCCTAACGTTGGTAAGTTACATGCCTCTACGCGGAATTGTGAAATACGTTGATCAAAACCTGGATAAAAATACATGTTTTGCTCTCCATTTGCAAATTTATTATTATAGTTATTATCTCGTACTCCTGGAGTTAAAAACACTAAACTACCATCACTTCTAAAATCATCTGATACGGTCGGGTGCCCAATAAAAGCTGCCCGCTGATATCCTAAAGTGGATTTATCAGATAATTCTAATTCAAAATAAGACAAATCTCTCTTTGTAATAACTGTTTGGTGATTTATTTCATCTCTTGTTGGATCTGCTCCCACTCCAAGGCGTCCAACAGTAGCAATTCCATCTCCAATATAATAAATATTAGAAAGTGTTGGCTTTTCAAAGAAACGATCATCAAATTGAATCATTTCCCATTCATTACTACCTGTCTCTAAATTTAGACGTTGTTTGAATAAGTTTGCTTTGAAATAAACGTTATTTTGTACAATAACATTATTACTGAAAGATCCATTGTTATGAATAAATATAGAATCACCTACAATATCTTTTCCCGCAACTATATCTTCTCCTACATACAGATTTGAAGTTACCTCAGTTACTCCATATACTTTTAGAGAACGATCGTTATCTATTGGTCCAAATATAGAAAGATTAGATGTAAATGTGAATTGTCCACGAGCAAATTCTCCTGGAACAATATTACACGCAGGTATACTTACACCTAATCTTCGTACATAAAGATCATCTAAACTTTTTGGAACACCTCCTTCATAGTCATATTGTAATATATTACAAGCATACATTGTACCTTCTACATGTAATGCAGCAGGAGCATACTGTTCTTGATAAACCATTGTATTTGGCATAAGAGTATCTCTTTTCCGCAAAATGTATCGTAATGGTTGATTATAATTGGTTTTTATACCTACATTTCCGTTTGCATCAATATTTAAATGAGGCGCATCGTATATATTCGTATAGCTTGGACTATCTACATCAATCGTAACCCATTCTCCGTAATTTGAAAAAGACTTTTGATATATCTTTTGGAAAAACTCTTGGGTTCTCCCTACATGAAATTCAACAGGAACATTTGGAAGCGTGTTCATCACAATGGGTGAATTTGAGGATTCACCAAGAATAGACATCCTAAATACACTGTTTTGACGATTTTGAAGTGCAACTTGTGCCTTATTTATATTATAATTTGCTGTTTCAGATATATTAAGTGTATATTGATTTGTAGCTGCATCTAGGTAATTACCAAGAGTCATATTTCCATTATAATAAATATTGTTTTCGCCAGCATAACGCCAAAAATTACTACTTCCTCCACTGGAATTACTTGTCTCTCCTGTACTAATAATACCTTTTACAATTAGATTTCCGTCTATATACGTATTTCCATAAAGTTGTACTGCATAATCACTTGCATTTAAACGACGATTTGATAAACTGCAGTTCACCGCGATTCCTTCATCATCTACGATCAATGCTAACGAATTACTTGTATATCCTCCATGATTTATAAACTGTTCTCCAACAATCATATATTCGGAAGGACGTAGATTTAGACTTGCATTGAGTTCATCCGAAATATTCACACCTAGACGACTTACTTTTAATTTCGTCGGTCTATATGTATAGTATTCTGGATTATTAATCGTCATCTAAGAAATAACCTCTGTTATTTGGTCAGAGAATTATTGCTTTAAGCAAAAAATAAGAAATGTATGAAAATACTTTTGTTCTTCTTTGTCTACATATTGGACTACATAACTAACTACAAATATACAAGAACTATATAGTTATACGTACTATTTACTAGAATATATCTTTTTAAATATTTGAAAAGATATATTATTCTACAAATGTGGGTTTAATAGGCCATTCTGGCATAGTTGGGTCAATTGTATTCTTTGGAAGGTCTCTCAAGGCTTGACGATATGCCCTCCAAATTGTTTCTTTTTCTGCAGTTAAATCTTGATAATCGCGAAGGAAAAGGTAATCTGTACTTACGAGTAAGTGATTTCTTTGAAGACGTAATTCTTCCCAAGGATCTGTGAGTTCTTTTTCTTCTGGAATGGGTTCCAAAGCTTTTGGTACTTCTGGTATTTTTAAAATTTCCCAATCATTACCATTCCAAGAAAGATAACTATCCTTTGGAATATCTTTTGGTGGCTCTACTAATGTTGCATAGGCTGGTAATAAAAACACACCTGGTTCTAATGGGCTTTCGTCTGCAATATCTTGATATAAATATTTTCGTGTCGCTGGATGATAATGGTATATTTTCATAGATATGGATTGTTATTATATATATTTAATATTTAATACAAGCCAAAAGCGCTATATTTTTTGGTCTGGTTTCACTCGCAGCATTCCCGGCTACAGGATTTATATATCCACCTGTACTTGATGTAGTGGTACCGGTGTCAGCAACAGTAGTACCACCAGTTGTTGGAACATTTGTTTGTGTGTCCATATAATGACGATGGTCTTGGAGAGTATCATTCTCTAGTAAACCTAAGGGTCTCGTAAAGGTAAGTGTCTGTACACTATTTGTTGCTGTAGCATTTGCGCTCATTACCGCAGCTATTGTAGAAGTAATAGATAAGATTGTAGTTCCAGCAGGAATTACTCCAGCTACAGATGATGTTACAATCCATCCTACATTGAATCCGTATGTATTTACTGCTGTGATATTCGCCGTATTAATTGTAGTTGTTCCTACTTCAGACCATGGCACATCAATTAATCCAGAATCATCATAGGAACGAATAAATTGTCCACGAAGGTCTGGAACATTAAATGTATTAATTCCATCACCTATACCAAAGGTTGTTCCAATTACATTAAAAAGAGAAGCATATAATGTACGAGAGGGGTCCGCCCCATTACATTTTAGCCATCCTGTAGGAGCAGTCGTAGTACAGAAATAGGAAACCATTCCTGTTAATACGGGCGTTTGTATATCTCCATTTACATGAAGTATTGCAAGAGGAATGGTAGTACCTATTCCTACATTTCCTGTAAAGTAACTTCCTCCAACTACATGAAGTGATTGAACTGGTAGTGTAGTTCCTATTCCTACATTGCCAAGGGCATTTACCATCATTTGAGTTGGTAAAGCTTTTACTACACTTTGTGAATTAGGCATACCAATGGCAGAAGTCATCACACGATTATCAGTACCTGTTTGAGATACTGCAACGAATGTAGATAATTCAGAGGACCAACATACGCTACGCCAAAAATTGTTTACAGGTTGTGTTTGTGAACTCCATACAATACCATCTGGGCTTGTCATAATGCGTTTCGCAGTACCTGCATTTGCTCCAACTGCCACAAATATAGAGAGCTCTGGTGCCCAACATACATTCCACCAAGAATTATCAACGGGTGTAGTTCTTGCACTCCATAATATACCGTCAGAACTTGTCATAACACGTTGTGTTACTCCTGTACTTGATACTGCCACAAATAGTGATAGTTCTCCCGACCAACACACACTTTGCCACAAGTTATTTATAGCAGCCGTTTTTATACTCCATATAATACCATCCGTGCTTATCATCACGCGATTATCTCCATCATCTGAAACTGCAACAAAAATAGATAACTCGGGAGACCAACATACACTCCTCCATGAGTTATAAACATTAAATGTTTGAGGCGTCCAAATTATACCATTTGGACTTGTCATAATACAATAACCTGTTCCTGAATCAATACCTACTGCCACAAAAATAGACAATTCAGAAGCCCAACATACACTTTGCCAAGCATTGTTTAAAATAGAGGTTCCTGCTGTCCATATAATACCATTTGTACTAGTCATCACACGATCACCTGTTCCTGATGATGCAACCGCACAAAATAACGATAATTCAGGAGACCAACATACAGAATTCCAGTCATTATTTACAGCACTCGCACGCGATGTCCATGTAATACCATCGGAAGAAGTCATCACACGGTCTCCAGTTCCTGTAATAGCAACAGCACAGAAGAGATATAGTTCAGGAGCCCAACATATAGATTTCCAGTTATTATTTGTAGCACTGGTACGACTTGTCCAAGTACTTACCGCATTTATAGAAGAAGCATAACTGGCTCTGGTACGTTTATTTAGAGCTCCAATATTCACACCATTTATTTTTCCACTAGCACTTGGTATAAGATTATTAACATAAGAAGTATTTTTACCAATATATGCATTTCCACGAATTAGTGCATTTCCATTCACATCTAATAACTGCAGTGTTATAGTAGTTCCAATTCCTACATTACCATTTTGAAAGTCTGTATTACCATCTATCTGAAGATCTCCAGATAGATATAACGTAGATGTGTCAATAATTGTCTTATCTAATTGATCTCCAATCCGAAATAGTTTATAAGGAACTGTTTCATTATACCTAAACATATTCATTACATATGACGGTGTACTGGTTATGGAATATTTATTTGTAAAACTATCTATGTAAATATAATCACTATTTGGTAGGGTACGTGAATTTGCAAACGTTGTAAAATAGCTATTATCTGTAACTGCATACGTTGAATAATATATATTTGATAATGCATCAACATATCTTGTATATGAAGTATTTAGTACTGTACCATTATCGTTATAAATTGTATTTACAGCCACAGTATCGTAAGATGTGTCTTTTTGTATTACTGTATAAATACTATTATCGGAATTATATATATTTATGTCATCAAAAGAACTATTAATGGCTTGTACAATCACCTTATTTTTTTCTATTGTAGAAATTGTTTTATATGTACGATCATTTAGAGATAATACATTTGCAATCCATTGCGATTGTAGTAATGTATTATAATATATCAAACAGTTCTCATAACTAATTCCTAATCTATATGTGCCATCCGAGTTTGCAACGTTATAGTTAGTTGTTGTATTATAATTTTTTATATATATTATAAAATCTCCATTCTCTAACGCTGTTAATTCATAAAAACTACTATCTGTTGGCTCTCCTGTATATCCTGTAGTATCTAAAGAGGATGGTATAATTCTGGTGGTATTCTCAACAATACCTGTATTTGTTGACATCTTTATAACTACAAATTGACTGGTTGTATCATTTAGTTCTGTTCCAAAAATAGTTTCTTCTAAGGAATAAGAAATAACTTCTTCCACAGAAACATCACGTTTATATATTGAAACTGGTTGATTTTCTGTACGTACATAGGTTGTTAAAATAACTTTTTCTTGATTCTCTGTTAAAGCTATCTTTGCATCAAAGTTATATGGATAACTATTTTGTAATCCTACAATATACCTTCCCCAATTAATTGTATTATTTACAGTGTTTATAGAAATAACAAAGATGTTAACTTGAAAATTAGTATTTAATAATACATCTTCTTTGCTAGTTAAACCAGATTGAAAGTCTACTTTATCAGCTCTCTCAAGATTTGCAAAACCTGTATCTAATCTATAAAATCCGACAATCACTACATTTGCACTATCAACTACTGCTATATCTGTAATTCGTACAAACGGTTTTGCTTCATTTATATATAAGCGAAAATATCTACTTACTCCTGACAGATATGTTCGTAACACAGAACCATAAAAATTTATAATTCCAAAATATCCGCTTGGAAAATATAAAGGTGTATTATATACTAAATAAATATTATCAACAGATTCCCTTACTATTTTTGTACAGTATGTTGGTAAATATGGATCAGTATATGGATAAATATCTACTGATAAATCCACCGTACTACCATATTGAACTATTGGATCTATTCCTACATTGTATATAATCAGTTTATGAACACTTGTCCTCTCATCTATAACTTCTGCCGGAGATGTATAATTGGGTATATGTATATTTATTGGATCTGTTGAAAAGTTTTGAACTTGAAAAATACAATCTATATTTGACTGATAATTTCCTCCAACCAATTTTCTGTATGGATTTCCTATAATAATATTTCCAAATGTAAGTATATTAGAACTATATATTGGTGTCATAGTGGCGATCGGTTCTATATCATATGTATTTGGTACAACAGAAGCACGTAAACTAATAGTACCATTGTTGGTTTCGTAGGATAAATAATTTCGTAATTCTAGATTTCCATCCAATTTCGCTGTTGATGTTAGCGTATTTATTGAAAACTTGTCATTCAATGAATATGACATTACTCTATCTTATTACTTTAGTATATTTTTGATTATTACTTTTTAACTCATGAATGTATCTACCAATTTTATATTTATGATTTTATATTTAGAGTATATACCCGTCATCCAATGAAAATATTAGGGGATGTTTTCCAAATAGCAGACGGAAATATAGGTATTGGTACTGTCTTACCACGTGCTCAATTAGACATAGAAACTGGTAATTCTATTATTCAAAACAAATTAGGTATTGGTACTACACTTCCGTTGTATGATCTTCATGTAGAAGGAACTGCAAATATAAATAAAACATTATTTACATCTAATCTCTATACGAGTAATTTATATGTTCTAGGTAACTTCTATTTTTTACCAGAAACTGGTCAGTCTAAAAAGTATTATCAAATACAACCTTATCATTATGTAACTAAAATTGAAGGACCCTCTTCTAATGTTTTTGTTCTTACATACGAAGGTGTATTTCAAGCTCTCCCGGAAGATCTAGAAGTTTATTTTAATGGATATAAACTTGGATATAACTCTTCAAATAGTAAGGATTATGATGTTACTTATACAAACAATATTTCATCTAATCAAACTACATATACCGTTACATTGGAGGACCCTGCTAATTATGGTGACATTTTGGATATTACAGTATGGCCTAGATATATAGATCCTGAGGGAACAAATCAACCTGGATTTGTAGTGCAATATTTCAATACAGCTTATTTTAGTTCCGTAACCGATACCTCTAACATTTACTTTGATTCTGCAAATCTTGGTATTGGAACTACCATTCCTCTTACCACATTTCATGTAAAAGGCACCACAACAATGGATGGATCCATTGTACCTTCCATCTCAGAAACATATAATTTAGGTTCTGCAGATAAACGCTTTAAAGATATTTATTTATCTGGAGACTCACTTCATATTGGCAATGTAATGGTAACTCAAGATACATCTACAACACAACTAAATATTAGCTTATCTGGAAATCCAACAATTCGTGCAGATTTAGGTACGAGAAATACATATGCTACAACTTCTATTGGAATTGGAACAACATATACTGTTAATAGTTTTGAAATCCATAATACAGATGCTATTCTTTTACCAAGAGGCACTTCATTACAACGCCCAGTAAATTTAGAATATGGACAAATACGATTTAATACAGACATTAATGATTTTGAAGGATATAGTTTATGTAATCAATGGATTTCTCTTGGAGGAGTACGAAGTGCAGATTATAATACATTTATTACTCCTGAAGAATACCATGGAGCAGGAGATAACAATATTCGTTTCTATAACAATAGTCAACAGACGGCTATTCTAACATCTACTGGAAATTTAGGGATTGGTGTTTTTACACCTCTTGAAAAATTACATGTAGAAGGTAATCTTTTAGTTACAAATACTATTTATGCCTCTAATTTACAAGTAATTGGAGGATTTACAACATTTAATACTCAAACAAGCAATACAGAACAACTTATTATCAAAAATGATGGATCGGGTCCCGCTCTAAAAGTTATACAAACTGGAAACAATTCTGTTGCAGAATTTTATGATGCCGAATCTGGTATTGCTCTCTATATTGGAAATACAGGAAGTATTGGAATCGGTACAAGTACTGTACAGCAAAAACTTGATGTATATGGTTCCCAATATATCTCACAATCACTTGGTATTGGTATTGTAAATCCAAGACAATCTCTAGATGTACAAGGTGGCAATATTATTGTGAGCGGAAATATCGGCATTGGTACTACTATTGTTCGTCAAGGATTAGATGTTGTTAGTGGAAATATTATTCTAAATAATGGAAATGTTGGTATTGGTACTACCATTCCAATTACTCCATTACATGTTATTGGACAATCTTACTTTGCAACCCAAGTCGGTATTGGTACTACCATTACCCGTCAAAATTTAGATGTATCTGGTGGGAGCTTCATTGTCTCTGGAAATCTTGGTATTGGTACTACCATTCCAATCTATCCACTTTATGTAATTGGAAAAAGTTATCTTAGTACCAACGTTGGTATTGGTACTACCATTCCAAGACAATTACTTGATGTTCAAGGAGGCAGTTTGATTGTGAATCAAGGAAATATTGGTATTGGAACTACAATACCAAATCAGGCTCTTCATGTAGTTGGAAATACTTATGTTACTGCAAGTATTGGAATAGGAACTACAATATTCAGACAATTACTTGATATTCAAGGAGGAAATGCTATTGTAAGTGGATCTATTGGTATTGGAACAACTATTCCCCTTCAATCATTACATGTAGTTGGACAAACCTTCCTCAGTACAAACGTTGGTATTGGTACTACCATTGCTCGTCAAATTCTTGATATTTTTGGAGGAAATGTATCTATTACTGGAAATATTGGTATTGGTACTACAATACCAATTGTACCATTGCATATCATTGGAACGACATTCATTGCAGGCAATATTGGAATTGGTACAAGCATTGCCCTTCAACCTCTTCATGTTGTTGGGTCTTCCTACATTACAACTAATCTTGGTATTGGTACTACTATTTCTCGTCAAGTTTTGGATATTCATGGTGGAAATATAATTCTAAACTCTGGAAATCTTGGCATTGGTACTACTATTCCCATTTTTCCTTTACATATCGTTGGTCAAAGTTATCACAGTACTAATGTGGGAATTGGTACCACTATTTTCCGACAATTATTAGACGTTTTTGGAGGAAATGCAATTGTAAGTGGTTCTATTGGAGTTGGAACTACTGTTCCTATACGTACACTGCATATACAAGGGCAAAGCTATTTTAGTACCAATATAGGTATTGGAACTACTATTTCTCGGCAATTAGTAGATGTAGAAGGGGGAAATATTATTACAACAGGCTCTATTGGTATCGGTACAACTGTACCTATAAGACCCCTTCATGTAATTGGTGATAGCTATTTTAGTAGTACAATCGGTATTGGAACTACAATTACAAGACAACTTTTAGATATTCAAGGAGGAAATGCAGTTGTAAGTGGATCTATTGGTATTGGTACTACTATTCCTATTCGTAATTTACA